ATTTTCCCTATCTTATAATCTTTCTCAATAATGCCTACCTTCTTATCTCCCCTAGTATGCATTGGAACCCAATATACACCTTTATGACGTCCAAAAAGACCTCGTCCCTCTCGACAATCTCGAAAGTGACCTCGACAAATATGAAGAGCTCGTCTCAAACCTACTTTATCACTCTTCCCCTCATATTTCAAAATTTTCCTTGCTGCATCTATTTCGAGAGTTTTAAATTTCATTAGAGGTCTTTTTCCCTTTTTCTCTCGATATTTGTTAATTCTCACTTCACTTTTTCTCTCAACTGCTTCAACATTCTTACAGTGTAGTAAAGATACTCCAAAGAGAGAAGGAAGTATAGTTGTGAAGAAAATAAGATTATTAACATCTTCACCATCATCGAATCCTGCTAATGTAGGAGCAGGTTTTACAACTGGAAGGTGATCAAATTCACTAACTCTCTTAGTCGCAAACAGTTCTTGACCTTGATCATCAAGGTAACTATTATATATACCGGCACAACTATAACCTTCCTTGAATTTCATACTTTTTAAAAAGATTATATGAATAACAACCCAATTAATTAAGCTATCATCCATATGAACTAATCTTCCTTCTACTTCTAGTTGATGACTCCAAAGACCAATTCTAGAGATTCGTCGAAATAATTTCCCATGATCTTTTTTTGAAAGGCCAAGCGAAAATGCACCAACTCTCTTTACCCTAGAGAAATAATTCTTTACCAGTTCATTAGCAATTGATATAGTAGGAACTGTAAACTCAAACCAACTAAATGGCCACGGTGGCGATAAGCAAGGAAATATTTTACTATCCCACCAAGACCACACATCCTTCTCGCCAGTATATATCCATTTTGAGACGTTAGATAACTCAACAAAGGTAGTATGACCAAGTAGAACTTCCTCTACATCTATACTTATCTCATGGAAAATATAAGCACTAAGTTGCTCAATTAAAAACTTTATATCATAGATAATATCATCTAGATATTCATCAATAAACATCACAATCTCCTTTCATATACCAATTCTCTCAAGTCCAAATGGACTGGCATTAAATCTATGCCTACATTTAGCACACATTATATTAGTACAAAGTCCTCCTTGAGGTCCCTCAAGAAATTCCCGACCACCACAATCCGGACAGCAATTATACTTTCTAGCTATCCTTGTTAATTCTTCATCATCCATCACAACCTTATCACATATTTCAGTACAATTAGTTGTAACTATACAATCAGTGCAGGGAAATAATTCTCTTTCAATTCTCATAACTACATTTGTTGGTTTAACCATTTCATAGGTAACTTCTGATGGATGCTCATATTCTCCATCTTTCAAAAACCCAAAAAGTTTAAACATCTGAGTACAGAAATCCCAAACGAATGACATTTTTTTCCTTTCTACCAACCAGGTCCAGCTACAGAATATTTATAACTACAACCTTTACATCTATAAATATTTCCCAATGCTGGCGGTTGACAATCACGAAACCATTCGGTTTCTCCGGTTCTTTGAATAATTCCCCCACAGTATGGACACATACCCGGATATATATCACTTATGTAGCTAACTTGTGCCTGGTCAACTTTATCACACCTCTCTTGGCAAGTCTGAATCAATATGCATCCGGTACATGGATATTTGAATCTTCTAATTTCCCACTCGTATTTTAACTTCTTTATCCACATTCTAAACCGATAACCCACCATACCCTCCTTCCAATTAAAAAAATCAACAAGTCTATTATTCATAAATTAATATATATAGTGGATTGAAGGTTTAAAAATAAGAAAATTTCTACTGAATGAGATACTTTTTTAGAATATAGTAACAAATGAATGATAGAATCAGTTTGGAGGGAGTAGTGCAAATATGAATATAAAAATTGAACGATCTATACGACAAGCATTGTGTCCATGTAGGTATGGTTCGTGGGGTAGTAAATTCAAATGTAGCTCCTTAAATGGTTCAAAACCATTATTTAATATAGATCATATGCTACTAGTTAACATTATTCAAGATATGTTAATTCAGAATTATTGGGATGGGAGGAACAACGGAGAAATACCCAAATCCTGGAAAAATCCAATAGTTTGGAAAGGTATTAAACCATTGATACATAGAGGAGATTGGTTCAATATATATAATGGTACATCAACTGAGCGTTCAAAAGATTATACTTATACCTATCTATATAATAAATATCCCTTTCTAAAGGAGCGTATAAAACATGCCGGATCATTGAAAAAGTTGATTCTAGAGCTTAATAATATGAGATTCAACTTAGTTATGAGAGTAAGAGCAGTATATCATGCGAAAAAGAAGATGTACAATTATCAAACTCATAAAGATTATAATAAAGAATATCCTGAATACGATAGTTTCTTTATGAATACAATGAATAAACCAGCATCAAAATTATTTAACTTTGAGATAACCAAGGAAGAAAAATTTAGTAGAGGTGGTATATCAGATATTGAATTTCATATAAAGATGAACAATATATACTTCTATTCAATGTACCAGGGTGCCATGTATGTAACTATCGACTGGATACCCGAGGAGATATATACCCTGAAGATGAACAATTATAGTAAATTTCTTTATATACTAATGCTAGCAGGGAAGGTAAAAAAGGACTATGAGTATAACTTGGGTGAAATAGTTGAAAAACTACAGCTGAAACCTAATCAAAAGAAGAGTCAATTATGTATGCTCATTGATAGGTACTTAGATGATCTGGTGCAAAATAACTTTATCGAAGTAGAATCAAGGGGTGGATTTAAGAATAGAAGATATATTATAAATAGAAAGTGAGGTAAAAAGTATATTCATTACCCAAAAAGTATATTCATTACCCAAAAAGTATATTCATTACCCAAAAAGTATATTCATTACCCAAAAAGTATATTCAAGAGGCCATAAAAATTTGAATAAAATTAAAGATTTACAGAACCACATTTTCCCTGATTTATGATAATGATTTATGACACTCCGGTGTGGTTCATTGGTTTCACCACACCAAAGTGCTTTTGGGCATACGCCTTATACGTTAAAGAACAAATCAAAAAGAAAAACAAAAAAGGAGATCAACGAATGTACAATGGAGAAGAAACAGTATGGGTTAATCAAAAGGAATTTCAGTACAAAGATGTAGAATATGGTTCAGCTTCAACAATGGATATTTCAACTTCAATTAATACGAAAGATTTCAAATATTTTTCACAGGTGACTCTAAACATCTCAATTACTTCAGATTCGGATAGAAGTAGGAGAAATTGTAATTTAAATATTAATGATGTTAGGAGTTTGTTCAACTCTTTCTTAGAGGTTTCAAGAGATTATAAGGCCGCTTATGAAAAAGAAGAACCATTCAAAATCTCAAATAAATATGGTAATAAATACCTTGAGATTATGTATAAACTTTCAAGAACTCAAGTAAGATGTGTCGTGTTAACTATTATCCACAGTGAGAATGATTATGGTCAAATAGTAATTCCTTTAGAAGAATTTGAGACAATAGTTCATATATTCTCATTGTTTCGTCATAGTTATCACATATTTAGAAAAGAACTCAAAGATCAAATCATTAATCATAAGATAGTTGAAAATACTTCAGCAATGGAAAGAGCTATTAGGACTTTACCTTCCTCAATTTCCACATCTCAGGTAGAATTTCCAAGTTTTAATATTGAAACACCAATCGAGTCTACTGAAGAGCAGAATGATTTTGAGAAATATGTTAAAGATGAAGAGGTTCTAGAAAAACCTCTTCCGGAAGAAAAGAGGATAGAACAACAACAAGAGGTAGAGGCACCTCCAGAAATAAATAGTGAATTTATTCGTGATGTTTTAAAGTTGGATATGGGAAATTATGAGAGATTACTTGCAGCAGCATCTGGAGAGTATAATACAACTGAGGCGATATTAGAAAGGTTAAAAGAAACTATAACACAATCTGAAGATTATGAATTTTTGCCGGGAATATCTGAGAGTGATTATAAATCTGCTCTATATATTTCAAGGTTTAATTATTTAACTGGATTCAAATTATATTCCAGAGATAAAATTCAAATTCCAACTTCTATCGCTCCGATTAAATATAGACCCGATAAATCCAAAGTTCAAGATTTAAACGTTGAAGTAGCTTATGATCTATTGACAATAAGTGCTTTTGTAAAATGTTTAGTTCAGAAACTAGGTCAAAAGATTGCAGATAGTCAGAGTAATAAATCACTATTCTATTATGCACATAGGTGCTTTACTGATATTTTATGCTTTAGTTTTCTGACTGATGTGGAAGGAAGTATTGTAAAGAATTGTGTAATGACAAGATTTCGAGATTATGAGAAGATAGGATTTTTCAAGCAATATCAAGATCTTCTTCTTGTAAATAATTGTACTTCTGTCGTTGAGCAGGATATACAGTCATTTCTGGATCTTTTAGTTGAGAAGGTTTTACCTGCTGAGCTCTATATTAATAATTTACATAATAAACTCCATGAAGATAAATTATTGCTACCTGCTACAAATAAGGTTAGTTTAGAACAAATTACAAATGAGGTAGTTAAGATTAACGTTCTTCATTTTGTTAAGGAATTGAATGTTTATGAGATTGATTTAGCACAACTAAATCAGACTATTAATATGCAAATTCCTCCTGAGTTATTTGATTTATTACGTGCTCCGAAAAGTTTGAGAAAACCGGTGGAGAAGACAAAATATAACTCTAATCTCCATTGGTATTTTAATAAATATCAAGGTGACCTTCCAAAGGGTCATGAAGATAAATTAATTAGTTATTTTGAACAACTTGGAGATAATGATTTTCCATTTGATAATCCTCCTATAAATTTGGAAGATTTAGAGGAGAGATATATACGAGCAATATATCATCATAATAGTTTGGAGAAGGATCAGAGGAACTTAAAACGAAATGACTTTATCACGTATGTTCATGAAGAATGTACTATGTCGAAAAGGAATATTCTTGATATATATAAGGCCAAAGAAGAAGAAGAAGAAAAAGAATTGAAAAAAGATATAGTTGAAGATTTTGGTGCTATGTTGGAGGCCATGGAAGAATAGGAGAATCGTGAATGGGATTAACTTTAGGAAAATCTCTTGATCGTTGTTTCAGTATGAGATTGCCATTTCTCGATGGATATTATAATATAGGTGTATTTTTTAATAAGAAATCTACTTTCTTACTATTTAAAGTTGATTCTGATTTTCCTAAGGGAGATAGAAGCGTTCATGGTATAAAGATAAATATGTTTAAAAATATTGAATCATCTAAATTTTGTGAAACTTTTTTGAGTTTACACAGTTACCGAGGAGATAATCTAGATATATTAAATCAATTTGATTCGATCAGAGATGAATATTACTCGGAAATAAATTTTATCTTGAATGAGACAATAGTTCTTTCAAAAGTCAAAACTGGAGAAAAAACATTTTTTGATCAACTAATGATATATGGTTTTACTCTCTCTGCATTTCAATCGGAGATAATTTTTCTTCTAGCTGAGAGGCAGAACATTGTTAGGCGTTTTAGTAAGAAGATCGTGAGAACGACGGGTATCCAAATTGCTACGACTTCAGCATTAGAGATGATAAATGAATTTCACGAAGATTTTAAGGTAGGTGGTAAAGTGGGGCTAGAACCAAAGTTCCCAATAGATGAGGTAATAAAACTAGAGGAAGAATAATGCCTACTAAACCAGATAGATATGAGTATACGTTCATACACAATGTTTACGCTCACTTTTTTAGTTCTACTGCTGATTACTTTTCGAAGCATGTATGGCCCAGATTTCTGTGGGTAACCATTGGTACATATGATAAGGCAGTTGAGTACATTGCTAAAAAACAGCAAGAGGCAAGAGAAACAGACAAACCATTACTCCCTGCTCTCATTTTGAATCCTGCTGGCGATTGGAATGTATCTGACTACGGCGGTAAACAATATTGGAGATTTCCAAACCTTCAACCGGGTTTTGTAGATAAGCTATTTGATCCTATCTATCAAGATCAGAATGTTTTGATAACTCCCGCATTTACAAGGATATCTGGTGAGTTAGAGCTGATAATGCTCTTAAATTCATTTTATGAGTATTGTGATGTTAGAACTTTAATGCTACTTATTTTTGGAGGCATGGAAAGAATAATATATCCAAAATGGTTTCATAGTTTTATAATACTTCCAGAAGAACTAATTAATTATAGATATAACAATCCGGTTACTGGTGTTTCATATAATCTGAATTGGGAATCTGCTAATGCAAACCCAGAATTAGTCAAAAGCACTGCAAGAAATGAACTTGTAGTTCCGTGTAATATTAGACCGTGGTATAAATTAACTTCGATAAGTGATGCTAGCACAAAGTATGGTGGAGATAAACTTGCAGACTGGAGATTATCAGCACAGATTCAATATGAAGTTGAGTTGCCCACATTTTTAGTTATTAAATCTGATTACCTACTTGAAAATATTGAGTATGAGCTAAGGTATGGAGCAGTTTATACTGAATATGAAGATTATAATAACCCCGCCAACAGGCAGTATTGGAGGACTAGTTGGGACTGGGGTCTTGATACTACTGCGTCTATGACAATTGATCTTTCTCTACTTCAGGAACAGGTTGATATAGTAGAGGAAAAAGATTTTGTTTTCAAAACTAGATATTTTCATGTTGTAACCGCTGCTGAAGCAGATTCAACAGCTGATATTATAATTGATATGCCGGAGCAAATAACGGATGAAAAGAGGTTGATTGTAAATTCCTATGCCGGTCATTTAGATTACTGGGATCACTATGAATTAATTGATAATGGTACGAAATTATTAATCAAAATTCCTCAAGTTAGACTTAGAGAGGGAGATGTTCTTGAATTATATGTATATGAGGTAACTTATGAAAATCCTTGACAAATATCTTGAAGGTTTGATGATAGGGCAAACTAATAAGGTAGAATTTGAAGTAGATGTCGCTGCTGGAGTTATAGTTCGTCTAGATGAGAATGGAGTTCCCGAAATTCTACTTATTCAGAGAGCTAAAGAAGATCACTGGCCAAGTCATTGGGAGTTTCCAAGAGGAAAATGTGATCAAGGTTCAGATGAGAATTTATATCCTTGCCTAAAAAGAGAGATTAAAGAAGAAACTGGTCTTGATATAATTCCTCTTAGATTTATTGATCAATTTGAATATTTGGCTATGGGAGGTAAAAGAAAATCAACACAATATAATTATCTTTGTAAGTTAGAAAAACCAGACCAGATAGTTAAGTTATCAAAAGAGCATCAAGATTATAGATGGGTAAGAACTGCTGGAGAAGTTGAACTAATGGTTAACGCTGGTGAAATGAAAAGAACTCTTGTAAAAGTATTTGATTTTGACCATAGAATGGTTGCATATCCAGAAGATGGTTCAATTGAAAAAATTAAGGAATCGAAGAAAATTTGGGGTAAATAATGAAACTTACTATTAAGCAGGCTGGCCTATTCTTAACATTAACAGGGATTAAACCATTTAGGACTCCCGCTGTAGTTGATATATCGAAGGTAGACTTAAATACCCTTAGAATGGAATTAAAGCAGTATGGTGTGATAAACTATGAGATAGTTGAGGAGATAATTTCAGAATCAGTACAACCAAGGCGAAAACCTCAGAAGAATCCATTAGCAGAGAAAGTAGATGCAATATATAAAATGATGCAACAACTGATAGAGAGAGAACCAACGGTTGAGCATCACTACCATTCTGCTGTACAGACTTTAGATAGGTTAGTGGAGGAAAAATTTGATGAACCCGATGTAGAAGAGTTCATCCCCGGAATTGATATTAGTGATCTTAGTGATGTTGAATTAGATTATAGAACTGAACAGGCAGAAGATGTTATGGACGCAGCAGAGAAACTAAGGAAACTAAAAGGAGGAGATACATAGATGAGTGATGAAGAAAAGAAAGAGGAGATAGTTGAGCAGCCTGAGATAGTACCTCACCCGCCTCCACCTCGACCAGAGAAAAAAGATAATAGATTATTTATTGGTCTTGATTGTGGGACAATGAATATCTGCTGTGCCAGAAATGATGTAGACCAGATTAGAATTACAAGAAATGTCTTTCTGCCAATTAGCGACGATTCTGTTTCAATGTCTGAGTTATCAAATATTAGCTATGTGAAATCAGATGATGGAGAATTGTTTATTATAGGAGAAGATGCGTTTAAATTTGCAAATATATTTGGTCAAGCAGTTTCTCGACCAATGGAGAAGGGTTTAATCTCTCCAAAAGAGATATCTGCAATTGATGTTCTCACATTAATAGTCAAAGATCTAATAGGTCCAGTGCAGAATAGAGATGTTTATTGTGCTTATAGTATCCCTGCTGAAGCGATTGACGAAACTAGATCTGTTATCTATCATACAAGAGTATTTGGTCGAATTTTGGGTGCCCTTGGCGTCAATCATCGCCCAGTTAACGAAGGTGCAGCAATTATATACTCAGAGTGTAGTAAGGAGAGGTTTTCTGGAGTTGGAATATCTTTTGGTGCAGGTATGTGTAATGTTGCAATAATGTATAAGGGAGTGGAAGTTTTAAAGTTCTCTACTTCTAGAAGTGGGGATTATATTGATAATTCCGTTTCCGAATCTCTAAATATAGTTCCAAACAGAGTGACTTCAATAAAAGAAAGACGTCTTGATCTAACTAAAGGTTTTATGCAAGAGAAGGACAAAAAAATAAGGCGAGTTATTGAGGCACTTGAGTATTATTATTCTGCTCTTATAAACTATACAATAAAAAAGATAATTAATGAATTTAATGAGAAGGTTGACATTGAAGTTGACGAGAATTTGCCAGTTATTATATCTGGAGGAACGTCAATGCCGAATGGTTTTCTTGAGTTGTTTAAGTCTATGATATCTCAATATGAGTTGCCATTTGGTGTTAGTGAAGTAAGGAGGGCTAAGAATCCACTTACTTCTGTTGCAAACGGTTTACTTGTTTTAACTGTTGCTGATTTCTCAGGAACAAAAATAAAAAGATAGGAGGCAGTTACAATGAAGTCAGATAAATTAGTAGACCTTGTACTTGACGGAAAGTACAATAAAGTTAAAGAAGCGGAGAGATTAGTAGACCAGCTACTTGAGAGCTGTGGTAAGAAGCATGTAAAAGAAGGCGATGGTGGTGAAGAAGTTGAAACTGTGACTGGTACTGACGTTGGTGATGCATCAGGTCATCTCTCATCTGTTCCAAAAGAGAAGGAACAAAGAAAGGAAGAGATTGCAAAAGAACAAACTGACCTCGAACCGGCAAAAGAACCTGAGAAAGTAGAAAATGAACTGGATTCAGGTGACGTTGATCAGAATGTTGGGAGTTTAAAGAAAGATGTTAAAGCTGATGTCGCTAAAGAGGTAGAGGGTGCTCTCTCCGAGGCTAAAGAACTTGGTCCAGAAGATTTCAAAGACTATTTTGAAGACCTGAAGAAAAAAGGCCTAACGGATGAAAAGAAATTATATGGAATGTTGAATCGAGCGAAAGAGATTGCGAAGAATCAAGGGAAAGAGAATGACAAAAGAGCTATAACGGGGATTATGCAGGGATTCCTAGGTGGCAAATAATCGAACTCTCGAAAGGTTTTGAAAAGTGAAAAGAGCAAGATTTTCGAGGCAACCGGTAGCTAAACAGATAACTCCACTCGAACTAAGAATGTTTGGTCTTTCTGAAGATTCAATAAAATTAGTTGACAAGATAGAAGAATTGAGGTCAGACCCTCCGAATATTGTGATTGCGGAATGTCTGAAAACTGCTCATTTTATTCAAAATAAATTTAAGCAACAAGTTGTGAAAAAGAAAAGTAAATATGTAATGGGTTTGGGGGTATATGAGCAGTTAAAATTTGAACCAAAGATGAATGCCAAAATATTGAGACCCGCTAAAGTAAAATTTAAAAACATATATAATCCATATATAGGTCATGATCTTGAAGATGAAACCCTTATAGTATGGAGAACCGGGGGTATCGGCGACCTTTTATTTATCCAACCAAACCTAAATTATCTCAAAGAAATATATCCAACTTGTGAAATCATTTTAGCCTGTGGTCCTCAGTATCAAGCAATGGTTGAAGATTGGCCAGCGGTTGATATGGTTCTTGATCTTCCTTTCCTATTTCAATACTTAATTAGAGCTGATTACCATGCAGTTTTTGAAGGAGTTATCGAAAGATGTAAAGAAGCACAAACTACAAATGCATATGAGTTATTTACTAGATGGTTAGGTTTAGATCTCCCAAAAGATAGATTAGTACCTACACAAGATGTAAAACTAGACAAACTTGAAGAGTGTAAGAAGATTTTGGAAGATGAATGGAACTTAGAAGGGATAGATTTTATTATTATTCAATTAAGGGCTAGTTCTCCAATTAGGTCTCCAAGGTTAGGTCTTTGGGGAGATATAATAAATCGTTTGACTAAAAATGATCATGTGGTAATAATTACTGATGCACCTCATTATGCAAAAGAAATAGATTTTCTAATTGATAAATTTATAAAAGATAAAGATCTTGTGTTTAATTTTGCGCATCATTCAAAGAGTTTGGATTATACCATTGCTCTAACTTCATTAGCAAAGATGGCATTATCTACTGATACTGCTATGATGCACCTTGCTGCTGCTTTAGATATTAAAGGATTTGGACTTTATGGTCCTTTTCCTGGAGAAATAAGACTTACTACATATCCAAAAAGTCGTTGGATAAATGCTGAGTATCATTGTGCTCCATGTTTTTTACATGGCCATAAACCTTGCCCCGGTGCTGCTGCAGATGGAACTCCAAGATGCTATGAGCAAATAAATTTAGATGAACTTATTGAAAGGATTGAGGAGTTGTACAATGATTAAAATTGCAGTCACTATTCGTAATAGACTTGCAATTACTAAAAAGTGTATAGCAGCGATTAAAAAGCATTCAAAGATTCCCCACCAGTTATATTTATATAATAATTCAACTAATCATCTAATAAAGGAACATTTTGAATATGCTTATAATCTCTATAAGAATGGATTAGTAACGCAAATAACCTTCAATACTGATGCTAGTACATATAAGGCATTTAGTAAAGCATCTGCTCTAAATGCTTTTGGGTTAGCACATGAGCAAGACCCTGCTAAAGATAGTTATCATTTTTTAGTATTTCTTGATAACGATGTTATTGTTGTACCTGGTTGGGACCAAGTTTTTTATGAAGGTTGGAAATTTGTTAATAATCAAAAATTGAGTAATATAAAAGTAATTGGCCAATTGCCAGGGGGGATTAAAGAAAGAAAAAATTTGAAAAGTCAAATTGCAGGATGTACTGCAGCGATGGGAAAGTTAGGCGGGTCTGGACTTTGGACTGTTAGGACAAACTTTTTTAGAGATATTGGATATTTAGATATAAAACAATTAGTTGGACATAATAAACGCCATGACCAAATGTATTGGTCTTTAATGAATAGAAAGACTAATGGTAAGGAATATATTTTAGGTATTAGGAAAAAACTTGGATACCATTGTGGTCCATTTGCTGGTTCCGTATGCAATATTCTCACGAAGCAAAAGGATAGCAAGATAAGTATGGAGGCAATAAAATTTAAGGAACAAGAGAAGAAAATCGAAGCAATGTCATTCGATGAATTTTATGAAAAGGTTATTACGGATCCAAGAGTTCAGCGAGGTTGGTAATGCAGAAAGCAGTCTTAATGGGTCCTTTCATTGGGGAAATGGGGTGGGAATTGCTGAGGTTTGCTCCAATGCTTCCCTATATGAAGACAAAAAAGTATAAAGGTCAAAATGTAAAATTTATTGTTTTTACGAGGCCAGAGAGGTTTGACCTGTATGGTGTATGGGCAGACACTCTAGTGCCTCTTCGATTAAAGGGCGATTATCACAATTATAAACCTGAATGTTTCCGAGCAATAGGTTTTTCAGCTAAAACTTATAATAAACTTGCAGAATCTTTTAGGAAACAATTTTCTGCTAAATATAATATTATAGAACATATATATCCAAAGATTACAAAACCTGCATATTTAAATAAGAATCAATATCCACAAAAAATTATGATTTATGATTACCGGCCTAGAAAGTCTAATAGAATTCTAGTTGGAAAGTATGTACCTAATGATAAACCAGTTGTTGTTTTGGGACCAAGATTTAGGAAGGGTTTCAGAAGAAATTGGCCTCATTGGCAGAAATTCTATAGCATACTGTCAGCAAATAGTTGGTTAGTAAATAATTTTCATTTTGTGATTTGTGGAAAGGAACCTGAATATGTCCCGGATGAGCGACAGAGATTTTTCGATATTAATAGTATCGAAAGGCATGAAAATAGCTCTCTTATTGGTCTTACTATTGAAACTATAAGAAGGTCAATGCTCGTTGTTGGGTCCCAGTCTGCTATACCAAATGTTGGCATGATATTAAGAGTTGAAGTTTTAGAGTGGGGTAATGAACCAAGAGAACATACAAAAACTTATAATGTCTTTAATACTAAAGTTAACTTCATCACTGATAAATTTTATAAAACTCCGCCAGAGGCGATCATTAAAGACATGACGAAAATCCTGAAAAGAAAACTCAAAGAAGGAGCGAAAAATGAATGAGAATGTTTGGTTAATTTCGAATAGAAAGAAGGTCAAAGCATTACTTCGCCAATTTGAAGAACACCGAATGAAGGGTTCTTATGGAGGAGATATAAATCTTGGTGAAGCAATCATGCTTACGAGTGGTTTAATAAACGAGATAGAAAGACTGAATAGAGAAAATGTGGAATTAAAGTCGAAACCAGAAGTAGATATTAGTAAGTTGAAAGCCAAAATTGAAACCCTTGAGATTGAGAATAAACACCTAAAGGGCAAGATATCGACTTTAAAGGGAGAATAAAATGGCCCTTCCAATTGATGCAGTTTACGCAGGGACTAATGCCAAGATAGCAGATGTACAGGCAAAATATAATGATTGTCTTACCTTATTCCCCGATATTCAAACACAATTAGCAATAGTCTCAGCAAATGTGACAACTATATATAATACTGCTGTTGATATGATCAGTGAAGAATTTAGTACTCTACTAGAGAAATACGGAATTAATTGTGCATCCAGAGCATATTTTGGTCAAGATGCTGATGACTTAATAACTGATAGATATGACATATTTGAGAAAGCACAAAGCGGTGACATATATAATCCAATTAATGATCAACTACAGTATATGCTAGATCAAACAGGACCTTTTGACTGTAGTATACCTGCTATAGAAGCTTGGGTGAGAAGTTTATTTGATAATTTATCTGATAAGACAGATGACCGTAAAGATCTTATTGATGCAGCAAAACAATTTGTAGATGATGCAAAAGAATTTGTCGATGATGTAAACCGTGCTTTAGGTTTCCTTGGTGAGTGGATAGGATGTGGAGTACAGATGTTTAATAATTTCTATGATCTTGGACCTGCTATGGAAACTTATAATACATATGCCAATCAAACTTTTACTGCAGTTGATAATGCAAAACAAATAACCGATAATCCAACTGAAATTTATAATTTATCAGTAGAGGAAACAAAATCCACTCTAGGTTTACAAACTAGAATGGATAACCTCAAGAGTGAAGCTAGTTCTATACTAAGTTTATTTTAGGAGAAAACATGCCCGGAACAGCATTCCTTACATCAATTGGAGTAGGTACTTGCTGCTGCCACCACGATCCGGATTGTAGACCAAAAACTGGTATGATTGTTTCTGGATCTCCGGATAAGATTACGAATGGATTACCAACCGCAAGAATTGGGGACGTATTTTTAGGAACTTGTGGTCATACTTCTATAATGGCAAGTGGGTCTCCAAATGTGATTACAAATGGAAGGGGTCAATGTAGAATTGGCGATGTTTTTTCCGGCTGTATAGTAGGAGTGATTGTTACAGGTTCTCCAGATTCTATCACTAACTAGATAAAAAAAGGGAGGTCAGACCTCCCAATTTCCAGAACACAGCTCTCCTTTACTTAAGATCGGACGCTGAAACCTTTTCTTTCCTCACGGTATCTAGCTGAACGACCTTGATGGGTTTTGGAGTTGTTCTGAACTTCCCTTTCCTCATATCTACCAAATGTTTCCTGACCATCTCGACTTTTGGGTCTTCACTTTCAATGTAATGAATTATGAATACGCCAGTTGTTGATGTACATTTTGGACAGCAGCGGTGTTCTAGTGCATCATATACTGCGCTACAATTTCCACAAAGTTTTGTATCATCAACTCTAAAGATTACGGAGACAAATGTTTCCTTCTTTTCCATTCTATAATCATAGAAACCGGCGAATATGAAGCATCCTAAAGCGAGACCAACAATTAATGCTACAAGAATTTCCATCTTTATCGACCCCCTTCGATAATTTGGCTAAGTTCTCCGATGCACTTAACACAGAGACCTGTTTTTCGAAATTTCTCAATTTCGATATTTGTTTGGAATTGGTCAAGAGTAATATTACTTGAGCAGGCCAGGCATCGACCCTGTTTAATCAAACCATATGTGTCGATGCCTCTTAGAAACATTGCTGACCTAATTGAACTTATGCATCTAACAGTTTTTATTGGATATTTGTTCTCGGTCATATTGGGTACTCCCCTGAGTAATCAAGTTCTAATTTTAACCCACCTTCTTTAGGGACAATTTCGCCTATTCCTTTCTCAACTTCTTTCATTTGTTTTTTAATTTTTTCCAACTCTTGTTCAAGTTTAGATAAGATCTCCATCTCAACCATACCAAACATTTGTTTATGTTGTTCATAGAGTTCTGGACTTCGAGCAATTATTTGTATTTGCATCCCTTCAAGAATATCTAATTGGAGTTTGAGGGCTCTTAAATCTTGAGATACTTTAGATGATTGTTTAGCAATAGTGACACTAGAAGAAATAGCTTTATCGGTACCATCTATTACAACTAACATCTGATCTTTAGTTCTTATCATTCCCCAAAGCATCACAATTATAAGCGCCGCAAATATTATGTTGAGAGCGGTTTGGGCACAAAGGAAATTGTATGTAATCTTGAATGGATCCTTTTTGAATTTTTCAGCATGCATTAGTGCCTCCTTTATCTAGCTTGCTGCTGTAACTGACGTATTTCTTGAGCGCTTAATGCTCGTATCTGCATCACGTGTTCAGTTGGAATAGCCAACCAGAGACTTCGGTGATAGAGGTCCCCTCCGGGGTTCTCCATGTAACAAAGAGTATATTTTTCCTCTTCAGAAATTTTGAAATAGGGAGTATTGATATTCTGTATTACTGTCATAAATTGAGAATCACCTCCTCTTGTATCAGGATTAGGTAACCAGAACTTATAAGTAATATTAAACATCAATACTAAACTTATAACAAATCCTAAAAGTTTTTTACCCACGATATCCTCCTCTTTAGTTCATTAAATAGAAACCGATGATTTTCTGGTTATGGATACTTAGGATTATAAACTCAGCAGCAACTTTTCTGTCTTCTGTTCTCTTTACCAACATCCATTCATGTATCCAAATCAGATTTCCATTATTAAGAGCAAATGAAACTTTGATTCGGTCTCCTTTGTTGAGATTTACATTACTACTTGATAGAAACGAGATTCCAGTCCTTGATAGGTCCTCGACAATCATACCATGCTCTTTCCCGAATCCGTCTATCCACGAACCAGGGAGACTCACCTTTTTTCTATACCAAGATCTGGTACAGAAAATTACGTTCCATTTTTCACCACAAGTACAACTAGCTCTAAGTTGCTTATTTAGTTTTCCATTTGTGAGTCTCATATGGTATATTCTTGAACATTTAGGACATTCGATTTTAGTACCCCCGGATGGACCAACTGGAATAACCTCATATTCCTGATATGTTTCCAGATTTAGACCATTCACCTTAACTCCTCCTTGATTTATCTATTCATATCTTGGCAAAACTTCCTCTGTAAACTCTTTTGCTTTCTTAAAAAGTTCATCTAATGATTCAAAATCTCTTATTTCAAAGGTTTTCATATGTGTTACTTTATTAGTATCAACTATCACCTCGACTCTTAATTCTCTTAATATCTCTGCCACCCTCAGGTCTCCTTTCAACTTAGGGTTATTTAGTTTTACTTAATTCTTCGAATTCTTTCCTATATCTCATATAAGTTTGTGGATCGGTTGGCACAAATTTTCCACCCTTAGCTAATCTAGTCTGCGCTATAGGTAAGATAGCTAGGGCGACGGCTAATCCGAAAGTCTTACTGTTTGCGACCCAGATAACTACTCCAGCTTCTTCGTCTATAACTCGACTTATTGTGGTTTCACCATCATGTAAGCTAATTTCAAAAGTTGTGACAGAGTCCGGATTAGCATAACACAGCGCAGAGGAAAGAAATAGAATTATTACTGATAAAACTAAAATTTTTGTCTTCATAGGTTACCCCTCCTTTTCAAAAATTACTTTTATATTTGGCATTAAAATCACTCACAAACATATTGTTCTGCTTCAGATATTAATATATATAGAGTACATTTTATTATCCAAATAGAACAAAATAACAATATATACCGAAGGAGCGAACATGAGAATTCTTTTCAATCTGGTTAATTGTGGACTAGGTAATAATGGAGGGTCATCTACAATAATTCATTCAGCTAATACTCTACTTGAAATGGGCCATAATGTAAAAATTATTGATAGTATGAAAAATAAGTTTACTTGGTTTCCATTAAAAGCAGATCATATAATATTGAGAGATTTAGACGATTGCCCAGATGCAGATGTGGTCATTGCAACAGGTTTCAAAACTGTAGCTCCTACTCTCAAGTTACCTAATAGGTGTGGAATTAAAGCACATTGGATAAGAGCATGGGAACACTGGCAAATGCCACATGATCAAATTCTTAGTAGAGTTCTTAATGTGCCAACCATCAAACTTGTTAATAGTTTATGTCTTCAAAGGAAACTTGAACAGTATCAAATTCCATCTCATATTGTAAGACCAGGATATGATTTTGGAAAGTTATATCCTCTCAATCTTAGAAACTACAGAGATAAACAAATCATTATAGGCGCTCTTTACCGTGAGGGAGTCCATGGTCAGAGAAAGAGAACAAACTGGGCTCTTGATGTTGCAAAACAGTTACATACAACTAAGAAAATAAAATTTTGGATGTTTGGATCAGAATCAAAACCAAACCTTCCCTTCATTGATAATTATCTTAGAATGCCCTCATTTCAACAAAAGAATGAATTCTATAATAAAATTCATTTATGGATTGCACCCACTATGTCAGAAGGTCTACATCTTCCTCCTGCTGAAGCAATGATGACTGAATGTCCAGTTGTAGGTACTGATGCACAAATGAGCGGCATGCAGGATTATTTGATAGATGGTAAAACCGGTAGAGTATCGGGAGACAGTTTTATGTCATTTTTTCATATTGTTAGAGAATTAATTAACCAACCTGGGGTCATGCAAACATTGGGAAAGAATGGTAGATTAAAGATTATGGAATTGGGTGACCGGAAAACCAATATGTATCTAATGATTAACTATCTAAAGAGTTTAATATGAGCCTAAAAGTATATAAAGTAGCAGAAATACTAAAAGATCTTGAAAGTTCTATAGAAGAGAAGAGACCATTTTCTCTAATACGTTTTGGAGATGGTGGTATTAAATTAATTCATTCATACTACTTTCATGATCATAAGCAATTATATGCAATCTGTAAGAAAGAAGGATTGCCAGGAGATAGAGTTAAATACATTATTGATTTATGGGCAAGATATGCAAATGAAGCTGATTATATAGATTGCCTTGATGTTTATTTTTCAAAGCGTTTCTGGGGTAAGTATAGGAAGGGATTTGTTCAAGCATCTGATAAAACTTTGATGAGAATGAGAATGTGGAAAGAGTTATATAGTCGTGCAGGATTTGATATTCATAACGCTAAATACTGTAACCCAGAAGTTAATTATTTAATGTGTGTGGTTTTTCCTGGAAAGAAGACTATCTTTGAGATAATGAAGGATAAGAAGGTATGTTGTATAACCTCTTGCCCACAAGCTATAAATAAGCTTCCCAATTATAATATTGACGTTATAGAAATTGTTGGTCATTATGAGAGGCATTTTGCAAAATCTTTTTCTAAAGTTGTTAGTCTCATTGAAGGTCGTGCAAACCTCTATGATTTTTGGATTGTGGGAGCTGGAGAATTGGGTAGAATATATTCCGGATTAATCAAGGCTAGAGGAGGGAGAACGATTGATATGGGTTTTGTTATTGATTATTGGCACAATCAAGAAATCCCATCCCGACTTAATCAATTTATAGATCCCCATCCTCTAGATAAATTAAAGTTAGTATTGACAAAGTATGGGAAACCTTATGCAGAACACCTCTAAGAAAATAGATATTACGATGACTAGTGTCCTTCGACCAAGTATAGTCGATGCGACTCTTAGGTCGTTCTGTGAAAAAATGTTGACTGATCGAGATAGATATCGTTTAATTATCAATATTGATCCAGTCGGTGAAAATATAAAACCAAAAGAAGTAATAAAAGTTTGTGAAAATTACTTTGATGATATTATTTATAATGTGGCTGATAAACCATCATTCCCAGCTGCTGTAATATGGACTTGGAGAAAGGCAAGATCTGAGTGGATCTTTCACCTTGAAGATGACTGGAAAGTTTCTCGTGAAGTTAGCATAAATCATATGATCAACATTCTTAAAAAATATGAAGATATCGCATGCCTTAGACTTCCAAAACACCCCATTCCAAATAAAAGATTAATTATGATGTTTCGGTCTAGATATAAGTATAATCCCGATGGATTTTATATCGCTGATGATAGAAAAGCACAATTTGGCCTAAATCCGGTTTTGATAAGAGGAACTTTTGTTAGAAGAGCAGTTCCATTGATGGTTACATCTAAAAATCCTGAAAAACAATTTAGATATGGAAATATAGTAATGAGAGAGTTTATTATGAAATGGAAATATGCAATTTATGGAACACCGGGTCAACCTACTCTTGCAATTGATAATGGTTTAGTATGGAGACAGACTCTAGGTTTCAATAAACCTGAACCAGAAGAAGGGCCATTTTTGGTATGGAAAAAGAAATAAATTTATTTTGGCAACACAAAGATGGAAATTTTGGAGATGAATTATCTCCTTATATTGTCAGCAAAATATCTGGAAAAAAAGTTAAGTTTTCTAATAGCCCTACTCCAACAAAAGTTATATATCTAGCTGTAGGTAGTATTCTCCATCATTTAGCTGCTGGAATGAAATGGTGTGAGATTTGGGGTTCTGGTTTAATGGACCAAAACCATACATTAGTTTCTCCAAAAAAGATTCATGCTGTTAGAGGACCATTAACTAGACAATTCCTAATAAGACAAGGGATAGATTGTCCCGCTATTTATGGAGATCCAGCCCTTTTATTACCTCGTTTATTCAATCCAAAAGTTGAGAAGAAATATAGAGTGGGTATAGTTCCACATTTTATTGATCAGAAAGATAGTTGGATAAAAATTCAGAATGCCAAAGATGATGTTTTGATAATAAATGTTTATGATCCAATCGAAAAAGTTATCATAGATATTTTGTCTTGTAAAGCAATTCTTTCTAGTTCTTTGCATGGCCTAATTGTAGCTGATGCGTATGAAATTCCATCGTTATGGATTAAACTATCCGACAAGGTAAAGGGAAAGGGTTTTAAATTTAGAGATTATCTCTTATCAATTGGTGTTGAACCCTATAAACCATATTATCCAGCAATCCCATACCAAGACATTGATGCACCATTAAGATTTGTAAAAAAATATAAACTGAAATTAAATCTGGACAGACTTCTAGAAAGTCACCCCTTTTAAGGAGATAAGATGAAAGTTATTCTAATTTATTTACCGCACCCATATTTTAAGCAACCGGATTCACAAGCTCCATTAGGACTCTTATATTTGGGTGCAGTATTGGAGGAAGAGGGAATTGAAGTGGAGATGAAAAATTATTCAAGTTATTCAAATGAACAGGCAATTGAAGATCTACCTTTTGCTGACATCTATGGCCTTACTACAACTAGTCTTGAATTGCTCCAAAGTAATAGATTTGCTAAATCTATAAAGGAGAAGTATCCTAATTCAACTGTATTTGTAGGTGGACCCGGAACATATACAGATGAATATATTGATTGGAAATATATAGATTCAATTTGTAAAGGTGAAGCTGAGCATACAATTTTTGATATGATAAATGATTCTAATAAAGGTGCTCTAAGAAGAATATATAATGGTAATTTTATTAAAGATTTAGATTCTCTACCTTTACCTGCCCGCCATTTATTAAAAGACAAACAAGGTGGCAAGATCTTTGCATATGACAGAGATTATAAGGGTACAGGGAGTACTGTACTCATGACAAGTAGGGGTTGCCCTTTTAATTGTTCTTTTTGTTCTTCTCCCTGTTTCAATAATCGAGTTGTAAGGTGGCGAACTCCTGAGAAAGTAGCAGAGGAAGTCAGGCATGTAATAGATAGTTACAATATCCGCCAATTTAGATTTTCAGATGATACGATTACAGTAAATAAAAAGCATTGTCTAAGAGTAGCCGAATTATTTGGAGAATTAGATGTTGCTTGGAGAATATCAACTCGAGTCAAACCATTTGATTATGATGTCTTTAAAGCGATGCATGAGGCCGGTTTAAAAGAGATATCTTTTGGAGTTGAGAGTTTTGACGACGATATACTTAAGATATTAAATAAAGGTGCGACTGTTGCTGATAATGTTAGAGCTTTAGAATTGTCTGATAAAATTGGAATAAAAGCAAGAATCTTAATGATGATCGGAACGCCAGGGCAGACAAGAAAAACTATTGAGAGAAATAAATACTGGATTCCGAAAGTTCCATTTAATATGGTTGCTTGTAAAAGATTTGTTCCAATGCCCGGGAGCGACATTTGGAATAATCCTGATCATTATAACATTGAAATTCTAAATAGAAATTTAGATGATTATAATTTCTATTTCTTCGGCCCGGAAGGAATGAATGAACATATTGATTTTATCAGACTTAAAGATAGGAATATGGATGAAGTCAATAAAGAAAATTTAGAGTTTTTAGACTTTTTAGATGAAACTGGAAAATTAAATAAGGGGTAAAAGTATGATACTCAAAGAGAGTCAAGAGCAGCGAGATGGAGAACTTTCTAAATTGACTGGGATCTCTATAGATATAATTAGGAAACTCGATATAACAAAACCTAGATGTGGTTATGAAGAACCAGAAACCGAGAATGGATATATAGAACTTTACTCAAAGGACTATGGATTGAAAACTGTTGAGTATATGAGAATCCTAATGTGTACTAGTATTAACGCGAGAGATGAGGAGCTTTATCAACTTATAAATAGAACTTCAGGAAAGAAGTGTCTTGATTTTGGTTGTGGAGTTGGAACTCATGCAATTGCTTTGTTAGAGAGAGGTAATGATGTTTCAATTTTAGATGTGCCTAGTCCACTTTTGGATCTAACTGTAAAAAGAGCTGCTTTAAGAAAGTTGTCGTTTGAGAAGGTTTATTCTAATGATGATAAACTCCCAAATTCTAAATTTGATATAGTTATATGTACTAACGTCCTCGAGCATGTATATGATCCAATTAGAGAAGTAGATAGGATAACTAAAAGCCTAAGGAAACATGGAGAATTACATTTAGTTGTTAGTAACAAAATCAAACCATCTTCTGGGCATTTCAGAAGAACTGTTGAGATGTGGAGAAAAGAAGGTAGTGCTTTTATGAAGAAATATTATGTTAAAAAGGGAAAAACTATGTATCAGAAGAGAAAAAGGCCACTATGAAAAAATTGAAGAACATTCCAGTTATTGCTAAATGGACTCATTGGAGAGTTGCAGAAGAATTGAAACATCATAAACCTTCGACAGTTATTGATATGGGAGGGGTCGGGAGATTAGGAAAACTTACATCTTTTAAGGTGACAGATGCTAATATAAAACAAGGGATAGATGCAACCAATATGCCATTTGAAGATAAGTCATTTGACGCATCTGTTTCTATTAATACACTTGAGCATGTGAAACTTAAGAAGAATTTTCTTCTTGAGGCTATCAGAGTAGCAAGGATTGTATCAATACATGAATTCCCATTTGGTCCACATGCTAGGCAGGTTGAGGAACTAAAAGAAAAATTAGGCCATAAGCATCCTTGTAAACTTCCAAATTATCGAGACCATATTTTACCTTTTATGACTAATTCATCATTAGATTGTAAATTTAAACCTGCCATGAGTTGTCAAATTTGCCTTTTATTGTTAGCATCTATGAATGAAAAAATGAATGTGAATGAGACATTTGAACTTGCTAGATCATGTGGGAGTGCACCATATAGCTATATATTAGTTATAAAATCGAAAGGTGAGAAATGAGAATCTTATATTTTTCGGACGGTTATTCATGGAATGTAATGGGAGTTAAGCGCTCAATTTCTGAAGAATTGCAAAGGAAAGGTCATGATGTTATTTATTTGGATAAAGGTTTGATATGGAAGATTTCGGACTTTATATTTGAGTATGATCCAGATCAGATATGGTTAGCACATACAGGTTTATTTTTCTCAAATGAGGTTAGAAAGAAAATAAAGAAACCAATTATCGGTTTTGGTTTTAGTGATCCCTATTACACACAGTTGTATCCAGAGAAATATGACGTTTATATAACTAATCATTATAAAACTTACCTTAGTCTTAAAGATAAAATAAAGTGTATTTATAACCCGCCTTCATGCGATTTTAAATTTCACCAAAAATTAAACCTTCAAAAAACAGTCGATCTTTCAATGATTGGTACAGCAGTACATTCCCGCTTTAAAAATCAAAAATTAAGAATAGAGACAATCAACAAACTTAGAAAAGATACTAACTGGATTATTGTAGCATATGGAAAGAAATGGCCTAAAAACTTGAGAAATCGTGGCCATATTGAAGGTCAAGAATTTTTGGTTGCTATAAATAGTACAAAGTTAGGTCTGGATCCAGTCGAGAAACGCTTCATTTTAACAAGAAGGATATTTGAGTTTTCTGCTTGTGGAGTACCTATTATAACCAGACATAGAGAAGAACCATTACTACATTTTGAAAAAGACAAAGAAATTCTTACTTATCATAACTACGATGACCTTTTGGAACAAGTAAATTATTATCTTAGTAACTCATCTGAGTTAGAACAAATAGGTACAAGAGCATTAGAGAGGTGTGTGAGAGACCATAATATAAGTAATAGGGTTGATCACATATTGGCAGAACTTTAACGAGGATGGTAAATGAGTAAAAACTTTTGGTTGTTCAGAACAAATTTGAGGCCATTAGAGTATTACCATCAATATAAGAGTTTAGAGAATTTTGAAAAGAATTGCCACGATTTTTATTTATTAATGGGCGTTTGGTTTCTGAGAAATAGAATATATGATAATTTTATAATATGGAGGTTGAATCCGAAGAGACAGAAATTGGAAGATATAGTTTTCGATATAGATGGTAAGAAATTTATTCAGAGATGGGTAAATAGTTTTAACGAAGTATTCAAATATGACCCACCAAAAATCTCCTTTTTTCGAGGAGGATTCCCCGAGTACTGTCAGATTACAAATTCCAACCCGGGTTATCTAGGTAAGAAATTATATCTTGGAGCTGGTAGGAGAGTCTATCCTCAACATGGAGGAAAGTATGACTTAGTACTCCTAGAAGACGAAGAAGATCAAAGAACTGACTATAAAACAGCTCCGTTTTATAAAACTGCTAATAGTGAAATATTTAAACCCCTTGATATGCCAAAAAAATATAACCTATGTTGGATTTGTAATTTTGTACAGATAAGACATAAGGGTCAAGAATTCTTTATAAATGAGGTTTCGAAATCATCTCATCTTAAGCAATTAGCTATTGTTCATGTAGGAAATAAATCCGAAGATGGCCGAAAGATGTGTAGGAAATATGGAGTTAATAATATTGAATTTGCTGGTTGGGTTGAAAGACCAATTCTAAATGAGTATTTGAATTCTAGCTATTTCGGTATAGTAACATCAAATGAAGTTGATGGATGTCCAAGAGTTATAACTGAAGTAATGATGTCCGGCACTCCTCTATTACTAAGAAAACGAACCCGTCTTTTAAGTTTCTATAAGAAATCTGGAATTATAATATTTGATGATAAAAGTTTAAAAGTTAAATTACAACATGGTATGTATAAATACGATGAGTATAAGAATCAAGCGAAAAAAAATATTGAGGAGAGAATATCTATGAGTAAAGTTTGTAATATGAACTTAAATATATGGAGTAATTCAAAAAAATGAGGTACATATAAATCATGTACCTCATCCGGAGAATGGCGGGGGAGTTAAGTCTTATTCGACTCTATCGAGAGCCCATTTCCAGCCAGCCTTAATTCTGTCTTTGACATAATTATAGGATCTGACAATTCGACCTGGGTTCTCTTTCTCCTTCTCCTTTTGTTTCATTTGATACTGTTGAATCTGTTCAAGGGGAATTTCTTTCATTTTTGCTTTCAGTACACTACCCTTAAGTTGCCCCTTGAAATTATCAGAATGGAAGGTAATCTTCTTTTGCCCTGTCCTCCAAAGGATAGATGCACGTCGGACCTCAACTTGTTCAATTTTTAGAGGGCCTTGTACATAATTCTTTATTGGATGAGGCATTGCTCGATGGTCTGGATTGCCCATAAAAGCAAAGCAATTCTTAAGACCTTTTTCACGCATTGCATTGACCATTACTTCCATGTCAGTTTCGGTTCCGCCTTTGAAATCTCTATAGACGAATGGGCCGCTCATGGAAGTATAGCCATCGCCGATTAGAATACTGTCATACCCCCATTCTTTTGCTCGTTTTGACATAGCCTCTGCTAACTCTTTATTGATACCTTCTATGTTAGCGGGTCGGATTGTGACAAATCCATCTTTGTCTTCAATTACTTCGATGCCGTCAAAGTTGGGGTTTTTGAGTGTTTGGATTCTTCCTACTAGGGCATCCTTGATTTCTTCCAGAACAGATGCTTGCCTTGAGTAATCTTCGACAGCTTGCTTGATGACTTGTGGTCCAGTCTCATATAGAACCACTCCAGCTATCCCGCCGAATACTATAGCAAGTACTAGGATCACACCTGCTAGAACTTTGGCTGTATATACTAACGGATTTGTCTTCAACTCCTCTGGTTCTAGTTCTTTGGCTTTCTTACCAAACATCTTTCCCAAGGTTTCAAAGAAACCTGTTCTTTTGGTGAAGGCCACTTTTTCTTCAATCTCGGCAAGTTTGGAACTAATTTCAACTAGCTCCTCTTTAGCCTTAAGCAACCTTGCTTTGTCACCATCGGTGGCTACTCCTTGGGTGATCCGATCCTCAATTGCTGCACATTCTCGCATCAATGATGCTCGGTTTTGACGAAGTTGCTTTTCTTTTTCGTCCATAAGTAACATCCTCCTTTTTTCTTCGTTCGGTAATTATACTATTTCTTCCCTTTCAATTTCCGAACTTCCATAACCTTTAATGATTTTGAAACCATATGCGGGAAATGCTACTAATCCCACAAGACCTCCTGCCGCCATTCCAAAGAAGAAGCCTATTACTGCTAAGGCTATCAAAATTAGAACGAACCCGACCACCGTCATTACGTCGATCGCCAATTGCATCTGCTAGCCTCCTTCCACAAGTAAATTTTCGACGCACAATAATTATATTCCAGTAATTAATATATATAGACACAGATGATTAACCAAGAATCATGTGAGATAAAATTTTTGGATATGAGAACATATATTAAAAATGAAGGGAGAAACGAATGGTGAATATTGGACCAATAAGTGAAGAAGTTAGGGATCTATTGATACTTTATAGTGGCGGAGCAGACAGTCGATTGATGTTAGAAATTGCTCTTAGATTGGGCAGAAAACCACATTGCCTATTAATTCATTATGGTCAACTACATAAAGAGGAACTTGATTTTGCAATAAATCAACTTGATAAACTTAAGGTTCCGTGGCAGATGGTTACGGTCCAAGGACTTTTGTATGAGAGTGCATTAACAGGTAGTGGCGAGCAAGGTACATTCGGAGATAAAGACGAGATTAGTATATGGCATGTTCCTGGTCGAAATACAATGTTCGCTGGAATTGCATTGGGAATTGCTGAAAATAAAAGGATTGATGAAATATGGCATGGGGCTGATTTTTCAGATCGTCTAAATTTATTTCCAGATTGTTACCAAGAATATGTTGTCAAAGTAAATGAATTATTTGCAATTGCTGGCCCAAAACCAATTAAATATATGGCACCTTTAGCCGGTATGACAAAAGAGATGATAATAGGTTTGTTGAAAGAGTATGAAATTTCTGAGCATGAAATCTTTTCAGGATATGGGGATATACAGGCAGAAGTTTAGACAAAAAAATAAATCGAAGAAAAACAAAAAGGCATTAGAGTTAATATGCCTTTTTGACTATCTGGTTCATTGGAAGATTTCAACAGATAGTTTTAGTAGAATTCTCGCCAACGATTATTTTTCCACATAAGTTGACGATCAGCCTGGATGCTTGTATTTTTGGTTTTGGCAACATTTGCTGCCATCAGACCGATTGAATCATGACGATGGTGTGTGAAAGTATGACCAAGTTCATGAGCAGTGACAATACCACTACCTCTCATGGTCGACCTAATCAGAATATAGCGACCAGCACATTTTGCCATGAATGGTCTATTTGGAAGGTTCAGATAGGCGATTGCAACATCAAAAGGATATTTCTTCTCGAAGCGTTTGGCCTTATGCTTAAGTTGGACCATTAACCTTGATCCCACTTTTTTGTTCCAATGAACCTTCTTGACCGCCACGATTTCGAGATCCATATAGACTTGACCTTCCATGATTCTACTTGCATTTGAAATCGCTTGGTAAATCCGATCTTGTTTAAATACACCATCAGTCAGTACCAGAACCTTTAAGGTTCGGACATTGAAGTTCTCAGCGAGCACTGGACTTGCTAAACTAAGAACTAACACTATAGCCAATAGCCACCTTAACATTGTTTTTTGTTTCATGATATTATCCTCCTTTTAGGTCATGGCCTGACCTATTTCTTTTTCTTTTTTGCAGGTTTACAACTTCCTTTACCTTTCTCAGCTGTTACATTACCAGTTGATTGATCGTATAGGAAAGAATATCCTTGACCATCAATATCAGCAGTTGCACAATTACCACTATCTACCCAATTGAGTTCTAGACCAGAAAGACTTATACGATTCTTTAAGTCTGAAGTTTCTGGGTAGATTGGAGGGCTGTTGCCCTTTACAGCACTCTCGATATATCCGAAAGATGCAGCGGTGGTTATTGTTACAATTATTTGGTTTACCTTTCCTTCTCTAACTTCGTCTCTTAAATCAAGATATGCAGGAAAGGCTATAGCTGCTAACATGCCAAGGAGTGCAATCACTAAAACGATCTCGAGAAATGTGAAACCATTTTTGTTTCTTATATTCATCTTAATTACCTCCTTTCAAAAACACCAAACATTTCGCCCTATCATTAATTAATATATATAGTAGTGAATCTTTATATATGGTGGCAAAAATGGACCCAACTAAACCAGGAAAGATCATTGGTATTATTGGTACAAGACGAAGAAATAGTTTCAATGACTATAAAGCGGTCGAAGAAGCATTCTTTAAAATCTATGAAGAAGGAGATTGGATTTGCTCAGGGGGATGTCCGAGGGGTGGAGATAGATTTGCTGAGAAGATTGCAAAAAAATATGGGATACCAATTCTTATATTCTACCCAAATTGGACAAAGTATGGTAGAGGTGCGGGTATTGTGAGGAATACATATATTGCAGCAATATCTAATATTCTTATTGCTTGTGTTGCAGAAGATCGGACTGGTGGTTCTGAAGACACCATTGAAAAATTTGAGAGACATAGAAAAAGAAAGGCAGTATTGGTATGAGATTAAGAGTGTATCTAGCTGGTCATGCCCTTGAGGAAGAATATAGAGAAATTGTCAAGAAGCAATATGGAGAACAGTTTGACCTTATTGATCCGGTTTTAAAAGCTAAGTTAGAAGAAACTGATCCAATGGATATTCCCCCAATAGATAAAGCATTAATTCTTACTTGTCATGTTCTTGTTGCATATATTAGAAAAGCAACTTTTGGGACAGCTATGGAAATCATATTTGCTTATATGCACGGAATACCTGTCATATTAATAGACGTAACTAACGGGGAAATTGCAAAAGATATCTGGGTTGCCTATCATATAAGAGGAGTATTTTATTCAATCCGATCTTGCTTTGATTACTTATTGAGTCATCAATTAGAATATATAGAACAAAAAATAAAAAAGGAGTCGGTAATGGAACCTAAAGTTGCAACGAAACTGTTGGGCAAAGAACATTCACCAATGATTATTAGAAAGACAAACAAATTTGGTTTTCCTTTATTTGTTAGTCTTATTTGTGATGCTGATTTATCTAATTTAGATGAGATTATTATGGTGAGTATTAGTAATGCTATCCATGAGAGGTTTAATGGTGAAGAAGAAAAAGTTTATGAGAATCCCCAGAATTTAAGAAATCTTGTCGGTGAAATATCAGAAAGAATTAAGAAGAATTATGAGAAGGTAAAAGAAGGTTGTGTTGAAGGAATTGCTGTCATTCTTTATGCTGATAAGTGTTTTATCTCCTCGTTATGGGGAGATTTTATGAATCATGGTATGTGCAGAGAAGAACTTTACTTTGCTCTAAACTTTATGACTGGAGTTTAGTATGGAAATTGAAGTGAATACAGTAGAAGGTGCAGAATTAAAACCTGTTAAATATAATGTACCTGATGGGTTAGTTCCTGGAGAAATTGCTAACCATCTTGAGTTTACTGAAAATGTCCATCAATTTATTGAACCTCCGTTTCCATTTGGTATACTAATTAGCAGGAGAGAAGATAGGAATGAATTCTTTATTTCGATTGAGGCCTTTGGAACTTGTGAGTATTTCAAAGTATACTCAGTTAAAGATCTGATGATTCTATTTGCTAAAACATTAAGTCCTTTTCTTGTTCCTTTCTATCTTGAGCATTTTTATAGAGCATTGAGGGGGATACAGCAACAAGGCAATAGACCAGGGAGATAATAATGGCGAGAGAACATATCAGAGATTTAGTTAAAGATCCTCAATGGCAAAAAGTACGAGAGAGTTTGTTAGGTCAGTGGAAGGAGAGACCAGAGTGGTGTTGTGCCCAATTAAACAAATACTTGGGTTCAATTTCGAGTGCCTCTAATAAGAAAATTAGAATAGTCATGAATTATCTAACTGGAACCGGGTTCCGTACAGGCAGAATCACTCACTCCTGTATAACCAAAATAAGGACTCAATTATCTGCTGAAGTAAAGAAGAGAAAAGCAAAGAGAACTTGGGAATAAAACAAAAAAAATAATTGGGTTTAAAAAGAAAAAGGGTCAAATCCCCTTTTTCCCCTGGTGGTTCCAGGATTAGATTTTTAGAGTCTCTGCGACTTCTATGACCCAGTCAGGTAGTTCATCCCTGTTGATTATCTGTCCATCAAGGTTCCACTTGACTGTGTATCCTCCAATATTACCCTTGAGGTAGTCGCCGCAGAAATCTAGAGAAATGGATTCTCCGCTCTCAAATACTGCTTGCACGACTCTCACCTCCTTTGAATTTGTCAAAGGCCTTTTCAAAGAGGAAGTCGTCACACTTCTTACAGGAGCATACATGATCACGAATGAGTTGAGAAACTTCGTCGTCGAGTTCTCCGTTGAGATAACTCTCCATCTCAACTTTGATAAGTTGGCAACCAGCGTTTTGATCTAATTCTCCATCTAGTTCAAAAACCATGATAACCTCCTTATTTTTGATTTCCGTAATGTTTCTTGGTACTTTCAATTTGCTGCCAATAACCAGCACCCTCTAGTGTCATTTTGAATTCTTCTTCTCTCTTCCTTCTCTTTCTTTTAGATTCGAATGGGTCACTATTTCTCCACATCCAAACTAAGTAGTAGAGGATTGAGAGTGCTAGAAACGATACCACGATAATATCAAGCAAACTCATTCCTTTAAACATGGCCGTGTCCTCCTTCACTTTCTGTAATAAGATTTGATTCTTTGTTGACGTTCTTGTTCTTGTATTTCTCTTTCTATGACTTCTGCCTTTCTCTTCTTCTCATGTTTCCGGTCAAGAATGAAGAACTTTACCATTATGATCCAAGCGGTAATCATTATCAAAAGCGCAGGAATCTTCGTAAAGAGACTTGTTGACTGTGAGTGAGTATATATTGCTATTATCATTATTAGTGAATATAATATGCTCCACCTAAGAAATTTTTCTGATTTCATAGCCCTAAACCCTCCTTGTTAGTAATTAGAATTGTCCTCGACTTCTACTTTTCTAAGTTTGGCGATAGCAAGGACAATCTCTTTGAAAGCAATTAATTGACCCTCTCCCCAGTATTTGTGCTTTATAGTTATTGTGAAGAATTCTCCCTTTACTCTATGGTAAGTCCAGCAGTCATTCAACTCTTCATCACCGTACTCATTGATATCCATAAAAGCATAAGTGGGAGAAAGTAAGGATACTATTGCTCTCAAAGTATTTGTAGTTACATAAATCTGATATGGCTGATTTATATATTTCTTAAATATGAAGGTAGCTATTTCTCCTCGGCGATCATACTTATCCTGAATCTCATGAAAAACTACCTTCACCAAATCAGCTAGAGATGATGATAAAGAAACCTTAATCCCTTGTGGTAGTCCCATTATTTACCCCTCCAGTTTGGTGGAATTTTGCCTACTGGAATTACGCTTGAACAGACATGGCATTTAACCTGGTCATCTCCAAGATGTGTGAAACCCCAATAGTTACACTCTAATTTTTGAGCATCAACTATTGATAAACAACATGGGCATTGAACCTCATTGAGATCAGTATGATTTCTGGAATGAAATGTCTGTGTGGTTCCATAAGTATCATACCTATCCATTATCTATCCTCCTCTAAAAGTATAAAATCATTACCCGATAATTAATATATATAGACACTTTTTTTATATATGGTAACAAAATAAAAAGGAAAGGAGTCACAGAAAATGGCTGGAGATCAAATTATTATTGCTCCTCATTGTGACGATGAGATCATCGGTTGTTTTGAAATTCTAAATAAGAATACTATAGTTGTTTATACTGAACCCGCTGATCAAAAGAGAAGAGATGAGGCGGCGAAATTATTAAAAGATCACCAATTAGTTAAGGGTCAATTATTCTTTAAAGATATTCCCAGTACTATTATGTCACCTAAGAATATTTTTTATTTCCCTGATCCAGCCTATGAAATTCATCCTGCCCACAGAAAATGGGGATCAGTAGGTGAAGCGATGCTTAGAAGTGGATTCGATGTTATTTTCTATTCTATTCAAATGAACGCTCCGTATATTCATGAAACCAAAGAACCTGGCGAGAAGAAAAGATTGTTAGATTTAGTTTATCCAAGTCAAATTAATCTATGGTTGAATGATGCAAAATATTATCTTTTTGAAGGAAGATGTAAATGGATAATGTAGAGAGACCTAGTTGGAATAAATACTTTATGGAAATGGCCCATTTAGCTAAGAGCCGTTCAACTTGACTAAGGAGAAAAGTTGGAGCTGTCCTAGTTAAGGATCGGCAAGTAATAGCGACAGGGTATAATGGAGCACCGACTGGACAAAAGCATTGTCTCGATATAGGGTGTTTAAGAGAAGAGTTAAATATTCCATCTGGTGAAAAGCATGAGTTATGTAGAGCTGTACATGCCGAGCAAAACCTAATCGCTCAAGCATCAAAACGTGGCATATCCAGTGAAGGTGCGACTGTTTATTGTACAACATTTCCATGTTTTATATGTTCTAAACTTCTAATAAACTCAGGTATATCAGAGATATACTATGAAGAGTACTACAATGCTCCAGAGACAAAAGAGATGCTCGAAGAAGCGAATATTAGGTTAATTCATTGGAAAGGAGAAGAGGGTGAGTAGATTATTTTTTGTTCCACAATTGCCAATAAAGATGAGATATCAGGAATGGTGGTTCACACAGATTCCAGAGCAATTATCTAAGTATTTTGATAAAATTATTGTAGTGGGTGAACAATATGCTTTTACTGAGGGTGTTTCTAGCGGCAAGGATTTCTCAAATATTGAAAGAGCAATTAAATTTGAATGTAAACAAGTCAATGAGTTTTTAAATTATGACTTAGGAGATAGCGATTTTCTACTTCACGCGGATCTTAGTTTTCCTGGTATATTTCATAACGTATTGCATCATAAACAGGTCAAGAACGCATTTGTGATGTGTCACGCCACTTCAAAGAACAAACTTGATTACTTTACCCCAGTCAGAAACAGTAAAGAGGCAGTTGAGTGTGGTCATGCGAGATCATATAAAAAAGTATTTGTTGCTAGTGAATACCATAAGAAAAAATTGGGGTGGACAAATGTTGTAAATTTAGGAGCATTACCTAATCCTTCATTTAAGGGTTGTAACTCCGAGAAGGTTTATCCTATTGTCTCAGTTGCTAGACACTCTGTTCAAAAAAGGACTAAGTCAATTGAAGACGCCGTAAGAAAGAGATATGGAGAAATAATTGATGCTCCTCAATTTTTAGAATGGTATGGTTATTATGATTTTCTAGGGAGCTCGGAGTGTATGTTAATTACTAGTAAGGAAGAGTGTTATGGTTACCAAGTTATTGATGCGGTAATAAATAATTGTATACCAATTGCTCCTAGAGGTTTTTCATATCCTGAGCTATTACCAGATGAATATCTTTATAGTGGAATAGATGAGTTATTCGAAATTCTAAGATGGACTGATGGGAAGGGAGTTAGAGGTTTAAAAGTTCCCAAGCTTCTTAATCAAGAAAAGATTGACAACTTTTATCAAAACCTTGTAATGGAGATGAAAGATGCCGTTTAAGATATTCAATAAATGGCTCTTCGATGGAAATAAAAAATCAAAAATTGATCCCAGTTTATTGAAATATAATTCACCAATTACTAATATGTATGTTATGGGTCTATTTCAGAGAAGTGGGAAATTAAATCATTATTTAGATAAGTATTTTAATAATATGGGTCTATATTATTTAGATAAGGAGGAGTTCTTTAACTTCATTAAGAAGTGCGTAATAGACTTTAGGATTAATCGAAGGAATATAACATTCTTTCCCAGAAAACCAAGCGATGATTTATTTAATGCACTAAGGAATCGAGTGGCTACATTGAAAAGTGATGACCTTGATTTATTAACTCAATTGGTAAATAAATCTGATGATAAAGAAGCAATCTATAGTTCTCTTGGTATTGATAAAAAACCAAAAGCATGTAAAATTCCAAACCGTTCAATGAAGCAAAAAAATAAAGTTAGTTTAGAAGAGTTTATGGAGAATTTCACCACCATAGAGATAGGAAAATAGTACCTATCTCTACGGCGGGACAGAGTTTAAATATCTGTCAACTTTTTTGCAATATCTTCTGTTAAGACTGGAGTAGAAACTGTTATTGGTTTTTTTCCCACTCCTTTGCACCTTTTGCACCTAATTACCTCCTTGATTTTTCCTGTATTTACTGGTCTTGATTTATTACCAGATCCTAAGCAAGACTTGCATTTTATTACTCTTTTTCTTTTGATAGTTTTTCTGTACTCGTATATTCCTTTACCCTCACAGGTTCGACAAGTCTTTGTACCAACCTTACCTGTGCCTTCACACCTCTTACATTTACTTCTGGCTATACCTGTGCCATCACATAATTTACATGGAAGCACAAGGATATCATAATGAAAATCGGGTCTGAATCCTTTTCCCCTACAATTCGGGCAAGGATTATTTATGGGGATTCTAATGTAATATCTAGATTTTTCAGCTAGTTGATCCTCGATTATTGCTGCTATTAGTGTATTTTTTGCAGTGATAATCTTCTCTGTCCCGTCCTTGTCTCCTTTTAGATCTTCGAGTAAATTGACAAAGGATGCTATAATGATTTTCTCATCAAGTTCATCAATTTTATTAACGAGATCTAATGCCCATATAGCATTGTCTATCATATCTTGCTCAATACATGATTTAATCATGACCCCCTCCCCCCTCTATTCCATATTGTTACCTCCCATTCAAAAAAAGTTGCCCGAAGGCAACATACTATTCTGGAGCTCTAGAATATATAATCTAGAGTCTTCTTTCTCCCTTTATAGAATTTATAAATTGACCAACCAACCCAGATTACAGGTATGATATATACTGCGCGTCTGAAATGGTTTAGGAGGAGAAGGTCTATCATACATAGTATCCATATTACTATGCTGAGCAAAGCAATTGCACGTATTAGCGGATTAAATATTGTAAGTAATCTGAAAAATCTTCTCATTTTACTAACCCCCTTTCATAATTTTTAAAAACACAAACCCACCGCCTTCAAATATTTATATATATAGAAAAATTCTCAATTCTAAATGGGTATCTATTTTTATAGAAGGGAACAAAATAAAAATTGATTTGTAATGGAGTATGTTTATGTTTAGCATTAAGAACTCTTTTGCTGACTGTATGTCTTGCCCTCTCCTTGATGCCCCATCATGTATTCTTGAAACTAATTGTTCAGATAACCTAAAGGATATTGAAGTTGTATTTGTATCCGAAAATCCCGGAAAAAATGAGGTCAAGAAAAAGAGACCTTTAATAGGAAGAGCGGGAAGAACATTCAGGAAACCATTTGATTTATATATTAGAGATAAATTCAAGTGGTTATTAACAAATTGTGTTTTATGTTGTACGTTATTACCAGACGGTAAGACAGGTAACCCAACGCCAGAAATTATTGAGAGATGTAAAGAGAATGCTTTTAATATAATCGAAGCGTGTAGTCCGAAATTGATTGTGGCTATGGGTGCAAGTCCAATGTCTGCTTTTGGTTTTGCAAAAACAGGTATAACTGATTTGAGAGGCCAAGTATTTAAATGGAGAGATTATGATGTTCTCCTAACTGTTCATCCATCTTTTGTAAATAGAAATCAAAGTTATAAAGGTAAGTTTGAAAGGGATATACAAACTGCTGCAGTAATGCTTGGTGCAGAACTTGAAGTGAAAGCAGAGAAAGGGATGAATGCTGTAGGAACAGGAAAATATCGTTATAAAATTCCAGAGGAATTCTATAGTCCAGACTATAGACTTGTTGATGTCCAATTTTTACATAAGACAAATGAAGTTATACATATCTTTAGAGATAAGGATAATAATAAAATTTATCATAAGGAAAATGATGATTATTTCTGCTATAGAGTTCCAGAAGGTATTGAGAATAAACATCTTGTAGAATATGATAAATTGGAGATAATCAAAGTTCCATATAAACAAAAATCAGCACTAGATCCAGAAAGAACATACGAAGGTGATATAAGAATATCAGTAAAGTATGCCCAAGATTACTATCACTTTAGTAAGGGCGAACCATCAGAAAAAGAATTAAATATAATGTTCTTGGATATTGAGACATACAGTAAAACAAAGGAATTTCCAAATGTTGAAGATGCGGATCATCCGATTTGTCTTATAACATACTATTATCATGGAAAATACATAACATATGTAGTCGATAACAAGATTCTATTAAATGATAGAAATGCTCCAGATATTATAACAACTAAAGAGGATCCTATTCATATTTTTAAATCTGAGCGTGAAATGATCCTTAAATTTATAAAAGATTTGAGAACATTGGAACCAGACTTTCTCGTGGGTTGGAATGTAATTGGGTTTGACCTTTATTATATTTATAACAGATGCAGAAAACTAAGAATAAAGCAAGAATCACTCTCAAAATTTAATGAAGTATCATTCTCAATTGATGAGAAAAGACAATATTGTGAGATTGCTGGGTTAGTAGTTCTTGATCTGCTTAGATTATATAGAAGCTTCACATTTACACAGAAAGAAAATTATCGTCTTGGAACAATCGCTCAGGAGGAGTTGGGAGAAGAGAAAACAGATGTTGGTGAGAACTTCTCGGAGAAATATGAGAAAGATATTAATGGAGCAATTGACTATAACATAAAAGACGTTGAATTGATTCTACGAATAGATAATAAACTCCGACTTATAGTTTTAGAAAATGAAATTAGAAAAATTGGTAGCTCTAGTTTTGCTGGAGCATTTAGTAATCTTGGGAAACTTGACAGCTTAGTGATTTCATTTTTGAAAGATAAAGGTTTTGCTTCAAGGAATGCAAATGTCCATAAAGTAAAAGAAGCTTCAATTCCTGGAGCATTTGTCAAGGAACCGAGAACAGGTATACATGAGTATATTGTTGATTTTGATTTCACATCCCTATATCCAAGTCTAATCTTAACCTATAACATTGGGATAAACACATTTGTTGCAAAGTTTAAAGATCATACGTTAGGATATGACTTTGTATATCAACTGGATAATCTCCCGGAAGAGTTCACTATAATCTATGATCCTGGTTTTCTTAATAAAGAAATGACAGTCAAGAAAGAGGATTTTATTAAGAAGGTCAAAGATGCAAACCTTACATATACAATAAATGGATGTTTCTATAAACCACATGATAAAGAGGTTTCCGTTTATTCGGAGGTTTTGGACCATTTACTGATTTCTAGAAAAGAATATAAAGACAAAATGTTTGATGCCAAACAAGCAGGGGAAGATCATTTACATGATATGTACTATGGTCGTCAATTAGTTTACAAAGTTTTAGCTAACGCTTTATATGGAATTCTTACAAACCATTTCTTTAGATTCTACCATGACGATCTCGGAAGTAGTATCACTCTAAGTGGTCAAGAAGCTTTGAAAACCTCAATCATTCATGGAAATAATTATGTTGATATGATTAAAAAGAAAGCTTCTAAATACGAAGCTCCTGAACCACTGACAAAGCAAGAAATGTATGGTGATGTTACAAGAGATACTGAGTTTATCATTACGGGAGATACTGATAGTTTATTTGTATCATTTGATGATATTGTAGATAAAAATAAATCAGAAGATGAGTTAATGAAGCAAATTGAAAGTTGGTGTGATGAAATTCAATTATTTTTGAACAATAAGATCATTATGCCATTAGTTACTAATCATAATGTTCCTCTAGAAAGAAATCGTCTTGAGTTAAAGAATGAGCTAGTTATTAAGAGAGGTTTGTTTTTAGCTAAGAAACATTATGCAATTTATGTAACTTCGCAAGAGGGAAGGAAAACAGATGAAATAGTAAATATGGGTATTGCAACGAAACGAAGTGATTATCCGAGCTATACAAAACAATCTCTAAGTGATTTATTGGATCTAATTCTGAAGTCAGAAGAAGTATCATTAAAGAAAATTATGGATTTTATTCACTCAAGAAAAACTTCATTTATTCATAAGATAAGAGCAGGTGATAAAAGAGTCGCTCGCCCTTCTGCATTTACGAGGAGATTAGATCATTATAAAAAAGTACCTCCTGGAGTAATCTCAATGTTAAATTGGAATGAATTGGAGTATAAGATTTTTGATGTTGGTTCAAAAGGTTATCTATTCAAATTAAATGGCATAGACCTCATGAAAGCTCCTCCAGACGTAGCTGAAAAATATAACCAAAAATTCTTAGCAAATGGTAGGAAATTGGACTATATATCTCTTCCAGATGAGGAAATATCTCTACCGTCATATTATGTAGTTGATGTTAGTGCAATGTTAAAATTTGCATGGGAGGATAGATTTAGTTTAATATTAGAACCAGTAATGAGTCCGAAGCAGGAACTAATGACAATCTAGAAAAAAAAGGGAGTGGGCATCGTCACTCCCTATACTGAGTTGGGGGAAGGTAATTAAAATGCCTAACTCAGTATTTCGATAATCACTATTTTAGAAATTGTGGGATAAAGGCTATCACAATAATCGCACCTGCTAAATATCCACCAATTCCTATAAAGGTTCTGGTAAATGTTTTCCATGTAAAACCCTCTTTTATATCTGCTGCAAACAAACCAATTGCTAGTGCTGATATAATTAAGCTAGTAATTGCTAAACCAGAAGTTTTACATGATAATAGAGAAATCATTCCAATCAAACCTGTTAAAAAACATAAGAGATTTCTTTTCATGCTCTTCTCCTATATTACTACGTAAGCAATAAGGTATCCGCCCATGAAGGATATGAACTCAACACCTTTACTTTTTACACCGATAAAAATACCTATCATAAGGAGAATAATCATTATTGGAACTTGAGAAACTCCAAACTTTGACCTGGCTATATTAATAATCAGAAAAATAATTACTCCAGCAGCAAACGATAGTAAATTTCTAAAAATTGTTTTTATATCCATTTATCTTCTCCTGAAGTAATGGAATGGAGAGGATATCAATCCCTCTCCATTCCATCTGGTTTTACAACATGACGAAGATGTAGGTAAGAACGAAACCACTTACGGTTGAAAAGACCTCAGCGGTCTTATTCATTCTTGCTACAAGGACCCCTGTTCCTATGAGTATTACAGGACCAAAGAGTTCCGGAAACGGAACACCTTTCATTCCCATGTAGACAATCACTAGAAACACTGATACGCCAAGTGCAAAAGCAATAGCGTTCCTGAGAAGACCGCCTATGAAAATGAAAATGCTTTTGAAAAGTTTCTTTAGAAAATTCTTCATGATTATCCTCCTTTAAAAGACATAGCCAATTTCTCTTTAAAATTAATATATATAGCAACTTTAGATATGAGAAAAAGAACTTGAGATTGAGAACAAAATAAAAAACAGAAAGGAGTCAAATGAAACGGAGAATCAAAGCAATCGAATGTATTCAAACATGGCAGGGCGAAGGACCAGATACTGGTAAATCAATGCTTCTTATCAGATTTAAACATTGCGATCGAGTTGATCATAAGAACCCTTGTAATTGGTGCGATACATTAGTTAAGATGAGAGTTAGTCCAGAAGCAGAATATTCCTTACAAGAATTACAAAATATAATAGATGATCAGAAATGTGGTTTGATGATAACTGGTGGAGAACCCACATGGGATCCACATTATAAAGATACGATTCTATTATTGAGGATGTTAAAGTATAAATCTGCAAACGTTGAAACAAATGGTTATCGCTTAAGAGACCTCTATAAACAAAGTACACAAGATAATATCAACTATATTTACTCTCCTAAGATGTTTTATCCACATGAAGTAGATGATGCAGTTGAGATGACTAAATGGGCTAAAACTCGTAAAAATGTTTATATAAAAGTTGTATATAACAGGACTCGTGAGGATTATAATTTTATTGAAAAGATTTCTGATATGGATATCAATGATAGGATCTATTTGATGCCACAAGGATGCAATAGAGAAGAACTATTAAAGAATACACCATTTGTATTGGATATGGCTGAAAAGTTTAAAGTAAACATTTCAACGAGAATGCATTTAATGTTCGAATTTATCTAAGAGAGGAGAAGAGAATGATTCAAGCAGTGATGGATAAAGTGGTAGTTGAAGTTCTAAAAGAAGAACCAAAAACTGAAGCTGGAATAATTGTTCCTGATACAGCCACTAAAAATCCACAAATTAATGGAAAAGTAATGTCTGTTGGAGAAACAATTGAGACGATTAAACCCAATGATATTATTATGTGCCATAGGGCCGGAGGGCAAGATATTCTTTATAAAGGAAAACTTTATAAAGTATTAGCATATGGTGAAATCTATGGAGTTGTAAGAGAGTAATGCTTAAGAAAGTAAAAGAGAAGATTAGAAAAGCAAAAGAGGCCCTTAATGGAGGACCAGTAAATTCCCAAGTGGTTTCTCATAACCATAGTATGGGTCATGGTCATTCCTATACTGGAGTTACGCAAGGTCATACTCATGCGGTACCGGGGCATAGTCATAGCCATAGTTTTAGTACAGCATGGCCTTATGATCCTTCTACTGGACCTCTAGCAGAAACCCTTGAATGGTTTCACAAAGTTTTTTGTCCTTGTGGCAGTATTGAATGGATAGAAGTTGTGCGTAAATGGTCATGGAGTCATATAAAGGGTGATAATGTAAATAAAAAATTGGTTATTTGTAAGGAGTGTGAAAAGGTTACAATAGTTGATGATGACGAGATTGTTGAGCAAAGAGACCCAATTGATATAGATGATAAGTTTGAATTCTTTGAAAAAATACAGGAATTAAGAATAGATTTTGAGAAAAATCAGTTTCCCAGAACAACTACCACATGGCCTGCTACTTCAACAACGAGTACAACTCCACCGCCTAGGAGCTGGCGATGAATATAGTGAAAATAGAAGCAACAACACTCGAAGATGCATGGTTTAGAACATTATTTGAAATGATTGAAAATGGGCGAGTTTTCAAGATTGACCAAGGCTCATATGCTGGTCAGAAGCGACTTGAATTTGATTATGTTGTAGTTGGAATAAAAGATCCAGGAAATAAAGAACATATGTATTTACCCGATAGTAGTAGATTACTCCCTAGGATACCAGAGCAATATGGGATACCTAATCCTGTTGCTGATGATTATTTAGATGACTACTTACCATATTTAATGACTGATTTAGTTTCTGAGAAAGAATCATATACTTACGGACAGAGAATAAATAAAGTCTCTATGCCTCTTGATTACTACTATAGAAGAAAAGAGTTTTTAGACGGTCATAAAACAGATGAAGAGTGTTTAGTCTATACTGATGCTTGTTGGGATAATCGAGAGGTTGTTCCTTTAGAATTTGATTCTCGAGGAAATGAGATGTGGTTTTTGAGTCAAGTTAATTGGGTAATATGGACTTATAAAAATAAAGGTCATAGAAATAATCAGATGGTTTTACAGGTTGCTAGTCCAAGTGATATTGTTTTAAAAGATCCACCGTGTTTAAGACATATTGATACAAGAGTTCAAGACAATAAGTTACATTTTTTCCCTTATTTTAGATCGTGGGATTTATGGAATGGTTTCCCTGCAAACTTAGCAGCGATCCAATTATTGAAAGAATATATGGCAGCAGAAATTGGAGTTGACGATGGAGAAATAGTTTGTGCATCTAAAGGTCTCCATATTTATGATTATGCTTTTGATCTGGCCAAATGCGTCAGAATGAAAGAAGAGGGTTTTATGTTTAAGGGGGAATAATTATGATTAAAGGCACAATGTTACAAAGATTAATTGCACCACATTTAAGCGGCCCTCCTTATTTGCTTAAAGAGATTGAAGAGAATATTCAAAAGTACAACGAAAGGAAAAAGAATGAACGAAATAGTGGCAGACATGTTCAGCGAAAAGGTGGTCAAACTCGCTGATGCAATATGTCTTACCACAAATGGATTTGTAAAAAAGAATGGTTGTTGTGTAATGGGAGCTGGAAACGCTAAACAAGCAAGAGATAAATTTGATGGTATTGATAAATCCTTGGGAGGTTTAATTAAAGAGAAAGGAAATATAGTTCAGATTATTTGGAAATTAGAGAATACATTCATTTTATCTTTTCCAGTTAAACATAATTGGTGGGAGAAAGCAGATATAAATCTGCTTGAATCTTCAGCAAAACAACTTGTAAAATTGACCGATGAAATGGGTTGGCAAAAAGTGATCCTACCAAGACCTGGTTGTCACAATGGAAAACTTAAGTGGCTTTCCGAAGTGAAACCGATCCTTAGGAAATATCTCGACAATAGGTTCTATATTATAAATCTTCCTGGTAAGTACTAACCCGTTAAACCTATTCCATTTTATGCTTGACTTACCAAGAATATTTTTTTATAATATGGAACAAATAAAAAAATCGAGATAGGAGTGTAATATGCGGTCAGATTATATTTGTGCGGGTGTCCAAACTCTAAATAATATATTAGAGAATTTCTATAGGGACCCTGAGAGAGGTTTTGATAATCATTTCACTCGTGATACTTTATCCGATTTCTTTGATAAAACCTGCAATACATTTCTGCATTCTTTTGGTCAAAACCTTCGAAAAAGAAAGAATATGAAGGGATATGCTGATAATGAAGCAGAAATGTTAAGAGGTATGAAACAGGGTACAATATTTGGCCACTCTGAATTAGTTGTAGACTCTGGTGGATTTCAGGTTAGTGTGGGAGATTTGGATTTAGAGCAAACGAAAGGACTTTTTGAGATATATCATGACTTCTTAGAAAGACATCAAGATGTCTATGATCGAGCATTTGTATTAGACCTACCTCCTGGTCAAGGGGGTCATCCAAAATTCTTTGAGACGTTTGATGATATCTATAAGTGGAATTATATGTCTTATACTAAGGCCGCCAGTTTTCCAAAGGCTATAAGAAATAAGTTAATTTATATTCACCATTTTAGAACTCCTGCTCTTTGGGATATATTTATGAAAATTATGCGGGATGATAATTTATTTGTTGAATTTGAGCACCATGGAACTGGAGGTATGGTTGCAAACCTTTCATCTGATTCTGTCACTCCATGTATCACTTATATTATTCCTTTAATTCCTCTACTAAACGAAGCAAAAAGAAATAAAAGGAATTATTTACATTTTCATGTTCTTGGAATTGGAAATCCTAGAGATATATTTTTCTATGAGTTCTTCAAAACTCATGTTAAGAAGGTTCATAATATAGATCTAACTATATCATACGATTCAGCTGGAGCGGCCTTTAAACAGTTGAATAGAGCAAGGTATATATTAGTTTATGATAGGGTTAATGATATGGTTGTAAAGATGTATATAAAAACATCCTATCTCAATAGAAGATTCGGTAGGAATAACAGACGAGTAATTGATGCTTATAGTACAGAATTAAATAATATGGCCAATAGATATGGTTTCAAACAATTATCTCTAAATGAAGCCTCAGATATTTATCAAAAAGATGGAGAGGGAACTTTTCACGACGTTGTAAAAATCTACTCTATGTTGTACTCCTTAGAATCAATGAGACAAATACAAGAAGTTTCAAAACAACGCACAGATGAATTATATCCACTATATGAGGCCAGACAGTTGGAAGAGTTTAATAGGGGTGTAGAATTAGTAACGAGAAAGTTTAATCATGAAAGAATAACAAGAAAGCAGAAAGCAAAGACAAACAGTTTAATAAGGTCTCTAGATATGCTAACAACTCTTGATGAAGAATATTGTGAATACGTAGTCAAAAGATTTCTAGCAAAAGATGAATTTATTCACCTAGATTCATCTTGTCCATTGAGGTTCTAATGAGACCTTTTGTAGATAAAGTAAACCCAAATATAAATCTCCAAAAGGGTGAATATTTGTGTAAACCATGTAATGGTTGGGGGCGTATTCTAAATGAGGATGAATTGCTTCGTACTCCTTTCCTTAAATGTCCAGTGTGTCTTGGACACGGGAAACTCGATTGGATTGAAAATATAGTTGGAAAAAGAGAAGAGAATAGAAGTGATGATTGTGATTGGAGACCAAGAGCAGTAACCGGTATCATAGCTGGAGATCCCCCACCAAAACTAGAGGAGGGGACAGCATTCTATGATAAGGATAAGGACGTTCTTAAAATCTATAATGGAAAAACTTGGTTTACGCTCGCAAACCCAAAAGAAGGAGCAAAAAATGGCAGATTTTGACAAGGCATTTGAAGTGACAATGGGTCACGAAGGCGGATATGTGCATGATCCAGATGATCCAGGTGGAGAGACTTATAAAGGTGTTGCAAGAGATCGTCATCCAACTTGGAGAGGTTGGGCAGTAATTGACAAGAAGAAAAATGAACCCAACTTCCCAAAGAATCTAGATGGTGATGAAGATTTACAAGAATGCATCAAAGAATTTTATAAGATAACTTTCTGGGATCATCTTTGTGGAGATTTGATTCCAGATGATGATATTGCAATTGAGATGTTTGATACTGGGGTGAATATGGGAGTTTATTGGGCATCAATGTTTCTACAACAGACTCTTAACCTTCTAAATAGAGAAGGTCATCTTTATGCAGATATTTCTGAAGATGGAGATGTTGGCAAGAATACAATTAAGGCTCTTAAAACTCTTTTAAGTTATGATCCGCCTGAATTAGTTCTTCTGTGGTTGAATGTATTTCAGGGAGCTAGATACGCAAGCATATCCAAGAATAATCCAAAGTTGGAAAAATATATGAGAGGATGGTCTAAGCGCCTTAAAGTAGCGAAACAATATGGTTAAAGTAAAAAAGTATCGAGTAAAAAGGATAAGACCTCGCCTAGAAATAGGCGAGGTTTTTTGTGATCATTGTGATGGTAGTGGTTTGGTAAAGGAGAAGCAATTCCGTTCTCCTCTTACAGATGGTCTATGTAAATTTATTGAGGAAGATTGCTATATAGTTGATAAACAATGCCCTACTTGTAAGGGGGAGGGTAAATTAGATTGGGTTGAGAATGTTGTGGGGAAACATGATAGTGACAAACCAAGAAGAGTCAAAAAACGATTTAAGATTATCTCAGAATCATAAAGAAAATAAGATGGAGTCAGTTTGCTCACTTAAAGCAACTGGACTTGATTTAGAAGAAGGTGAATTAATATGTGATACTTGTAATGGTTGGGGAGTTATCCAAAAAAGGAAAGGTGAATGGCCGTATACTCAACCATATGTTAGAAGTTACTGGGTCAAGGATTGTGAGAAATGTAATGGAGCAGGAAAACTAGATTGGGTCGAGAATGCTGTAGGTAAGAGGCAAAGACCCAAATATGGGAGTGTTTTTAAATATGACAGAGAAACAGGAAAAGTCAAAAGAGTCGATTAAGGACGATGCCGCTAGATATTTTGCAGAAAAGATAGCCGGGTCAAAAAATTATGATAATCCCTTCTACTATTTATGGTCAGAATTCCTTGGAGGTCTTGCTTTAGTATCTTTCAAATTCTGGATTATGTACTTGACAAATGAAGAAGGGTTTAGAGAAGGTCTTGAAGATAGTCCAAAAGCTATTATAGATGCAGTATTGCAAATGTGGAGGGTAAGAGTTATAAGTGAAATTGATAAAGAGATGGAAAAGCATGAAGAAATGATGAAAACTCCATACGCAAAAATATTTGGAAATTTAATGACTCCTCCTGATGAAGCACGAAAAGAGATATATAAAACCATAGAAGAAGTAGAGGCGAAAGCGAGGCAGGCTCTTTATGATGGTATCGTTGTGGCGGTGGATAAAGTTAAAACTGAATGAGGGCGAACTTATCTGCCCGTATTGCAAAGGTTCCGGTTATATATATCGAAAACCCAAATGGGGAGTTAAGGAAACACTTTCTTGTCCCCTTTGTGGTACTGCTGGAAAGGTTGACTGGATTAGAAATATAGTTGGACCTGATCCTAGAATGCCTCAGCAATATTGGCGAGACAAATCATACGCAAGAAAGATCTTCGACTGGTTACATAGGATGATATATGAACGAGTATGAGAGATATAAGTGTGATAAATGTGATGGTACAGGAATGTACTACCGCTGTAATAAGAATAATCAAGCTTTTCTATCTATGTGTCCAAAGTGCGACGGAGATGGACATCTGGATTGGGTCGAGAATATTGTTGGAAAGAGAAGAAAGGTAAATATAGATACTTCCGGAGTCATTGATATAAAGACAAAAGGAGTTGCTATTAATTATCCAAGGATGCACGGAAAAACAACGTTTCTAAAAGCACAAGTAGATATTGAAAAAGAAATTATTCAAGCAATGAGTAACAAAATTGCAATGGAGATTGATGAAATGATAATTTCAGAATTGCTTGGGAAGGAGAAAGGATGATAACAGAGGCATTTCTTAATGTTTGCTTCTCAGTATTATTTTGCAAATCTCCCGAAGGAACAAAAGTTAGAAGAGATAATACAATATCTCGAGACATTTTAGAGATTCTCGATTTCTTCGAAGGGAAAGATAATACGGGTATCCCAGTTACCTCAAGAAATAAATGGGATTGTCTTAAGAGAGTTTGCTCACTTAGACTTGAAGGAAGGAGTAATGATGCAATAATCTCTAGCCTGACTGGTATGGGTAAGAAATATTCAGGTTTAAAAGATTTTCTCGAAGCAAAGTCTAGTGAAGAACTGGTTAGTCAAGAGATTGCAAGAAATATAGATCATATAAGAATACATAGAAAAGCAGCCTCAATGTTTTCAAATTATAATGAACTAGTTAGATTAGTTGAGTTAATTAAAGATGGTTCTTTCGAAGCAATTGATGATTTAGTAACGAATTATGAGGGTGAGATAAAAAGATTATATGTAAATGTAATGGAACACAGTCGAAGTTCAGATATTGAAGCATCTGCTTCTCTAGATTTTATTAAAGATGATCATACTCCTATCTTAGAAGAGATAGTTGATAAATATACAAGTAAGAATAAAGTTTCAACTGGTTTTAGAGTTTTTGATGCTGATGTTATGAATGGAGGTTTTGAGACAGAAAGATTATATATTTTTGGTGGGGGGACCAGTGCAGGGAAATCAACTTTAATAAATAACATGATAATTAATTCTGCAACCATATTTGATCCCGTATTAGATGGATGTTATCAAGGAGATGAGATCGAAAGGGTTTATATTTATATCACTCTTGAGAATTCTTTGAGTGATGCATATTTAAGAACATATCAACCATTATATGATAGAACAACTGCGCAAGCAGTTGATGATGTGAAGAAGGGGATGGATATAAGGAAAGCAATAATTGAAAAACTCAAGCAAAAAGGCAGTACAATAATTATGAAATTCTTTCCTGCATATTCAATTACCCCTAATGATCTCATGCCTATTGTGAATGATGCAATTTCTGAATATGGTCAGGAATCTATTAAAGGTTTATATGTTGATTATCTTGATTTGCTCAGACCAGATCGTAGACATGAATATTATAGGATAGAGTTAGGTCACATTGCTCTATCTCTTAAAGGTATCTCAAGTTATTATAAAATTCCAGTAATTACAGCTAGTCAATTGGGTCGTCAAGTTTATGATGGAATAAACAATGCAAGAGAGCTTCATCTTGGTATGATATCTGAGTCAATCAAGAAAGTCGAGCATGCTGATTTTGTGGCATTACTTGCTAGAAATGTTACAGAGGAAAGCAAAGTTCATGTATTTGTTGGAAAAAACAGAAGTGGAAAATCAAATGTAGCTATAGACTTTCATGCTAATTTTGATAAATATAAATTTGTAAATGGAAACGTTGTTGCTGTATCAAAGGAAGAAAGAGCAGAATCTCGTATTGGTACAACTCCTATGGATGACATTGCTTTCCAGGGTATGACAATATGAGATTATATCTTACTGCAAATACCAACCAAATAAAGAACAAAAAATAAACAATTTGAGAAGATAATAAAACCTTTGAGGAGGAAAAAAAGATTAGGGAGGAATTATTATGAGCGAGAAAAAAACTAAAAAGGTATCGTATGCTAACTTACTGAAGGAGGCTCTTTCGGATTATACCGATACTCCGAAAAATGTAGATACGTTGGGTCCATTCCTCGATCCTATACTCAGTTATAAGGGCGATGGCGAACTACCCACCCACAAAGATGCCGCATCAATCCTTGAAAGGTATTATTTTAAGCAGGAACAGGATGAAGGCGTTACCATATCCCTTGATGAAGAAGAGTCTGTCGTCAATAAGGATATTGTGACTGTGGGCAAGGACAAAGCTGCTCTTGCCGATGAACCAGAATCAGTCAAAAAGTCCAAAGATGATACTGAAGATGCGATGGCTATGGAGCAGGAAGAAATGGATGTGGAAGAGGAAGAGGAAGAGACTGAGGAAGTAGAAGAGCAAATGGTTCCCGAGGAGCCTGCTGGTCTTTCTGGAGATGAAAAAGAACTTCCGCCACGTAAAGGTAAAGATGGTGAGGGGCAAGTTGAGCCTGCAAAACTAGAGTCACAGGTCGTCGAGGAAGATGACTCAGTTGAAAATGCAGTTATCGAAAAGCTGATCTCTGAGATGGAAGAGGAAGAAGCAGACGAGGAAGCAGAGGAAGAGGAAGCTGCACCCGTCGCTGAGCAGGATGAAGAAGCGGAGGAAGAGAAAGAAGAGGAAGAAGAAGAGTTAGACGTCGACAAAGAAATGGAAGAAGAAGAGGAAGAGGAAGAGGAAGCTATTGAAGAGCAAATTCCTATTCAAAAGATAGCTGGTGCAGGCGGATTGGATAAAGAAGAGATGGAAGAGATGTATGAGTCCTTTCAAATCTTCAAAGAGCAAATTGAGGAAGATGACACTCCTGACATTAGCTCAGATGAAGTAATTGTCTAGAACTTAAATAGAACTCAACAGTGGAGGTCAGTCTTCCTTCACTGTTGAGTCTATTTTTTTGGATTTTTGGAAAATGCCATGAAAAAAGAAAAACGAAGAGTGAAGATTCATGAAGCGAATCATGTAATAATATTTAGAGGTCGGCCAGTAAGAACTCCAGTTACTTTGGATGTTACCGATAAAGAATTCGATTTTATTATGATGAATATACAGTCTAGAGGAATTATGAAATATGAAGTTGAAGACATAATTAAGAATGAGGCGCCTTTCGAAGAAAGTTTAGTTATGAAAGTCCCTCAGGATATTGAAGAAGTAGTTGGTGTCGAAGAGTTCGAGGGCCAGTCAACCCTTGATAGAATTTTGGAAGAAAAATGAAGGTTATTAAAATAATCCACGAAAATGCGGACCCTATTGAAGTTCACGACAACGATGAAAGAGATTTGGTATCATATGCCGAGAACCTTTCAAAACTTCTTGAAGCTAGTAATGTAACAATATTAGAGACCACTTCGGGGTCAGTTATAGTTAGGCCATCGCGAGTGTGCTCAATTGTAGTCTCCGAAGTAAATGATGAAGGTGAACTAGTTAAAGAAACTGTGACTGAAACCGAAAGTATAGAAAGCGAGGACGTCGTTACTGACGGAGAATAATGTGTCACCATACATCCCTGTAGGTTTAGCTTCTATAGCATTTTGTGCACTATTGTTTCTATTCAATAGATATCAAGATTCAAGAAAGAGAATGGAGGCAATAAAAAATTTCCCATCGTATGCTACTACACTTGGTTATCATTTAGAAAAAGCATATGAGATAATTCATAAAGACAGAATGCTTGTCTATTCTCTTGAAGCAACGAGAGTTCCAGATGAGCAGTTTAATGTTATTACAAAAGATTTTATAGGTTTAGTACTTAAATTAATGGGCCCTAAATTGACAAAAGAGTTCACTTATATTTATGGAAATCTCGATACTCTTATCTTTAATATAACTGAGTTCTTTAATACTAAATATGAAGATGATGAGATAAGGCGAGATGCCATGACAGCAATGATTGAAAAAGAAATTGACGAGGGCGAGGAAACTACCGGAGAATAAATATGCCACTCAGTGATACATTTGATAAATTAAAATCGTCAGTCCTTGGAGTAAAAACTACAAAGATTGATAAAACATTAGATAAAGCGGTTCGAGACATTTCAATGTATAAGTCTCAATCCGGAAGAAATGGATATATAGACTTAGTGCGTTCTGTTATTGCTAAGAGTGGTCAAATAGATATTGGTACTGGTGGACAAGGTTTATTTGGACAAGCAGCAACTCCTGCAATGATGGGTCAAGGTGGGAGGTTAATGCGCTATAGAACATATGAAGCAATCGTCTCAAATATAAGTTATTGTTTCAGGGCCCTAAGTGTTTTAACAGATAATATTCTTTCACCAGATGACATTACAAAAATTTCTCTTGATATTAAACCAATTGAACAAATAACAGATGAAATATCGACTGAGACAATAGTGAATCTTGTAGAGGAGATTATCAAGAGGGTAAAACTTGAGCAACATTTAACTAGGATAGTTAGAAACACTTTAAAGTTTGGTGATTATTTTTGCGAGATTGCAGATACAAAAACAGCATTGACATCTAGAGCCATAATTGCAGAATATCACCAGTATTTAGATGCAAATAAGATAAATACAGATAAGGAAACTATAGTAATAGAAAGTGATGAATTTAAGAAGTCTGATTTTAATACAAAAATTACTATTGATTATTCTGCCTTTACAGAAGCAGAAGTATCAGAAGAGGGAGAAAAAAGTAAAGATGATGATGAAGAAGATGAAATGAATTTAAATGATGTACATTTAGTTTACCATGAACCAAAATTTGTAGTAAAACTTCAAAGCGATCTTTTTCCTCTCTGTTTTGGTTATTTAATATTTCCTAGAGCACTGTCAATTCCTCAATTAGCAATTCAAGATCAAATAGTTAATAACATCTGTCTTGCAATCCTAAAAAACATTGAGAAAAGAATTCCTCAAGCAAAAGAATTACAAGATAACGAGGACTTGAAAGATATTATTAGAACAATGATAAAAACCTCAGATTTTTCTAGATCGTTAAATATTAGGTTTGTACCTGCTGACAAAATAGAACACTTTCATATTCCATCAGATAAATATTTTCCATACGGAGAATCCATATTTGATGCATGCCAATATAATGCAAAAGTCTTGATTGCTTTGGAAACTGCTTTAGCAATCCACAGATTAACAAGATCTATTGAGAAGAGAAAAGTTGCAATAGAGATTGGATTGCCGCGTGATGCTAAGAAAGCAATTGAGAAAATGAAAGAGGAGTTTAGAAAGAGAAAAATTAGTTTAGATTCATTTGGTACAGTTGATACTATTCCAAGCATGATTACTACATTTGAAGATATTTATATTCCTCAGAAAGATGGGAAAGCATTCGTTGACGTTAGTACTTTTAATGAAGGTGGTGTGGATGTTAGGGGTAAGGTTGATGAGTTGAAGTTTATGAGAGATAGTATTGTTGCGTGTCTTGGAGTTCCTGCTAGTTTTCTAAATATTGAGGAAAATCTCTCAAGTAAAGCTGCTCTATCAGAAGAGAATATTTTATTTGCGAGGACGATTGTTGGTCATCAAAAATATTTTACTCATCAAATAAATAACTTGTTATATAAGGTCATAACTCTTGTTAAACCGGATATTGCACTGGAGTTATTAGATACAGTTCTAATAGCTCTCGCTCCACCCAAATCTCTACAATTTGAAAGAGAAGCAAGGTACCTAAGTGATCTAGCGAATATGATTGATACAATGGATAGAATAGGCATACCAAAAGAATATGCCAAGAAGAAATATCTTAGTCAAATTGACTGGTCTGAAATTGAGAAATATAAGGTTGATGAGGATATTGATAAAGGGATGGGTACTGAGAAAGAAGAGGAAACTCCAGGATTTGGTGGAGGCGCATTCTAAGGAGATAATGTTATGTCCGAAAGACTTCAAAAAATACTCGATGAATTAACAACTACGATGAATAGTACAATGTTCTGGGGTCCACATGGTTTTAGGCGTCAATCACAAGATGTAATAACTTATTATGACCCTAGAGCAGCTACTGGATGGGAAGATTATGCAACTTATACTGCGATTGGACCTATTGTGCCCCCTACAACTGCAATTGGTAGTACAATACCAGTAGAAGGTTATGGTCTGACAAATAAAAAAGTTGAAGAACAAGAAGAGGAAGAAAAGGAGCATGAAAAATTAGCAACTGAGCAACCCGTTCCTTTACAGCAGCCTCCTTCTGTTGGTGAGTTTGATGAAGATACTGAGGATAAAGAAAAGGAAGAAAAGATAAAAAAGGTTGATATATTACCAAGAAAGATAAGTGAACAACCCGAAGAAGAGGAAGAACCTGTCGAAGAACCTGCGGGTGGTGAAGAAGATATACCAGGTATGCCGGGAGAAGAGATGCCAGGTGAAGAAGAAGGTATACCGGGTATGCCAGGTATACCAGGTATGCCAGGTGAGGAAGATACAGGACCTGAAACACCAGGAGAAGTTGGTCGTATTTATGAATTAAAGAAGATATATGCGAGATTAATTTCTCTTGATCATCATCTGTCTTCATCTACTGATGAAGTTCTCCTAAAGTTACGTCATATAGTATCTCAATCAATTGAAGTCTTCCGAGTTATGATTGCAAATGTTGATTTGTTTAAGGATAAGATGAATAGTATAATTGTTCTATATTATGAATTTCTTGAGAGAGTATATACTCTACTAAAGAAATATTATAATGCAAAGACTAAAGAGGAGAGACGGGATGCCAAGATTGAGGATAAACCAGAGAGGGTTTCTCCTGAATACGGGCCACAGTCAAGTGAGAACCCCCTGTATAATAGAGCTTAATGATTTTAACCGAGATTTAATTTTTAATCAATTGAGATCAGCAGGTATTTCAAATTATATTATTGATATTCCTGTGGTAATTCAAAGACCTGGCGAGAAAAAAAGAACACAGTCATTTCCATACTCTCTCAATTATAAACCAGACCCTCTTGACATGAGAGATTATAGAATTTCTAAACTTATTGATAAACCACTCTCTTATTCTCTATCCGTAGATCACACAAGTAAAATGTCTCCAGTAAAAGATCAAGGTCAAAAAGGTTCTTGCGTTGGTTTTGCAGTTGTTGCGATGAAAGAATGGCAAGAACAAAAAGAACATATTAATGAAATAATAAAGGGAAAGGTATATAGAAGGAAAGCTAAACACTACGATTTATCAGAGCAATGGTTATATCATAAGACAAAAGAAATTGATGCTTGGCCAAACCAAGAGGGTACAAGTTTTAGATATGCTCTTAAGATTCTTCAAAAAATGGGAGTTCCGCCTGAAAAAGCATGGCCATATAGTGATAGAACTTTAGGTAGTCCAAAAAGGTGGGCTAAAATGATTGCCCTTTGGACTATGTGTGGTCACTATTATAGACTAGAAGGCATAAAGCAGATTGAATGGACATTGAGTAATATTGGACCATGTGTTGCTGGGATTGGTTGCTATGAAGAGATATTCTTCGTTGGTAATGATGGATATGTGCCATATCCAGCAAGATCAGATATCCTCTATGGTGGTCATGCCATATGTCTCGTTGGTTATGATTCTAAAAAGAAATTAGTTAAATTTAAGAATTCATGGGGAACAAATTGGGGAGAAAAGGGTTACGGTTATCTCTCTTATGATTATATCAATGATTTCTGTTGGGATGCTTGGGCGGTAAAAGATATTAATGTTACAAAGGAGATGCTTAAAAGCAAATAAGAGGTGCTGCTATGTCACACTTTTTTATTGAAAGTGCAATTATGCAAGAAGCTAAGTTAATGAGAGAAGAACCGGGTAAAGCAATATTTCGTATGGTTCTTCAAACTGCCGATCAAGTCAACCAGAATAAGAGGTTATATCCACAAGCTGTCCTAGCTGAGGGAATGAAAGAAGTTGAGAATCGTATGAGTCGACGCGCATTTTTGGGCGAGTTAGATCACCCGGTTCCTACAGGAAATCAGTTTGATGAAGTCAGACAAACAACAGTTATGCTAAAAGAGGTATCTCATCTAATTCGTGATTATGATTGGAGGGGGAAGCAACTAATAGGAGAATTAGAGACGACCAATACTCCCAACGGAGCAATCCTTTTAGGTCTATTAAAAGATCGTTCTGGTATTGGAATGAGTATGAGGGGAATGGCATCCTTAAAAAGGATGAGAGAATATAATGAGGTTGAAGGTCCGTTAATGATCATTACTTATGACTCCGTATCCCTACCTAGTCATTCATCTGCAGTAGTTGACTTTAAAGAGATGAAGTTTGAGAATAAATCTTTGTTAATTGAAAACTGTGATTGTGAAACTGTCTGTACAGCAGACGGTACTTGTTATTTAGCAAATTATTTTGATAAATTAGTTGAGACTCGAATGATTCAATTCTTCAAGACTTGGGTATAAGATTCTATCTTCCTACTGTTTTCCGCTTAGATAGAATCTGGGGATTTAGCTTATGCAAATTAAAAAAACTAGTTTAGGTAAAAAGTTAGAACAAAACAAAAATCCATCCTCCGAGAACTTTATCTCGGAAGTCGTAGACAGAATTTTCCTAATTTGTATGAATGATGAAAATTTTCAAGCACGGGAAAAACTGCAGTCAGTTGAAAACCAAGTTGAAATTCAACAAAAGAAGGTTACTAAACAAGAGAACCTTCTAAAAGAAGCAACGAAAATTAGAACCGAAGTAACTGAAAAAATATCTAATATCGAAGAAGAGACGATGAGTCTCAGAGAAATGCTTCTCGAATCTTTAGGAAGTGAACTATGAAAATAGTTGAAACTTCAATTCCTGACGTTGATCTAAAAAACATCAATAAATCGAAATTACATCTTGCTGAAAAAATAGTTGAGGGCGTTCATCCTTTACTCGACGATATTTATCGAGAAAAGGCAAATCAACTTGAGGAATTGAAGGAGCGTTATAAAAACCTCAGAAAAAGAATTTATAAAGAAAAAGAAGAACTAGAACAATTAATGAAGGAGCACAAGAGAAAGAAGAAGGTGAAAACTCTAGTTGAAAGAATTGCAAAATTGGTTTCAACTGGGTTAGTTCATGAAGGGGCTATGAGGAACCAGATGGTGGTTCTTTTAAAAATAGTCGATAATTTATCAGAGGAAAAGTTAAATCATCAGTTGAGAGAAATAACAAATATGGTAAGTAAGAGATTTTCAAGAGTGTAGGACTACATTAATGAGACAAGGAGGTAGTATATGAAAGAACTCTTAATGGAATGCTACAGGACTACGAAGAAGATTTCCGGTATTGATCCATCAAAACCTGGAAATCTGAAGGCCGTACTTGTAGATGATTCCGCGTTTGAGGCTTATGTTACAAGTCTTGCTGAGTCCATTGAGGATAAGAAAGACCGCAAGAACTTCCTACAATTGGCTGAGAACACCAGGATCAACCTCCTGGAAAATTCAATGTTTCAGATCAACCCATATGAAACTTTGACTCTGCCAATTCTGCGCGTGTTTTATCCGAAGCTGATCGCTAAGGAACTTATCACTGTTTCGCCGATGGACAAACCGGAAACAATCAAGGCCTTCTTGACCGCCACCTTTTACAGACATGGTGACGCAACTGGGTACCCAGCACCCGCGCAGGCCACTGATATTTCGCAGGGTCCAGCTGTTGGTACTCCTGTGGCAGCCACGATGCCTGTTCCAAGTAAGGCATACGATGTCCTGGCATTGATCGGTCTAACCAGCACAGAAGTTCACATTGAACGTGACTTCGAAATCACCGCTGTTAGCGCGGATGGTACTGCTTGGACCGAAGTTTCAATCATCCCTGCCGTTGAGGGTCACTTCTCTGGCGGAGTAACAGTCACTGGTGTTGGTGATGACGTAATCTCCGGTAAAGTTGACTATCTCAATGGTACTGTTGACATTTCCAGTGCTACTGGAGTTGTCACCGTTATCAGGTTTACCTGCACTACTTCACTTGAAGAGAATAGGGTAAATCCATACGTCAAGCTGAATGTTGACAAGGTACGCCTCTATGCTAGGGATCGCCAGATCTCTGCAAACTGGACGATTAATATGGAGCAGGACATGAGAGCTCTGTTTGATCTGTCCATGCAGGCTGAAATCGTCAATATCCTTGGTCAACAGATCGCCCTTGACATTGATAGGGAGATTATCAATGCCTTGATTACGGGCAACACAAGGCTGAACCCAGCAACTCACCAGGATACCTTCAACCGTACTCCACCTGTAGGATATACTTGGGGTACTAAGTATTGGCATGAGAATATTATTCCAGTTCTGAATGTGCTGTCTGCCCAGATCTACACAGACACTAATATTGAAGCAGGTAACACCATTGCGGCCAACCCGCTTGATGTTGCTATTCTGGAAGATATTCAGACTTTCAATTACACTGGAACCTCAACTGTTGACGGTGACTTCGGCTATCGCTCTGCTACTGTTGCAGGTGGCAAGTGGCGAGTTCTAACCAGTGCCGTTGTTCCACAAGGTACCATGGTCATCGTTTACAAACCAGTGGAAGAACTGAAGGTTGTCTACTACTACTGTCCATACGTTCCTGCCGTGTTGCATCCATACCCACTTGGATATACTCCATCTCTGACCATCTTGAGTCGTTATGCGACTTCGTTGGTCAGGCCACTGGGTATTGCTACACTGACAATTGGAGCGTAATTCGACAAAAAAATAACAACAAAAATAACCCTCGGGTGATTCACACTCGGGGGTTATTTTTTCGTTTTTTAGTCTTTCCATGTTCCTCCCTGTCTCCTCCAAGGAATCATACTCTCTTTAATGAAGGCGACTTTAGGGGAAATTGGTTTTTCCTCAACCTCTTCCTTTTTCTCCTCTGTAGAAAACCAGGCCAATAGAAAGCAGCACACCATTAATATTAAAGGAAGATAAACTGCAAGATACTTCATTAGATCCTCCTTTCTATTTCTGAAATTTCGATTTCTGGGGGACTTGCATCCCAAAACCAGGTTATTAATCTAAAACCCAAGATGATAAGGATAAGGAGGAGGGAAACCAAAGTGGCAATTAATCCCTTTAATGTTTTCATTTGATATCCCTCCATCTGATAACACCGGTCTCCTTATCGGGTTTGACGTTTTTCCATTCAATTTTTGATTTCTTGTTATCCTCGGGTAAGAGATCGAAGATTTCTCTAAAACTTAGAGTCTTTACACCGCTGTCTGAAAAGTAATATAGGACCACCTTATCTAGAGTTCCTCCACGAGTTGCTGCATGCTTCTTTGCTTCATCGCTTTTAATTAAATTGAGGTACTCCATAGCAACAGCGAGTTTTGACGATAAATATACATGCTCATCTGTTAAGTCCTCAGGTCCCATTCTTTTATTGAGACAGAATTCACCAACGACTGCCAAAGCGGCTTCTTTTTTTGTAAGCATAGGTTACCCCTCCTTTTTCCCTAACCCACGACAGCAAAGATCGTGGTAGTTACAATCATCTCTTCCACACACCTCGACAGCTCGTTTGAAGCAATCTTCGAATCCGTTCTTTATCTGCTTTGCTCGTACATAGTCAGTGATACATTGATCACAGAGACCTCCTGATAGATGGTGGTTATTATTGCCTTTGGTAAAAATCTTATTTATCCATTTTTCTTGCAGATTAAGAAGGAATATTTTGACGAGGCTATGATTCTCAACGTTAACCGACCAAGTATATTTACATTTTACACATACGTACTTCATAAATAATAACCTCCTTTCCAAAATGTTTTATCTTAATAAGTTATATATATAGCAGGAGGTTTTTTATATAACCAAAAAAAAGACCTCAAGTATATTAATAACTTGGGGTCTTTAAGGAAAGTGAGAAATGGTGACTCACCTAGAATGTACGATACCCAATTTTTCTTCTTCATATGGAGCGGATATCGGTAGTCCTTCTAACTCCCTCCACTTCCTCCAGAAGTCAAGAAGAAATATTTTGAGCATATAGCGAATACTCATATTCTTTATATGGTTATCGCTTATGATATTACTCAAGACAAACTTCTTTGCTTCTTTTAGAGTTGGTTGTTTTTTCTGTTTTGCCAACCATTTCTTACATAACTCATATTTCTCAGAGTTAATGGTCAGGGTTCCCTCAGAATCATGGGGGTCTTTTTTATAGAGGATTTGTTTTTGCCTTAGAGCTCTTATGAAGAACTCCCTTCTTCCCTGCATTCTAGTTCTGTAATCATAGAAAATAGGTGAATAAATATTATCTTGCTTACGAAGGAAACTGGTTGCCAGGACATGGAGTTTTGTTTTTAGGTATGGGGAATATGTTATACTCTTCTTTGTTTTGGTTTTACCAGACTTATCTGTATATTCCCTATCGACTAAGTGGTGAGATTTCTTACTTCTACCTTCTCCTCTGACAACCTCTTCACCTTCGATCTCATCTAGAGTCCATACCACGTCAAGACCAGCATAACTCCAAAATGCGGTGACATGGTTTGCCCTATGAGGATCAAGTTCGCTCACAAGAACGCCGCCCATTGTAGGACCAACTCCTTCAAGTCCTTTCAGGAATTCTGTCCAGATTGGAAACTCATCAAGAAATTTCTCAATTTGCTTATTGATCTTGTACTCCTGTTTGACAAGAGATATATAGGTGTCAACAAATATAAACATAATTTCACCAGAGATTATACCAGGGTGTGCATCCTTCATAATCTTAGGAATCTCTTTCATGTTTATCACAACACCGTCAGTGATTCTCTTGTATTCTCTAGAGATAAGTCCCATTAACTCTTTTGGGAGACCATAAAGACCTTCTTTCTTTTCTCCCGGTTTTAGTCCAAAGCGACGATATAGATTACCAAGAATCCTATTTCCCATCCTGATCCTATCCCTCTGAATATCGTCATATCCTCTAATTAATCCTCTCAATTCAATCTTTGGACTCCACAACTCAGGTACAGGTTGCACAGGTATGCTAAAACCTCTGCCCTTGAAAACATCTGCGATTGATTTTATAGGTTCTAAAACTTCCTTAGCCATAACACTTCTCCTTGGTTCACTATATATATATGGGATTCTTTAATTCGATGGTTCACTCTACGTGCCGGTACGTCTCGATTCTTTGGAATCGGAAACACGCTTCTCTTGGTACACTACAATTTATTGATTTTTCTTATTCCTTGGTACACTTTTTCTTCTAGATTTTTTAAGAGATATAGGTTCACTCATGTTCGTTGGATACTGCGGACTTCTGGTTCACTCCGGATGTTTGAATTTTATCAAATGATGGTTCACTGCCAACAAATGGTTTTTCCTTGCCAATACGGTTCACTTTTGAGTTCTGATTTTTTTGTGCTTGAAGGTCCACTTTATAGAAATGGGTTGCTGTAATTACATGGTTTACTAACACCCACAGGATTTCTCCCAATTCTAGGTTCACTTTTTTCTTCGGAATATTCTCCCCCACCTGGTTCACTTATCGTCTTAGGTTGTTTATCCATTCCGGGTTCACTCGGCAATTGGGTTTTTACTACGTAACTTGGTCCACTCCAACGCGCTGGGTTTCTGCGAGAGGACGGTTCACTCTTTTTTCAGGTTAATCTCCCCCACTTGGTTCACTCAAATTTTTGGGTTTCTGACATTTTATGGTCCACTCCGTGTCGCTGGATTCCTCTGCTCCCTGTTGGTTCACTATTCAAAAATTGGTTTTTTTCCTTAGATTGGTTCACTCCGGCGCACTGGGTTTCTGTTGCTGGGTGGTTCACTTGGTGAATGTGAATTATTACAGGGGAATGGTCCACTTTATCATATTAGATTTTTTTCGTCGTTGGTTCACTTTGAAAAATGGGTTTGCATGACTTTTTGGGTTCACTCAGTCATCATGAATAACTGCCTTCAACTGGTTCACTGCAGCTCCCAGGTTTTCTCCGGGCTTATTGGTTCACTGGACTATAATGGTTTAGCTGTAGACTTTGGTTCACTTTCATGTACGGGATTTTCTAGCCAACGTAGGTACACTCCTTGCATCGGTTACCTGATATGCTATGGTTCACTTAACAATGATGATTTTTTGTGTCTTTATCTGGTTCACTTTCCAACGATGGGTTACTTCGCCAAAACGGTCCACTCAAAAATCCTGGTCTTCTGGCCTCGCTTGGTTCACACTAATTTCGGATTGGTACACTCTAAGGTGCCCTGCACCGACTGGTTTTTTACACTTTCCTTGAATGGTTTTCTCGCCCAGACCGGTTCATTCCCGTTTTCTGGTTATTATCCTCACTTCTGATTCACTCGCCACGTCTGAGTTTTTTGATCACTACTGGTTCACTTTCGTCATTTGATTTCTGCTCAATTTTGGTTCACTTAAGATTCTTAGATACTTCTTTATCTTGGTTCACTAGACTGATTGGATTAATTGTACCACAGGTTCACTCGGCGGGTATGAATTTTTCTGGATGCATGGTTCACTCATTCTGTTTAGATACTGATAAAGTTAGGTTCACTGAGGTTAGGAGGGTTCCTATTTCTCTCCTTTGGTTCACTCTCTCGCTCAGGTAATCTGTTTCACGATGGTTCACTTTGCAGAATAAATTACTAAAAAAAAGTACTCATAACGAGTACCTTTTTTTCTAAAGGGTGGTAGGGGGTGGGAATCGAACCCAAAGACGGTATTGGCAGTTGAAAGGAGGAAAGACCGCCAACTTTGGAAAAGAGTCCTCCCGACCGTCTTGGATGGTGGTAGAACAACCATCCAGCATTCCGGTTGCCATTCCCCCTACCATTAGAGTTTCCTGTGTATCTCTCATATGCGCCTCTCTCTAATTATAGGAAGAACGGCCTTCGGATTTGCTGTCTATTAGTCCGATATCCGAAAGTTCCAAATCAATCTCTGCTTCGATTCTTAATAATTCTAACTTATTATGGTACTTTATGTACACTTTTGTGGAAACAATTATTAGTGATATTCCACATAATATCGAAATGACTGTAATACTATACCAATAGTATCCCAGTCTACTTACATGGATAAGGAGACCAATGACTGAACCAACAAACATTGATAACAGTCCAGTTATCCATGCGGCAACAGCTACTGCTGTGAGCACCACGTGTCTAAGTTTAAACATAACATCCTCTCCCCTCCCTAGAAAACGGAGAAGCCCCCGTCTGTCTCCTTAGTTATTGTAAAAGTACCATGGTCTCTGGTACCGACTAACCAACTGTTAGAGGTCTTGAGATCAATTTTAATTACTTCAACTTTCTCGTTAAGATGTCTCCCTATCACATCTTCAAAGACTTTTCTCATGTTAATTAGCATATTATTCCTCTACAAATTAGATGTTGACTCTTGCTTCTCTGATCTTCTTTGACAAATATTCCTTATTATTTGTTCTAAAGAAGATATCGAACCATTCATTGTCCAAATTTAAATTACTATAAAAATGACAGACAGTAAGGTTGTTTTGTCTTGCTCTCATGAGAAATCCACCAAGACTTGTAAGCAACCCTGAGGTTCCAAATGCTTTAGCAGCTTCTTCATCTGTAGTAGGCCACATTTCATTCTTTAATGCCTCTATTGTAAGTCTGACATTCTCAACATCATCTTCTGTATAGGTAAATACAGAATCAACATGATAAATCAATTCTCCTGTTTCAAGACTTTTACGTTCGTTAACTCGTAAACCAATTAGGTAGTGATACATAGCTAACTCCAGAACAAAATATAAATGCTCAAATCGAGAAAGGAGAAACTCAATGAAATATCCCGAATTTAGCGAGAAGGGTGAAGTAATTTGTCAAGAGTGTGGAGGAGCCTACAAAGTATTAACTGGATCCCACACTCGGAGAAAACACAACATGTCTATTGATGAATATAAGGCGAAATATCCTGATGCACCAACTTCTGGAAAGATGTTCTCCTTAACAATGTCACAGGTACAATCTAAACCTGAGATTTTCAAAGAGAAACCTGTTGAAGTTGATTTAAACCAAACCGGTGAAGACGACGTAATTACTGACGACGAAGTATTAGATGATGAGCATGCCCCGACAATTGAAGAAATTCAAGAAAAACTTCAAGATACAGATCTAAGCGATCTCTTCCAAAGTGATGAAGTTAAGGATCCTGAACCATATAATGTTGAGGATGAAGATGTTCGAAGTCCAAGAGATAAAATTCAAATTCTCAAATTTTTGAGACAGAAGTATCCCTTTATTCAGAACAACTATCTGATAAAGAAATTCCTCATGACAAATCATCTTGAATATGAATTTATCACAGATATGGCTGACCCTATAAATAAGATCGACTTTGAATTCCCAAATGCCTTTTGGCACAACAGGATGGCCTTTGAAGATCCTCGTAGAAATGAAAAATTGAAACGAGATGGTTGGAAGATTATCACTGTCAACTCAAGGGTTCCAAAGGTTAGTGAGGTTCAGAAACTAATTTCCAAATAAGTGTAGAACAAATAACAAATTACTATCTCACTTAACGAGAAGAATTTACCACTCAGTTACGGGGTGATGCTAAAAGGGCGTCACCCCAATTTTTTCGTTATCACGTTGTTAGCTTTAGTATGTTTTAATTTCTTATGACTCTCAATGGCAGAGTCTATACATGCCTCTTTTGTTTCCTTATCTATAAGTTCAAGAACCTCTGTTTCCTTCAATATGAGTTCATCCGAATTAGAAGCTGTATTTACAGAATAAACCATTGAGAGGTTCTGAATCGTTATATACCTTGCTACCTCAGGATCTTGTTCTACTTCCCTGCAATAAATGTATGCCCAGTAAGAGTCCGTTATATACTTTCTTACCTCTGGGCGATTTTCGATCTCTTTACAATAATAGTATGCATCCTCTGGTTCGGTTATATATTTTCGTATGGTTGGATAATCCACACAGAACCTACAATAGAAATAGGCATATTCGGAGGCAGTTATTCGACGCCTGATTCTAATATCATCTTTAACCCACCTACAGTATTCATATGCCCACTTTGGAGATGTAATTAAATTAGCGACTTCAAATAGGTTCTTTACATCTCTGCAATATTCATATGCCCACTTAGAAATCTGTTCTTCTTCTAACCAAAGGTTCATAATGTCGTCCATAAAAAAAATTAAAGTTGCCCTACTGACGAGCAGAGAAGACTCGTCAGTAGGGGTTAATTGTCATATGAAGCTGGTTACTCCGCTAAAGGCTTCAGAGCAAACATTTGAATCCAGGGTTTACTCCTATATCCAGCCTCACCGCCGGAGAATCCGAAACCACCGGAACCAACACCACCACTGTTCTGATTGTTTTTGGCAGTCTCAATCCATGCCTGAGTGTAGCTAAAACCAACGCCCCACCCGAAGGCCTTGATTACACGAGAATAACCTTCTGCAGTCAGAAACAACGTTTTGGCTCCCATGTCTAGAGCGGAAAGAGCAGCAGCCGCCAATACCTCCATTGAGGTTGAGTCTACATTCTTGCTTGATACATAAATAAGACCAACCTGCTGAACGGGGTATGAAGGTCGCTTAATTATAATCTCAATGGTATCCTCAGCAGCTTTCTCGTCCTTCTTCTTTATAGGAACTAAGGATTTCGCATTGATCTTGATCCTACCGCCTGCCATGGCCTCCAGTTCAGCACGAGTCCACACCTTCTTGAAGAGCAACATAACGCCTGCTTTCTGGAAGTTGTAGTCCTCTGTGGGCTGACCGAAGTACTGTGGATATCCGGGGTAATTAACATCGCCCGGTACCGGGAAGCTTCTGGGAATCTCCGAACCATACGTAGTGATGGTTGCACTAGGACTCCCACCTATCTGAAGTTGCGACTGCTCATTGTTGCTAAGGTTCTGGTTATCAACTTCATTAGCGTTGGAGTTGTCACCATTTGCAATAGCATCAGCGAAAACAGCAGGCGCACTCAGCACCAAGCAGGAAAGTAGTGCGACCAGAATGAATAGCTTACGCCTCATAGGGTCTTTCCTCCTTTCCTGCTTAGAGACCGCCGAGTCCCTCATTATAGGTGATGGACCCGTCCAATACCGGGACCGATCCTGCGCTGTTGATGGTGAGTTTGGTATATGACTGAGATGCCTGTTGCTGGACTCCAGAAGCTCCAACAAGGACACCTTCGCCATCAAACACTGGCCGCTGTACCTGCTCTTGTATGAACACATTGTTCGCTTCAAGATCAAGATCAGCATCACCAACCATGCTTACTGCAGCGCCGACACATGACTCATGACCACCACTCTGCTGCATGGCCAAGAGAACAACATTTTCCATCAACAGTTCGCCAGCTATTCCATAAGTTGGCATCCAGTCAATGTCAATGTCTATGTCAGTGTCAGAATCGAAGTCAGCCTCGACCTCGGTTTCTGATTCTGCTTCTGCTTCAGAATCGGACATAGCAAGGGCACCAGCGCCAGCAACGGCTCCTGAACCGCTCAGGGCACCAGCACCAGCTATTTCAATAGCTTCGCCCTCTCCGCTAGTATTTGCATTAGCGGTTGCATCACTGTCTCCAGTAGCGTTTGCATTTGCATCCGCATCCGAATCAGAAGTTGCGGTAGAGTCTGCAGTGGCATCGCTGCTAGCACTGTAACTCTCGTCGATGTTGATGTCTACAATCAACTGATCATTGAACACAGGATTCCAGCTGAGACTGAGACTCTCAATTGAGAGATCAATCATGGACTGTTCGGCACAACAGGTTTCATGGTTGTTCCAAACAATACCATCAACTCCACTGGGTTGACCAATTGTCAGAGATGCATCGAGATCCTTGGGCGGATCAGCGAGAGACGGTACCGCAAAGGAGACCAGTGCAACAGCCAACAGTATAGCTAAGACTTTCTTCATGTCTTTTGCCTCCTTAATGTTTATGTAGGGTTAGTTAGTTGACGTTGATACAACTGAACTGGTGGATGTTTGTGTACTAGTTCCCGTTTGAACTCCGATATATCCGTTAGCTGCAAGACCAACTTGATTCTGCACATTGGTCTGATAAGCGTTAGCACCACCGGATGTAAACACACGAGTCTTATCTGTACAGTTGAGATCAGTTGTTGATTGGATTACCTGAATGACTTCCTGATCGGAAATCTGACTCATTTCTGCATCAGCGGGCATGGCCCAATACTTAGCATCATAATCCAAACCGACATCTTCAGCTGTTACCGTAAGACCCTGAGCACGATTTTCAAGACGTGTGCTCTGATCGTACTCTTGATATATGACCTGCTTAGCATCCGTATTGGCATTGGTGGCACCATCGTCCGCATAGACGGAACTAGTGAGTACGAAGACCAACACGAGAACTAGAAAGACTATTGTCTTCCTCATGTGGTCACTCCTTTCTCAGTGATCGGAGGTTCTTATCGAGGGACGTTACATTCTAACACACCAGCTGCAGTGAAACTGCTAACTGACCCTGCTTGGTAACCGCCTTGAACCTGGCCAGCCACAACACCGTCTCCAGCCCAACTAAGGGTGGTACCACGGTGAGTTTCGAAAGAGCAGTTTTCAGCATAGGATCCGCTCATGGCCAAGGTTTCTGACTTAGTCTTGGTCTCATCCTTGGTCTCGGTCACACTCTTGTCCCAGCTCTCTGACTTATCTTTGGTCTCAGTTACACTTTTATCCCAAGATTCAGATGAGCTACCGGAACCTGAGAGATCGCCGGAGAAGGTGTGAGTATCTGTCTCGGTGACTGACTCTGACTTATTATAGTCACAGTCAGGGCAGTCAGAGTCTTCCTGAGTGTCGTTGTCAGTGAATGTCCCAGTTGAGGTTTCTGTCACAGTTTCCTCATCCGTACACTCTGCATTCGCAGCGATTTCAAATGAACCCTCACTGGAGGAGTCCTCATCGACTACTTTGGTCTCAGTCTTTGACTCGACGTAATCTTCATCGACAACCTTGGTCTTTTCCTTGGACTCGGTCTTCGTTTCATCATACTGCTTGTCGAACGACCAAGTACCATCTTTGGAACTTTCCATGGTGAAGTATTTGTCAATGTTGATTGAACCCTCACCCAAAGTGGCAAGTTGACCTTGACCATCAAACTGCATGGCCTCACCCTGAGCGCTCTGCATGGTGAAACCACCCACAACAGCATCTTCACAGTCTTCACAGTCGATGGTTGCGGAGGTATCAGCCTCAAGCAGCATCTCTTTCTTGGATGATTGGAGCATTTCTCCACCGATAGTATCTCCACCCTCATTCTGAATGGCCTGGGCACCCTGGAATTGCTCATCAGTCATGCCCTGGTAGAGTTCGGCCGAACCACTGATATCTGCCAGCGCCGGGCCGGCAAAAATCAGCAGAACGATGGAAAGTAATACAATAACTTTCGTCTTCATGTCTTTGTTCCTCCTTTCAAAGGGGAATTTAATTAGTTTGAAAAGTAAATACCTCTACCTCTAAAACCTACTTATGACCACCCCCTTCCATGTTTAGATTTGATCGCTGTTGATCATTGAGAGAAGGATTGTTCCTTCTTGGGTTGTCTTACTTTATAATATGCATCACCAATAGCAACTAAAGGAAGCCCTTGGTTATCATAAAGGATGGCTCTCAATTTTACAGTAGAACCAGGATCAACAGGACCATAGATGGTGACATAATTATTAAGTTTGCTAGTGGGTCCACTAACATACTCAACCTTCCTGGTGCGCCCCTTAAAGGGTTTAGACACGTCTAGCCACGATTGAACTTTATACTCAATGTTTTTCGGATTTTTGATCCAGGCATTGAGTGTTACGCCCTTGACATTCTCAGGAAGATACATTTTTTCGTTGACCTTGAAATAGATTGGATATGGTTCTAACTCCTCTCCTCCAAGATCTTTCATTATCCACCCTGCAGCATAATACTGAACCCTTATATCTACCTCTGGATCCGGGACCCTTAGATATTCTTGCTCATTACTCATAGGGTATCCGTCGACCAAAACAGTCATATTTGGCGCACAGGAGACAGCAACAAAAATAAGTAACACATACATCTTACGCCACATAGGCGTCCTCCTTCCATTTTTTTGCTATCTCGGTTGTACTTCGTTTCTTGGACTACCCGTTGATGGTGAGGATGCATAAGAACCGTTGCTGCCCTGGTTTGGTTGAGATGAACTATTTACAGATTGACCATTAGATGGTCCACTACCCGGGTAACCTTTTGGGCAACCTGGACATACTACTTGTACTTGTGGGCAACAGGTAGTATGGCGTTCAAGCCAAATTTTGGTTATTCCTCCAACCTCTTGATGATCGGTTTTGGGATATTGAAGAGAAAACAGTTCATCCCTTGATTCTTCAATCTCGTCGTCATCTTCGGATTTTGGTTGATCTATGCATCTCGCTCGCATTGCTTGATCATATTGAGAGAGTGCAACCCCAGCCTTTTCTTTCTTGTCAATCGCTGCGAAGACTTGATCGCAGGTTGGAGTATTGTCAACGACAATCTTAGTGTCGATATCCGGGTCTTTGGTGTCATATTTGCCTGGTGGCAAACTTATGTTCTCGCCCGGATTGTCCATGGTAGGACTGTCTGCTTTCAATGGCAACTCAATCAACTCTATACCTGGGTCATGTACATTGTCTTCGGCTAAGGTAAAAGTTGATATTAATGCAATTGAAAGAATGATAAAAAATACTAGTAAGATTCTCCTCATACACTACCTCCTTTCATTTGTGGAAAAACTATATAAAAAATTGGGTGGGGTAACTCCAATGGCGCGGTGCCGGAATTAATGGTTATGAATCGGGGAGCCCCCACCAATTTTTTCGCTACTTACAAGCGTCTTTTACAGCCTGGTTGATGATGTCTGTTGGTGTCATAAAAGACATCGTTGTGATAGGTTTCTCGATACCTGGGCTGTAGAACTCAATACATTCCCTTTCAAAATTTACTTTGATTAAATCATTTGATTTAATCATCTCAATGATCTCAGGATCAAGATCTTGAATGTATGGTGACATCGTATAACCTCTCTTTTTACGGTTTTTAAAGAAAACATCAACCCTGGTCTAATTATTAGTAATTAATATATATAAGGATTAATTTAATAATAAAAAGAGAAGGTAGGCGAAGAGAGTAAAAACTAGTCCCTCTTCGCCTTTAGTTTGTGTGGAACTCTGGAGGCCACGACTCCCCCGCCGAATGCCCATTATGGCGGGCGCACCACTTCCCAGCGGCAGGTTCCTCCCACCGATTATGTGCATCCTACTGCACCACCTCCAGAGACACTAAAAAAACGAAACAAACCCACTACTCTAGAAATTAATATATATAGAACATATACTAAATACAAAAAATTAGATTATGCTGACAATAGATATTAATTAGAACAAATTTTAAAACCACAATAGACTTTATCCTAAGAGGGGAGATTAGGTAAGATGGGTAATCCGACTCCAAGTCAAGAGAGAATAGTTGACCCTTATGCATCTTATCATAGCAATGTTGTAAACAGACTAACCCGGATGATAACTACCGGACTCAATTGTTTATTTGGTACACATTCAATTGAAGTCACACAATTATCAACCACGGAAGTCGAATGCTCAGAGGGTCAATGTTTTAAGGATGACGTACTGATTCAAACGACTGCTACCCTAACAGTTGATTTTGAAGATGAGGATTTTTATGTTGATCCATCTGGAGGGTGGTGGAACGAAATAGGATATTACTATGTTGTCCTTGATTATGTTTATACAAAATCTAGACCCGCCCCAGAAGCTACCATCAAAATTATCCTACCAAGTCAAACTGCAACATTATTTAATTCTGATAGATATTTATTTCTAAAAGCAGTTGAAGTATCATGGAGCGGATCCGCATTTGAAATTGATGATGTGTGGGATTTTGACCCAGCAACTCCAACAAATAGACGAGTCTATGCTCCTCTCTTTGCAGGTGTTCAAGATACAGTTCCGGCATTTGATCAGGATGAACATGAGGCTAGAATTATCTACGTAAGGTCGACTGACAGATTATATTGGGGCACGTCTGCTCGTTGGGAAACATTTAATGCAATTAGAGATAATATTGATACAATTGGAATGACTGTTGGTCAATTAGGTTATGTTGATGCAGGTGGTGCTATGCAACCTGCTATTGCCGATTCTATTGACCATCAAGCAGACGCAGTTATTATTCAAGTTGGTTATGAGGCCGATGGCAGCGGTAAAGTTAGAATGGCCGGTCGTGCTGATGACGTACCAGTTGAAACTGGAGTTACAGTTGCTATTGGTGATACTCTTTATTTATCTACAACCGAAGCAGGTACAGTCACAAATGTTGTACCGCCTGCTTTTCGCCAGACAGTTGGAACAGCAATAAGTGCAGCAACAGGTCCAAGTACAATTAGTATATGGTTTTTCCCTGGTAATATGTATTTCGTTGCTGGTGCAAGTATTGTTAGAGATAACATTACTGCACCAGGTGATTGGACCCTAAGCGCTGGGAATTATTATTATGATGTTGATATTTCTTCCCTTGGAGGTCTACAGGTAACTAGTGCATTTTTTGATGGGGTTGACAAAATCTATCCCATGCATGAAGAACTCATCACTGTCCCGCCTTATAAACTCAGAGTATGGATGCCAGTGAATACCGTATCTCTCGACGCTATCATAATAGGTTAACGGAGGATTCTAAATGAGTAAAAATTATGGAACCCAGATGGAAGGTCCGTTTATTGGACAACGAGTACCAACTCTTCCAGTATGGACTCCAGCAGATGAAGGAAGAGAAATCTATACAGAAGATACTAGATTAAGATACTACGGTACTGATACAGGTTGGAGAGAGTACGGTGCAGGTGGAGGCGGCGGTTCTGAGTTTGATATGTACGCCGATATGCTTGGTCGGTCGATATATCTTAATTGTGGTTGGGATGGGTTTCTTGATGAATCATTTGTTGACCTTTTAAACTCTACAATGACATATGATGCCACAGACAATAAGTATACTTTTACTCCTGGTCAAGTATTACAGAGTTTAAATTTCTATGATCCTTTACTAGGAATAACAATAACAGAATGTATGGTTTATATTGATTATGACGACACAGTATCTCCTACAATAGAAGTTACAGCAGATGGTGGAGCAAATTGGGAAACTACTGCTAATGGAGGAGTTCATATATTTTCAAACACTGGAACAGATCTAAGAATGCGAATTACTGGGGGCGGAAATGGAGAGGTTAGGAGTTGGGGTGTATTCTATAATCCAGACCCAACAGCAAACCAATTACTTAATGTAGTCCCCTCTGGTACAGTTACGATGTTTGCTGGAATCGCCGCTCCTCCTGGTTGGTTATTATGTGATGGCAGTCCATATCTTGTAGCAGATTATCCGGAGCTACACTCAGCCATAGGTTATATTTGGGGTGGGGCGGGAGCAACCTTTAATGTACCCGATCTTCGCCAAAGAGGTCCATATGGTCCTGGTGGTGGTCGAGCTGTAGGTGATACAGGCGGCAGCGAAACAAAAGATGTATCACATACTCATTCCTTCGATGATGGTGGTCATACACACACAATTGCGAGTGACGGCGATCATACACATGACGTTACTGTTTACGCAAGTGATAAAACTGGAGTTATTGTTCCTCATAAACCTGAGCCTCTAACAGTATTTCAGGATAGTATTAGCGTTGATCAAGATTGGGCTGGTTTGTCAAAACCTGGTGTTTTTTCTGGAGTAGGAAAGATTGAAACAAGCGACGTAGACGGTGATCATGATCACGGCGGATCAACAGGATCAGCAAATGCTTCTGGAACAACCGATTCAGGTGGATCTGCAAGTCAAGATGTCTTAAACCCGATTGCAGTTGTTAATTTTATTATTAAGTTCTAATATGAGGGAGTATACCAAATGTCAATTGTCAAAGAAACGTCTAGTGGAGAGCACTATTTAGAGAAAATTACGACGGAAGGAGATGCACCTTATATCTCTGGTCTTCAATTGTATCAGAGAAATGTAGGTTCTGATGGAGCATCTGGTAATACTGTCTTTACTCTCACTAAACCTTATTCTCCAGGATCAAATACTCTTTTTGTCTATTTAAATGGTCAGAAATGTACTTTGGAAGCAGCTCCAAGTCTTCCAAATGAGTATGAAGAAACTGATCCAGTTACAGTTACATTTGGTGCTTCCCTTCTTGCAAGTGACATTATTGAGTTTATTGTAGTTGGTGCTTATGTACTTGACGAAACTGAGGCAGAAAATATTCTTGGTATTGTAACAGGAACTAAAATGTATTTTTATCAGGCTGCTGCTCCAACTGGTTGGACAATTGACGCTACCCTTGGAGATGCAGTATTGGCAGTTCATGGTTCTTCAAGTTATGCTGGTTCAGGTAGTGGTGGAGTGCAAGCAGGCACATGGACCCAACCGAATCATAACCATTCAATCACTGGTGAATCTGACCATACTCACGATGTTACAATCTATGCAAGTGATAAAACTGGAACTATTGTCACTCATAAAGCAGAATCAGTAACAGCTATTATAACTGACGCGGTTGATGTTGCTTGGATCTCTACCTCAGGTCCAGCTAGTTATACTGGAGCAGGTAAAATTGAAACGAGTGAGGCGGAAGGTGCACATGATCATGGTGGAGTAACAGGAAATGCAGCAACAACAAGTACCTGGCGCCCATTTGCTAATGTAGGTATTATAGCAACCAGAAATTAGGAGAATCTAGATGACTGTTTATTATAAGGTTTTTGATGAAGAAGGAAACTTTTCCCACTTCTCAAAATTTCCTACAAAAAAAGGGGATGAACCATATGCTTCTGATCACCCTGAAGTTATAACTGAGAGAAAGAGATCTATCAAAGATACTCTAAATCCTGATGAGAATTTATTTACTCACAGGGAGAAGAGGGGACCTGAATATCCTAATCATAAAGATCAATTAGATTATATTATGAAAGGGTTTAAATATCTGTATGACCAAGGGATTGATGTCGGGCCAGATATTAAAGAGTGGCTCAATAAGTGTTTGGCAGTAAAGGAGAAATATCCAAAGGAGTAAAAGGATGTACTGCGATGGAGTCTGTGAAAAGGATGGGAAGAAATGTGGTCATTATATAACCCTTACTATGCATGATACTCAGACCACGAAGACAAGTGTTATTGATCTATGTAGATTTCAAGCTATACTTGATTCTCTTCTTAGGATGGAAAAAAATCACTTAGGTATTCAGCAAGCGGTTGAGAGTCAAAGAAATGAAGAAGTCAAAACCGGTGACAAACTTGCACAAGCAATGGATACTGGATTTAGACGAGTTGCAAAAGCAACAAAAGATTCTATAGTTTCGTTAAAACCAGAGAAGAAAAAAGTTAGCCAAAAATTACTAAGTTTTTTAAAGGGAGATAGTTAATGGCTGATCTAAGTTCATCAAATTTTCCACCCGAAGTAGTTCAATTTGCATCTGGTGTAAAGCAATACTTTTATCAGGCTGCTGCTCCAACTGGTTGGACAATTGACGCTACTCTTGGAGATGCTGTACTAGCTGTCCATGGTTCGTCAAGTTATGACGGTTCGGGTAGTGGTGGGGAACAGAGAGGAACATGGACCCAACCAAATCATACTCACCCTTTCAATGCCGGAACTCACGTTCATACAGGTGTGACCTCGTCAGAACTTGGCCTTGGTCCGAATTTAAAGAGTAGTGGTGATGATAGTCACTATCACACATTTACTACTGACCCCACGGGCGTTTCTGGTACGACTTCTGGTGGAGCAACTGCAAGTTCTTGGCGTCCATTCGCCAATGTAGGTATTATAGCAACAAAGGACTAATTATGCCCATACCAGATATAAGGATCGCTATTAAAATATTAAAGGATTTTCAGATTGGCGTAAGTGATCCTAAAGTTTTAGAAAATGCAGCATCAATTATTTATGCAAATGATATTAAACCTATGTATGTAGTAAATGCAATTAGAAATCTGATTGACCCACCAGAAGAGGGTGGTTATGCTTATGCACAAGAATATATTGATCAGCAAATTGAAGATATAGTAAGAAGTTTACACAGACGAAAAACAGGAGTCTATTGATGCCAGTTCCCAACCTTGAAGATGCTATTAATATCTTAAAAACTTTTAATGTTGAGACATCACCAATTACTTTGCTGCAACAAGCAGCATCTATTGTCATGGCCAACGATATTAGACCTGTTGATATTATAAGGGCAATTCGGATCCTTAATGTCTCTGAAGATGAAGATGATGAAGATGATGCACAAGAATATATTGATCAAGCAATTCAGGATTTAGAAAGAATAAGGGATGAGAGGCAAGGGTCTAGTTGATATAAATAAAACTTATTTTCGGGAGAGGTTAATGGAAAAGACAGGGAAAATGGCTCACAAGTTTCTTCAACAACTAACTTCTGAAGATTCCAGGGAAATGTTTGAGGGTCTTGCGGATCTTGTGGAGGTATTAGAAAACAAAAATGACCCAGAACAAACCGAGATGTATCTAGTTCAAAATATCTATCATTTTTTCGAGAAATTGAAAGCTCTTGAAAATAACTTACATAGTTATGTAAGAGAGTCGGCAGGAGAACTCCCTGGAAATAAGTTGGATATGTTGTATGATGAGACTAAAAGTACTGGGTCTAGTATCCTCTATGAAGATTAAACAAAAGGATCGAAATGTTACGAGATACATTTGTTGGACCCGGAGCCCAATTTAGGCAGGACAATGGTTTATTATTATTCTATGACCTCTTTAGGTTGAAATGGATAAGTGCTGCCAGAGAAAATGTGGCTTTTGGAATCGACCATCGAAACATATCAAGTGATAGATGGATGTCCCTTATCTCTAGTATATATTCAAATGTTGTAGGTTATCGAATTCCTCGAAACGCAACAATCACTGCCGTGACCATCCAAACACAAAATCTAACTACCTGTACATTTAGAATCCGAAAGAACAACTCACCGGCGAACATTATGAGTATAAATTTAGCAGCAGAATCAGGAAAATCGAATGACGATCTTGATATTGATCTATCTGAAAATGACTTCTTACAATGTTATTTAGAGAATATAACAGGAAATGTTGATTATCCTACTTTATTATTAGAATTGGCATGGAGAGAATAAATAGGAGGTATTAACTATGGCAGAAATGTGGACATTACAAATTAGAAATGACTCCACTGCCGATGTGTTTATCGAAGACCTTGGCATAAATGTTCCTGCTGGGGACACAATACCTTTTGCTGATCAATTTACATATCCAGAAATTGCAGCATCTGACGATCTTCGAACAGCAGTAGGAGGGGGTGAATTAGTTCTCTATGGTTATGATGGAGACTTATCTGCTGCAGATGGACAAGAATATCTTGAGATGGTTCATATTTATTATCTCAAAGATAACTATTATTCTAAAACTGAATTGCAAACGTCTGGTCAAGCTGAAGTTCATTGGGACAATCTTACTAATGTTCCACCATTTGGTTTCTTTACATGGACGGAACCAGTTCAAGCTAGAGTTCTTGTAATTCAAGCAACCCCTCCAGCAAATCCAGATACAGGTGATTTCTATGTAGATACTGATAATGATTACCTATATAAATGGGATGGTACTGCATGGATTGATATGAAGCACCTGACTGAGGGTGATAGAGTAATCAACCTTGATTCAACTTCTGAGAACATCTTTGAACTCACAACTGGAACATGGACTGATCTTGGTCAACCAGCAGATAATACTGCAGTCATTGTAAACTTTGATTACAATGATTTGCCAGCACTATGGGTTTATGATGACGAGATCTTGCTTGGTTGGATAAGAATAGCTGACTCTGAAATGTTTACCGGCAATACACTAGACCAAGCATATGATCAAGGTGGACCTGGAGCAGGTAGAACCATCTATGTCGACTCTGGTGCAGTTCAATTAAGTGCTTCTGGTGGTTATGCTCCTCTTGAATTAACTGATCTAGCTTCTGCTCCAACTACTGGACTTGCTGATGGTCAATTGGCAGTGATTAATGGTCTGCTCTATGAGTATGACGATGTTCGGACAAAGTGGTTGAGTGTCCAAAAAATAAGTCTTTTCTTTGGTCGAAGTGGTAATACAAAGAATCAATACCTTAGTTTCGGCGTTGGTACTCTAGCATCAAATAATTCAGGTTTCCGTATTCCACGTAACGCAACTATAGTTTCACTTTCTGGACAACTAGATGCATCTGGAACTTGTGATATGAGAATAAGAAAGAATGGTACAGCAACGAATATAGCCACACTATCAATTGCCGCTGCTCAAGGTGCCCACGATAATACAATAAACGTTGACCTGTCTGCTGGAGATTTTCTCCATTCTTATCTTGATGCTGTTGCTGGTGTTCCTGATCCAGTACTTATTGTTGAGATCGCTTGGAGAGAATAGGTGAATAATGACAACATGGAAAGATATAATTGCGATCAACGATACAACGAGCGATATATTCCTGGAGGACCTGGGAGTAACTATCCCAGCGTCCTCCCAAGTTTCGCTACATGAGCAGTTCGAGTTTTCAGAAATAGCGAATGCTGATCCATTAAAAGTTGAAGTAGCAGCAGGAAATATAATCATAAATAATGGTACCTCAAATCTTTCAATATCAGATGCTTTATACTATATAGACTATTGGGGTAAATATGAGTATAACTCTGAACAAGCATTTATTGAGGGTTATGTTTATGCGACTCAAACTTTAGTAGCGGATGATACTTATAAGGATTTAGAAATATCAAGTTTATCAGTTACACCCAAGAATGCTGAATTAAATAGTAATACAGAAGTTAAGGCATTAATAGGAGGAATCTATTCGATAAGTTATAAAGTTGCTTTCCTCTATACTGGTAATGCTGCAATTATTCAATATACTACAATCGCCTCTAAGAATGCAGTTGATATATCTAGGTCAAGAAGAAATGACTGGTCTCAATACTCTAATACTCGGGTTACTCTTGATTCAGGGAGGTTTTTGACAAGACTTAATGCAGATGATTTAGTAAAGATCAGAGCGAAGGTTAGTTGGAAATATGATAACGTAACTATTGAATATGCTAGCTTATTACTACAAAGGTTATATGAATAATGGCAGTATACTACTACAATATAACGAATAATACTAGTAATCCAATTAGGTTGCCTAGTAATCAAGTAGTAGATGCCACTTCTACAGTTAGTTTAACTTTACTTGAGTTTAGAACTTATTGTGAACAAGATGATGAATTTTTGGAGTATGTATATAATGGAGATATAAGTGTAAGTTTTGGTCCTGGATATCAATCAGTCCATATACCAATACCTTCAGATGGAATTCATGAAGTATTGAGAAATACTGATAAGATAAAAGGAATTGAAGTTGATGATTCTGGTATAAACCCTAGTTATTTCTTAACCTATAGAAGTGGTAGTGGGAAAATAGAATATCAACCCGTTGCTCAGTCATCCCTAACAACTCCTGACACAACAGCGGTTCTTTGGATTGATACTTTAAATTCTCTCATATGCTTTTGGGATGAGGCAAGAGGTAAATGGTTAGCAACAGTCAAGAACGTTTTTGCATTTGGTAAAGCTTCTCTATCAAGAAATACTTATTTGAATGTATCTGGTATTGCACCCAGTTCAGCAAATGTGGGTTATTTTGTATTTAGGTACGCAACTATAACAGGAGTATGGTGCAAAGTAGCGAGTATGACTGGCGCTTCAGATCCCTATATGGAAATAAGGACTATATTAGATGGAACGTTGTTCACTTTTGAAATACCAGACCCAGGTCTTGTATATTATAATAATGAGTTGAATATTGATATAGATAAAGGGAGGGTTCTTCAATGTTGGGTTAGAGATAGGTTTGTAGACCCTGTTGTTCAAGTTGAAATGTCGTGGAGATGTGGAATATGAGGAAATTCTTAAAAAATCCGGGAGCATCTGATTTCTTGATAGATGATATGGGTCAAGCGCTTCCTCCTGGAGATGAACTTGAGATTCTTCAACACCAACTTCATGCATATTTAAATAGTGAAGATTTAATACAAGCAATTAGAAATGGAGATATATTAGCTGGAGATGGTTGGACATACTATACAAACCCAGTAGAGGGTGAGTTATATTTTAGAACTAGATTCGATGATGATACTTATATTGTAGATGGCACATCAGTTACACAAATTACTCCTGCAGTTGTTCAAGATCAAACAACTGGAAAAAAGGGTACAACTCTTTATATGAATCTCATAGGCATTATGAGGGAATTATATAATGCCCCTGAGAATCCTATATACGATCCTGACTTTCAGAAGTTTATTGGTCCTGGTGGAAGAGAAGTTGAGCATCTAGCACGAACTCTGAACCTTGAAGAAATACATGATAAAACTGGGTTTCATTGGATAGAATTACATAAAGGTGGTTATTATAAACCATTTGATCTATTAACGTATTATGGATGGTTGAATTCCTTTAACTATTCGGATAATAGCTGGAATAACGAAAGTGTTGCAAAAGATATGGCCAGATATAATTTGATTATATTTGGTGACGGTATACAAGATCCTGGTCATGGAGATTATTCAAATACTGAGATTATAATACCAAGGGTAAAAGCATTAAATCCGTGCGCTCTTATCTTTGGATATGTAACTGCAAATCAATCTCAAGCAAATTTTGAAACCAAAGTTGATCAATGGAATGATCTTGAGGTACATGGGATCTTCATGGATGAGTGTGGTTATGATTATGGAATAGATCGTTCCGAATTTAATACTTTAGTTGACTACATTCATTCACAGACTAGTGCAAATTTAGTTATGACAAATGCTTGGACCACGGATCATATTATTGGTACGGCTAATGATCCTTCATATCCAAATTCAACTTATAATCCAGGTTTGGTTGAATCTCATCTAACAGCAGATGATTGGATACACCTTGAAAGTTTTCCAATCAATACAACTGAATATTCAGGAAATAACGGTTATGAATCTAGAACTGAATGGGCGAGTAGAGGTGTAAAAGCAATAGGACATAGAGATACATACGGTATTAATTTAGTTGCAGGTGGAATAATTAATAACGATAATTCGAATGGACAAGACTTATTTGATTTTGGTTTTATCTCTGCCTGTATGTTTGCTTTAGATGGATATGGAACTTCAGATACAGGTTATGGAGCAAGTTCAGCAACTGTTGAATTCTGGAATCGACCAGATGTCAAAGGAGCTGGAAGAGTATGGGCCCCTGCTCCATCTGTTCAGAATGATATTAGTGATAACCAGATCTACTGGAGATATACCGATTTTGCTAAATTTATGTTAGATTTCTCTAGTGGAGCAGAAGATAGTTCAATAACTATTTTTGGTCAAGTGACTGCTACAGCACCTCCTGGTAGCGGTCCAACTATGAAAACAGGAACAACTACAACTAATAATCAAGGAGATGGATCGGTTACCTTTAATACCGCATTTCCGGATATGAATTATTCTATTGTGATGTCTGCACAATATCCAAACGATGTTGCTGTTTGTATGTGGCAAAATAAGACAGCTGGTGGTTTTGATATAAGAACTGAGAATGATCAAGGGAATAATGAACCAAATGTTACTGTCGACTGGGCTGCTACTGCTCATTATGATCCTTAATTCTACCGGAGGATAATATGCCAAAAAAACCAAAACCGACAGAACCACCACCACAAACAACTACTAGCACGACGACATCAACTGTAACAACTAGTACTTTGACAACTACTATACACGCTGATTTATTTACAACCACAACTTACTTTTTTGAGGAGGAAGAAGATATGTACTTTCGACCGAAAAACCTTTTGATTTATTATGGTTGGTTGAATGCTTTTAATTCTGCCCAGAATAGTTGGGATAATGAGAAGGTTGCTAAAGACCTTGCTAAATATAATTTGATTGTATTTGGAGATGGAGTACAAGATCCAGGTCATGGTGATTTTGCCAATACACAAGTAATCATTCCTCGAGTGAAAGAATTGAATGCTGATGCCCTCATCTTTGGTTATGTAACTGTAAATCAGGATTATTCTGTTTTTACTACAAAAGCAAGTCAATGGAATAGTCTTGCTGTCCATGGAATCTTTATGGACGAAGCAGGATATGACTATGGGAAAAATAGACAAGAGTTTAATCAAAGAGTAGATTTTGTTCATAATCAATCAGAAGCGAATGTTTGTTTTGCAAATGCATGGAATATTGATCATGTCCTTGGAACTGATGAAGATGCTTCTTATCCAAACTCAACTTATAATCCAGGTTTAGTCGAATCTAACCTAGATGAGAATGACTGGTACTTGATGGAGAGTTTTCCAATCAATACAGATGCATATACGGGTGGTTATGAACCACGAGCAGATTGGAAAGTTAGAGGCGAGAAAGCAGTTGATAAGAGAAATCAGTGCCTTATAAACCTAGCTGCTTGTGGAATTATAAATGATGATAATGTTAACGGTCAAGTAATGTTTGAGTTTGGTTTTACTTCTGCCTGTATGTTTGCTCTTGAGGCATTTGGAACTTCAGATTCATTTTATGGAGCGAGTTCTGCAAAATCTCAGTTCTGGGCAAGACCACCTACCCTTGGTATAGGAATAATCTCAAAATATGACATAACAATTGCAGATGATACTGGAGATGTCTATTGGAGATATGTCGAATTTGGAAAGTTTATGCTTGACTTTACAAGTGGAGCCGAATCAAGTAGCATAACAAAATGGTAGAGTGTGGATCAAGGGGAATAATAAATGCAGATTGGTCGTGTGGGAGATGTTATTCATGAAGATTTCACGGTTACTGATACTGCTGGTAATCGAATCCCCGGAATTGATTCCACTGCGTTTACATATCATATATTCGATGATACGGGGGCCGAAGTAAGTGCAACGGTCCCTGTATCTTTTACGGAATTAGGGTTTGGAAATTATAGATCTAGCTTTATCCCAAACGCAACTGGTGATTGGTATCTTATTGCTTATCATGATACCTATTTCCCTTGGGGTAAAGCGGATACTATTCAAGTGTTTGAGAATACATTTGATACTTTGGTACCTTTGCTTCAGAGGATTCTTGGCCTTGTTCAGGAAAACTTTTATATTGATCAGACGACATTCAACGAATTTGGATGTATGATAACTGGCCGAATTAGAATCTATGACGATGCTGGAGATGTTGGAACTGATATTGGGGTAATTGAGACATATTGTATTACAGCAACTTATGATGCCGAGGGAAGACTGGAAACATATGAGGTTGTAACTTGTGGAAATCCCGGAAATCCAGGAAACCCTCATGGAATGCCGGTTCCACCAACTATAACTACAGTAACAACTACTACTGCTCCACCAGTAACTACAAGCACGTCAACTACAACAAGTACAACGACTACAACCACAACAACCTCAACAGCAACTACAACGAGTCCAGACTGGAGACTTTCAAAATCAATTCTTTTAAGTTCAGGAACTATTAATTCTGGAACAATTGTTAATACCTATACTGAAAATAATACATACCTTATATTAAACGAGATAGCCGGAAATCCTGGATTTGATTTTAGATTTGATTTTAATGATGTACCAACATCTAATATTGATATTTGTCTTGCTGGTTACTATCAAGGAAACCCAGCACATAATGTTAAAATTAGAGCATGGAACTTTAATACTTCTGTCTTTGACGACTTAACTGCTGCTACCACTGATTTTCCAAGTATAGTGGTGAAGAGTAGCTATAAATTTACAATTCAAAATGCTAATTATGTAAGTGGAGTTGGGCAAGCAATTATACAGATTATTCATACATCGAATGGGTCAGCGGGTCACTTGTTCCATATTGATCATCTCTATTTGTGTGACCCATAAGTTGAGGGAACAAATATATGAATGCTACTAGTGTTGCTACAAAGGGGATAATTTGTTGTCCCTGTCCTGGTCTTATTCCCCCAGTAGGCGGCGCGGAAGTTTTGCGTATTGAAGAAGAAGAGATTAAAAGACCTTTGGTCATGGTTAAGAAAGTTGAATTAGAAGAAACTAAAGAAAGGGAAGACCTTACAGTAATTGAAGTGACCAAAGTAAAGTTTGATAATAATAATGATTAATTAGAGAGGATATTGCTATGGCACTTAAATTAAAAGTCAATGAGAAAAGAACCCTTCAATTTGAAGTTCAAATTGGCGGCATTGATTATAAGGAACTGGTCGGGACACTTCGAGTTGTAGTAGATGATATTGAATATGGATTTCCGGCCGAAGTGCGTAGTGAATCTATCTCTGTTGACTTGCCAGCATTAAATAGAGTCGTCAAGAGATCTCTAAAAGACGATGAACTGCTAATGACTAAATTAGAGATCATAGGAAATGGTTTTTATATGGATCCTTGGAGAAGTGAATTTAGGGTAGTGAACCCTGTAAAAATAGAAGCAAAGGTTATTACCGAAGAAGATGAAGAAATCAAGAAAGAGAAAAAAGAGGTTAGTGTTAAATTAATAGAAGATGAAACTGTTATCCCTAAGAAGGGAGATAAGAGAAAGATTATAATTGACGACGATGAAGATGAAGCAAGTAAGATGGTTGAGCAAAGACTAAAAAGAATGCAAAATGCTGTTGATCGCTTTCTGACTGAAGGATTTCCTTCACCAAAAAAGAGACCTGTGAAAAAGAAGAGGACTTTAAAGAAAGAAGCCAAAACGCATATTCGGCCGGATCAAATTACTGAACAAGAAGTTTATAATTTAATGGAAGAAAAGGGTATGAAGAATTCTAAAGCACAGGAGGCTCTACTTGAGAGAGCAAAAGCAATGTGTCTCAGAGAAGATATGACATCTGAACCAGATCCCTCAGATGTCTATGAGGTTATAGAGAAGATGCTCTCTCCGAGGGATATAATAGATGGATAAATTCACGTTCTATGACTTTCTGCACGTGATTATTGCAGCGATTGCTACAGGTAGTATTGCATTACTGATATGGTTGGTTCAAGACTATTTCAAATTTAAATTTAATTATGCAAAAGAATCTCTTACAATAGAAAGGTGGGAAGAACTTTGTAAGCAGTATAGAATTACTTGTGATGCAAGAATTTGTAGAAAGTTAGAAAATTTAGTCAAGACAATGGATGGGTGTTCAATTACTTTATCTGACCTCACTCGAGAAGTGTCTATAGTTCAAACTAAAATGGAACCACAAGCAGAGAAAATAAAGGAGATAGATGCTTTAAAAGTAAATTTAGTCCGCTTAGAAACTGAATTTGAGAGATATAAGCGTGAGGTTAATAATGCTAAGAAAAATATTAGAGGTGCTGAAACCTAGTAAACAGAAAACTATTTTTAGCGGAGGGAAATCTCTCATAGGAGAAATTCTAGTAATGAGAGACAAGTGTACGAATGAGCAAGTTTTGGAAGCATTGGAGCAACAGAGAATAGAAGGTGCAGGAAGGAGAATAGGAAATTTGTTGTTACTAACTTGTAACCTTAGTCAAGATGATATTAGAGAGGCCCTTGAGATTCAGTCATATCTCCGAGAAGAAGTTTGTGCAAATAAATCTATGAAGAAACTTGAAGAGGCCACAAAGAACTTCATAATGCAGAAAGAGATTTTTCTAGAATCTCTACAAAATGTTCATAATACTCTCGATGAAGCAAATGGTACATTGGACAATATATAAGTGATTTTATTGTTCAAACAGAACATATTATAAATTAAGATAGGAGTACAGATAATGAAACTTGACAAGTATCTAAATCAGCTCAATGAGCAAAAGGTAAAGATTCCGGTTGAGCACCCTGGTATTCTTGAAGTTCCTGAGGGAAAGAATGTTGAAGATCTTCCAATGTCCCATTTTCAGGATCTAATTAAGAAAAAAGGATGGGTAGAAATTTCAAAAGCTCTTATTAACTTGAAAGTCTGGAATCGTGAAAGAGATAAACCCCTTTCTAGCTGGGCTGATGGCATGCAAGAGAAACTTGCAAAGTGGGTTGAGAGTCAGAGAGAAAAGGGAGAGATGAAAGAAGATGTTAAGCTTTCAACCTTCTCATATGTTAACTTGCTTAAAGAGCAAGCTAAGAGACAATTAAAACGTCCTCGCTAACGGAATCAGATATGAATCCGATAGTCGAAAGGTATTTGAAAATAATACAAAGATTGCCCTCCACATACAATCGCTTGAAGGAGATTGAGAAGGATGTAAGTGGTAGGATAGTTAGAAGTTTGACTAATCCTCAATTAATTGAGTTACATAGAAAATGTCATATGCTTTATGGAGCATGGACAAAGAAGGGAAATGTGAAGAGAGAAGCATTTGAATTTCTTTTCAATGTACATGAAAAAATAGTAGAAGAAATGCTTCGTCGAAAAATAAATCACAATACTCCGCTGGAGATTTAAAAATGAATACACGCGGAGGCCGGGTGGCCGGGATGGACCTTCCAAGTCCAGAAGGGGTTCGACTCCTCTCCCCCGCTCCAAAAAATCTCTCCACTATGCTACAAAAATCCCTCCGATCTCAGCATAGTGGTTGGTGCGAGTCCAGCCCATGCCGTCTGCGAATCTGCGGCCCTAGACACAGTTCGCACCAGAAAATCCTGACTGTGACTAGCCGACTCCGAGGGAAGATGTGGTTTGAGGAGCCCACCCCTTTTTAACAAGATTCGCATCTCCTCGATGCTATTGCCGCTGCCTTTACCTCTGATCTGCCGGGGGTTTGTGTGGTGTTTTGAGTCATGTCAATTCGTGTCTGCGGCCCTGCACGTGGTAGAGTTCGGTCCACACTAGAAAAAGGCCGCTGAACTCGTCCTCCTTTGGGATAGATGTGGCTGAGGGGGTCCACTCCTTTTTTAAAAGGGTCGCAACCCCCTCAATTTTTTTCGTTTATAGAAGGAGTGAATGATGAATAAAATTGATGAGTTGAAAAAATGGTTCGAAGAAATTGCTAGATACTGTCGAGTTGATAGGTTTCTAGAAGTCGTTGAAGATGAGGGAGAAGGAGATGGGAAAGGTTATGAGCATCGACTACGAGTTAGGTTATATACAAATGATCATAAATATGCCATAGTTGCTCATGACCGCAGTAAGGACAAAGGTTACCTTGGTTGTGTAGTATCCACAAGAAAACCAAGAGCTGGAGAAGACTGGACTCGTGGTAACGATTTAGCGGATGGCCCTTTTGAGAAGGAGACGTGGGAAAGAATTAAGAATGATATTATTGCTTATGAATTGGTTCCTATTACACTAAAAGTTGAAGCTAAGGCAGATATTCCAGTAGAGGGGCCTTCAATTGAACCAGGAAATGAGGTTCAGGATGTTGGATGCTGAAACGTGGGTAAAATTCTGTGAGAAACTTTTTCCAGGATATAGGAATCTTACGAAAGAGGAAGCAGAGACCCACCATAACTTTCTATACAATTTCTTTGAGGAACAGAAAGATCCTGATCCAGAAATTCAGGAGGTTATCAATAATCATTTTTGGGAATTATTTGAGGATTAACAAATGAAAATTGTAAGGTGTTTATTTCGACATAGGTTTGTTAGCCTCAATATGTGTGAGAGAGAAATAGCAACCTGTAGATACCGTGGATCAAGAGTATGGGGAACTATATATGAGTTGTCTGGGCAATTGTCAAAGAATCCTAGTGAAGTAGATGTTATCAAACCAATGAAATGTAGAAACTTTATAAAACTAGAGGGTTATAAGAGGAATAGAAATGACAGGAACTATGATCTTAGGCACGTGCGCAAAATGTGATGACCATGAAGTAAGGAGCGATCGGAGTTATTGTAAAAAAGAAAGTTGTTACTCTGAGATCTCGAAGTGTATTACAGTTGAGGCATTGAGGTTATTTTTAAAACAAGACAGAATTCTATCGGTACATATAATCAATGAAATCAAAAAAGGCAAAAAATATATACCAAAACAAGGCATTGCTCAAGTCGATTAGAAAAGGTCGGAGGCAAATGCGAAATGGCGAAAAGTGGAGAACTCACAAACAAGTCTTTGGCAAAAAGAATTGATAAATTTATAGATAACCGAATTTTAGTTGTTGGTGATATAATAGTAGATGAATTTATATGGGGTCATGTCAAAAGAGTTTCCCCCGAAGCTCCAGTCCCAATAGTTAATGTTGAAAGGCGATCCATGATGCTCGGAGGCGCCGGAAACGTAGTACATAACATTATTTCTTTGGGGGGAAATGCTACAATCTGTGGAGTAATCGGGAGTGATTCTACAGGATGGAAGTTACGAGAAATGCTTATAAGCATAAGCAGCCCTACCGACTATATTATAATAGATGAAGGAAGACCAACTACTGTAAAAACTAGAGTAGTAGCTCACTCTCAGCAAGTTGTTCGAGTCGACCTGGAAGATACAAAACCTATTAGCTCAGAATATACCAAGAAAATTCTAGATGCAATTACTGACCAATTACCAATACTACACGCTATTATAATTGCTGATTATGGAAAGGGTGTTGTTACTCAAGAGCTTATGGACGGAATTCGCTCAATTATACCTAATGATCTTATTTTAGCAGTAGATCCTAAGGTACAGAATATAGAATTATATAAAGGGGCCACACTAATTACTCCTAATTCTTATGAAGCTAAACTTATGGCAAATACAGATACTATAGATGAAGCTGGTCGATTACTACTCGATAAACTTAATTGTAAGACAGTATTAATAACACGTGGGGAAAAGGGAATGACCCTTTTTGAAGATAATCAAATTATCCAAATACCTACAATAGCAAGAAAGGTTTTTGATGTATCTGGAGCGGGTGATACTGTAATTAGTACCTTTACTCTATCGTTAGTCTCTGGACTAAACTCAAAGCAGGCAGCAATACTTGCAAATGCTGCAGCCGGTTTGGTGGTTGCAGAGGTTGGTACTGCTGCTATATCAGCAACTAGATTAAAACAATTTTTATTGGAGTAAGAGATGGATTATTATGAGACAATAATTGAAAAAGGATTAGAGAATGCTGAACGATCAAGAAAAGAGAAGTCCGAAGATGGTGATAATGTGCGGACTACCGAAGAGCGGGAAATCGACAATAGTGGACCGAGAATTGCGGGAGTACCAAGTCATTTGTGGTGATGATATTAGACTTGCACTTGGAGTTGAATTTGATCCAAGACTAGAAGAATTTGTGTGGGGTACATTTAATACAATGGTAAGAGCTAGTCTAATTAGAGGATTAGATGTAGTTCTTGATGGAACACATACAACAAGATTTAGAAGAGAAAGAGTTATTAATTTAGGGAAAGAATATGGAGCAGATATAACAATCATCCATGTAAAAACTCCATATGAAACTTGTATCAAAAGAGCAATCGAATCAGACTTTCCACTAGCTGTCATGGAAAGGATGCGAGCTAATCTAGAGCTTGAACCTCCATCGGAAGAAGAAGGTGTAGAAGTAGTTGAGAAGAGTGTTGAAATTATTCACGGAGCTGTTGTAATAACTGGATACAATTAATTAATTAGAGGATTATAATGGTATATTGGATTACAGGTAGATCTGGGGCTGGTAAAACAACTTTAGCAAAGCGTATTGCAAAACAAACAAATGGAATTATTTTAGATGGAGATAAAATAAGGGAATATTTTCCCTCTGATTTTACAGACGAGGGAAGAGAAAACAATATAATGCTTATAGCAAAATTTGCTACGTTATTAGAGGAACAGGGGTTTACAGTTGTAGTCGCTTGTGTTAGCCCAAAAAGAGAATGGAGGAGGAAGGCACAATCATTACTTAACGAATGTCTTGAAATTTGCCTTCCCTTTGGAGAATTATGGGAAGGAACTGACTATGAAGAACCAGAATATTAAAGTAGTAATTGCACCGTGGGGTGGTCATGCGACATCCCATATCCGTAGATTCATGGATGCGTATATGCGACCTGATGTGGTTCTTGGTGCTAATGGTGACATATGTCATATGCCAAAACCGACCATGCAAAAAGCATGGAAACATCGTACAGGAACCGATCTTGATATGAGTATCACTCTTAATGACAATTTAGTAAGATTTATTCATAACTCAAAAAAGCCAATTTTATTGAGTGGCGGAGTTTCCAAATTTAGTCCGTTTCTAACAATAAACTCAGTTAAAGCAATGTGTATTGTACGCAACCCTGTATATGCTTATTGTTCAATGTATAGTCGAAGGCATCCAGAAAAAGCTGAACCTTTTGGGGGAATAGATACAAAAGAATTAGCTATTTGGTATACAACTAGATGGAATAATATCGTGTATGACTTTCTTGAATCAGGAAATCCTATTATCAGGTTTGAGCATTGGACTGATGATATGAAGCGCCAAGACGTTGGCCAATTTAGAAAACTAATAAATTCTATAGATCATAGGAGAGCATCTACTAAAAAACCAATAAGTAAAGAAATAGAAGATTTAGTTATTAAAAGAACCAGAGAATTATATGGAGAAATTAATAAATTTCATAAGCGCCTAAGAGGGAGATAATATTGGGAGTAAAGATATTAGTAGTTGGTTTTCCAAGGAGTGGAACTACCCTTACATACAGAGTTTGTAAGAAACATCCCCAAGTGGCGGGCATGTTTAATGAAGAACATATTCTAAGAAGTAGATCTTTACCGGGATTTCGATTTGTGAATAAGCAGTATTTATATAATAGGTACCCGAAATTCAAACTTAATTATGGAGAAAAACTAATTTATGAGAAAGGAGTTTTGGGTAAAAGGCATATATCAAATGTTACTGTAGTTGACTATTGTAAACAGTGGAATAAAACATTTGGAAAAGATTCAAGAATAATTCAAATAGTGAGACACCCCTTTGATTCTTGGAATTCAATTATAAGGTTTAAATATAGGAGTCGAAGAATAGAGAAAGAAATACCAAGAATGTTTGATCAGTATCTTAAATGTATACCTAATTATACACAAGAAATTTCAGAATTGAAGACATGCTTAACTATCAAGTACGAGAATTTAGTTTTAAATTTTAAAGAGATCACTGCAAATATATATAAGCACTGTAATCTAGATCCCTTTAATTATAGCGAAGTTGTAAGGACAGGAAGAGCCTTTAACTACAAGAGAAATGGTTTTGGACTAAAGGTTGATTCAAGACTTAATAAAGTTATTGATGTATTCAATAGATTCGATGGACCAAAATATGAGTTAGGAGATTCATCTTGAAATTTCCAGACTTTATAATAGCAGGTTTTATGAAATGTGGAACAACACAACTATTTCTAAATTTAAATAAACACCCTGACGTAACAATGTGCAAACCAGCAGGGCCAATAAGACCAGGAGTCAGTGGTGGTACAGAAATGAGATTCTGGGGTTTAAATAATTGGAAGAGAGGAGTCGACTGGTATAAAAGTAGATTTCAGGGTGATATTTGTGGTGAGAAAAGTCCAGATTATGCAGGTTATAAAAAGTGTATGAGACTTATGTCTCAACATTCTCCAGACACTAAGCTATTAATAGGTATTAGAAACCCAATTGATCGAGCATATTCACATTATCAGATGAATCTCCAGCAGAGAAAATTAAGTTGGCCATTTAGTCTTGATAATTGTAAAAGTCAACCTAGGGGAAAACTCTATTTACAGTTGGGTATGTATCATAAGCTACTTACAAATAATGTTCTATTATTTTTCCCAAGAGAACAGATTTATATATACATTTGTGAGAGGATGAAAGTTAATTTAACTGAGGAGATGAAAAAGATATATAATTTTATTGGAGCTAAACTAATTGAATTGCCAACTGAGAGAATACCTACGTCTAAGAGGTATAATAAAAAGACAGATGATATGTACGAGGATAGTCAGGAAAAAGTATATAAAGTTTGGTCAAGAAAATATGAACCTATAAAGAAAAAGGATAAAAGAGAGTTTAATGATTTTTATAAAGAACATAATGAAAAGTTATTTGACCTTCTAGGATACAGAATAGAGGAATGGGAGAATTAATATGGAAACAATGGCTAAAATTATGACCTTTATAAAAGATTTTGGGATTGTCATACTAGCAGTCATCATAGGTATTATATTCTTCAGCATGAGAACTGAAACGTCAGAAATGTTAAGAAATCAATTCGAATATAATATGAGGCAACAGGAGAATATATATAAGCTAGTTGACAGTCTACAAAATTTGGCTAAAGCACAGCAAGATTTTGTGACCAAATTCGAACAAAGAAAAGAAGTGGTACAAGAAATAAAAGTTGACTTAGGTAGATCAATACGAACGCTTAACAGAAGTGTTAAGGAGCTAAAAAATGTTCAAGATCCTAAAGAATCCTATACTCTTCTTGCTAATTCTTGGAGTTGGAGTCCTAACTAGTTGTGCAGGAGCACAAAAATTCGAACCTCCTGATGAATTTAAACCAATTGAAGTAGAGGAAAGATTTACTAAACCATTTAAACTTAGAATAGACAAATTAGCTGAAATTTTGGAGAAGGTTCACAAGATGGATAAACCTGTTCCAATCTATCTTGTGAGAAAGGGGAATACTAGTGACTTTGATTGGGAAGGGGAAATTCCCGATGATGCTCAGATAATCGGTTACCTTGTGAAAGAGCATAATAAGATAGTTGCTAAAATAGAGCAAGGTAAGATGATGACTGAGATTGCTGACCTTCTTGTACAAAGAGTTCAAGTTGAAGTAGAACTTTATAACTCAATGCTAGAACTAGTCAAACTCCAAGATGTTACCGTTCAACGATATAGAACTTTATGGATAAATGCAGAGAATAGAGTCTTACAATTGGAGTATGAATTGAAGCAACAAAGAATAGAACATAAGGTTACACTTGGAGTTGTGGGAACTGTAGCGGTGGCAATAGCAGTAATATTAGCGTTATAGGAGAATATAGTGAGTTATAATTTTATCTTTATTGTTGGTTGCTCTGGTTCAGGCACAACTATGATGCTTAGAATTATGAGTACTCCCGGCAATGTATTAACTCTTGGAGGAAATTACAAACCAATAAAAGACCCTTTAATTAATGAGTTTAACGAGTTAACAAAACTAATGTGGGATCGTTTTGGTGATATAAAGCAGTATAAAGGAGCAAAGAAGCAGATAATTCCAACTTTAGATATGTTACTCAAAAAATATAATAGAAAACAATTTCTATTATATAAGAGGTCTGCTCCTTTTGGAAAGGGAGATCGTTATACGCCAGACTTAAAGGATATGATTGAATTATTTGACAATTTGAAAATAGTTATAATGACTAGAGATCCTATGATGTCTACATTATCATCTTTCCGAAGAAATTTTGGGACTAACCTTAGAAATACAGCCATTATCTGTAATGAGCAACTAACACTTTTAAATAATCAAGTATCAAATCTTGATCCGAAAATATATAGGGTTATACGATATGAAGATTATTGTTCAACTCCAAAGAAGCAAGGAATAGAAATAGCCAAGTTCACTGGATTACCTCAAGGTTGTATACTTACAGGAAATGTTAGACATAATGTTAAATTAGATACAGGTAATAGTGTGAATTTAACAGATGAGCAAAGAGATTGGATAACCGAATTCTTTTCAAATAAAGAAGAAAGGTGGCCACTACTTATGAGGAGTATATAATGGCTCTAAAATTCCTATGGAGTGTAAGTAATCAGTCATCGAAGACAGCTTTCTTTGCTACTATTCTTACCGGAATGATTGTTGGAATGTTCCCCTTTGTTTGGTGGTTTCAAAAGCCTTACCCTGCAATGACCCCTGAACTCCTAGCAATTCTATGGGGAACATATATTGGTTCAAACAAAGTTGAGAGATGGGTTGGAGCTGCGAGAAAAGATAAACCTCCAGTACCCACAACTCCCCCACCAGGAGCAGACCAAGTTCCTAAACCATAGAGAAACACTTCCTTTAATTATTTTTAATGCTTTGTTGGTTATTATTCCTATATTCCGGAACAAATATAAAATAAACTGGTAAAATAAGTTTAGGAGAAGATTATGAAATTACTCAATGAATACTTAACTTATCTACAAGAAGCCGGTTTTAAAGCATACCCGAGAGGATGGACAAGGGACAGTGTTAGAAGATTTGGACTAACTCTATCAAAGAGAGTTAAGGGCGGACCCAAATCTCCTGGATTTTTCAAACTGTGTGTCGAAAAGATGAAAGGGAAGGTTAGCGATCCTAACGCGTTTTGTGCAGCTGTTAAAGACGAAGTTCATGCATCAACCTATTGGAGAGGTAAAGGAAAATCTCCGTCACAAGTCCAGAAATCAATCAAATCACATCCGAAAGTTCCGGAGAAACCGAAGGGAAAGTAAAAAATGAAGTTTAATTTGTCTACCTATGAACCCATCATCTATACCATTGTAGGAATCATAATCGGCAGGCACCTAGACTCAATGTTGAAGCGTTTAGTAGACATATTTAGTGGAGGTTCTAGTGAACAAATTAGGTCCCCCGATAGAAAAGATAGATGTTGAGTGTAAATGTCCAATATGTGGAGAAAATCATTTTGCTAGAATGGAGTGGACAGGTCGTGGTACTCCTATAAAGTACTGCACAACTTGTAAGAAGTCTATAGCAAGCATAGATTACTTACAACTCATAGTAAATAAAGAAGCTATTAGAAAGTCTGCTTTGAGACCACCTTATGAATAAAGAAGTTAGTAAAATAATATGTGAGCATTGTATAGTTAAAGCGGTTTGCGATGATCCTTGTGTTCTATATTCTGAAGTATTTAACCCTCTATATAAGGAAATGAAAATAATAGAGAAGAAGATAGGAAGGCGGCTACATCCAAGTGAGGTATGGCAATTAGCGGTTAATAGTGCAAAGAGGATGAAAGAGGATGAGCGAAACAAAGTTTAAATTTCCAACTATGAAACTATGGATTGTGGGAAGGTTAAATCTTGATAAAGGAATTAAAGATTATCCGTTTGTGTGGGAAATCATGGGCGTGTTCTCAGATGAAAATCTAGCTAGACAAGCATGTACAAAACCAGTAGATTTCGTTGGACCCATAAACATGAATGAAAAACTTCCTGAAGAAACTCAGGAGTGGCCCAGTTTATATTATCCCTTAGATCCTCTAGCTACGGAGTAGGGAATGAGTCTAAAAGATAAGATAGATGAATGGATTGGTAAGAAGTGGAGGAAAAGACTTGATCAATTATTTCATTTAGCTTGGGCGCTTATTGCATTATACCCTGTTGCTAGTGATCCCAACTGGTACATGGGCGGAATAAGTGGTTTCTTATTGGGACTACCAAGAGAGACAGTTGATCAATGGCCCGTAAATAATTGGGAAGATACGGCCTTAGATCTTTTATTTTTCACAATTGGTGGTATTATTGTTGGGACATATGTACAAGTGAAGATACGTTAATAGCGTATCAGTCGAAACGTATAGAAATATCCGTGAATAATGAAGGAGGAAAAAATGACTGAATGGTGTATGGATTGTGGTAGAGCACATATAGGTCCCTGTAGGTCTATATTTGGAGGTGTGGTTCCAGATTTCATCATACAAGAAAGAAGAAGGAAGAGAGCAAAAAAGTATTCTTCAACAGAAGTTGTCTTAATTAGTGATGAAAATTCAAAGAGTAATAAAGTACATATACAAAGGAAATGGAATCAAACTCGTTGTGGTATTAAACTATCTTCTGCTCGTCAGGTGTGGTCTGGAGATGAGATAGCCTTTGAGAATCTAAAAGAAGAGTATAATGTTTGTGGAAGATGTGCAAGTGCATTGAAGAGGAAAATTGCGAGAGATAAGAGATGAAAGAACATATGCGTATGTACCATGAGAATAAGAAAGCTATTAAAGATATAGTATGTAAAGAGTGTATAGTCAAAGCAACTTGTGAGGATTATTGTGAGAATATGGATTATCTAATTATCATGTGTGCGGATGTTAGACACCATACAAATCCCTCTAAAAGAAAAGCTGAGTTGATAACAATCGCAAAAAGCATAAGTGAGTAGGGAGGAAATTATAATGGGTAATTTCATATTTGGTGCATTGGTGGGTTTAGTGATAGGTTGGAATTTTCTCAAACAACCAGTATGGGCAAAAGAATTAGTTGATAAACTTATTGCCTGGATTAAGTCATTGTTTAACAAAGATGCCAAAGGTTAAGCAAAAATATCCTAAACCATTTGAGAGATATTATAGAGAGCTTCCTTGGTGGGGTAAGATATTTCATTGGATCAAAGTTGTATTAGCTCTAGTTGCTATAGTTGTAATGTTTCTTGGATTTGCCTACCTTATATTAATAATCTTTGGTCTATATGGTTTTATATTGAAAGTAAGGGATTTCATTCTACTTGATATAATGCATTGGATATTTGGGTGAAGAAATGAGGCTGAAAGAAGGCGAACATTTGTGTAGCAAATGTGATGGTCTTGGACTTGTTGTGTTGGTTAGAGATAGCCAACCAAAAACGACTATCTGTGACCGCTGTGATGGTAGAGGCAAGTATGACTGGATTGAACGTGCAACTGGTCAAGTAGGTGAGAATCGTCCTTATACAAAAGAAGCAGAGAATTGGTTTCTTAGAGATATGATGGAATTCATAAGAGAAAAAGATGAATAGAGAAAGAATCCTTGCAATCGGAGGTCATGTAATAAAAACTGCCAAATTAGATTTGGGGGAAGTTATCAAACGCGGAAATGTCGAGATGTTGATTCATAATGGTGGTTCAATATTTCATGACTTTCAATTATCAACTGATTTTGAACTTAATATTATTGGAAAACATTCTTATGACTTAGATAAACTAATTGTGGATCCAGGTATTAATCGAGTTGCTAGTTCAGTTGTATGGAATTGGATCAAAGATAAAGAAGAGTCACCAAATGGTTCTATAACAAAACTATGTGAAGACTTAGGAATACCAGTGCTTCTATTTACTGCACCAGGTTGTGATTTTTGGCATTTGTTTGAGGGTGAGGAATATTGGATTGAACTTGCTAAAAGGATGTATAGAGATTTTGGAGATCTCAGACTTAGACTAAAATTTCCTTTTCATTATGTTTGTATGGGATCTGCTGTTATCCATCCAGAGGTTTTTACTAAAGCAATATCTGGTATCAGAAAACCGGAATTTAGAGCTGATGTTGTTGATTTCCTTGATATGTATAGACCTAGGACTAGAGTGGCAAAGTATGGTAAATATTATAAAATGGAACATAAGGAGTATTTACAAAGATGGATCATGGGAAAGTTGTAGATTACGGTGGTAGATATGGATCAAGCTGAAAGACTGGCGAATTTAATTTTAACTTCATGTCGAGGGTGTCTAGTGTATACTGTATGTAGTATGCCCTGCGTAGATCTCTATAAAATGCTACGGCAGCATGGAGTTTCAATACCCCCAAATCTTCCAAACCCCGTAGGGTTAGGGCACACTGTTCATCGAATTGTCAAGGAGTGGAGAGAGAATGGTCGAGAAAGGTTGGGAATGGAAACCAGGGTGGGGTAGACATACCCTAGCTGCTATAACAAGAGTAGTATGTGATGAGTGTTTAGTTAAATCAGTTTGTATGCGTGTGTGTCGCAACTATCATTTAATTCACGGTGTAATACTAAAATGGTATCAGAAGTACGAATATAATAGTTCAGAAGATGACTTCATGACAGAACTTAGAGACATAACACAACAATTCATGCAATAAAAAAAGTTGGGAGACCTTCATCTCTCAACACTTGACTACACAAGTTAGTTAGTAATATATATAGTTAACAAGGCAAAAAAAGGAGTCGTGATGACCTCCTTTTTTTGTTTTACTCACTGCTCGTGAGTTCGTCGATAATGACTTCTATTAGCCTGATCATCTTATGTTTAAGACGATCGTCTAGAGTCATACGCGCTTCGTAGCGGTATTGACTCAAGTCATTAGCGGCACGGTCATCATAGTCTTCTGACATATGATCACCTCCTTTCCCCTTAGATCACAATGGGGCTACTCACGAGCAAAACGGAGTACTGGCGTGGAGGGTTTAAACTTCCGGAACCCTCCGTGTAGACCAGGACAACATCAACCTGATCTACCGCCAAATACATTCTCCACAAAATAACATATATAGTAAAGGTTTTTTAAAATGAATGACTGGTGCCAATTCGAGAACATATGGGTAGATGATAATACTCGAAAATACAGGTGCCCGGAGTGCAACAAACGTCTCACCCCAATGGAGATTAACGACAGGTTTACAGGTGAGTTCATAGGTTTTAAATTACCCCCACATAAGACGAAAGGTTACAAGATCAAACGTCTCAAATCTAGGTCCTCGAAGAGAAGGTCTAAATAACAGATAATCTTAGAGAGGAGGAAACTAATGCCAAAAGACAATAAGAAAAGTAAATTACTATCTCATCTAGTGGTTATCATCATAGCATTAATTATAGGTTTCTTCATTGGCCGTTCATTCACTTGTCCACCCCAAAAAGACTGCCCCGAACTAAGTAGAAGCGATTGGATACATGAACATGACTTAAGAACCGTACTAGACAACAGGAATAGTAATGGATAAAAAGTTAGAGTCCGCCGGCCCCCTATGGGTTTCCCTCGGAGAATATAAATCAGGTGGAGACATAAGACTAAAGATGATAGGTCTAGACTATATGTTTGAGTGTGGTCTGTCAGCAAAAGAGGTTCTAATAAACGTATCAAAGACTATATGTACTGGTTGCCTTATAAATCCTACGTGTGGAGTGGTGTGTCCAGGATTCTTATTCACATACAGAGAAATAGTAGAGTGGTTGAATAAGAATGAAGATAGACAAGTGAATGGTTTAGAAGTATTAGAGGTATTGATGGAAATTGCAGGAGATAAGAAACTTGAATGACGAAAGAATATTTGTTTTCACAAATGGTTGTTTTGACATATTACATTGTGGTCATTTGAGGGTATTTCAGTATGCAAGAACCCTAGGTGACTATGTAATAGTCGGCCTCAATAGCGACCAGTCCGTCAGGGAGTTGAAAGGTCCAGGTCGTCCCATTATACCCCAAGACGAGAGAAAAGAGATGTTAGAGTCTATTAGGTTCGTTGATAAAGTCATCATATTTGATGAACTAACCCCACTGAAGTTGATAGAGGCCATACGACCTAACATTATAGTCAAGGGTGAAGATTGGAAGGATCGAGAAGTCGTGGGATCTCACATTGCAAAGGTTAAGTTTGTACCCATATTGAAGAGGTACTCCACAACGGAGATTGTAGAGAGGATTAGAGGAGTTGAAAAATAATGCATGGCAGGCATGATGAAGATAATGAGTATATAACTGTAAGTATGTTCTGTCAACAGTGCGATTTTGAGAGCGAACCCTTTGAATGTATCAATACTGAAGATGAGAGGTTAAACCTAACCTGTCCCATTGAGGCGTGTGTGAATTATGGCGGGAGAATGTTACCAAGATTATACAGGGATGTCCCTGTGGAGCAACTTGGTCCTAAAATCCTCACCCTTGATGATAAATGGGTAGAGTTTATAATGGATGAATTGAAAAGGGAAGATATTGAAGTTGGGACTAGAAGGTTCTCTGAATTAGTGAGAGACCGAGATATACTGAAGATTATATGGAGAATAGTTAGGAGATGGAGGATTTCAGAGTATATAGACTGGGATACCTAATGCCTTATAGGGGTGAAAATTTAGTTCTATAAATTTTTGAGGATATTTGGATATGAAAAAACGGATATTACCCCGACTAAGGGATCCCTGTGCGAAATGCTTAGTAATAACTATATGTGGGGTTAGATGTGAGATAAAGGAGGGGTATGAGAAAAGGAAGCAATTAATGGGGGATTGGTGGGATATGGTTAAGTTAACTGGTTCATTTGCTTGTTTAATATGTATGCTCCCATTCGTTGCTTTTGCCTTTATGCTTACGAATCTCTTATATAGGGTAAAAATTGGGAACCCATAAGATTGCCCTTGCTCAGAATGAGTAAAAATCTCGGACGTAAAAAAAAGATAGAAAAGGCGAGTAATAGATGATCCACGAAATGAAAGAAAAATTTTCTCAGAAATCAGTAAAATCCGGTGAAATAGTCGTTTCCGTCAAAAATGACTCAGATCCAATAAATGACCTAATTTGTTCAAAATGTCTACTCTATACTAATTGTTCAGCAGCTTGTGAGCACTTAGATGAGGTTTATTCGCATATTGGCCATGAATTCTACAATAAAGATTACATATACCAACCAAAACTCATGAGAGCCAAGGGAAAACGGGATGAAATACGTAGAATAGTTACTAATATAGTTAATGAATACCTAAAAGAAAAGGAGATACATAATGGCGGAGAAACAGATACTTAACATATTGAACGCTATTGAACCGCGTCTATGGTGGTTCTTGCTGCAAACTGTTATCGCATTTGGGATTGCTTTGGCCGCTAAGAATTATATAGATAGTTTAGTATCTTACTTTTACTTTATGGTTAATAAGAGACTGAACATAAACGTCAAAGTAGAGGTGAGGGGGAAGCAAGGAGTCATAACTGGATATAACCGAAGATGGATCTTTATACGAACTGACGACAATTGTGATGTATTGGTGAATATGAAACGGTGGGAATTCGAGCAGTGGGTGATAGTTGACCCATATAAGATGACATAACGGCGTATATGGCGCGTTATATGGCGGCATATATACGCGTATATATCGCGATATGGGACTCTGAATACCTGTTGCCATAGGCTTTTCTTAGAAATTTTTCAAAAATGGAGGGTAGGATGCAATCTGTGAATTATGAAATCTTGTTGAATGATTTGTTGAGAGAGAATATGTCAGAGGATGGTTTCAAACTATGGACTGCAATGCTGACCAAAATAACTGCGATATGGAATCGTCCAACTTCGTCTACTGGGAAATACCATAATAAAGATGATGGGAGAGTTCCCACAGTTGCTGAGCATACATATGAGATGTTATATGCAGCAACAAAAGTTATGAGAATGTATGGAGCAGAACCAAAATCAGTTGATGCAGACATCATATGTCTTGGAATTGCGTTGCATGATGCTTGGAAATATGGTGAAAATCCAAAATTGAGAGATCATACAGCAAATGCTCACGACATGATCGCAGCAGATATGATTAGGAAGAACAAAGATGTCATCCTCCAACTATATTCTGAAGAAAAATTCGATCTTCTAGAAGAAATTATACGCTTCCACCAGGGAAGATGGTCTACAAACGTCAAATATGAACCCGATTTTGATTGGTCCACATATCATCCCTATACTCACTTCATACATGCCCTTGATATGCTCTCTGCAAACAACTGTCTCCACTCAAACAATCAAACAAAAGAAACAAAACTCCACCCCATACCAGATGACAAATCATATACCTCACTAGCTACCATAATAACAGGTCTCCGAGTTAAAATAGACGAGACCATATATGACTCCGCACAACAACCCATCCTGCTCATCTTAACCGATCAAGACAAGTTGAACATCACAAATATGTCACCTGAGGCAACCAAGTACTGCGTATATCCCAAAGACCTTAGTCCAGACTCTATAAAAGAGTGGATGAAGGATGAGGGTTATTTACCCCCCAGTATGGTTAAGCATACAAAGGACATTGAGCATATTGAGAGAATTGATAATAAGGGTCAGAATATCCCAGATGAAGAACTAAACAATGATAATGATACTGAAGAAGACTCTAGTATACACTTACCTAAAATGACTGAATATGACCTTGATGACGTCTCTATATAGGGGGATAGCATATTGTCAGACAGCGATATATCCAGGATGATTGACAATGAGTTGAATAGGGACTATGAGGTCAACTGTAATAGGTGTGGGAAAAGACTGAAGACATGGTTTAAGTGTCCCCATTGTCAGTTGATACATTTCTGCGACTGTTACCAAGGACCCTCATGTGATTGTGTTAGTAGTCCCAATGATATACGAAGTATTATTGAGGATATGAAGCAACTGTGCAGGAGTTATATATGAACCCCATAGACTACCTATCAAGGTTTTGGGAGAGTATATTATTCCCAACTGATAAACTTAAAATAGGACCGCCTCCTGTATCTGCTGAAGTTATGGCATGGATAACTCTCATAGGTGGCATTATAGGTTTCATTATGTTCGTAGACTGGTTGTGGGATAAGGTTAAACCTAAATAGGAGTCAATGAATATGTCAGTAAAAGACTTCAGGTGGGAGTTTCAGGCATTAATCAAGAAGGTTGTCACTACAACTAAATATGACGTTGAAGTGGACTTGGGATTTAGGATAAAACATAAGATGAGGATTTCGTTGTTAGGTTGGTCTGAGATATCAAATGATGCAGTCGATTATGTTAGGGATAAGGTTGAGGGTAAGATTGTCATACTGAGACCAAGACATGCTGAAGTAGATGAGCAATATGTTGCAGATATAATACTCCTTGATGGTCGTGATCTAAAACTATTAATTAGGGGTTGGGAGACTGGATATGATAAGGTTGGTACATAGGATTATATTGACTGAACTATGTAATCAATCGTGCCCCCATTGCTTCAATGCAGACTTCCGGACTAAGGGTGTTATGGATGCAGATATGTGGATCAAGTTTATACAGGATAACACCGACTATATACGAGGTCATGAACTAAAGGTAATGGGTGGGGAGCCTACTCTGCATCCTAGATTTCTTGAGGTCGTTGAGGAATCACTTAATCACTATAGGACTATCTCTATATTCACTAATGGTTCTACGATGCATAAATATGCTTCTAATAGAATGCTGATGAAGAATCACTTTAGGGGTAGAGTAGACTATAAGATAAATGGTTACGTATTTGATCCTAATAAGTTCGAGGAGTATAAGGAATATGTACACCAGATAGGTCTACACTGTGTTGTTCCTCTAGGAGATTCTGATCTATTTGTTAATAAGGTACTTGAATTTACATATTTGCACCCACAGGTTATGATATTGCTCTCTCCCGATACTCAGGTTAATATATTTGACGAGTCTATACTAAAGGAATATAGAGAAGTATGGATTAATGTTATTACAGACATTGTGCCTGAACTTAGAAGGATGAATATACCCTTTGGTTATGACCATGTATTTCCTATATGCTTCTATACTCAAGAGATGATAGATATTCTACATACCTTTGATATGGATAGTCTATATAGAGAGAAGATATGTTGTTGTGGGGATTTGAATTTAGGGTTGATTGACTATAACTTTGATCTATACTATTGTAATCAGACAAGGATTAAGTTAGGATCTATTCTCAAAGATGATAATACTTTTAAGACGATGGACGAAATATTCAATATGATTCAATGTGCATCATCTATGAAAACTGAGTCTATCCTTGAGTTATCGGATAAGTGTAGATCATGTCATGTTGTAGCATCTTGTAAGACTGGTTGTTTTTATAACTCTCTTGTGGGGGGGTTAATGTGTCAAAGATAAGTAAGTGGTTATATCCAAGGTTTAAGTTTCCTATTGATCCTCAGTGGCCATTGAAGAGTAATTTCATAAATAGGTTGGCAGCTAGGATTACAGCTAGGATGATATTCCATGCGTTAGGGGAGTCTTATCAGTTTGGTGGATATACAGGAATGTTAATGGAACAATATGAAATGGTAGATGCAGATAAATTTCAATTGATGCATTGGATATTGAGGGAGGCTGGATATAATTGCTGTCCTGCAGATGTAATGGAGGCATGTGGTGTGGACCCAGATACTAGGAAGGCAACTGTAGGACCTAAGTCAATGGGTGATCACATAGCAATTGGTAAATGGGTAAGGAGACACGTAAGGGGGGATTTGACACTTGATTAGAAGGAGGGTGAATATGTGGTGGCATAGACATTATTGGGGTAATGGATTTGTTCCTGTACAGAATAGTAAAGGGGAACTTGAGTTGGTACCTAGTCGGTATTGTTGGGATCAAAACTGTAGAAAACACCAGGTATGGATAAAACCTAGGTGGTTTGACTATCCGCCTAACTTTGAGATGAAGGGATTCTATTTTCATGCGCAATACATCTAATGGAATAACTAAATATGTGGTTGGTTTTGCTTTCGATGAATGTAAGAAGAAGGTGATTCTTATCCGTAAATTAAGACCGGAATGGCAAAAAGGTGCACTCAATGGACCTGGTGGAGTCATTGAGGATGATGAGAGTGAGTATGAAGCAATGGCTAGGGAATTTTCTGAGGAAACGGGAGTTATTACTCTATCTGATTGGTGGAGGTGTAAAGTTGTTCTAGAGGGTGATGGTTGGAGAGTTTATTTCTTTTCAATTATATTAGATAATAAGGTATTCAATTCTGCTAAGACAGTAACTGATGAAAAAGTACAGGTTGTACCTACCAATAGGTTATTTGATTATTCAATGATAAATAATTTGACTTGGTTGATTCCCTTTTGTATGTACGAACCAGATATACCTGAGAGAGTATATTTTATAGGAGCTTAATATGGGACTATCACAGTCATATACTGGTATTGAGGTACCCAAATTAAAAGCGGGTGATATAATTCTCACTCGTGCTAAGAAGAATTGGTTTACTGACCTGTTCCTCAAACTTATTCAATATGGTGGGGGCGGGGACCCTGCTAGATTTACTCATGTATCTTGTATGGTAGCCCCTAACATGCTAATAGAGGCACAGATGAAAGTTGTTAAACGAGATATGCTTCAGGTTAAGAAGTATATGTCAAAGAGAGCATACAGGATTGTGAGGAAGAATGATTTGAGTGATGGGGATGCTGCCGGTATTGCTGAGAGACTCCATTGGGAATTAGGTAGGAAGTTCAGTCTAGCTACTATATTCTGGCAACTCTGTGATAACCTGTTTAGAACTAATTGGTTTACAGGTACCTTGAATAGATCAAGTGGTATCGTATGTTCCTCTCTTGTAGCCAAGGCATGGCAGGACCAAGTAGGTCTTAGATTTAACGGAAGAGATTGGTTTTCAGTAGAACCAGATGATGTTGATGATGAAACACAGAAATCTGGTTGGACTGCCCTATCTGAGAAAGTAGAAGGTGTGTAATATGAATGGTGAGTTATTTGATAGTATAGAAAAACCGCCAGAGGGTTTATCAAAAGATGAATTAAAAAAGTGGATGAGAAAACACCGTGATTACCCGGAGATGACTTTGGCTGAATATATGATCTTACCCACAAGAGAAGAGTACCATGAGATTATATACTCAGTACCTAGAAATCACAGAGAGGGAGACAAATATAGACTTGGTGAGGATCCTAAGGTTGGCGATCTTGCTGTGTATATGGAGTTTATGGATATTGATAATAAGTTGAGAAAATCAGAACTTGCACCTGCCATGGACCCTGTAGATGTGCATGGTAATGTGCCGCTAACTACTATTACTTTACAACTAAGATTATGTTGGATTGTATAGGAGGATATTGTGAGTAGTAAGGTTGAGGAATATCTGCTATATCTTGAAGAAAGAGATCGTCTATTAGAACAGTATCGTGCCTGTCGTGAGTATTGTAATAAATTGCCTGGAGATAAACAACTAGATTGCTTCAAAAGATGTGAATCTAAAGTTGTAGATCAGATGGAAAAATTAAAAACTAATATAGTTGTATTTGGTCGAGATTACCATGCTGAAGTGGGAGCATAATTTGCTGATAATGACTACTTGTAATGGGAACAAATTCAAAATATGACCTACGCGTTGGGAGGATAATATGAATGAGTTAGTAGAAAATTATCTACAGCTCCTACAAGAAGATGAAATAATAACTGAGGATATAAGGTCTTTCCTAGGCCGTCTTTCAGATAGAAAACTTAATAACTTTAGGTATTTTTTATCTAAAGCTTTTAAGAGAAAAGATAAGGAAGGTATTAAACGAATATTATCAACTGTTCCTGTTATTTCAGATGATAAATTGAAATATGTTGCTAAGAAATTCTCTCCAAATTTTAACTTACCTTATAGACTGACCTTCTCATATATCAAACGTAAATATCCTAATGTTCCAGATACAATTGCTTCATATTTAGCTATTGCAGTTGGAGTAATGACTGGTCGTGAAGATAAACCTGAGGAGAAGACAAAAGACCTCTTATTGAAGTTTGATAAGAATTTGAAGAAAGCTCTTAGGGGTCAACTGAGGGAGCAAGATCCAGATGACCCTAGAACAGTCTTCTCTGGAGGTTTTGCATGGGGATTTTTTAGTTCAGCGCTTGTTACACTTCTTCTTGCATGGTTGTCTGCAGCAGGAACTCCTATGATAGCTGCTGGTATAGTTATATTAGTATTTGGTGCAATAATGGTAAAAGGATCAATTTAGGAGGAAGTTATGAGCAAGATGGTTGATGAATACCTTCAAGTTTTACAGGATGATAATATATCTGAAGCAGCAATTTCTCCAACTACTGCTCTTTTTATTGTTCCGACAGCAATTAGTTTAGCTGCTAAAGCATATAAGGCCTTTATTGATAAGGCGGAGAAGACCTGTAGGGATTATACTGGCCTTGAAAAGACTAAGTGTCTAAAGAGATTTAGAGCTCAAGCAGTTAAAGCTAAAATAGCTACTCTGAATAAAGCTAAGGGAATGTGTGCTAAGGATAAGAACCCTGAGAAGTGCCGTGAGAAACTAGCGGGGCAGGTTTCTAAATTAAATGCTAAATTGAAGATGATTCAATTTTAGGAGGATGATATGAAAAGACCAACTGATAAATTAGAGGAATTGTACACCGGAGAAAAGAGACAACTGTTGCAGGAGCAGATAACAGTTGAAATGTTTGGCCCTCCTTTTGAGGATGAGGAAGATGAAAGTGTTGAAGAACCTCTTCCACCCGGAGAAGCAGCTGGTGCTCCTGAAAAGAACCCTATGACTGGTGAAGATATGGAAGAAGAGGGAGAGGAAGAAGAAGAAGGTTTACTCTAACGAAGGAGTAAATAATGAGTAACATAATGACGGCAAAAAATGCTCTAGACGAGAATAAGAGTAATCTCCTTAAAAAGGCTAATGTAGTAGCAGTGGGGGTTGGACTCAAAACTGTAGCTGGAGTAACTACAGATGAAATATGTGTGATTGTGTCAGTTAAAGAGAAACTTCCAATTGAGAAACTCTCTGCTGCTGATGTGATTCCACAATCTTTTGGTGCTATAAAAACAGACGTTATCGAGACAGGAGAAATTGTTGCGTTAAAAGAACGAAGTGACTGGTGGAGGCCATATCCTGCTGGTGTCTCTGCTGGTCATAAAGATATAACCGCAGGAACCCTTGGTGCGTTTGTTAAGCGTGGAGATACTATACTCCTGTTAAGTAATAACCATGTTTTTGCAAACTCCAATGAAGCTAGTGTAGGCGATGCCATATTTCAACCAGGCAGAGTTGATGGTGGTCGAGAGGAAGATACAATAGCTAATCTCTTAGATTATGTACCTATTTCTTTCTCTGGAGATACTGCACCTATATGTCCTATAGCCAAGAAGGTCGAGAAGATTATCAATAGTATAGGGAGATTGCTAAAATCCAGTCATAAATTTTCCTTATCAAAGGCAGCTGAACCTGGAGATCCTAATAAGGTAGATTGTGCTATAGCTACTCCTATTAATCCGGAGGATATGGAGCTGGTGATTCTTGAGATTGGTCATGTTAAGGGTGTAGCAGAAGCGACTCTAGGGACAGCAGTTCAGAAGAGCGGGAGGACGACAGCATATACACAGGATACTGTGATTCAGATCCACGTGACTGCACAGGTTAATTACGGTGGACCTATTGCTATATTTGAAGATCAGATAATGGCAGGCGCTATGAGTCAAGGTGGAGACTCTGGATCATTAGTATTAGATATGTTTAATAATGCTGTAGGTCTTCTATTTGCGGGTTCAGATAGTGTTACACTAATGAACCCTATTCGATATGTTCTGGATGGACTTGGAATTGAATTTGTGACTGAGTTAGACTCGAAGCAACATGAGGTTGAAGTTATAGTAGATGAGAAAGAGGAGGACGAATCTGGGTTTAAAGTATATACTCCGATGCATCCATGGTATCCACTACCTTAGGAGGATAATATGATGGAGAGTTATCTTAAATTCTTATCTGAAAAGGGAAAGTGCCCTCCCGGGATGAGATGGTGACCTGTCCGGAAAAAGTGTATCCGTGAGATGCAGTATGAACAAGCTATTTATAATGCTAATGACGGATTTGTGACTAATATTGAAAAAGATACAGTTGAAAATGATAATTTTCGAAAGGTTCTATATACTCCAAGGAATCTTCAATTAGTATTGATGAGTATTCCTCCTGGCGGAGAAGTTGGTGAGGAGATCCATCCTGCTGTTGATCAATTCTTTAGGATTGATGCTGGTGAAGGTAAAGTAATTTTGAATGGGAGAGAAATCCCAATTGAAGATGGTTTTGCTTTTATTGTTCCCGAAGGAACAAAGCATAATATTGTAAATACTTCGGCTAAAGATGACTTGAAACTCTATAGTATTTACTCTCCGCCTAATCACCCACCTGGGGTAATTCAGGCAACTAAAGCTGAGGCAGACGCCGAAGAAGAGTGAGGATAATATGAAAGATAAAAGACATCTCAGTGAACTTAAGCAGGTAGTATCTAGAAATATAGGTTATCTTAAGGAACAAGATGAGACCCATAAAGATATTAGGATGAGGATACTTGATTTCTTTAAAGAGAATCCAAGACCTACAGATAATGAAGTTCATGGCCTTGCAGATGAACTTGGTATAAATGAGCATGATTTTGAAGAGCACATTTATGCAATCCTTGGAGATATCTTTGCTTATGGAAGGGCCAATGAAAAAGGTTTTACTGAAGATAATGCTGATCCTGAGCAATTGAGGATGGGAATAAAAGTTGAGATGGAGCATACTCGATGTCCTCAGATATCTAAAAGAATTGCATTAGATCATTTGGCTGAATTAGGGGACTATTATACTCGCTTAGCAAAGATGGAAGAAGAAGGTGGAGTAGAAGATTAATGACACTACCATTCTCTACGAATCTAGTACAGGAGTTACAACATTGGTTTAGTAGAGCGGTTCTTCTCCGGGATCTTAACAAGGATAAGATACCTTATCCCGTTGATATACCAGTGATCTATTTAAAACCGAAATCATTTATTGAACTCCTGTTTAATGAATCGTATCCATATACTGAATACGAATATTTTTTTCAAGATGTGGCCAGTAAGTCATCATGGCCATCTTTAGTTAGAGATAGGATTACTATTTATCCATCTTCTAGAGTTTATGAGGTTTGTGATAGTACCGCTGCATTTAATCTGTTTCAACTTAAACCTCATGATCTGACTCTATTGAATGCTCTGTTAGCATATCGAATTGATTCAACAAGTGTTACGATGATTGATTCAACATCAGTAACCTTAGTTGATTCAACTGCCGGAATAACTCTATATGCTTCATTGGATTTCTTAGATACTAGTTTATCTAAATTGATATATGTATATTTAAAATTGAAGATTGATGGGGATGCTTCAGGTTATGATAATGTAAATCTTTTCTCTCGACCATATGAGGTTTTGGAGAGTTGTTATGAGGCCTTTGTTATTGAGCAATTCTTTGAATTTATAGCTGCCAGAGGTACGTAAGTATGGGATTTAAAATTGAAGACTATTGGACAATATGGGGTTATCTGTACCAAAGGAGATTAGACCCTACCTACGATACGATTGACCTCGACAATAATACGAAAAATATAGCTGAATCTGAAAGGGGTGTTTCTGAGCAAGTTTTTGAGAGCACTCTTGATCAATCTGTCTTTAATTCAAATGATTATAAGATGTTAAGAACTTTTCTTATAGACTGGTATGCTACACTTAGGACTGTTGGCACAACTGGAGCAACTGTATCTCAAGTATTCTCTATGCCGGATACTCACGTTCAGGAGTTGATTCAGTCGTTCGGATATGATGTACCAGTAGATATATTGACTTTTACAACTAAAGTAAATTTCTTTCTTGACCTTGTTAATCTGTATAAGGTTAAGGGAACCCCCAATGCTCTCTATCAAGTTTTAGCATATTATGGTTTGAGTAACCTTGATATTGTTGAGTATGATGTGCAATATACTGAACCAGGGGATGCTCTAGGACCGGGTGAACTAGTTTTTAGAGGTAAATCTACAAGGCAATTGGGGCCAGGTGAAATGCCCATACCATGGCCAGATGTTCCTTTTGATGAAATGATTTATCCAGATCCACATTGGTTATTGACTAAAGAAGACGTTGAATATGCCCACCGAACTCAAGATATAAACCTTCCTTCAAGAAGTCCTTATTTTGGCATAAGACCAAGATTCTATATGTCTGAACTTTTCTTTATGATAGCTGTCCTTGTAAGAATGGTTGAAAATCAGTATGACCTATGGGTTGCTACGGGTAGCGTTGAAGTAACTGACCCAATGTTCTCTCATATCTATGATGCTGCAGTCGAAAAATATGAGATGACCCTTCTGAATTATAATGTGTCTTTATTAGAATTGTATCTATCTTGTATATATGCCTTTAATAGGAGATACGGTCGAAGTGCTATCTATCCACCAACATGGCCATAATCAGTATTCTAATCTATGGGGAGAAGATGGAGAACAGTGGAGTCCTCAAAGTTACCTACCTGATTTTTCTTATGCTGGTTACCACCATGGAGAAGAACCTCTACCAAAAATAAATCAGTGTGTAAGTATAGTGGATGATTTTGGAGCGAAAGGTGATGGTCGTGATAGTTCACAAGCATTTCTCGATGCTATAGAAGTAAATAGACCTATCTATATTCCTTCTGGTCGTTATAAGATTACTAAGATTATTGAAAGTAAAGTATCACTCATAGGAGAGGACCCAGACAAGACGGTTTTATATTTCCCCAACCACCTGACTGATATTAAACCAGATTGGAAAATTACTCCTGAAATGAGAATTTCTAATTACTCATGGTCTGGAGGTTTTATCTGGATTAAGGGAAATTTTGAAAAGAGATTTCTTACATCTATTATTGCAGAAGCTAAGCGTGGAGAGGACTCTTTAATAGTTTCTTCAGCAGATGAGTTAAGGGTTGGCCAAAGGATTGAAATAAAATTTAGAAGAAAAAGTAATTCTTTAGTACAATATCTATACTCAGGCGATTCTGGTGATACTGATAATTGGAAAGATATAAAAGTCTCGTTAGTTTGTAGAATTACTGAGGTTAAAGGTAACCTAATTATATTTGATCGCCCCCTACGTTTCGATGTAAAATTGGAATGGTTACCTGAAGTTTATCAATTTAATTCAAGTGTGACCAAAATTAGTATAGAGAATCTATGTTTTGAATTTCCAAATACGTTGTACGATGGTCATTTTTCTGAACTTGGTTATAATGCTTTAGCTTTAAGTAATGTCTCAGACTGTTGGGTAAGAAATATAAAGATTGTGAATGCTGATAGTGGAATATTTATTGATAGAAGTAAATTCTGTACTATCCAAAATATTATTTTTGAATCAAACCGGAAAGGTAGAGATAATTGTGTTGGTCATCATGGTATATATCTACAGGGAGATGATAATCTTTTTACTAATTTTGAATTTAAAGTTCAATTTATACATGATATCTCAGTAAGTAATTGCTCAGGTAATGTCTGTTGTGATGGTAGAGGTATAAACTTGTGTTTTGATCATCATAAAAAAGCTCCTTATGAGAACCTGTTTACTAATATTGATGCTGGATTAGGAAGTCGTATGTGGATATCTGGTGGAGGAGAAAAACTCGGGAGACACTGTGGAGCACGAGGTACCTTCTGGAATATACGATCTAAAAATCCTCAGAAATATCCTATAGATTTTGGTCCCAATTCAGTAAATCTAGTAGCCATAAAATCCGAAAGTATTTATCCACAGAATATTTATAGGTCTCAATTAGCTAGAAGATTAAGGAGATAAATTTGTGGGGTTTGACTTCATTCTTTAATCCTATTGGATATAAGAACAAGGTTAAGAATTATAGGAAGTTTAGGTTATCTAGTCAAAAGCAAGGGTTGAAACTTTTATGTGTTGAGTTATCATTCGGAGGTAGGGAACCTGAGTTAACTAAAGATGATGCTGATATTTTGATCCAACTAAGATCTAATACGATATTATGGCAAAAAGAGCGTTTACTAAATATTGGTCTAAGAAATCTTCCGGATGATTGTACTAAGATTATCTGGATTGACTGTGACATTATTTTTCAGAATGATAATTGGGTTGAGGAAGTATATAAATCTTTGGATAAGTATTTTGTTATTCAACCTTTTTCATTCGTTATTAGATTACCAAAGGATGGAATAATAAGTTCTGAGGATTTGCCTTTTGGATTAGAAGAGGGTCAAAAAATTCATAGTATGGGTTACGGTATGCGAGATTCTGATAGGGAAAAGCTCTTTGATTTTTTTATACATGGTCATTCTGGGTTTGCCTGGGCTGCCAGAAGAGAGATTTTTAATAAGCACGGTTTTTATGATAGGTTAATTCTTGGTTCTGGTGACTTGATGATGGCCCATACTTTCTACGGTCATAAATTTAATTATATTAGGAGTTTGTCTTCTGAACCAATGCAATTAGATCAAGATGTGTGGTTTGAGGAAATTTATAATATAGTTAAAAGCAATGTTTATTTTGTTCCTGGTCTAATTTTTCATCTATGGCATGGAGATAAAATTAATAAGCTTCATGATGAGAGATTTGAGATTCTTGTCTCGGAGAATTTTGACCCCAGAAAAGACATTAAACTAGATAGTAATGATTGCTGGACTTGGGCAACTAACAAACCAAAATTGCACCAATGGTGTGAGAAATATTTTAGTTTTAGAAAAGAAGAGTAATGAAATCTATTCGATTAGAAGCTACAACAATTTGTCAACTAAAGTGTCCCTCTTGTCCGACATCTTCAGGAGATGTGAGTAGGTATCTTGGATCTGGACATCTTCGAATTGAGGATTTTAAAAATCTCGTTGATAGTAACTCTTGGATTTCGAATATTGAACTTTCTAATTGGGGGGAGATTTTTCTCAACCCGGACTTGATACCTATTTTTTACCACGCTTATAAGAGAGATGTAGGTTTGAGTGCTGATAATGGTGTAAATCTAAATACTGTTAGTCGAGATATTCTTGAAGCAATGATTGTATATAAATTTCGAAGTATGAAATGTTCTATTGATGGAGCTACACCAGGGACTTATAGTATCTATCGACGCAGAGGAGATTTTAATGCTGTGATAGAGAATATTCAAACTATCAATTATTTTAAGAAGCAGTACAATTCTAGATATCCACAGTTAACTTGGCAATTTATAATGTTTGATCATAATATACACGAACTTGAAAGTGCAGGGGAAATGGCTAAAAAGTTAGGTATGAGTTTTTTCCCTAAACTTTCTTGGGAAAATTTTTATGTTAAAGATTCTATAGCTAAACCTGAGAGAGCTCCTACACGAGAAGAATTTAAGAACAGATTTGGTAAGCATTATATTCGAAACCTCTGTACTCAACTATGGACAAAACCTCAAATTAATTATGATGGAAAAGTCCTTGGTTGCTGTGTTCAGTATTGGGGAGATTTTGGTAATGCTTTTAAAGAAGGTCTCAGAGAGAGTTTGAATAATGAGAAGATTGAATATGCTCGTCAGATGCTCTTGGGAGAAGAAGATAGCCGTCAAGACATTGCTTGTAGTTCCTGTGAGGTTTACCTGGAGATGAAAGAATCTCAGAATTGGATAAAGATGAGTGAGGTCCATGAAATTTAAACTTTGTGTTTGGTATAATGGAATAGCTTTAGCTACACATACTCCAATTGCTAGGGCTATAAATGAGTTAAAGGATTATGGTTATCAATTCTCTAATAACGATTACGATATATTGATAATAAATTTTGCTTTTATTCCAAAAGATGTTCACTATCATACTTATTCAAAAAGGATCAACGACGAGTCTAGTCCGATAATAATATTTAATGAGCAAGTTTCTACAGGTAAATTGAATTTCTGGCATCTTGAACAAGAGCGAGTCATTGGTTGTACAAAGATGTGTCTCTTTAAGGACCTACACCTATATAGGTTTAAACTACCATATTACCACTATCATTTAATAAGTCCTATATACGAGATACCTCAGGTATACACTCCTAGGAATAAGTGGAATCCTGACCTCCTTTCAAAAATATATCTTGGTTGGAATTTAGGTCTATACGATTTCTTTACGAGGCATGCACCAGATTTTAGTGTTGAGAGACCAATTGATATTCACTTTAGTATTGGTCTAGAACCATTCTATGAGGGCGATGAGCACTATCAACTTCACAGAAATCATTTTGTTAGTGAGGTTAAAAAGTTATGTGAGGAGTATAAATTTACCACTTCCGGAAAATGTGGGGAACTTAGAAGATTCCCTGTTCAGAAAAGTAGAGAAGATAAAAAATATCACTTTTTAATGAGACACTCAAAAGTCTGTATTAGTCCGCTTGGAGATGGGGAATTATGTTGGAGAGATTTTGAAGCAATAGTTCATGGAGCAATATTGATTAAACCAGAGATAACACATATAGAAACATGGCCAGATATTTACAAACCTATGGAAACTTATATACCCGTCAAATTAGATCTATCAGATTTTAGAGAAACTGTCTTTCAAGTCATAAAAAATTATTCTAAGTACAAATATATAACAATTAATGCGTATAACGCGCTAAAAGAAGTTCTAGACAATAATGTTTTTGCAGAAAGATTTGATAAGGTGATAGGAAAGATTATTGAAAAGGAGAATTAAATATGGGTGAAGTTATTGATATGGAACAGAAGGAAGATGGAATCGTTGAGATGAAGGAAAAGCAACCTGAATCCGGTTTTACAATTCAGGATAAAAGGAAACTTGCTCCGCACCCTCAACCTGAACCCCCTAAACAGTTTAAGCAAAAGAGTGTAGGGAAGGGTAAGAAAGAGAAGATTTGTATTGTCACAAACTTCATGGAGTTTAATCCTCGCTACTCATTAACTGGAATTGTTAAAGACCACATTCAAGCACTCACGAAAAATGGGCACAAAGTTGGCCTTATTGTCAACGAAAAATATAGGGATCAGGATTTTAAGGGTGTTGAGATGCTCAAAGTCCTTCCTTTTGCCCATTTAAAAGATTACCACAATATAAATGACCTAAAAGAAGAACACAAAGTTACGATTGATAAGACAGAACAGGTACTTAAAAAAGTGTTTACTAATACAGATGGAGATGGAGATGTTTATGAATTAGCTTTCTGCCATGATATAAATTTCCAAGGTTGGTTCCTACCTTACAAATTAGGTCTCGAAAAAGCATCTTTTCAACTTCCCCATGTTAGATGGCTTCATTGGGTTCATAGTATTCCAAGTGGTATGCGCGAATATTGGAAAATTCCAAGCAAGAAGCATAAGATCATATTTCCTAATGAAACTGATAGACTACGAGTTGCTGAACAATTTAGAGGGGAGTTGGATGATGTTCGAATTGTTCACCATATAAAGGATATGAGAACCTTTATGGATTTTGATCCAATTGCTTGTAGGATGATAGATCAATATGACTTAATGAATGCTTCTATTATTCAAGTATATCCGGCTTCAGTTGATCGTCTTCATGCTAAAGGTGTTGATTATGTTATAAGAATCTTCTCTAACCTAAAGAAGCAGGGAGAAAGTGTTAGACTTATTATTCTAAACCAGTGGTGTAATGTTGACAAACATCGTCAAACCGTTGAGCAATATTGCCAGACTGCTAGGGGTCTTGGTTTAGAACCAGATAAAGAATTAATATTTAGTTCACGTTTTGAAACTCCCCGCTTTGAAACAGGTGTTGATGCTAATATTGTGAAAGATTTATTTTCTCTTTCGAACCTCTTTATTTTTCCAACGAGAGAAGAAGCATTTGGACTTGTTCTTCCTGAGGCTGCTTTAAGTGGTGGAGTGCTATTAGTATTGAATAGATCTCTACAAATGCAGTCAGAGGTTGCAGGTTTAAATGCCCTGTACTTTGATTTTGGAAGTTTTACCCATAATTTTTCAATACCGGGTGATAAATATTACGAAGATATAGCAACTATTATTAGAGGTAGAATGAGACAAGAATACTCACTTATGGCAAAGACATTTATGAGACGGATGTATAATATGGATAGAATTTATAAGGAGGAGATGTTGCCCATTATTGGGGAGAGCAGAAATTGGTAGATATAGTAATAAAATCATTTAATGGTATAGGTGATTGTCTATTTATGACTCCTACTCTGAGAAAAATTAAGGAGGCATATCCAGATAGGAAGATAATTGTAAATACTAATTATCCTCTCTTATTAGAGAATAATCCTTTTATTGATGAAGTTAATACAAGAGGTAAAGAGGGAGTTTTTCTGGGTTATGATGATCCTATTCATAGAAAGTGGCCCAGAAAACATCACATACTAAGAGATTGGGAAATAGTTTGTCAGCAATATGGAATTCAGACTGAAATACCTATTTTGAAACCTGAGATCTATTTTAAATTTAAGCATGGAGATAGAAAGGGTAATATTGGAGTTCAGGTTATACATAAGAATCACTGGCATGGAAAGAAGAATTGGGGGAAATTTTCTGAGTTATCTGAGGAATCTGGGTTTCAACCTATTCCAAAAGTTGGAGGAGTACGGGAAATTGTTGAATTTCTTACTTCGTGTAGGGCTATTATATGTGCAGAAGGCGGAATATCTCATTTATGTAGGGCATTAGATATTCCGTGTGTTGTAGTTTATGGAGGTTTTGCTGACCCGGAGTGGAATGGTTATAAAGAACAAATTAATATAACAAATAGGAAATACTGCTCCTATTGCTATAATCCTGGTCCGTGTATTAATCCCGTTGAGAAAGAGTGTATGCAGGAAATTAAAATCACTACTGTAAAGAAAGCTGTTATGCTAGCCTATTACCACTTAAAGTCTATTCAGAGCGATACTGGGGTGGTTTTAAATATCCATCATTCACTTGTATAGGTGATTTAAGAACTCACAGCAGGGAAGCAAAATGCGGCAAAATTTAACCGATTTTATATCAGAAGAGAATATTTTTGAAACTATTAAGGAAAGGTTTGGTAGCAAAATTAATAATGAGGCTACCGCAATTGACAAAATTGAGATTAGTCGGATACTAAAAGACTTCATTGAGATAGTAAAACCAAAGAAGATTCTGGAGATTGGAACTTATCAAGGATTATCTGCAGCCTACTTAAGTTTATTTGCGGAAGTAATAACTGTAGATTTGCATTTTCAACCCATTTCGAAAGAGATATGGGATTATCTAGGGGTTTCTGAAAGAATTAGATTTTTCGTTTCTCCAGAGCTAGATCGAATAAAGAAATTTGTTGAGAATCTCGATTTTGATTGTGCTTTTATTGATGGTGAACATACATATAAAGCAGTATCTCATGATTATGAACTTGTTAGGAAATGTGGGAATGTGATTTTTCACGACTATGCATGGCATTTAATAAAGGAGAATAAGGAGGATAGTTTTCCAGGTGTAACAAAATTTGTGAATTCTTTACCTGAAGATGAAGTTTTGAAATCTCCGCCTTTTGCTTTATGGAGGGATGAAAATGCCAGAAGAGAATAATAATAAAAAAGTTTGTCTTATTGATAACGTCAAAAAGAAATGTGTTGAACTTTGGAAATTAATTGTTGGAATTGGTGTTATAATAGGTTTGATAGCTGGTTTTTATGGTCTTGATGCTGTGGTTGCAACAGAAAAGGATTTAGATATCCACAAAAAGGATATTATTGGTAAACTTGAGAACCTTGAGACAGAGGTTATATCTAGTTTACAGCAGTTTCAGAAACAGCAAGATTTACAGTTCTGGAACCAGAGGTATCAAGAATATTTGGATAGGGAAACAGATTTCAGATATAAATTGAAAAGAGATCCAAATAATCAGGATTTGAAAGCTCAATATGAATATTGGAAGCAGAAAAGAATTGAAGCGCAAAAGAAGATTGATGAGTTGACGAAACCGACACCACCAACTGGAGGGTAATTTGAAGTTGAATCTTGGTAGTGGTATAATGTTGAAGAAAGAATTTGTTAATTATGATATGAAGATACGTAAACCTGAAATGGATGTACCTAGAGTGGTTGGAATGATTGAGTATTTACCGTTCAAAGAAAATAGTTTTGATGAAGTATTGAGTTCTCATGTAATCGAACATTTTCAACCTGAGCAAAGTATACAAATGCTTAAAGATATATACTATGTTCTTAAACCCGGAGGAATTTTAATAATTGAAGGTCCAGATATCTTAGGTGCTTATTGGTATTATGTTGGTTGTGACTGTGGTAATAGATGGGGTGGCCGGAAAGAACCAGATGTTAAGAGCTTAATTGATTGTATCTTTGCAAACGTTCACAGGTATACTCGTGGAGAAGAGTGGACACATAAATCTGGTTGGACTGGGTGTATGGTTGCTCAACATATGGCTGAGATTGGATTCTATATTAGGCATGTTGGAAAAGGTTGGACACATGGAATGGGCCGTAGAGATTTTAGAGTAGAAGGGATTAAAAGTGGTTGATCTAGCTGGGAAATTAATTGTTGGAACTTATGGAGCGTATTTGATTCTGGATCCAGAAACTGGAGATTATGATATCTTTAAGAGGCACCACCAACTTTATCATTGGGGAATAACTTGGAGTGATAGATTTCTCGTTACTTGTGTTTGGTTGGGTATTTCAACAACTTTCCTTTTTTATGATCGTAATTTTAAAAGGATAGAAACTATTAAACCTCCAGAACATCGTTCAATTATTGCTCCTCATCAGATTCTTTGGTTTGATGATAAACTCTGGATTGCTAATACTCAATATGATTATGCAAATATTTATGATTTTGATAATAAGAGTTGGGAAATTTGGAGGATGTTTAACGAAAAAACCTATAGGGGGCCAGAGAAGAGGGGTGGAGATATTTATCATATGAATGGCGTTTGGTTTTATGATGGTCATGTTTTTGTTTGTGCTCATAATAAACAGAGGCCAAGTTTTATTTCAATTTTTGAGTATCCCAGTTTGAAGTATATAGAAACTCTAGATGTTGGCAGAATGATCCATAATATATGGTGTGAAAATGGTGAGTTTTTTACCTGCTCTTCTGGAGATGGGAAGATAATTACAACTACAGGGAAAGAAGTAGTTCGGACTGGTGGTTTCCCTAGAGGGGTTTCCATTACTGATAAATATAATTGTATTGGAATTTCTCCTCATCATTTTCATGGTTGTAAGAAAAGAAATGAAGTTGATGGTGAGATTCAAATATATGATAAGAACTGGAATTTAATTAGAGTTTTTGTAACTAGAGGTTTTGGTCAAGTTTACGAAATGAGAATGTTTGGTAAGAGAGATATTACACACTGGGCAGGTTCTGAGAATGTTAAATTTAATTATCCTGATTTGAGGCGAAAACCCCCTGCAGATTGCTATAGACTCTCACTTGATTAGAGGTAGAGAATGCCGGAATTATCAATTGTCATTCCCTTTGTAAATGAGTATCCCCAAAATGTATTTACTATTCAAAATGTGATGTGTGAATTGGAGGGACGACTTGACTATGAAATAATTGCAGTCAACAATTGGATTCCTAATTCCTCTTGTGGTAAAGAGCAAGACAAAGGTTTCAAATTTCTAAATAACGTCGCAAGAGGTCATGGTCCAAGGTTGAGGGTTTTACACTATGATAAAAAGCTGTCTCATTGGAATGCTAAAAATTTTGGTATCATTCATTCAAAGTCTCCCTATCTATTCTTTTGTGATGCTCATTGTATTATTGGTAGGGACTGTCTTTTCAATATGTTCATATATTACAAGAAGAATGAAGAAGAGTTACACGGGTCGCTTCACCTTCCGATCTCGTACATGATGGAACGCCCCGGTATGGAGTTGATTTATAAACCTAAACTTGATCTTGAGAAAGGAGCGCTACACTATTCATTTAGTAGGTATAGACGACCGTCTGATGGAAAACCTTATAAAGTTCCCTGTATGTCAACCTGCGGGATGTTAATGAGTAGGAAGATAATGGTTGATGAACTTCAAATGTGGCCGAGTGAACTTGGAATCTACGGAGGTGGAGAAAACTTTGTAAACTATTGTTTAGCAGTAATGGGTTATAACGTAAATATTTTTCCAAGACCTGCAATTTATCACTATGCAGAGCAGAGAGGGTATCATTGGAATTATAATGATTGGTTGAGAAATCGAATCATAGCCTTATATCTTGCTTGTGGTAGAGAGATAGCACAAAGGCTAGTTGATAATGCGAGGGGCCACCAGCAAGTAAAACAAGACATGCTGGAGGATGTAGTAATCAAGTGCAACCCCCAACGAGAACATATTAAAAAGAGAACGTGTGTGGATATTTACGAATGGGTTGAACGCTGGAAAGATTTTTAGTTTATTGTATAAATACCTACAAGAGTTTGTACAAATAGATACAAGACCAGTTAATAGGGGGAACAGTTATGCTTGCAACTTATATATCCAGCAATCAGTTTCGGGTCTCTGGTGATCGAAGTGCTGAATTTCAAACAGATAGAAGGGTCCGAGCTAATTGCGGGATTGATGGATATAAATATGGTACGGTACAGTCCGCTAGTTTTAGCGCTGGTTACACAACTGTAACCCTCTTAGAAAGTGAACTAACCTCAAATTTAACTGCAGTTCACTATGGCGTTGTATCACCATTTCCTCCTGGTAGTATGCCAAGGATCCCTGGTTTAGCAATTGTCTATGACCAAGAGGTTTCAGCAGTTGAGTTTATTGAAATAACTGGTCTAGCCTCTGGTCAAATTTATGACCTTTCATTATTACTTACTACCTCTGAAGTAACTGAACTTCGTCTTCAATTTAATGGTGACACTGGTAACAACTATCAGTATGCTTATCACGATGGTGGAGTTGCTGGTGGTGCGCCATCTCACTCAACTAATCAGAGTGGAGCAATAGATTATATTCAATTTAGTCATAAGTGTGATGTAGGTACGGGTCGGGTTCAATTTGGAGCAAAACCAATTGATTCAACAGCAGTTATTGTGCACTCATCCTTTTCTACATATCAAGATAGTAATGATTTTATGAAAAGAGAGTTAGTAGGTTATTACGCTGGTGGTCTTAGTAGTATTAAGATTTATGCTGCTCCAGGTAGCACTAGTTATTTAAGTGGCCGTGTAACCTTAACTGCACAGGAAGAAGCTATTCCAACCGAGACAACTACGACTACAACGACTGTTTCAACTACACTTCCACCTACTCCTACTACTACGACAAGTACAACTACAACGTCAACTACAATTACTCCTGCTCCAACAACCTCTACAACTACGACAACCACTACATCAACTACAGTTACAGTTCCTACGACAACTACAACTACAACGACTGTAACTACGACGACTACTACTACAACCGCACTTATTACGACTACGACTGCTCCTTCGTGTATCTGGGAAGATCATATGGATGATGGAATAGTAACACCACCTTGGACACCAATGGGCGCTCCAGTTGAAGCAGGTACAACTGTGATATTCCAAGGTGTTGGTACAGGTTATATGGATTCAGGACCTGTTCCGTTTGATTGTTCAAGTTACTACCAGACACAAGCTAGAGTAAGAAATAATGAAAGTGTCTCAAGTCATATTATGAGTCTACTTGATATGAGCAGTGGTCCTCCATATCAAACTGTTGTACGAATATGGTCAAATACAACTGGTACATATATTGAATATCAAGATTCATTTGGAACCACTTACTGGTGGGATGGTCTTGCTTGGACAATTGTTGGACTGACGCCTGCTGGACCACCTATTCCAGATAATATTTACTTTAGATTTGAATTTCAATTTGTCAAAGGGAATTTGATAGTTAATATTTATGACTGCACTATGGGTATTTTTATATCTACTGGTGCTTCTCCTGTGCCATGTGCTACTCTCATGGGTGGTGGCGGTCCACTTACTGGAGTCTATCTTGGAGCATATGCTGGATTCGGACCTACTAATACTTTCTATACAGAAGTTGATTGGTTTGGCTTTGGTTGTATACCAGGTTCTTGGCCGCCTTGTATACCGTACACGACTACAACAACCACTACGACTACTACAGCTGCTCCGACTACGACTACGACTCCTCCCGGCGAGTGGGTATCGAAATTTGGTTCTCCGAATTTCTGGGTTTGTGCTGTTAACTGTACTTGGGATGGAGATTCATATAATGTTGCAGGTCCTGGTCTACAGATTAATGCCGCCGGTACTTGGTATGTCGGTTACAGACCAACAAAGATTAGAATTACTGCGACGAACAATGCTTCGAAAGGTTGGACCCTTAGGTTAAGAGATTCTGGAAATTCAACTATAGCAACACTTCTTATACCTAACGGTGCTTCTCAGGTTGCTGAGGCTGATATTGGTTGGTTTACTAAGAATTTAAATAATATTGTAGATGATACTGCTCCTGGTATTGGTCAAATTGAGAATATTGAATTCTGGGAAGTTGGAGCAACGACAACCACCACAACTACTACAACTACAACTACGACATTTATTACTACTACCACAGCTCCTTGGGCGTGGGGCGATCACTTTGATAATGGCATAGTGGATACTCCTCCCTGGTCAGTAACAGGTGCTCCGGTTGAAGCAGGAACGACTGTTGTAATAGATGATATTAAGACTAATGAGTGTCTAGTTACTATGTTTGCTTATGAAACTGGTATGTGGGCGAGATGTCAAGCAAGAGTAAGAACACCTGGATCATCTAGAACTACAGTTATGGGTCTTACTGATCCTGGTGGGGCTGGTCCTGTTTTAAGAATTGAGGTAGATCAAGGTTTGTGCTACGTCTCATACTACAGTATGGGAGCAGGACCTGCTTGGCTCTATTGGGATGAGAAGAGTATGGGTTGGATACCACCTCCAACTCCTCTTACATCTTTTGTTCCAACTATGAATATGTATTATCGTTATGAACTTCAGTCTGATGTGAACACAATTTGGGTTAATATTTATAATTGTGCTGGTATACTGTTGTTCACAATTCCGCCATTAGCTGGTGCACCGTGGGCAGATTTACCTCCTGCATATCTCTATGTGATGTTGGGTGATTGTGATCCAGTATTCTTTGATAATTACACTGAGGTTGATTGGTTCGGGTTTGATTTGAGGTACTGGCCACCATGTCTGCCATATACGACTACAACGAGTACAAGTACGACCACTACAACAACTACTGCTATTCCTACTACAACGACAACTTCTCCCCCAGGTGAGTGGGAAGAGAAATTTGGATCACCAAGTTTCTGGACATGCGCAGCTAACTGTACTTGGGATGGAGATTCGTATAATGTTGCAGGTCCAGGTTTAGTAATTCAAGCAGCAGGAACTTGGGCAAATGGTTATCGACCAACAAAGATTAGAATTACTGCAACCAATAATGCTTCAAAGGGTTGGAACTTACAGTTAAGAGATAGTGGTGGAACTCCACTTGCAACTACGGTGGTTCCGAATGGAGCTAGTCAAGTTGGTGTGGCTGATATAACTTGGGGCGCTAAAGATATGTATAGGATTTATGATTTAGATGCACCAGGTACTGGAGAGATTGAGAATATTGAATTCTTCGTAGTTGGGGCTACTACAACCACAACAACAGCTCCTCCGGCTACAACGACTACAACTACCACGACATCTGCTCCAACCACAACGACTACTCCTGTTAGTCCCCTTGTGGCTTGTGATGGTTCTGTTTTTACTGATAATTTCTCAAGTATTACGGCTGATTGGTCTGAAACAGATGCAAGTAACATTGCATCACCAGGAGCTAACGGTTATGAGCATATTGTTCACGCAATAGATTTTGCTAGATTAATTGGTCAATTTGATATAGGTGGTGATTTCGATATCTGTCTGGAAGTAGATATATATGACCTTGGTTCAGCTCCCACTATCAGTACTTATATGCAATTTGCCTTGACTGAGGGTGTTAAAGGTGGTGCAGAAGCTTATGTCTGGATAAGAGGTGACGGAGCTGGTGGATTTGAGTATTATCTAGACGGAACTGATAATTTCAATTCTTGGGGTTCATATGGGACAATAGATGCAACCAGTACTCACTATATCAGATTTACTAGAAGTGGAACTACTGTAACTGTTTATGTATGGAACCCAGCTATAGGATGGGAGTGGAATGGAGTTCCTGGTGGTCTAGCAAGCACTAGTACATGGGATGTTGACCCCACTCCTACATTACAGTGGAGAGATAATAATCCTCCTACTGATCAAATATCTGGTACTATGGTCTCATTTAAGATCAATGTTGGAACCAAAATCTAGATGCTTGATATATGAAGATAGACCAAAAATCTGTAGGGATTTTCCGACTCTACAGACAAAACTTAAGAAACATTATCTATCTTGTACATATTGGTTTGATGAATTAGAGAGAAAAGGAGAATGTAGCAGATGTGGTGAATGTTGTGAACTTAATAAAGTATTTACAGATAAGATTGGACCATGTCCATATCTAAGGAAGTTGACATAGGGCGGTAACTTATTAGAGGGTTGCCGCCTTTCTTTTTTTAAACTGCCAGAGGAGTTAAGATGAACCTAATCATAAATTTCACTCCTACCGGCATGATTCCTACCAAGGAAATGACTCCTTATGTACCTATTACAATCAATGAAATTATTGAAGATGTACACGAAGCGTACGAAATTGGTATTACTGTTGTTCACCTTCACGCAAGAGACAAGAAGACGGGTGAACCTACATATAAAGCAGAAGTTTATCAAGATATTATTGAGGGAATTAGAAAATTTTCAAAAGATTTGGTTATTTGTGTTTCCTTGAGCGGTCGTACATTTAAAGAATTTGAAGAACGATCAGAGGTTTTACAACTTAATGGTAATGTAAAACCAGATATGGGAAGTTTAACTTTGAGTTCTGTAAATTTTAATTACCAAGCAAGTGTTAGCTCTCCAAAGATGATACAGGACCTTGCAAGAGTGATGAAAACTCGTGGCATCCTGGCCGAACTTGAAGCATTTGACTCGGGTATGATCAATTATGCTAAATACTTGGAGAGAAAAGACTTATTAGATCCCCCTCACTATTTTAATTTATTATTTGGTAATATTGCGTGTGCTCAGGCAACTCTATTACATATGGGAGTTATGATAAATGATTTACCCAATTGGTCTTATTGGAGTGCGGCTGGTGTAGGTGATGCACAATCTATGGTAAATTCAATTGCTATTGCCTACGGTGGTGGAGTAAGAGTTGGCCTTGAAGATAATATTTGGTACGACAAAGGCAGGACTAAACTTGCTAAAAATTCTGACCTATTAAAACGTGTTCATAATTTAGCTGAGGCAAATGAAAGAGAACTTATGACTTCTGAAGAATTTAGAAGATTCCTAGTTCTTCAACAAGATGGGAATTATGGAAGAATTTGTGGTGGAGTGAAACTAGAAGGTTCTGATCAAATAGGTTGGTAAAATGATATACGGAGATTATGAGATTTTTCACTATCATCCTAATATGATAGATCAGGTTGCAAAAGTGATAAAATACCTTTGGGGCGGAAAACGCGATTTTAGAATTGACCATCTCAAATGGAAACATTATGAAAATCCTTATTCAAATTTTCCACACGGAATAGTTGCTTTATATAATAGAGAAGTGGTTGGTTTTAGAGGATATTCTCCTATGAAATGGAGAGTTAAAGGACAAGAGTTTAAAACTTTAATTGCTGGAGATACAGTTGTAGATCAGAAACATCGTATGAAAGGTTTATCAGTGGCGATGGGTCAAGCAGCAAATAAATATCAATCAAACTATAAGTTCCTTCTAAATTTTACCTCAGGAGGTACTTCAACACCAGGTTATTTAAAATTGGGTTTTAGAAAATTTTTGGAGAAAAGTTATTATACAAGGCGTGCTTTTAAAGAAGATATAGAGATAAAAGGCGATTTTAGTGGGGTACTCTTTTTTGAAATTCCAGACCTAAAGAAAATTTGTGATCTTATTTTGAAAGAGGATAACTTTGATAAGATTACTCCAGTTCGTACTGAAGAATACTTCCAATGGAAGATGAGAAATTCTAAAAATAAATATTTATTTTTTGGTTATAAAGACAGAAGCTACGTTATTTTCTCAACTCAACCAAATGGTAATAATGGTTATATAGTTGATTACGTAGTTGAAAATGTTGAAGACCTCGACAATATTCTTCGTTTTATACTAAAGACAAAACCGTTTAATTTCACTATGGTTTATAATTATGGAGTTTGTAATAAGCTCTCTAAAGTTTTGAAAGGACTGAATTTTGAAGAATCAAGTATGACATGGCATTTACTAATACGACCTGTGAAAAAAGATTTCAGTGAAAGAGATTGGTTTGTTGAAGGAGTTGATACCCGAAAGATCGAGAACTGGAACATGAGAGCTATCTGTTCAGATGATGCTTAGATTTAGAACAAATTTAAAATAATCCGGAGGAAAATTATTAAAGGGAGAATAGATGGCTTGGGATAATGTTATAAATCTGTTTATAGATTCTTCTAAGGTTGATGAGAATCTTACAGATTTTCCAGTTGCAATTGACTTAAGTAATTTTCCAGAGGTTTTTGTAGAGTTAACGGAAGCTGACCGAAAGAAAATTAAAGTCACAACTGATGCCTCCGGAAACAACCAATGTTATGTTGAGATTGAGTATTTTGATTCCACCGCTCAGGTTGGAATAATTCACACAAAACTTCCTGCCATTGATTCCACTGCAGATACTTCCTTCTATTTCTGGTATGATAAGGATGAAGCAGATAATACAACCTACGTTGGTGATATTAGTGAATCTCCTGCTCAAAATGTCTGGGATAATAATTTTGTTATGGTTATTCATCCACAAGATCCAAGTGGTAATGGAGTGGATGATATTAAAGACTCAACTAGTAACTCTAATGACGGAACTCCATTTAATTTTGAAGCTGGAGATCTTGTTGAGATTGGTGGAGGGATTCCTGGTCGAGCAGTTGTTTTTGAAGAAACTAAAAATCAACGTATTGGAGTGCCACACCACTCCACTTTAGCACCCACTCGCCTTTGCTTAGAGGTATTTGCAATCAATGAAAATCCAGCGTGGGATGGGCCTAATTGGAATACTAGATCAGACCATTTAGTTTCAAAAACAGAAGCTGGTGGATATGCAGTAGGTTTGAATGAGTCAGGTTCGTATTGTACTGACCATTTATACTTTGACGTTTATAGAAACGGAACTTATGGTCGAGCGTGTGAACCATCATCCAATATTTCAGATGGGTGGCACTATGTTGCTTGTGATTATGATGGAAGATACGGTGTCCTTCAGATTGATGATACTGAGGTTCAGATAAATGATGCTGGAGGAACTTATGATATTACTTATTCTAATAGTAATATGCTTCAAATAGGTTGTGAAGCTGGTCCAGGAACTAGTCCTCCAAGTCCAGCTCTGCTCTGGGAGGGCAAGATTGGTGAAGTCAGAATTTCTAATGCTTCCCGACCTGATGCTTGGAGAAAGGCAACATATCACAATTTATTTGGAACTCTTTTAAGGCAAACATGGACAACTACCACTACTACAACCACTACAACGACTACTACATCAACAACGACTTCTACAGCGAGTACTACCATTCCTTATTTTCCAACAACAACTACGTCTACTACTACGACAACTTCTACCACAACCACTACAACTACGACAACAACAACTAGTACAACTACAACAACTTGTCCTCCTTTAGAGTATGCCCTTGATCCTTCTTATACTAGTGCCGATATAACTCTATCTAACTGTAATTTAACAGCCACAAGTACTGGTTGGGATGGTGGTTGGGATACTACTTATGCCGCTCCAGGTTTCCCTGTAGCAAGTGGCGGCAAATGGTATTGGGAAATTCACATTGATGTTGGCGGTGGCCAAATGCTTGGAGTTGAGAAGCTCCGAGAGACAAACAATCATGTAGGATCGAGCGCTGCTGGTTATGGAATACTCAACAATGGTAGTATATGGAATGGTAATTCTCAAGCTGGTGATTTGGGAGCTGATTACGTTACTAACGATATAGTTATGATCGCACTAGATCTTAATAATCTTAAGCTCTGGTTTGGTCGTAATGGTAGTTGGTATGGAGCTGGTGCTAATCCAGCAACTGGTACTAATCCTGCATTTACTATCGCAAGTGGTGGGACTTACTATGCCGGATTTAGTTTGGGCGGCGGCACCGATAGACAGATAACGGTCAATTTCGGGGAGACATCATTTACCCATACTCCACCTTCTGGGTTTAATGCTCCTGAAGATTATACTACCACCACTACTACAACTACAACTAGTACAACTGTACCACCAACGACTACATCTACGAGCACGACTACTAGTACAACTACAACTAGTACGACAACAACTACACTTCCTCCAACTACTTCAACAACGACTACTACAACCACCACAACAACCACTACAACGACAACCTCTGCAACTACGACCACCAGTACGACTACCACAACGACAACCTCTACGTCGACTACTACTACGTATCCTCCTGGTCAACTAACGTGGGACCCAACCTGGAAGGCTGCACAGTTACAGTTATTCAATAGTAACCTTACTGTTAAATCAAATGCGAGTGGTTGGAAATCTGTGGGTGGAACACTTGGAAGAGCGTTTGGTAAGTGGTATTGGGAGATCACAATAGATGTTATGGCTAGCGGAAATAGCCATATGACGGGTATTGCTCAAAGTGGCCACCTTGTTGAAAACCGCTACCCTGGTCAAGAAACTACTAGTTATGGTTATTTTGATAACGGTCAGAAGTATCACAGCGGTGGTGGTTCTGTTTATGGAAATAGCTATAGTGAGGGAAATATAATTGGAGTTGCTCTTGATTTGGATAGCGGTAAAATTTGGTTTGCTGTTAATAATGTCTGGCAAAATAGTGGTGATCCTGCTGCCGGAACAAATGCGGCTTTTAGCGGGATAGCTTCAGCAACTTGGTATCCATTTCAAGGAATTTACGACTCAGGTGACCAATCCTCAATAAACGGGGATTCTGTGACTCTAAACTATACCCCACCAACTGGATATTCGGCCCTAGGTGGAGAAAGTGTAACAACGACCACGACTACCACTAGTACGACTACGACAACTTCCACTTCAACAAGCACGACTAGTACAACAACCACAACAAGTACGAGCACAACTACGACAACTCCTCCTCCGACTACTACCACAACAACTACTACAACGACAACTAGTACGACAACAACGACAGCAACGACAACAACTAGCACGACAACTACCACTACATCTACAACTACAACTACCACAACTAGTACGACAACAACAAGTACTAGTACAACAACGACTACACCTCCTCCAACCACAACCTCAACTTCTACGACGACGACTACAACCAGTACGTCAACATCAACTTCTACCTCGACATCTACAACTACTTCAACGAGTACGTCGACTTCTACAACTAGTACGACTACAACTTCTACAAGCACGTCTACCACAACTACTACTAGTCCTCCACTCTTTGAAATTAATGAAAGTTGTACTGATTTGTACGGTTCAACTCGTGTGTGTCAAAGTGTTACTCCAGATAGAACTTTCGAGATTACTAGTATAGTTATAGGATCGTGTCGAATTGTAGGTACTTCTGGTACAGCTAGACTAACTATATATACCTACCATCCTACTAATCCATATAGTGGAGTACTTTTAGGTACTTCGGATGATGTAGCTATTACAACTACTCCCACTACTCTTACATTCACTTTTGCTTCTCCTGTACAGATAGGAGCAAAATTCTGGGTGGTCATGGAGCCATCTGGAACAGCAACAAATGCTTATACGTATAGGACTAATTTTAATGCATACGCAGGTGGTTCTATAGGTTACTCATGGGATGATGGTGTAAATTGGGCTTTTGATGCCTTCGATATGTGTGATATTAAGATCTATGGTAATGATCTTGGCCCAACTACAACAACTACTACAACTTCTACTACTACAACTACAACTACAACCAGCACAACTACAAGTACGACAACCTCTACGTCGACCTCGACAAGCACAACTACTACAACTACAACCAGCACAACTACAAGTACGTCAACTACAACCAGTACGACTACAACCACAACAACTTCAACTTCTACAACTACAACCTCAACTTCCACTAGTACGACTACAACTTCTACAACAACTAGTACTACGACGAGTACTTCAACGACTTCCACTAGTACGACTACAACAACAACTTCTACTAGCACGACGACGAGTACTTCAACGACTTCCACTAGTACGACAACTACAACCAGTACGACAACAACTTCTACTAGCACGACGACTACTACAGTTCCTCCAACTACTACAACGTCAACCACAACATCGACTACCACTACTTCAACGACCTCTACTACGACAAGCACTACGACAAGCACGACTACCACAACTACGACAACTACAACTTTACCAATTGTCTCGTTTGTAGATGACTATTTTGATAACGCTGTCATTGATGCTTGGTGGCACCAAGAGCCTGGTTCTACTGGTTCGTTCGTCGAAGCATCGTTAACTATAAATAGTAGTCAAGAGAATATTTTAGCTGGTGGTACAGCAGACTTTAACTGGCTATACCAGGGTATGATTGCTGGAGATTTCGACGTAGTTGCTAAGTTGATTAGCCTTACAAACTTCAATCAAAATCAACAGATAACTGGTTTAGTTGCTTATGTAGATAATAATAATTGGGCAGCAGTAGGAAAGAAATACTACTTTGGTCAACAAGCGTGGGTTACTCACAGGGTAGGTGGTCCTTACCATGAGAACTATACTGCTGACACAAACCTACCGTTCTTCTTGAGGATTAGAAGGATCGGTTCTCTATTTGAGACTTTCTACTCAACAAATGGAATAACTTGGACTCCGTATGATCCTGTTGCTGGTAGTCTTGATAGTACAGCTAATGTTAAGATAGGTCTATTTGCTAATGATCAATATACTACACAATTTAGTGCAGAGTATGACTTTACTCTTAATAGTGGTTCATTTATAAGTACAACTACAACGACGACAACTAGCACGACAACTACTACGACCTCGACATCTACGACTACAACCACTGCTCCTTGTCCAGAGTATACTTATTGTGATTCTACTTGTGCTCCTTGCTATGAATTAACTCTCAGTGGTTGGTCTGGATCTTGTGATTTAGCTGATTGCTCAGCTCTTAATGATACTTATATCTTAGAACCATATCATGGCCCAGGTGGATGTAAGTGGGCACATTATCTTGGTGTTCTATATGACGATGATAATGAGATAAAGATAACTTGTGATTATGGAATCTGGGAACTTAGAGTAACAGTAGATGCAACCGCTTGCCTGATATTTGAGGCTGATGCAGTTGTAAATACGTGTCCTCCAGAAGATTACATTTCTTGGACACAAGTGGGTGGAGATTGTGTAGGTGGTTCGTTTACTCTTGTTGGACAACCTTGTCCAACTACTACTACGACTACGACTACGACAACTAGTACAACTACAACCACAACAACTAGTACAACGACTACTACGACTACTACGACTACTTCAACCATCACTACGACTACACCGCCTGGCATTCCATATGGAATCTGTGCTGATACGTCATTCGGTGGAGCGATGTATCGAGCTAATCAACTGACTTGGTCTGATGCACGTGACTCAACTGCTGCTATTGGTCAAGTATTACTAAATGCAATTGCTACTGGCAATGCAATTAATGTTGTTCACTATCAAAGTAAGGGTACTGATTATTACAATCTTTGGAGGTTCTACTTTAGATTTGATTTAAGTAATATTCCACTCGGAACGACTATTACAGATGCAAGAATTGGTTTGTATTGGCCCACAGATATTCCTGTAACTACCCCTGCACGCTGGGTAGTTCAGCAAGGCCCAACAACATTTGATCTTGACGATTTTGGTGGGTTTACTGGACCTGAATTTGGTCATATGCTTTTTGATCCAGATCAGAAATATAATTATGTTTATTTAAATTCTGCTGGAAGAGCATATTTAGAGAGCCAAATCGGTGGATATGCGTATCTTTGCCTCCGTGAGTATCATCACGATTATTTAGATGTGCCGCCAGTTTTCGAGAACCTTAAAACTTATTCAACTTTTTCAGAACCACCACTTGCTAAGGTGGATGTTTATTATGATCCTGATTTAGTCCCGTGTACTTGGTTATCAAGTTATGAATACGATGTAATTGATAGGTATAAACCAGGTACAATACATGATTTACACTCTGTTGCTTATGGTAATGGCAGATATGTTGCAGTTGGTGATGGTGGGAAGGTAATTACCTCTACTGACGACGGAGAAACTTGGATTCAGTTATCTACTTTTACATCTGAAGATCTATTTGTTGTAAGGTATCTGAATTGTACTTGGTTTATTGGCGGACGAAATGTAATTTATACTTCTCAAAATGGTACTAATTGGTCATATAGAGTAAACCCTGCAAATGGTTCAGGTAGAATTGTCCGAGGATTTGCTTGTAATGAAGGCGGATTAATTGTTGCTGCTGCATGGTCTCATACTATTGAAGAACGCTCTTCTTATTCTACTGACGGAGGACTTACGTGGACTGCCCTTCCTAATGGGTGTCCAGATATGTTTAACTTCACTGATTTAGTTTATGGTGATGGAATATTTGTTGGTTGTGGTGGCTCCGGAGTTACTGTGCCAAGATTTACATATTCATATGATGGACTTAATTGGAGCGCTGCTGATGAGTGGCTTGCTGATAATGCCGTTTATGGACTTGCTTTTAACGGTAGCAGATTCTTTGCTGTCGGTTCACCAGGTCGTGCTTGGATATCAGATGATGGTGTAAATTGGACTAGGACTTCTCAAGCAGAGGGTGCTCCACGTCTAGATTATGAAGATGCTTGTTATGGTGTGGTATGGAATGGATGTCAATTTGTAATTGCAGCACATGATACCAGTTCTTCAGATCGTCAAAAGATTATAACAACCTTAGATGGTTATCAACCATTTACATATGAATATGACCAAGATAGTGGAGAAAGCGGATTAACTGCCATTGCATTTGATGGTATAAGTCGTCACGTACTTGTGGGTTACGATGGCCAGGTTTTAACTGCTGATATTCGTACAATAACCACGACTACAACTACAACTATTACTATACCGCCAATAACTACAACTACAATTTGTCCACCTGATCTAACTGAGGATGATTTTAATGATGGAGCAATAGGTTCTTGGTGGACTCTTAGGGACAAACAAGGTGGAGATTTTGTTGAATCCGGTGGGTATATGAATATACTCTCTGGCCCAGATGGATGTGATGCAATAGATCCATGTACTCCAACTTACATTGCTCAGTGTATTGACCCAAATAGACCGTATGACTATTGGGTTAAAGTTCTCACTCCAACCCTTACTTATGATGGTCAAGAGTATGGTGTGATGTCTAGAAATCTTGCTAGTCTTGATATCTATACTAAAATTGGAGTAAGACGAGAAGGTGGGTCTTTATATGTTTATGGTTTGTATTCTGAAACTGGAACTTTAATTGACCAGATAATTCCTCTTCCTCTTGGTATCCCACAAGTTTGGTTAAGAATATCTAGAGATTCGGGAGGGCTCTTTAGATTTTACTATGCTTTGAGTCAACCTTATTCTATATCTGATTGGACAATACTTAGTTTGGTTAGTGGGGTATTTACCGATAGTGATAGGCAGAGAGTTGGTCTGTTTGCTACGAACCCATTTCACACAACTACAACGACAACTACAACAACTACAACTACAACAACTAGTACACTTACAACAGTTAGTACGACAATACCACTCACACCAAGTACAACCACAGTTACATATGCAAGTACTACCACAACGATTACGGATTTTGGTTTATGGCAACCTGACTGTACTGGAACTCCTGGTTATCATACTGGTTTACAAGTCTCACAAAGTGTCTATGTTGATCCAGGCACTTGGAAATTTGACGCAATTGAAATTGGTGATATGGTTAGCACGAGCGGTTATGCTAAAGTTATAATTTATCGAGATACTGGAGGAAATCCAGCCAGTGGAATCTATGTGGGTCAGACAGGAGTACAGCCAATTTCAGGAGGTTTAGAACCCTATACTTTTTATCTTACTGTTCCTCGACCTATTGTCATTAGTCAAGGGTATGATTATCACCTTGTTGTTACTGCTACTGATGCTGGAGGAAATATTGCATACGGACAGACAGTAACCCTATACGCATCTGCAGAGCACTATCCACCAGGTCTAATGTGGTATTATGACGAGGGAGGTGGTGGTTGGATACAAGACTCTTCTTCAGATGCCTTATGTATTTTTGCACGTGGAATATTAGTTTATACACCTGATCCACCTAGCGGGAATCAGTGTGAAGATAGATGTGCTTACAGATATTATGTAACGGTATCTGGTTTAACTGGAACTTGTGGATCTTATGATTGTAGCGTATTTAATGGTACCTATGTTTTGGATCGTCGTCCGAGTCTTTGTGAGTGGAGGCAAACAATAGAAACCGAAATTATGGGGAATCCAATCACAATAACTGCGTCTATAACTATTGGTTATTGTGGAATTAATTGTTATCTATGGTTATTTAGTATTGGCACCTCTGGATCTGGAACTTGTGGTCTCGCTACTCAATTTGTAACATTACGTGAAGAAGGTGAGAATTGTCCTCCATTAACCGGATGGTGGAGTGATCCCGGAGCTTGTAATTATGGGGGAACAATTATAGTGTCGCATAGCTAGTTGGAACAAACTAACAAAGGAGAATTATTCATAAATGTCATGGGTAGACAGAACCTCTGATGAGTATTGGGTAGCCGCTCGTGGGGCCGCCTGGAATGCAGGTGGTTGGTGGGATGTACCTGGTACGGATACTGTAGAATTGCAGGACAAGGGCAATTGGGCAGAGGGGTTCCGTCCGACTCTTATTAGAATGACTTTTAGTGGAGGTGCAGTTAATCAATTCAGAGGTGAGGACGCCTCACCAAATACAATTTGGTATAATGGTTCGTATACTAGCGGAACTTCAGTAGCAATTTCTTGGTCAACAAATGATTTATTCGCATTATTGTGGTATGCACTTAAAGATCCTCCAGCACAGATAACGAAGATTGAATTCTTTGATCCTGTTATAACCACTACTACTACGACTATGCCTCCTTGCGGTATAGATGAACCACAATCTGACGATTTTAATAATAGTTCTTTAGAGCCATTTTGGACTTGGCAAGATGTATCTGCTGTAGGAAGTTACGTTGAGGAAAATACTTATTTAAAAATAACTGCTGGAGATTGGAATAAAGACGATGATCCAATTCCACCAGCTCCTACTTGGGTTTACCAAGATTGTACTTGTGCTTTTGATATTAACACAAAGGTTCTATGGCCTGAATCACCTCTTGCTAATTATCAGGAATTTGGGATAACTGTTTCAAATTATTACCCGGGCGCCACAAGTTATTACCATGCTTCAGTAGAATTTTACTATATAGCTAAACCAGGCGAATACAGAGTAAGAGCAAGTATAATAAGTCAGGTTGGCACTTCTAGTCCGTCAGTTACTTGGACTGGCACGCCCGGTGATCCAATATATCTTAGACTTACTCGAGATCCTAGTGGTTTAATAAAATTTTATTGGAGATTAGAAGGTTCTCCTACTTGGTCAGAGATATCTGTTTTTGACCCACCTTATATAAATGGTTGGTCACAAGTTGGTCTTAATGCTCAATATGCTTCAAGTTTTGGCGCTGCACAATATGATATTAGATTTGATTACTTCTTATCTGAACTGCCATCTACTACTACTACCACGACTTCAATAACTACGACAACTACATCAACTCTACCTGAGCAATTTTATGCACAGTTTGATTTCTTTGAAGAGTGGACAGAGGCGAGCACTACAACTACAACTACAGTTACTTGGCCACCTGGAGTTTGTCCAGAGCCTGAGAGATATGATCCAAGATGGACTGAGAATTATTTTCATGTCGATTGGCCACAAGAATTTGTATTCCAGTCTAATCATAATACTAAATTAGATCACTGTGGTACTTTTAAACCTCATGGATTCTTAGGTTATTATCCTGGTGATTTCTCAGTTGATATGAGATTTGAATTATCTAGACCCATGAGAAATGATGGAGTAGATAGAGATTATATTGGACTTGCAGTTAATATTGAGAATCTAAGAACCGTCACTATTGTCTTAACGTCAGATACTCAGCAGAAGGCAAGACGACTTGACAGCGATGGTTGTGTATTCTCTGAAAGTTTTGGAACTGTCTATAAACCAACTGAAGTATGGTTAAGGGTTTCAAGAACTGATTCAGATTTTAATACCTACTTTTCATATGACAGGATTAAATGGTATGAAATTACAGTCGCAAGTCCTCAAACTTATTCTGGTTTAGTCACAGTTCATTTCGGGGCCTATCATCGTACTGGTGGCCAGAAATTTGAAGCTAGATACCAATTCTGGACTTTATGGCCAGATGGCCCAAGTTGGTTAAAGTCGGGAGCATATTTACCTCATTTAATTGAGTCTGATGACTTTAATGATAATATTCTTGATGATCGTTGGTTTAAGAGACATGGTACTTATTTCAGACCAACTTCTTATTGGGCCGAAGGATGTATCTGGGAAGATGATCAGGTATTAAAAGTTCAGACAAGTCCAGAAGAATTTTATGGTCCCTATAATGAATTTAATGGAACTTGGGCATGGCAAGATGTAAAAGGATTCTTCAACCTTACTGTGAAAATCAACGTTATTCCTGGCCTTATTGTTGATGGTTCAGAAATGGGTATTATTGCAAGAGAATTGCCTACTGAAGGGGAACCAACTTGTAGAGTTATTTATACAAAACAGGGTGGGAATTTTTACTTCAAACGTGTTGATGTTCAAGGAAGTGGTTCTAGCAGTGAAACGGTAGTAGCGGCTGGTTCTCTTAGTACATTCTGGTTGGGATTAAGGTGGTATAAAGATGGTTTCACAGCAAGTTATTCTTTGAATGGAATTAATTGGAATCCAATAGCTGCTCCAACTTCTCCAATTACTCCAACCAACTGGTTACAAGTTGGCTGTGCAGCGAAAGGTTGGACTGAAGTGGGTCCGACCACGACGACAATTACTGTGACAACTACTACTCTATCGACTACTATACCTCCTACCCCAACTACGACAAGCACAACTACCACAACTGGTACGACAACATCTACTAGTATAATGACTACTACTAGTACAGTTTGGTATGAGTCGTTTAATGGTAGTGATGGGGATCCACCGAATCCGGCATACTGGGTAGAGCATGACTCGGGTGGAGTTATGTCAATTCAGAGTAATAAATTAAATTTTGATTCTTCTTCAATTTTTGCAGAGCATTCTTGGGTTGAAGGAACTTTCCTTATTAGTGGAGATATTGATATAACACTTGAATATGATTGGGATACATTTATGCCAGCTGTAAGTGGAGATAGTTTTGCTGCTAGATTATTACTTTATAAGGTTCCGGCAGAACCTACAACTCCAAGAGTAGTCATTGGAGTGTACTGGGGAGCTGGAGATCCTAGTCCAGTATTTAGAGCACATAGTTGGCCAGATGGTAATATAGATTCTATTCAAGTTGCACCGTCTTCGGGGAAATTTAGGATAACAAGAGTTGGTGCTGTGTGGAAGGCATACTACGAAATTGGATCTGGTTGGGAGTGGGATGGAAATCCAGCAGGGTTAACTTTTTTAGAGACTTATATTAATGTCTCAAGGGTTGAGATTGAGTTCTTGCAAGGCAATGCAGGAATAATTAATTCTAATGTTAATAATCTAATTCTATACCAAGGAGCAATACTGTAGTTGGAACAAATCAATAAAGGAGATAGGATCTAGATGAAGATTTACAAAAAGGTAGTCATAGACATTGAATCAAGTAAGATCTTGGAAGAAGTGTCTTACGACTACAACGGTCCTATCGCTCAAATGCAGGGTTCCTGGGTATCACATTTTCTTAATGATGCAAGTGGATGGCAGTGTTATTTTCAGTGTAGTTGGACTGGTTCTTCTTGGGTACCAAATACTGTCAACATGGGTATTAGAACCAATGTTAGTGCAGTATGGCAAATAGGTTATAGACCTGAGAAATTTAGAGTAACAGTTACTAATATTACAGATACTCCAGTACAGTTCTCTCTTACAGATACTGGTTTTACTCCTATTGGTACAACCCCTTCGATTACTGTACCAGGAACGTATGAAGGTACTATTAGTTGGGCAGGAAATGATATATACCACCTAGACGAGATTCAGTCATCTACTGGTTTTGAAATAACAAATATAGAATTTTTCGAGGGAGCTACAACTACAACTACAACAGTAGATCCTTGTTTGTTTCCCCCTGAGTTGATAGTTGATGGAACTGCAGCTCAGGGTAATATAGAGTTTCTAGGAGAACTTGATTGTTGGTACTTTGATGCTACGTCAGCTAACAGATATATAATTGAGACGCATTTTGATGGCGGAATTAGTGATACAGTAATAAGTTTAAATGGGCCAGATGACCCAGACCTTTTTATAGAAGAAAATGATGACGGTGGCGTGGGGACTATGTCCAAGATTGATAGATACTTGGGCATAGGGCGCTATTATGTAAAGGTCTGGGACTATGACAACGATGATACTGGTACGTATTTAATTGACATCCGGACTGGTGTTTGGCCAACAACAACAACTACCTCAACTACAAGTACTAGCTCAACGACGACCACAACTACTTATCATCAATCGTATCCATATGACGATGGTTGTGGTTGCTTAGCTTCTACTCCACCAGGATTTGGAAATACTTCGGCCCCTAAACCTTGGCACTTCTATGAACCAGGTTTTGACAGACATTGGGTAGGTAATCCTCCACACTATGCATACTCTGATGATCAAGGTAGAACATGGACTGATTTTCATTTAACTGGTCCTGAAACTGCTACTGGTTGGGCCATGGTTGATCTTAGTCCAGCTAATGCTTATTTCTATATTTCAAATGCAACAGATGGAATTAATTTTGGCTGGATGGCCATAAGCAAAGCAACTGGTGCAGCTACTTTTATGGCGGCCGGTACAGCAGCAGGCACAAGAAGTTCATCTATTGTTCAAATTGCTGCTCCTGCTGGAGTTCAATTTATAACGATGGGGTTAATACCTGGGCCGGCCTTCTCACTGGGAGAGCATAATGATATATTTGGCGCTTACTGGTACGCTAGTAGGGGGACAATAGCAGCGCCATATTCTGGTCAAACTGAGTTAATTAGACTTGATTACGATAGAGCAATGTCGTTTGCAAGAACGACTAATGGAGTATATAGCGCAATAGCCCATATTGTGAGCGATCCACCAGGAGGTCCACCCGTGTGGGGTATTGACGGCCTTACTGGAGTTCAACATATTACAGAGACTGCTGGAATGGACTTTACTGATCCTGGTGGGTGGCCAAATAGAGTAAGCGCCTCTGTAGATCCAACTGGCAATGTTCACGTCTTTTTCAGCAAGTTTACTCCTCCTGAAGGTATATACTATTCTCGGTGGTCATTTGTATCAGGATGGAGCACGGCGGTTAGAGTTTATGATGATACTCCAGGAAATGTCTTCTCTTTCTATAACCAGCGTTTAGCTCCTCCAGGTAATGTTGTAGGTTTTGTCACTATCGTAAGCGCCCCTTCTGGATGTCCCGATGATCCCTTCAATCCACCATATTATACCAACTATGTAGGGAGAGTAAGTACAACTGGAGGGTTTACTTGGAATGAAGGTTGGTTCTGCGGTCAATGCTGGGGTGGAGAATTAGTACCACCTTCTCTTCCTTACCCCTTAACAGCAGTAGATCAAGTGTCAAGTCTCAACCACTATGGGTGGGATACTAGATGCCCAGCATATGCATATTTAGACGGTTTAACTAGTAGATTTATACATTTTGGAGAACTTACTTATGGTATAACAACTACTACTATTACTACCACTACGTCAACTACTACTACAAGCACAATAACAACTACCACTAGTACGACAACTACTACAACTGCACCGTGTCTAGGTTTAGAGCAAGACGAATTTAATGATACTGTAATAGATCCCAGGTGGGCACTCCAAGATGAAAGAGGAGGAACATTCTCTGAATCTGGCGGGACACTTCATGTCCATTCAGGTGCAGATGGTTGTAATGCAATAGATCCATGTACTCCAACTTATATTGCTCAATGTGAACCAGCAGGAACAGAATTTGATGTTTGGACTAAAATTATAGTTCCTTCATTTACGGGTCAATTTCAAGAGTTTGGTCTCATGTTCAGAGTTTGGGATCAGGAAGATGTCTATGCGAAAGTTGGAGGTAGAATTTACGGCGGTAATTTATATGCGTTTGCTCTATATTCAAACGTAGGTACTATTAACGATGAAGAGATCCCAATTGTAGCATCTGAATTTTGGGTGAGGATACGCCGTAAGTATATTCTTGGGACTCCCCATTTCTCTTATTTTTATTCACTAACTGAACCTATAGTGGAAGGCGATTGGACTCTCTTTAGTACTATTGATCTATTATTCTATAATGGTTCTAAAGGTTGGGTTGGTCACTATGCTTCATATCCTCTGCCTGCAACAACAACAACGACAACAACGACTACTACATCTACATCCACAACAGGTACGGTTATAACCACGACTACTTATTTTGAATTTATAGGAGATTGTCCATGTGGTCAAACTGAGATGCCGCCATATGATAGTAATTTTGGTGTCACACATAGGCTGTACAATAGTAATTGGGGACACACTTACTGGGTTGGTTATGACTCTTCTGGTAATGAAAATCCAGGAATAATGAGGGATTACACAGACTTAGGCCAGACTTGGCTGATGGACGGTACTGATGCTAAGATTATTAGGTGGTCCTCTCTAGATCTTGGTATTACTATTACTGATACTTATAGTTTTCACCTATCTTATAATAAAGCAAGGGGAGAGTTCTTTGTTAGAGATACGCTTAATAATTACTATCTCTTTCAAATTTTTATGATTGGTGAGTGTTATTTTGCTGGAACGATTATACCAGTTACTGTATTACCTGGAGGTTCAGCGGATAAATCTGATATTTGGGTTTCTCCCACTCTTAATAATTGGTTAGTTTACAAAACTTCAACTAATAGAATTTATCATGCGCCATTAGATACCGCTGATCCATTTACATATCCTCATGGTAGAATAACCAACTGGACGTTAGTTAAAGATTTTGCTAATGGTGCTAATGGAGATAATATAATTGTTCGGAGCAATACTCAACTAGTTGCTATATCTCTAAATAGTGGAATTACCGGTCGTAAAGAATATTCTTATACAAATGACATAACCACATGGTCAGCTAATGCAGATATTATACCTCAAACGCCATGGTATGACCCTTCTGATTATCCAACTTCGTGGAGATTTGTGGTTGATACTAGAGGTTATGTACATGGGTTCTTTGCTTATCAAGGTTCAGGCACTAACCCAATACCAGGATCTCAGATTTATCACACGAGATTTACAAGTTCTAGTTGGTCAAGTCCTCAATTAATCGGTACAGTAAATATTGGTTTAGCAACTATTGATGGTTCTTTTGCTCAATTCTTACATAGGCAAGTATGGGATCCGGAGAAATATCCTGGTTGCTTAGTTTATAGATATCATGGCGGACCTGGCGATTATCACGCAGGTTTCTGGAGTAATGATTTTGGAGATACATGGCATTCATATGGTCCTGGTGATATTTGTTTAGATCTAGATTATAATCATACTCAATGGTATGAAACTCGTGAGAGAGAACACATTCCTCCATGTGGTATAAATTACAGTTTTCCAGTTGGTATTGAGCATACTGAAAGAATGCCATGCCATAGTTTAGTTGAAGAGTGGTGGACTAGTACTACTTCAACAACTACTACAACTTCTACTACTACGACTTCGGTAACTTGGTTTACTACGACAACTACCACAACGTCGACAACTACTACTATTACCACGACAACAACTACTACTACTTCAACTACTACTACTTCTATAACTTGGTTTACTACAACAACTGCTCCTCCATCAATCGAAACGATTGATCCTAATGGAGAATATATAGATTATGATTGGTCGGCAGATCCTGGTCCTGGTCATTATACAATGGTAAATGATTATGGTTCTCCGACACAAGATAATAGTAGGGTTTATCCAACTTATTATGATGCAGGTGAAGGTTGGGAATTTGAAAACCCAACTTTGGGTACAACTATTGTTGCTATTAAAGTAAAATTAAGAATTAGAACTGACAATGCTCCAACGACTTTTAAAGTCAGATGTAGAATATGGGATGGAGCTATACAAATAGGTTCTAATTGGGATATCGAGACTGATAGCACCGGTAATTATGCAGAGTATAGTAACACATGGTCTAGTTTAAGTTTGACTCCGGCACAACTTTCAGATTTTAGAGTTACACTAACTAATGGTCATGCAGCACCCGGAAATCATTTGGGATCAGTTTCTGCTGCACAAGCTGACTTATATTATGTTTAGACAGTTGGAACAAACTGATAAAGGGGAGATAGGATCTAGATGAAGATTTACGAAAAGGTAGTCATAGATATTGAATCTGGTAAAATACTGGATGAAGTGTCCTACGACTATGAAGGTCCTATCGCTCAAATGCAGACAACTACCACTACTATGACTTGCCCACCAACCACAGCAGATTGGAGCACCTGTTTTAGCGAGTATCCTCTTGGAGCTCAACCATCTGATTGGACGGAGCGCTGGTATCCCGCTAGCGTAGAATATAGAGTAGTTGATGGTTCGGCTGGTCGTATTGGTGGTCAGTCGATGCGTGAACGCATTTCAGTAGCACCATTTGAGAAATCTATTTCTTGGGATACGCCAGGATTTTTAACTGACGTTGAAGTGCTTGCTAGGGTTAAGTGTTTAAGTACGACTGGAGATCCAGCTGTTATTGTTAGAGGTTCGGGTGCAGATAGTGGTAAATATGGTTTCTATGCTAAACTTAATGATGGATTAAATTTAGAAGTTGGCTATTGGAATAATTCTGCTTTATGGGGGATTCCTTTAGCAGATAAGAGATTCTATCATTACGTTCAGACATGGTATTGGATCAGATTTAGAGTATATGATAATACTATATTAAAAGCAAAGGTATGGGAAGATGGAGATCCGGAGCCTTCTGACTGGATGATAGAATTATCGACTGGATCTGGTCCATCCTTCTCTGGTTGGGTAGGAGTAGGTGGAGTTGGAGCTACTGATAATTTCTATGATGTTTATGAGGTTTGGGATTTAAGTTCACTAACGACTACTACAAGTACAACTACTACAACTACAACGAGTACAACTGGAAGCACAACAACTTCAATTACATATTTTACAACCACCACAACTATGCCTCCATTTCCAACTACCACAACTGCTCCTCCATTTGAGTGGCTCTGTTGTGATAGATGCCTTCAAAGATCAATGCCGGGGTCAGATGGTTCATGGTCAAGTCTAAATTTTATAACTTATATTCCTCCAATACAGAGATTCTTTTACTGGTTTTATTATTCACCAGGTTTTAGAGTTCTTAAATATTCAGATGACTTTGGTTTGACATGGACTAGTCAAGCGACAAAAGTTTCTTCTGGTCGTTTTTGTGTTGATCCCTATGGTTTGGAATTATACGTAATAGCAGGAACTACACTATGTAAAATCCTATCTGGAAACCCTGAACTCTTTTGGCAAACTACACAGACAATACCTGCGGCTCCGGCAGGAACTCAGCATTTAATACTGACAAGACCTAGTGGCGATCCTCTTATTGGAGGTTTTCTCATTGCTAATGCTGGAGGGGGGAATGTTACTGTTTATCAACTTGCCGATGAAAATATCTCTATAGCATGGCAATTACGTCTTAACTGGGCGCATGATCCTCTTGAGACTGTTACTAATAGTGATATTGCATGGTGTCAGACTGGAAGTGGAGGAGCAACCCTCATTATCAAAGAGGGCAATAGATTTATGTACGCTGAGTGGGCTGGAAGTTTCTTCCAACCAGTTATACATCCAGCAGAGGTTTCAGATTCAGATTCAACATCAATTCAGAATTGGCAAGTAGTCGCAGATGACTATGGTCAAACTCACCTTTTCTGGAGAGATGAAGTTGATGGGAATTTACACTATCAAAGATATAGCGGGTCAACTTGGTTAGTAAATAAAGTTACTATAGGTCCTATAAGTAATAAGTGGGAAGCTCAATATATAAATAGTGAGTTATTTGGAGTCTCTTATGGTATTCTATTTGCTAGGGAAGCAACGGTTGGAGGTAAAGGGTACTATATTGATACCGAATTTTCTACTGATTTTATAGAGGGGATTAATTGTTGTGATATAGACTTTAGCTTTATAGATCCACCTCAACAACTTACTTTAAAACATAGTCATGTTGTTCCGCCGTGTGGGTATATGATTGTACGAGAGAACATATTTAGTACATCCCACGAATTTCAAATATTTGATCCTGTTAGTCAGGAGCAGGCACTAACTACAACAAGTACAACTACGACCACAACTACTACTACAACAACTACAACTACAACTACTACAACTACTACAACACCTCCACCTGATTTCGAAGTTGAGTTTGATTTCTTTAGATTTTGGAGTCCTGCGACTACAACCACAATAACAGTTACTACTCCTGCTACTACGACTATTCCGCCTCTTCCAACAACTACAACTACTATACCACCATATATTCAATTTATTGTTGAGTTTGATGATTTTGAAGGAACTCCGCTAACCACTACAACTACTACTACTACAACACTTACTACTACTACAACCACCTTTACTACCACTACGACAGCAACAACAACTACCGTAACAAGTACTGTAACGACAACTACTCCACCTCCAAGGAACTTAGAGTATAATAAAGATATAATTGGGACGATTGAAGAAGCAGATGCTGAATTTGAAGAATTGGTTAATACACCTCCAGAATCGAGAGATGATAGAAAAGCTAAACTTGAGATATTTAGAGAGAATTGGTCTAGACTATTCAATAGCCCACCTTACCAAGTCGATCCAGATGCTGCTGAGACAATTCTAGCTGCAATAAATCCAGATTTAAAGAATGATATTGATAGCTGGTTTGATGCCGGAGATGATGCAACCCTAATTGAATATCTATTTACAGATTTACACCAGTGGATACTTGAGCATTTTGGTGCATATCCAAATCTTGGTTCAATTGCTGCGGGCATTCCATTCTTAATTAAGCAAGTTATTGATTTCTTTAAACCTTATAGAGCAAGACTCGCTTTCTTTGAATCAGCAGCAATTTTCGATGATGCTCTGTTAGATTCTATTAGACTTGACGACGCATCTTCGATGATTATTTATCAGACGGTTGTTGATACCCCAGTTGCTGATAGTATTCCATGTTGTCCATATCCAGAGACGTCTCCTTGTGATTCAACAGCTGCTCTATATTATGCAAGAGAATATTATGACTGTGGTTCATATTATGATAGTGGAATTGTAGATGATTTAGACGACGTACGTCTTACAGTGCGTCAGGATGTACACGATTTCTACTCCTGCCTACCAGATGGTTCAGCAGTAATTGACTACAACTTCGATACAACAGCAACAATAACTTTGAGTACTACACTGCCTCCGGAAATTTGTCAGTGGACTGGTCAAGAAGAACAGTGGGTTGAAGAAGAAGGACAGTGGATAGATGATGAGAGTCAATGCGTCCCAATTGAGGTACTGTTAACCCAATGGATTAACAATAGTCCGCATTGGCAGACCCAGTGGGTCGATGAATCTCTCCAATGGGTAGATCAAGAATATACAACTCTGACATTACCTCCTATCCCGGATCCAACACCTCCGGATGAACCTTTCTATCTATATGGTTATATGGCAGGTGGTTGGCAAGATTTTGATGAAGAAGGTTTATTTGATTGTATGGGTAGTAAGGATATTGTTCAAATTTATATACAAGATTCGACCGCGATAATTACCACGACTACAACAGTTACGTCAACAACCTCTACTACAAGTACAGTTACTACTACAACTACTACGACTACTACTACAACCTCCACAACATCAACAACTACAACTACCTGCTGGGGTCCTATTGGAGACTCATTTGCTGGACCAGACTATAGTCCGCCTAATCCAGCACTTTGGACTGACGTGACGTTTGGCGGAACTGGTAATGAAGTTAGAATTCTAAATAATAAACTCAATCTATACATGTCTGGAACTCCTAACCCGGAAGTTGACTCTGTCTTCAATCTTGGAGTTGGAGACTTTGATGTTCAAGTCGATTATGAGATACTCCAAAGTACAATTTCAGAAGACTGGTATATAATTATGTCGGGTTGGGATCAAGCTGCTATTGGATTCTGTAATGGTACTTATGTTGGAGTAATGAGAGGTGTCTGGAGTGGAGTGCATGAATATCGCCTTTACTACTGTAGTGGCAGTTCGTTTGGATATTTAGGTGCTGTTGCTACTGCTGATATGTCAGGAAAGTTACGTTTAGCAAGAGTAGGTAGTATATGGTCGACTTATTATTGGAGTGGCGGATCTTGGGTTCTAATTGCTCAGTGGACACAAGTAACACACCCAGTAGGCAATGTGGTTTATCCATTGACGTTCCAACTTAGAAATTTAACTGGTTCTGCTCCGATACTTGAGATTGCGCTTGATAACTTCTGTTTAGTTAGTTATATAACCACGACAACTACAACTACACCGCCATAGTAGAACAAATAAATAGAGTAGTCGCTCGTTACTTAAACTCCAATCGTCTTTAAACATTGAGGGTTTAGACGATGCCCTGTAAAAGGAGGTAGTCATGGTGTACAAAGATCGCTTCGTTGCCGTTGTCAAATGTAACGGTAAAGTCTTGAGAGAAAAAGACGATACTGTTACCCTACCATTTGGTTCAGAGTATTCCCTTCTATTGAAAAACCTTGAGTCAAGAAAAGCAGTCGTGAATGTTTCGATTGACGGTCAGGACGTAGTCGATGGATCTCTAATTCTTGATCCAAATTCGGAAGTAGAACTCGAAGGTTTTTTAAAGGGATATCAAGTCAAGAATAAATTTAAGTTTATTCAGAAGACTGAAGAAATAACCAAACATCGTGGTGATAGAATTGATGACGGAGTTATCAGAATTGAGTACAGGTTTGAAAAGAAGATTGAAGAGGAGATAGTCTATAGGAGAAGATATAGACGGTGTTATCCACCCTATATTCCCTATTGGACGTGGACCTGTTCTAGGTGTGGTTGTTACCCTTGTTGTTGCCCTCCGTATTATTATTATGAATGTGGTTCATTTAGTAATAAGACGGATGATTCGTCTGTACAGTATACATTCACTAATTCAAATGGAGAAGTTGAAACGGGTACAATTGCACAGTCTAATGATGTTCAGGTGATGAATTGTGCTTTCTCTGATGGTCAATCAGGAACACCTAGATCGACTAGCCACTCAACGATCTTACATGAAAATTCTAAACCTGCTGAAGATGAGGGTATTACTGTTCCTGGGTCACATTCAGGTCAAAGGTTTAGTCAGGGACATTTCAGAGAACTAGAAAACAATTCTCACGTTATCACAATAAAACTAAGAGGAGTCAAATCTAATATGACTCCTGTTAAGAAACCTGTGACAACCAAAAGTAAGGTTAGTTGTCCAACTTGTGGAACCAAATCAAAGTCTAGTGCTGATTTCTGCTCTAAGTGTGGAACAGCTCTATTCTAATTAAACTGGTAATGAGCGACTACTTAATTTGCATTTATATTAGAACAAATTAAAAACAATCTCAGTAAAGAGGATTTGGACATGAGCAAAATAGAGACAATTCACGTCGAAGTAAAAGACGAATACGGAGAACACTGTTTCGGTGATGGAGTACAAGAGAAAGATACAATTCTCCGAAAACCCAAAGGTAGAGTCGATATTTTTGAAGAAAAGGATGGAGAAAGAAAGAAAATCTATTCAAGTGATAATCTTGTAGTTTATCTTGGGCGTGAATATGTAGCTGTGAGAGTTTTCAATGTTGATAACCCAAGCATAGTACCAGTTAAAGAGGATTTTATTGGATGGTTAGGTCTGGGCGATGGAGGAGTTACTCCAGGCGATCCGTTAGATCCGATTTTGCCGACTAATTATGATACCGATATGGCTAGTGAAGTTCCAATAAGTGCAACTGATACTAGCTATGGAGATTTTCGTGGTGGTTTTTATTACAAGCACCCAATTGATACAGTTGTTTTTTACCAGGATGACGCAAATGACGATCAGTGGTTAATAGGACAAGTTACAACGACAATTGGAACCGCAGACGCCAATGGAGAATTATTGAGTGAGGCAGGTCTCTATGTAGCCCCAAGCAAATCTGGAGGCGAATCGGGTCCATTTAGCTTATTTGCGAGAGTTACATTTCCAACAATTGTAAAAGATTCTACTCGTCAGCTAGTTATTGTGTGGTATATCTATTTCTAGAGAAGAAGACAAAAAAAGGGATTAAAAAAATATACACCTAGAGAAAGGAAGATTTCTATTAGAGCGTGCTAATTAGAGAGACAACTAGGAGGAATTTCATATGGCAAATATCTCTCCAGGTGTATATACTAAGATCATTGACCTGTCAACATACGTACAGGCGGTACCTGGAACAATTGGTTTCTTCTGTGCGTTGACAGAGAAGGGTGAGGACAATAAATTCAAATTTATTGGTTCTCGTAGTGAATTAGTTGGTGAGTATGGCGAACCAAATATCGAAACGTATGGACAAAGTTATGGTCAAGGTCTATACTGTGCTTACAATTACCTAGGCGAATCTGGAGCAATGTACTTCATCCGAGCACTTCCGGATGATGCCACATTCGCAAACTTAAGAATTGATGCTGTTTATGCAGATGTAGATGCAACAGCTTCAGTCCAAATCACCTACAATGATTCACTTAACTCGAAAGCAGAAATCACTTCTAACCTAGAACCATCTGGTGATACCTATCCCCTTTGCTTTATCTATCCAATAGGGAGAGGTCAATGGTATAATAACATTGGCATCAGATTGGTCGAACACTCAAATCCGCTATTCAATGATGTTTATGTGCTAGATATTTATGAGAAACAATCAGATGGTGACGATGTTATTATAGAGTCTTTTGAGATATCTTTTAGACCAGATGCATTGGACGATGCAGGAACTTCAATGTTTATTGTTGACGTTCTTGAAACTTATTCAACCCTCCTAAGAGCAAGTATGATGAGGGCCAATGGTGAATGGTCTGAGGGTTACAATATTCTCTCAAGACGTTATGATAAAGAAATTGGTACAGTATCCGTAGTTGAGACACCAGGATCTGCAACAATCACTGATAACAAGCAAGACTTTAGCGATTGGCAAAATGCTGCAGAAACTGGAAATTCAACCTATATGGTTGTTGCAAAGGATGCTAGAGGTAATGTGCTTTATGGTTGGTTGGGTGCTTCTGGTGGTTCTGAAAACGACACAGTCAATGTATTTGATTCTCGTAACCTCACGGGTGCAAGTCAGTCTTGGGTTGGTGACGTCTCAGTATTTGACGATGGCGTAGGCATCACTTATGAGATCAAACAGTCAAATACAAGTGTCGCAACTGCATTTACTTCAGCTGAACCTGTTCCATTGAAATATGGTTCAGAGGGCGCTTTGCTAGATGCAACTGGGGATCTTGTCACAACAGAGGCAACTCTGCTATTAGCCCAAGCATATGCAGGAAATCTGACAAGTGCAATAGACGGTTCAAGTCTTGTCGATGAGGTTTTGGATACAGAGAATTTTTATATGAGCGCTGTATTTGACTGTGGTTATCCAACTGAAGTTAAACAGCAAATCTCATCTCTTGTCCAGACGAGGCGTGACTGTGTTGCTCTATTAGACAACGGAGACAATGCAACATTCAATGCTGCCATTTCACAGAGGCAGGATGTACATACATTCAATACTTACTTTGTCGCGTTGTATGAGTCATATAACAAGGTCTACGACATATTTACTGGTAGGGATGTATGGTTCTCCCCAGTATTCCATATTTCCTATCTATTGCCAAGAAATGATTCTGTAGCAGAAGTCTGGTTTGCTGTTGCAGGTTTCAATCGTGCGGCAATTGATGATATTAAGGAACTCCGCTTCAATCCGAAGTTGGGTCAGAGAGACCAAATGTATCTCAAACAACTAAACCCAATTGTGAAATTCAATCCGGGTTATGTTGTGTGGGGTCAGTTAACGAGTCAGGCAAAGGCAAGTGCTCTGCAAGATCTGAATATTGTACGCCTTGTTCTCTATATCAAGAGAGCTCTAGAGGAGTATTGCAGATACTTCATCTTTGAGCAGAATGATCAACTGACCTGGAGTCAAGTGTCAGGTGATATTGTTCTGTTCCTAGAGGATATTAAGAGGCGAAGAGGTCTGTATAATTTCAGTGTTGAAGTTGGTGCAACAGATTATGAGAGGAAGAGAAAGACCTTCCACGTCAATGTTATCCTTGAACCAACAAGGGTTGTTGAGAAGATCGAACTCAACTTCTTCATCGTCTAAAACCAAAAAAAATAGTAACAAAAATAACCCTCCGGGTAAATCTCGGGGGGTTATTTTTTCGACTTTCATCTTAAAGGAGAAGATTCTCTTTCCTGAGTAAGATATAAGTATTTACAGGTTTCTCCCTTATCCATTTATCAATCGTAGTTTCAAAGGCATCACTACTTTTAGTTTGGACATTCCAAGGTAAAACATAGTTTGCACCAAATCCTCCTGCTCCTGTTTTTATAGCATCGAGGACCTCATCGAGTCTACACTCCTGCGTGGCCACTATTTCCATTGAACCTAATACGATATAATCAGCTGGGCGAGGAAGTTCTTTCTGACTTCCGATAACTGTAACCTTTGCATCCTCTACAGGTTCATAGTCTTGGGTTGTGGCCTTGAAACGCTTGACTATAATCCTGCACTGTATCTTTTCCTCAGGGGGAAGATTCGTTTGGTAGTTCTGTCCAGCATTTGTGGTTTTGCAGGATAGAATTACCAAACCTATTATTATGATTAAAAGTTTCTTCATTCTCTACTCCTCTCTCGTTTTCTGATCCTCCTCCAATTTATACCACGGAACTCGTAGTACATTGTGTAGAGCAATTGTGCTGTAAATTGCATATTCTAAGTCACCATTACCGCCTGCATCATCTATCGTCTTAAAATCATTATATTTAGAGTTATGCATGACGGGATAAAACCAAGTACCAATTGCTGCTGTACCAACATATCCCTTGGTGAAATAGGAATATCTTGTTGCCTCAAAACTGGTTAGAGCAAGGCCAACACTGTGTTGAAGGACAAACCCTCCACGTGCAAACCATCTCAAATCACTATCGCTATCGTGGTCATCTACGTGTTCAGCTCTATAACCGTTTTCGAAGTGCCAATCAACACCCCAAATCTCTCCTGCTAACCAGTGACCAGCAGTGTGTACTCCTATACTTGTTACAATTCCAGCACCGACGTATGCCCAATCTTTCGGTTTTGCCTCTGTGACTATATCCATATCAATTCCGAAGAAATAGAACTTCGTTCCTCCACAACCACAGAGTAATAACAGAAGAACAAGCATAATTTTCTTCATCCAATATTCACTCCTTTGAAGATAAAAATAACCCTCCGGAGAATCTTAACGGGGGTTATTTTTGGATGAGGTTTCTACTTGATGACGGGATCGAAAGGATCGCCCATATCTTCTATGATTATGATGGCATCCATATCCAATTTCTCAAGTTCTTCTTCAGTTGCCTTGAGACCTTCGATAGGATCATCCTTTCTCTTCTTGTACTTGTCTGCCGCCATTGCCCCTTCTCTGATAATTCTCTCGTAATAATTCATGAGGTAACATCCTCCTATGGTGTTACTGCTATTTTCCTGATCAGAGTTCTGACTCTAGACTTGTCCTTTGGATCTAAGGACACAAATTTGATCCCGAACCCGTAGCGGTTAGTCCAGACAACCTTTCCATAAACCAGTATTGGTGAATCATTTGGCAGATCAATACATAAATTAGTGAAGACGCCAACTGGCATACTCACATTCCCTGCGGAGATGAATACACCACCAACACTAATGTTTCTGGTTTTTCCGTGTCTGAATTGACCATTTAGGTCTGTAAACCTAACGGGTAGTGCTACCTCAACCCTTACTGATCTCCTCTTTGAAACATACAACTTGGCTGTTTGATTCTCTTTTGTTAGTAATTCTTCCACGGTCAACTCCTTCCTGACCCTAGACTTTCGTTTACGAATTTGAAAAGGAGCTTTATGTGATCCTGACTTAAGTTTTCAAATTCGACTGCAAAACCAGCCTCCTCTCGTCCGGCAACTTCATTAGAGCGGACAACTCGTGCACCAATCATTCCAATATCCGCTCTGAACGGACTAATTACTCGAACTGTCAGAGCGATCTTTGTACCAACTGGTGGGGGGTCAGAATCCAAAATATATGCTCCACCCACACTGAGGTCTCTAGTGAGTGCACAGGCATGAGTTGCCTTATGGGTATAAACCAGGGGAAGACTAGCTCTAACCCTCACCTTGAGTCGCTTGAGGACTTCAGTCTGACCTGCGTCGACTACTTGACACTCCATTAAACTTGTTGCTAACTCCATTTCCTTCGTATCAAGAAACTTCCTTAGCTCCTGTTCTGTGGTAATTTCAATCGCCATGTAAATAACCTCCTTTCATTTAAAATCAAAAACTATTATCCAGTAATTAATATATATAGAGAATGATTTTTAACTGATCTGTTCTCATATCTAGAACATATATAAAATAGAGACACAGAACCAAAAAAAGGAGTTAGAAAAATGCTGATTAATTATGACGCGAAATGTCAAGAAGTGAAGGCGAAGTTTGACGAATTTTTGGAAGCTGCTGAAAAGGGGAGAGAAGGGCATGGAAGTAAAACGCATGCCCTGAAAGCAAGGAAGTTAAGTACAGAGATAGCGATGTTATTGAAAGATTTCCGTGCTATCTCAATTGCCAATGATAAGGCAAAACCAGTTAAGAAAAGAAATCCTCAAGCCTAAAACAGGCTGTCCGTTCACTCTCCTTCCACCCTTGGCCCCACTCAGGATTATTAGTCCTGAGTGGGGTTATTTTTTTATTCACTATCTACACCTTTATACCTTGTTGGATTGCTCATCCAGTCTACAATTTCATCTGTCAGAATCCTATCTTGAGTTGGTTCTTCTTGTAGAGATCTAACTGAACTTTGTGGGGTTTCCAAGTGATTTCTGAATAGATGAAAAAGATCTTCCTAGCAAATTAGGAATGTCAAATAACGTCTTGATCTCTTGAGTTTCTCTACTTTCTATTTTATTTTCTTCTGTTGAAGAACTACAAGAATATACTGCAACTATAGAAAGTAAAAGAATACTAATTATTATCCTCTTCATTTTTCCACCTCCCCCACTCCTGTGGATTCGTAGTATCTGGCAAACAAAGATATCTACTGCTTGTAAACCATTGATCTTTCACAGAAGTGTTTATAGCACAGCATTTTTCAGGTGAGATTTGAGGTTTATCCTCATCTTCTTCAATGGCTTCAGATATCATTTTGTATTTCTTTCTCCACAATTTAACTTTAGCCTCATCACATGATTTAAGAGATGGATAAACCTCAATTAATCTGTATACTTGACTAGATTCTTTTTCAATATAGTCAATACTTTCATACCTCACCCACAAAACCCAATAGACCTCTTCGTCCTCGATGACTTCACTTTCTCTGGTTAATACCAATACCATTACAGCTGTCATTACTAGAAGAGCGGATAAAACTAGAAGAGAAAGTATAGTTGTAATTTTCCTTGCTGTCACTTCTTGCCACCTCTCTCTTTCATAATTTTCAAATTGTTTTCTCGTACTTGTCTTATAATCTCCCTCTCTTTCTTTAAATTCTCTTCTGCCTTTTTATAGTCAAAAGGTCTTTTCTTGAGAGCATAGGGAGCAGAACTCTTAGTTTCCCACAAATAGTCATATCTCTTCCAATACTCAATGAATTTTATCCACTCATCATCACACCAACTAGGAGTCCACCCCGATGACCTACAAGTGAAAACGATCTCGAATTTTCTAGGGTAAATCATTGTTGGAATTTCATAGAATACTTGATGGACAAAATTCGGTTCGCCATCCTCTGGACTCTCTCTTCTCCAAGGAGGGTAGATAACTGTATAACCAAATAATCTTTTATTCTCACGTAAGTGACGAACCCAATTATCACAGTTCAATTTTTCCATATCATAACCAGCATCGTGGTGCTGATCAAAATTCCATATTGAAAATTTCACACTAGATTCGAAAAAGTTTTCAAGAACCATCAAGATATCTTTATGAGATTCTGCAATGCAAAGGTGCATTGATGGTTCTAAGGGGCACGCTCTTTGCCAAAAATTCTTCAAGAGTTTCTGATCTGGTTTGACAATATCTTTTGCCTCTTCTCCAGTTTTCATATGAACGTTGCCATATCTAAGAGGCCAAAGATACTCTAAGAAGACCATACTCTCTTCTTTTTGACTCCAGTCAAACCAGTATACATCAGGAAAAAAGTAATCCCAGTCAACTGAAAGAACCCTCGCTACGGTTTCGTGCATAATTTAGTAATCTCCTTTAGTACTAGTTTAAAGGTTATAAAAGAATTAATAAGGATAAATCCGCCAAATACTAATGGAAACCAAATCTTTAATGTTTTCCCTCCTGCGATAGAGATCCCTAGACACAGGAGGAAAAACATTAAAGGGATTAATACTGATATTAATAAAAAGCATTTAAGTCTTTCACTCATTTGCCCCTCCGTTAAAGTTTTACAATTATATATGGCATACCGCCAGGCAGTATATTCCACATATCTCTTGGTAAAGTGTAGGAGACTAAATCTATTGCCATACCAAGACAGAATAATTGGTCCATTGTCATATGGAGACCAGTCCACTGCTCTCCATCTTTGGTCATACAAGCATTTAAGAAGGTCCACCCGCCTCCTCCTGATTTCTTAAATTCATCAGGCAATTGGTTAAGCATCTCAGTAATTTCTTTTCGATGACCTTCGATTCGATCTTTATTAAATCCAAAGCGGTTTAGAATACCTTCTACTTCAATCATTCCATCAAGATCTTTAGGCATTCCATGAATTGTAAGTTCACTCTGTTTGTACAGGCAATCTTTGAAAATAAATTCAACTCTCCCAGCATCAATCATTTGCCTTTCTCCTCTTTAAATCTTGGGTCATTGGCTATCTGTCTTCCTGCGATATCCATGAAGTCTGCCATACCACAATATGGACATTGGGGAATTTTTTCACCCGGATCAACTCCTTGAATATACATATTATCTGGAAGAACAGTGTTATGCTTCGCTGGATCGTACTCCTTTTTACACTTATAACACTCAGTTAGATTTGACACCATCAACCTCCATCCTTGTAATTGTTAGTATGATTTTTGGAGCATCCTCTGGTTTTTCGTCTATCACTTCTCGAATCACTTTGAGGATTACCTCAATCTCGGAACTATACTTCTTATCCAAGAAAGATTCTGGACAGACATCACATTTAAATGATTCGTACCCCTCAAAAACCTGTTCATGACCTTTATAGGTAAAGTTTATAGGATCAATGGTTAACAATAATCTTCCTTTAAGACACACTGGGCATAACATACCGTGTTTATATTCCATATCTACCTCAATGATTCGTGAAAACGAATATGAAATTTAGGACTATCAAATCCACTTCTAAGACAATAGTCAAAAACTTCTCCAGCAGGGTCATAGTTTTCATCTCCAAAGATAAGATTGTGTCTTCCCTTACTTAGCGGGAATCCATAACTTTTATTCAGAGAATCAATTATTTGCTGTTGTGAGTGTCTAAAATCATAATATATCATCTGGGCAGGCAAATCGCCCATCCATAAGTGTTTTACAAATTCATCTGCTGTCAAGATATCAACGTAGACATCAATCATATAAGACGTTGATGAACTATTTGTTACGAAATCTGCTTTTGCTTTCATTTACTTCCATCACTCCTAGATTTATGAGTAGTACTAATGCTTCTCTGAATCTAAGTGTAATCCAAAGAGCGGCCATATTAGCTACAAAGTCCCCAAACATTGAAGCGAGTACAGATAGAGTTGCAGTCAACATAATTGTGGTAATTGTAAGATTAATATGTGTTGATTCATATGGTCGCCTAAATACAGTAAGCGCAATTGTAGAATAAAAGATCACAAGTAGTAGATAACCAAATTGGCCCTTAAATACTACAGGATAAAGGAAAAGTACAGCAATACTAATAAGATATATTGGTGTATCTTTCACAAAGGCCGCCGCTATATCTCTACGATCTATTGACTTCAACCAATATTGTCTGAGGTTCACTAATATCACCTCCTTAGAAAAAAAAGTGCCCGGGCAGGCGATCAGTTAGGACGAACCTCCGTAGAGGCCTGGGGCCTGACCAATCACACCACACCGGGCACACCATAACTACCAGATAGGTAGTCTTCTACTTGTATTGAATGATCTCAACACGACGGTTTTTCTGCCTGTTGAATGGACTGTCTTTCCCGCCCACTAGGTTGGGAAATAGTGGGAAGAGTTCACCCTTGGCCTTGATTGAGTGAATCTGACTGGGGTTTACACCCTGCTTGATAAGATGGTTCTCAGAAGACCTAGCACGCCTTTCAGATAGTCCTTGGTTGTACTCTTCCGAACCAAAGGAGTCAGTATGACCAATAATAACAACTTTGACGTCCGGGTTAGCTTTTAGGTCCTCAGCTACCCTATCAAGAACCTCGGCCGCATCTGGTCTGATGTTTGATTTGTCGAAGTCGAATAGTGCGTTATCCCATTTGAGGACAACAGGTTTGACTTCTTCAACAACAGGAGCCGCCTGACAATCACAGGCCTCTTGTGCTTTTGCAAGTGCCTGCTTAATCAGATCCCAGGCTTCTGCACTATCACATCTTACCCATGCATCATAAGCGGCGGCCTTCAACCTCTGTGCCTCGTTGTAGATATCGGGGCAATTCTTCATTCCGTTCTTCTCACATTCTTTTAGTTTTGCCTCGACCTCCATTAAGGCATCAGAAAAACCTTGGTTCTCCATTTCGGTCGAATAGACCTGAAGTGGTTGTTCCGGGGCCTTTGCCTTTTTAGCACATGCTACTGGAAGTACCAGAAAGAGTGCTAGTGAGATTAACAATAATTTCCTCGCCATGTCTTAATTCCTCCTTTCACTATTTGCTTTCTCCGAATAAAAACCTGAATTTGATTTCACCTGATACATTAAGATTCAGATCAAATCTTCTGTCCACAGAATTAAGAATGTCAGCAATAGCTTTAGTTATTCCTTCAGCTACATCTTCGACTCCCTTCTTAACTTCTGCTTCTAATTCTTTTAGTTTCCGTTCCGTATCGTCAACCACTTCCTCAGGTTTCGGTTCTACCTTTGGAACTTCAACTTTTGGTTTATCGAATTTTGGGCCACGAGTGTAGAATTCTTCAGCAAAATCAGATGGAGAACTGAAAAGCTCTTTTCCAAACTCAACTTTACGTCTCAGTCTCCTTGCTCCTCCCACCCCGATATTTTCAATAACTAATAGATCTCTCATTCGATTATCAATTCTTGAGAGTAGGGAAGATGCTGAACGCTTAGATATTCCAAGAGTGCCTGCTACATCTTCAGTCACGGCCCACGCCTCATCTCCTTCTAACTTACTTTTTGCGTAGAGATACATTAAAGCACCACGCATCAAATCTTTTGATCTGGGTTGTTTCGTTACTTTTGTTGGTTTTGGTTTCATCCGTGGTTTGACTGGCCTTACTTTCTTTTTCTTCCTCTCATCTCGACGATAATACTCTTCAACAAATTCTTTTGCGTTGTCAAATGGAATATCGTCTTTCACACGCCGTAAGATCTTCTTTTCATCAAACTTTCTCTCAAGAAGATCCCCCATCTTTCTGTCGATGGCAGTCATTACTGACGATGACGTAGTTTTTGGAACTTCTAAGTGAATAGATAACTCCTCCGTACCTATCCATTTTTCGGTTCCATAAGTTTGATCAAAAAGGAAAGCTAAGGCCACCATGGTCCTATCCGATCTCCTTTTTTTCACCATTTTTAACATCCTCTCAAATTCAATTTGTTTAATTTCATCTTTTGAAAATTGTCTAACTGGTCCGTGTTTTCCCCTCCTTTCTGAATTTCTAATTTTTACAAATTTTCTTTTACACTTAGACATCTTAATTAGATCTTCAAGAATTGACTCTCTAGTTTCCGGACACTCAATTCCAAGGTTTGTGGGATCTAATGGGATGCCTTCAAGAGTAATGCCTCTGAGATTTGGAACTGTAGTAGTTGTCATTTCCCACTCTCCTCTGATATTTGGGAAGAAATAGGGGGTTACAATCCTTTTTCGTCAGGGCATGGACCCCCGGCCATATCTATCCCTTAGCCAAATAAAAGACCATTCCGAAAGGGTTTTCCGGCACGTCAGAATCTAGTCTTATACCACAGGATTGCAGGTGGCCAGAGGAGTTTCGTGCCAACCACCATATCTGCTAGTGAGGTGGCGACTGGGGGGATAAACTATTTAATCAAGGAAGGTTACACCTGCACTCCAACGTCCCTCGAACTCACGGTTCATTACAACCAGGTGCCATCCTTGTAACTTAAGGGTCTTGTGATCTGGATGACTGATTGTCCCTCTTGCATAAACACTTTCAACTCGGGACATTTCTCGCATAATTTCATTACCTTCTTTATCATAACGACCAGTACCAACAAGTGTTGTCCGTGAACCAGTCCTTATGACTTCAGAAGCTATATGCGGTCTACCTGCCATACGACCACGAACCATTCTAACTAGAGGTTCATTAGTATGAATGTGATTTCCTTCTTCCTCAAAATCTGGTTGAGGGATAAAATACCACTCTCCCTGCCTTAAAACCTTTTCTCCCCTCCTTTCTGCTTCTATGACAGGGTCTCTTTTTAGACTATCAATAGCTTGCTCGACTGTAGTTACACGAGCATCACTTGGAAGATTTGCAATGAAATATTCTCTCTCGTCATGACCACATAGGAGACGATCAATAATACCCGGTTCATTTTCAACTCCCAATAGAATATGACGAGTCTCAGGTCGATAAGAAAGAACCTTTATACGCTCATGGTTATCAATGAAAAGGATGAATTTCTCACCCTTACGAGTACGGAGAATATCAAATGCAAAATCTGGATCTGGCTCTCTAGTAAAACTTCTTATCCTCCTATTCCAAACGCTCTCAGCCTCTTGCCTATCATTACGAACATCAATCTCAAGATTGCACCGACTGAAGTGCTTTTTCAGAACTTTCTTCCAATGGTCGTACTGCATCTGAAATCCTTCCCTTCTGTTTGTCACTAAATTTAGCTAATTTTTCTTTGATCTTATCAATGTGTGCACCAACATTTAAGATAATATATGGCGCACCAGCAGGAGTATCAATCCTTTCAACAATTACTCCTAACTCGTTAAGAACCCTTAGAGTATAATCAAAAACCTCTGGGCAGTCGTAAAAGTCCTCCGAACTTACACTCCCATCCATTAAAAGCATATCAAAACTCGTGATAACATCATCTATGTGAACTCGTGAATTATCGAGAATATTAGCGTGTTCACGTATACTAAGAAAATTCCTAACATCAAAACAGTTAGGTAAAACAACTATGTAATTGATAGAGGAACTATTTGTTACAAAATCTGATTTGATCTTCAACTTTTCCCCCATTATTGGTTGGATATTACTTCAAATTTGATACTCTTAACCTTCTGTAAGAAGAAATGTGTCATATCCGGTCTTACATTAATATGTTCCATAATTATATGACCCATGTAATACGGAACATTACTATAATCGTTGAACATTGAAGTTCCATCCTCCAACCTAAAATTTTTGGAATTAAGCATTGTAATTGTTGGTTGAAAGAATCTGAGATTTTTAAAATCATCTCGATAACTATATACATTCTGCATCTTATTCATATAATCACCGAAAAGATTAAAGAAATCATCAAGAGTAAAATCCTCTGTCATCTCTAGAAATAAATAGAAACTCGCAGAGCTGCTATTGGTTACGAAATCACTTTTTATCTTCATGAAACCTCATCCATTCTTGACCATTATCAGAGATAATTCTCGTAAATAAACGACTACAACGTTTACATTTAAAGGTTGTCACATTCCTCATAAATCTTGCTGGCCTTGGTTTCCCTCCACAATCTGGACATATTTGTTTCTCCATTATTAGATAAGTAAGTTTATCATGGTTTACTTCAAGTTTACCACATATGCTTGAGCAATTAGGAAAAACTATACACTCAACACAAGGGAAACCGTCTGGAAGTAATAATTCAATTGGAAGATCGGCCTTAAAGGTGAGGGAACTCATGACCACACTCCTCATAGTAACTATTCTCTCCATAACTTGCAGGAAATATATCATGGTCCATGTCTGAGAGAGATTCATCTCTTAATACCCACACAATCCATCTACTATTTGATTCTTTAGCGTAGTGGAGTACGTGTGAATATAATAATGACTGGTATTCATTTGCGAGTACATGATCTTTAGTATGGACAGCAGCATCTATATATTTATGTATTGTTTCTCTAATATGATCTGCACTATCCCACTCCCTACCATACGACTGTAAATAAGCTATCGCCTCTTCTTTTGTAAATTTGGTTTCTGGATCTTTCTCGTATTTTTTCCAGTTGATTACAAAAGCAGTTGAGCTACTGTTTGTCACGAAGTCTTGTTTTATCTTCAATTAATCCTCCAATCTCCTTTATTCTATTAAAGATATCAGCTAATCCAATATTCACTATGAGGTTATTACCTTCATAAGGTAAATCGTAATCTGCTATTATAAAGTTGAGATCTCTGCAGATATCTATTACAATCCACATATATAATCGACTGCTATCAAACAAAAGGTTTTCAATTATGTTTCCCTCTTCAAGGAGTTTGTCGAAAAAATTCTCTATCATATTGACTTGCATTCCATCATCACTGAATTCCATATAGCTCTCGAAACGATTAAAGATTCCTCCCTTTTCTAACATTGATAGATGATCTTGTAATTTAAATTCTGATGGAATCATAACGACATAACAAGTAGAAGAACTGTTAGTTACAAAGTCAGATTTAACCTTCACTCTTTCTCCTTTGGAAATCTAATAACTACAGATTCAGTTACTTCGATAAACCCGTATTTTCCAAACCACACTTTCAACTCTTCTAAATTCATTCTTCCATACGGATTTATTGGGTTGATAATTGCGATACCCTTCTCATCACAAAGTTCAACCAAACGCTTCATTAAGACTGTACCATGACCCTTCCCTTCTTCCATCGACTTTATTCTATGAAAGAAGAACAAAGGATGTGAACATTCTATATTATAACCTGATAGAAATTCTTTGTGTTTTTGCATTCCAAATGCTGATAACTCGCAAATTGCTCCTCTGTTAGTCATTAGGCAGATAACTTCATCAGTGATGGTTTCATGCATTATCCTTGGCTCCATTGCCAACTCCTTAGAATCCAAATGGACACTTTTCTCTATTTTGTTGTAGTGTCAACCTAGTTGATACAAAACCACGACTATTATTCCATGCCCTTTTGATAGACATTTTACGCAGGGAAATACCGCGTCTGCTGTGATCTGCAAATGAACATGGAACTAACATCATATCCGGACTTATATAGCATGACATACGAGCAGCCTCGCATGTATCAAGGAACATCTCCTCACTCTTGGTCAGACTTGTAATTTGCACAAGTCTATTAACGAGACATGAATCCATGCCTATTTTGAATTTTGTTTTACCTGCCAACCTTAGATCAACAAACTCTTTCAACTCACCGTTTGTTAGACTCCAATTCTTCAAATCTTTTCCTCTGCCCTGCGGTTTGAACAATAGGAAAATGACAGCATTTAATTGATCTAGATCAATCTTTCCGCTCCAAACATCTTCACCTTTGAGAATATTTACTGCTTTTTCCAAGGATTTTTTAGACAATAGAAAATGTAGATTTGTCTTTATATCAGAATCCATGAGTTTTTGTAAAGCTCCAAATGTGAAGTCTTGACCATAGTCCGATACTGCAACGGCCCCACACATCTTTGATATCTCGATGTGTTTGCTTGTCAGACCTAGACCTGATGTTGTGTAATTGGGGACTACGATATTTTCCCGAGCATAACCAACAATCTCTCCAAAGTTTTCGTGTAAATTTGGATCCCCCCTTCCTCCTAAGGCCACTTGATTTGTGAAGGTTTTAGATTCATTTATTATCCTCTTAAAATCTTCTAACTTCATATTTGGTTGTTTTTGACTACCTTGATAACAAAACTTACACTCATTAGGACAATGGCCCATAATCCCAATATCAATTAAATTTGGGTAGTCAAGCATGAATGGATCAGGAAAACCATGTTTTCCAAAAATGATCTCTTTGCCATTTGCCACATTAAAAATAATCACATAGCGATCCGTCTCAACGATCTTTTTCATTCCGACCATTCGTGCGACCATCTTCCCTCCTAAAATCTAGGTATGGTTAATATGAGTAACAATGCCGTTGAAATTGAAACAAAAATGAAACCAATGAAATATGCAACCCGCTTAAGTGTTTTTTTATATGCTCTAATAATTAGATAAAGACCAAACCAAAATCCAGACACTATCATTAGGAGAAGGAAGAATCTAACAAGTAACATAATATCAAAATTTGGCATTTTAGTACCTCCCCTCGGCATACCTCCTTTCTCGCTACCAATTTATTGTGGCCCCAAGTTCTTGAAGAAATAATACACTTTCAATAATTTGTTTCTTTGCTACAATTCGTAATTCCTCCGTATCTGCTAGATTTTTGCTAATTAGAATCTCACACAATTTCTCAACTGCTTTCTGAGGAACCTCAGGAAAAATATTATTAACATCATTCATTTTAAATCTCCTATCAGTTTTTTGTTCCAAAATTACTAAAAAAATTCCCGGCTTCTAGACAAGGAGGTTATACTGAAGTCCATGCCGTCGCCTACAGCATTAGACCTCTTTACTCTTCTTGCTTTTGGGTCTAGGGCCATGTTTTGGAGGTCCAGGAGCCGGGAAATTGAAAAACTAATTAAAAAGACACAACCACATTACTTTAAAATTAATATATATAGTTATTCATCTTATTAATGAATCCTCCCATCCAATTTATTCTGGTATAAAGAACAAATTATAAATGCCAACTATCCATGGAGATAGCGCGAATGAAATTAAGCAAGATAGTAGAGCAATTAACTTCTGGTGGACCGAGAGCTGGTGCAGGTAGGACTGAAGCATGTGCTTGTGAGAACAAGACATGTGAGTTATTTGGAAAACCAGTTAAACGACAGAATGATATACTTTGTTCAACTATGAAGTGTACATCGTGTGGTTTAACGCTAGCAAATATTGAGGATGTTGGAAGTAAATATGAGCAAAAGGTTTTAACCAAAATAGTATCAAAAATTAAAGAGTACGAATCTATTTTTCCTATCGACTGGCCTCACAAAAAGAAAAAAGTTCTTCGTGTTCCCTATCCCAATGAGCAGGTTAATATGAATGGTAAGAAGATATTGGTTGACCTTGATAGAACACTACACCGATATTCTGAAGGTTGGTCGGACGGGACAGTTTATGATCCTCCAATACCGGGAGCACGAGAGGCAATGACAGAATTGAAAGAAAGGGGATATCAAATTGTAATTTTTTCGGCAAGGACAGGAAAGTCTAAGCCCGACTGGAGAGAACAAGAAAGAATGGTGAATGAGTGGCTTATCAAACATGATATTCCATTCGATATGATAACATCTGAAAAATTACCAGCCGAATTTTATATTGACGATAGAGCAGTCAGATTTGAAGGCAACTGGGCTGCGACTTTACAGGTAATAAAACAATTAGAATCAATGATACAGGCCAATTAAGGAGGATTTTTATGAAATACTCGTTCGCAGAGTTAGGCCAGAATATACTCACCAGACGGTTTGGCGGGACGACAGTTGGTGTTGCTGACCCATACGTTACCGGTTACCATTTTATCTGGTTTGATAAACTTCCGGCCACACTCCCAAACTATACAAGACAAATGAATAGTGGACTGGAGAACCTAAATGATATTAGGTATGTACTAGCTGCCTCATGTCTATCGGTTACTCCTCCAGGTGGAACTTTAGCTAAAGTCGAGTTTACCGGACTAGGCGGAGTTAAATGGGCAGTTCCTGGGAACATCGACTATGGCAACACTGTTTCAATTAAGTTCCTAGAGTTCAACAAAACTCCAATCCTTGATATTTTTCATGGTTGGACTAAACTGATCCGCGATTATAGGACGGGTGTTACCGAACTAGAAGACGGTGATGATGGTTCTGGTTACACTAAGGCCACTTATGGTTCTCTTATTTACTATTGGACCACGGCCCCGGATGCCCAGACAGTTGAATATTTTGCATGCTTTGATGGATGTTTCCCAGCAAAGGATCCACAAGATTTATATACCAGTGATGTTGAAACCGTTGGAAAACTTGAAGTTGAGATTGAATTTAATGTTGATTACCAATGGCATGAACCGTGGGTTAAATCAAAAATAGTAGACACGTTTATTCCAGCTATCACTCAAAGCAGGATTACTGTTGAAGGATATGGTGAGAGACAATCAACATAAGTTTAATTTAGGAGGAAGTTATGTTCACTGAAAAAGTAAACGTTCAAAACTCTATACTCTTCCTTGGGACTGCAAGAGAAACACTTGCTAACCTAGTGGAGTCAAGTAGCATTAAAGAGAAAGAGAGTCTCGTAAATCATATTATGAACGAAGCGTCAGACTACGAGGTTCTTTATGCTCTTGTCCATGAGGAATTCCCAGCATCGGATGTTAAATATGATGTTTTTGACGAGATGTTTCTCTTTGATCAACTAAAAGATGCCATGTTAGGTAACTACCATGAAATGTGTGATATTCTAAAAGAGGATGTTGTAACAGAGTTTGTCTCAACTGTAGATACAGTCACTCCCTTTGGAATCTCCACTGCATTACCGATAATGGAACACTCAGCAAAAACTCAATTTGCATTTGACAGATTAGCTTTCTGGCAAAGACTTGAGGGACACTATAGCAGACTACTAGAGCAAGGTGCAGAAGATCCATTTACCGCTGCAGATGTAGCCATTCCCGGCAAAGAAAAAATTGCACAAATGGGAGCAGAGGCGACTAAGAAGGCGATGGCCGCAGCAAATGTTGCTATTGAGAAGGGAAAGAAACTTCTTGATGCGCATAAGGGAAAGATGAACGATCTTGCGGCCGATATAGATAAGAAAAGACAGGCTATAAAGAAATATATGACCGCAGGCGAGACAGAAAGAGCAGATCTAGCAACAAAAGCGCTACAGAAATCAAATCAAAAGATGAAAGCTATTAAAGGTGAACTCGCATCTACCCAGTCCAAACTCAAAGATCTAACAGCCAAGCAAGGTCAACTCAGATATCACCTTTCCCAAGTAATGAAGAAAGGGAAAGAAGCAGTAGGAACCGCTGCTGCTGGTGCAGTTGCAAAGGGTACTGCTGCTTTGCAAGCAATTGGAACAAAAACTGGAGCTGCTGGTATTGCAAAAGCTGCTGGTCTTAAAGGTACAGCAGCTGGTGTAGCTGGTGGGGCTGGTGTTGTTTTAGCTGGTGCTGCTCTTGCTGCTCTATTGGCGTGGGGTGCTGTTAAGACTTATAAGCGATTCTTCTCTAAGTGGGCAAAAATGTGTGCTGGTAAATCTGGCGCAGAGAAGACCGCCTGTATGAAAGAAGCTAGGTCAAAAGCACTTCAGGCACAAATTGCGGATCTTCAAGCAGGACTTAGAGGATGTGCTGATTCAAAAGATCCACAAAAGTGTTCCAAAGCAATCGCTGGAAAACTCACAAAACTAAAAGGCAAGTTAGCAAAAATCAAATAGTCTATAGAGATTAAGAAAGGAGATCGAAGTATGCCATTTCAAGGATTTGGTGTGTCGTATCCTGAATACGAGGTTATCACACCTCAGACGAAAATGTCTTTTCATGTGAGATCACTGAATGTTTCCGAAGAAGAAAGATTAAAAGGAAGTCTAATCACACCACAGAAAGTTACAGAGCACCTGAATAGATGTCTTTTTGATGCAATTGTTAAGAAACCGGAAACAATTAGTGACTACAAATCATTTCTCCAAAACGTAACTCTAAAAGATAGGGACGCAATTCTTTACGGTCTCTATCATATTACTTATGAAGAAATAAGAAATTATGATATTAGATGCCTTGCTTGTAGGAAGATGTACCCAGTAACAATCAAAGCATCAAGTACATTCAACATTAACCTTTATCCAAATAACGATATATTAGCTAAAAAGGTCAGAGTTCCGCTTCCAGTTACAAAGGGTGTTTTCGCGGTAATTAAACAGCCAAAATTGATTGACGAGGAAACTCTGATGAAGCAACTTGCTGGAGTTAGTGTTGATACAATTACTGAACTCCTAATTCTTGATGCCTTTGAGCAGGACATTCCAGAGGCTAAAGAACCTAAAGTATACAGAGAACCTCAGGATATAAGAGATGCATATTTAAGTCTTCCTGCAAAAGACAAAAGAGAAATACATGATAGATATATGGAAGAGTTTGGAAAATATGGACTTGATCTAAAAATGAGAACTCACTGTACATTCTGTGGCCAAGATGATGAAGTTGATATTGATTTAGTTGACAACTTTTTTCGGATGGTATTCGGAGCATGATCAAATTACAGAGTATCGTAAACTTTTAGCTGATAATATTTTTGCCTGCATAGAAATGAGCGGCATGTCATACTCCGAAATCGCTGCCATGCCCCTAAAAAGATTTTTTGATTACCTCAAGTGGAAGACTGACTTGGAGGATGAAAAGAGGAAGTTAGTACGAGAAGAATCCAAAAAATTGAGGTAGAAGGAAATTAAATGTCCACATTAATGGAGAAGTTTAGAAAGTCTGTAATTGGTTCAAGTGGGAAGATTGCAGATTTCACAGCTAAGATAGCTCCATATGGTGACTTCTATAGAGTTGAAAATTTACAGACTATCTTAACTTCTTGGAATAATATATTACTCACTCCAACTAGGACATATACATATGACCCTGAGTTTGGTAGTGATTTATATAAATATGTATTTGACCCTCAAGATGATGATACAAAAGATGCAATTCAAGATGAAATTCTTTATAAATTAAAAAGGTATGATGATCGTGCTGAAATCGTTAGCCTCGACATTGAATATCTTACAAATAGAAAAGGTTTTACAGTTAGCATAGTTGTTGATTATGAAGGCGAAAGAGGTGGTGTTTCATTTGAGGTTGACGAATCTCTTTACTTTAACATTACTGGGATTGAATAATGAGACTATATTACGCAGTCTATAAAAATTATAAGGGATTGTTTAGAAAGAAGCATAAAGGTAATACTCAAATGTTTTCTCTTCCTGCAATTCCTGCCAGTCAATATTTTACTTATGGTGTCATAGTTGGAAGGATGACAGCACCAGGCGAGGAGTATGATGGTGCTCTCACTTTCATGACTATATCAATGGCCGAAATGTCTAAAATGAAACCTTTTATGGATGGGATTGGTGCAGAATTGGGAAAGAATTATGAACTGATTGAAGACCTTCCAGTTAATGTGGCAGACACTGGAGAACTAGATTACACAATAAAACTTCTGAAGAAGGGTGAATTTATCAAATCTGATATCCAAGTAATTTACGCTGACCATTTAACTAAAGAAATGGGCAGGAAGATATTTCTATTCAAAGGAGATATTGATCTCTTCACTGATAAAGTAAGAACTAATCAGATGAAGATGGTAGCAATGAAAAAGATGGCGTTTCTCAGACGACCAAAAGTCGGGATGCCGAGGGCATAATGACAGACTATCTACAAAATTATCAAAGAATATATGACTATATTCATGAGTACCAGAAACTTGTATATGATGTCTATAGTAAGCATGCCCCCAGATTCCTTATAACTTATTATAATATAAATAAAGAAACTACAATTTGGGAAGATGAATATGTCTTCGGTGGTTCTTATGAGAGAATTGGTGATTTAACTGGAATGAGGTGGGACAAATATCTTCTCCTTCCAATATACTGGATAGATGAAGTTTCGACAGCATTTTCTGGTGAAGATATAGGTTATATAAAGGAAGGGGAAACATTTATTACAATTCCAAGCACTTATAATATTCAACCGTATCCTGGTGATTTGGTTAAATTTGAGCAGGAATTCCTAAGGCCGACTAACGACATCTACCCTCTTTTTATAGTCACAAATGCTGAAATATCAGCTAATACAGACAGAAGATATTGGAAACTGAAAATCGAAGTTAGAGAAAGCGAAACAACTGCGAATGCTGACCAACAAGTTTCTCGAACCTTTGCATTCTTTGAGTATACGAAAAAAATTTACGAAATTTCTGATGCAGCTTTTTTGACAAAGATGCTTACAAAAAATGAATCACTTAGAGAAAGGTTAAAAAGTCTTTTTGATGAAAATAGTGGATTCTATTTTGTTGGAGATGGAGAGAATCCAGGAGACTGCTAAGGGGATAAATTAAATATGGCTAATAATACGGTTTCTTCTATTGGTTCAGCACAAAGTTCAGTTTCTAGTCAGGTATACCTTTCGAGAGATAACACAAGAAATCAAATTGCAAACCACTTAAAGACATACCTTGAGTTAGAAAATGTTGATCTGACCAAATCCTCATTCCTTTCTTTCATCATAAATATAATGTCCACATTAACTGGTAATATAATGTTTTACCAGATCTCCGCATATAAAGAGTTCTTCTTAACTACCGCTCAGCTAGATGAATCCATCTTCAATCTTTCAGCATTTCTTGGTTATAATACGAAAGAAGCTCAATATGCAACCGCTAATGTTTTAATTACAATACCCTTTGGTTTTCCAGATGCTAATACTACATTCACAATTCCAGAAGGTTTTGTATTTAAAGCGCAGCAAACAGAATTTCTTACATATTATAGAACAGATATTACTGTATTAAATAATCAGTTTGCCGGTGTAAAAGTAACAGAAGGAACTGATATCTATAATCTTCCAGTTGATGTTGATACAACTGCAAATTTTAACTTTAGTTTTGTACTTCCTCTTAGACAGTACAAGGATGTAGTTCAAGAGTTTCAAGTTGATGAAGATTTGAAAACCTACCAATTCTCGACAATTGACGTACCTGTTGAAGGAAAAGTTGCTGGGCAGGTTGTAGAGGTAAGAGAACCAGGCAGTTCCGGGTTTGATTTATGGACTGAGTTTGAAAGTATATATTTAATGTCATCAATAGATAAGGGGTACGTTTCTAGAAGGACTGGGTTTGGTAGAAGGTTATATTTCGGAAATGGTTTAATGGGAGTACAGCCAGAACCGGGATCTACTATTAGAGTTACTGTACGAGAAACTGAAGGTGCAGATGGAAATGTCATAGCCGGATCAATAAAATCTGGTCAAAGGATTTATAATATAACCGATTCAGGTGTACAACAAATAGTCAATTATACAGTTACAAATCCTTCTCCAGCTATAAATGGGGAAGATGAAGAAGATACAGAAGAAATTAGAAGCAATGCTATTGCTAACCTAACAGCTCTTGGGAGACTTGTAACATATAATGACTACACCAATACTGATGTTGTTCTCACAAGCACTGATGAAGATGCAGTTTCTCCAATCGCGCCCAATTCCTTAGCAATATTAAAGAGGTCTGATATTAAAGTTAACGAAATAATGCTATTTACTACTCTCCTATATGGGACAGAAAATGGTGAGACAGAAGATTCTCCTCAAACTGTTCTTGAGCAACTTGTTCCAATGAGAAATGCCTGGATAACTATTGACTCAACTGCTCCCATAACTACATATTATTTAGAGAGGGGTTCTGTTGTAAATATTGATGGAGTAGACTATTATACCCTATTCGATATAACTACTGATAATATCTATAATAAAACCGCGTATTATCATTATATTATGTATCAGATAACACAGAACCCATTACTAGTAACTGGTTATGGTGTAGATTATAATTTAATTGCAACAACATTATCTGTCCAAAGGTCTGGTAGCCAAGCAATCTTTAGACTTCTATACTCAACAACTGAACTTGATTATGCTACAACATCCTGCGAAATGAAGATTATTCAGAATGATGCAACTTATGCGATGGTAAATGATTCTCTTAATCAATACTATGAACTTATTGTTGATCCATATACTGATCTTCCAGAAGATACTTTAACTCTACAATTTACTCTTAGTACAGTAACTGAGACATTTGCAAGATATGAAAATGAGTTTGTTTTTAGACAATCATTAGACGATTTTATGATCTCGAACCTAACAGCAAATGATGCTACTTCACCAACTCAAATTGTAATCTATGATGTTCCAGTTATTCAAGCAGAATACTATGACTCAATTGATCAAGGAAATTTTGAATTAGTAGTTTTACAGAATATGTTAGCTACAATGGAATTTGAAAATTACAGAATGTTGACGGACTTCACAAATGTTAAATTTGCACATACAACTGGAGTAATGAGTGGTATGCAACGAAATACAGTATCCAAGTCTCCAGTTATTGATATTGGATTGAAGGATGTGCCCGTTGCGCCGTCACGTGGAGATAGGTATATTGTTAGTGGTTTAGAAGGTGGAGCATGGGAAGGTCAGCAAAATAATATAGCTGAATGTACAGATGCTACTGCTGTCACATGGATCTTTATTGAACCTGTTACAGACGATATAGTATATGTGACAAATAAAGGTTTAAAGTATATTTATACAGGACGTGGTGGTTGGGTTGCTCCAATATATGAAATTCCTTTACAAATCGAGATGGAGGTACACAGAGATCCACTTTACCCAGATTCAGCAGTGAAATTATCGAACGACATCAAAGATGCGTTGCTTGAAGAGTTTAGTGAAAGATTTGGAGTTAATGCAACAATTTATAGGTCTGAGATTATAGATGTGGTGCAAGAAGTTGAGGGAGTAGATCACGTTCATTTACTTAAACCAGAATCAAATATCTTTTTTGAGTTTGATCCTTATAAAGATTTTACACAACAAGAATTACTTGAGTATGGTCCAGAATATATTTTCTTTACTGAAGATGATATTTCAATAGCTATATACGGTTAGGAGAATATGGAAGAACTATATAAGCAATCAAAAATTGATATCTCCAGACTGAGGAGATATATGCTTCGTACTGCCGGAGAAGAGTTGAGTAAGTTGGTAGAACCATGTTACTACCCCCCGGTGAAAAAACATTTCTATGAAATACTCAACATGGTTGGATTGAAGGAAAAAGACATAAAGGAATTTCGTAATAGGTTCTATAAGGAAATAGGTCCAAAGGCTGGTTTACTGGTTAGAGAACTCCAAACTAATTTACTCATCTTTACTATGTTTGTTGCCTTGAGAAAGAGGGATAGGGTTTTATATCAAGCAACAATAAATTATATGGGTATAAGATACTATTCAAATTTAATGCATAAGCAAATTCCATATTGTAATCCTGAGGTCTTTAAATATGCCCTTGAACATCTAACAAAAACTCACCTATTTGCTCGTGAAAAGACAATTCCAAATGCTATAATGTTTTTATCTAGAGAGATGGTTAAGAGACACACTCCATCTATTCAAGCAGCAGATCCAGATAAAATAGCTGATTTTATATTAGTCTATCGTCACAGAATTTCGCAAAGTATAAAGAGTTTTGCTGAGTTATATTATCGTGCTGCAAAAGAAGGGGTTGCAATAAAGAAACCTTATGAACCTGAAGAAGGTATGGAAGATCCTGCTGAATTGCAGAAAGTGGAAAAAGCTAGTCGGGTAATTGATCAAATTGTTAAGAAAATAACAGTCTACAAAGAAGTAGATAAAAAAGCAATTGACGAAGCTAAGAAATTAACGAAGATAAGTGCTGTGCTTGCCCAGCAAATTGCGAATACTATAGCTGATTTGAAATATTCAGATGATATTAAGATGATATTACATCTCTTTCTAAAAAATGTGACGAGTGTAAAACAAATCTGTGGTAAGGATTATTATGATTACGTAAAGAAATTGATGGCCATTAAAAGACTTGGGAATCGTGTAAGTTTCAAGCAGGTAGTTGGTGATACTTTAATGAAGGTGGCTGTTGATTTGGATTATGTAGATAGATATGACAGATTCACTACCCAAACCAAATTTGTTATCAACTTATATCTTGCCTATTATATCACAATGGTTCTAAGAAATTCTGTCTGCTAGAACCCCAGAAATCTTCTCGCCCTAGAAACTAAATCATCATAAGTATTTCTTGCTGCCTGTTGTACCCTTGGTGAGACTTGAGTAGTAGGATCAGATCGAGTAGGAGCTTGTTGTTGAGTAATAGGTCTTGTTACGGGTGGACTAGGAGTATATCCCTCTGGATCTACATAGACGTCTTCATGAGGCCCTTCCAATGCTAGAACCTCTGCATAATTTTTCAATGTGGGGCGACTTTTATTTGAGAGGTTTACTCGACCAGCAACCATACTATTGTATAAACTTCCAATATCCAACCTAATATCCATAATTCCCATTCGCTGGTTATATGAAATTGACTGCTGATCTCCGCCCTTAATAACTGCGACACTTCCAATAAAGGAGGGGGTTAAATTAAAGATACCTGGACATTCAATGTGTTGTAAGAAAGGCCAATTATAAGTATCTCCGTCCGAAGTTTGTGGGGTTGCCAAAAGTAGAAGAGCAACCATTGGACCGATAATATATTTTTGAGTAGAGGTTTTATTTCCAGGTTTAGGATTGTAGAGTCTTATTGTTAATTGATATGAAGGTGTGAAACCGCTGTTTTTCCACACTTGTGGAAAATCAACTCTAGCACCAGCTAGCATTTTATTAATGATATCTATAGTTCTTGCTGCGCCAGCACCAAGACCCCTTTGACCTCTGAGTTCTGATAGTGCTCTTCTAGTTTCTGTAGCACCCTTAGCAACACCTCCACCAAGTTGCTGTAAAAGTGTACCTGCTCCACCACCTAATTTCTCGCCAACGGCACTAAGTAATCTTCCAGAAGCACCAATTCCACCAAGAGCTGTTCGCTGACCCATTACTTGAGCGATTTCGCCTGCACCCTGACTAGCAATATCAGTAATTTTATTTATGAAACTCTCTCCATACTCATTTTGAAAATTGTCTGTTGGGAAATTCTCAGCAAGAAATGCTACTTTAATATTATCACTTTGAAGTTTGAAACCATGATAATTCAAAAGTTTATTGTACTCTGTCCATGCTTTTCTAGTTGTATATAGTCCTAAACCCAAAGAGAATTGCGGAACAGCTGGAGTTATATTTGCGATAGGCATTGTATTAATAATCATATTATTACTAACAAAAGTCCTTGGCGGTAAACCCCAAATTGGATCTAGGGTTATCAGATCTCTCTCTGCCATCTAAATCCTCCTATAGCCACAACACTCTATTTAGATAGCACCCATAAGAGTTCTATCTAGTTGTGGATCAAAATCACCTGTCTGCTGTTGACCACCCATTTGTGAGACAACATTTTGGGTATTGTTTTGTATCGTGTTGGTTAATTCAGAAACCACCGCAACTGTTTGCTCTTGACCTCTCTTAGCCATCTCCTCAACTGATTTCTTGCCCGCCTCAACTATTGGTTCAGTCTGCATAATAAAGTCCATAGCTGCGCCACGAGCAAGGGCCATTCTATCAGTAACAACTCCCCTAGCTTTCTCCATAGCAACTCCACCAGCTATGGCAGCTTTATCTAGAAGGTCTCTACTCTTAACAGTCCTAGCAAGAGCTTCGAGTCCAACGGGTTTATATTGAGATTTAAGAAAAGTTAAAAATCTCTTTTCTCTTTCAACACCATATTTTTCTGGGTCAGCAAATGGCATTTTCTTCCCAGCTACTTTAGCAAACTCAATTCTGGCCATTTGAACTTGATCAAAACCATATGGTATATACTCGCCAATATGTTCTTCCATATATTTCTGTTGAGCAGCCTGTATGGCCAAATAAGTCTCACTACCGCCCATGCCACCAACATAATATCTCTCTCTTAATTCTTCAGCTCTTCCACCAACCGTTGTAGCAATTCTAGCAGCATGTACTGCTTCAACTCTTTCCCTTCCACGACCAGCAGCAGCTTCCCGCCTTGCTCTCATTCCTGCTTCAACAGTCTCCCAATTCTTTGCAACTTTAGCTTGTAGTTCCCTTGATCTCTTCTCCATCCACGGATCAACTATGTACTTATTTATTAAACTACCAATAGCAAAACCACCAGCACCAGCGAGTATAGGTCCCAAGACAGCTGGACTAAGTAGTGGTCTTAACAAAGCAGGTAGAGTCCTTGTTATTACAGGCAGTACAGTACCCGAAAGGAATCTCGCCGCCATACCTCCTATACCGCCAATAAGGTTCTTAACAAAACCAATAGCCATTACAATCCATCTTAGTGCACTTCTAGCCATACTTCTAATTCTTCGAGCAGTTCGTTGAGTCGCATCTTTTATATCTTCAGTCTTTGAGAGTAATTTTTTCCACCAAGGTCGTTGGTCCTCTATAGCATCAGTTTGATATTCTAATTGCTTCAGAATTGATATTTCTCTATCTTCTTGTGGTTTAATCCTATCTATTATTGCTTGTAGGACAAAATCTAATTTCTGCATAGTTCCAGTTGGTAGAACTGCTTTCTTTTCTTCTTCAGGAAAAACTGTCCTCCAAGCATCAACCATAAGACTCTTAAATGTCCTTGGTTTTGTCCAAAATAAAGCTTCTTCTTCTCCTCTTGCTTTCTTTGTTAACCATTCAATTGGCCAAGAAACTGCTCTCAAAGATTTTCTTAAAATGGACCAGCGTTGTCTCTCTACCTCTTGAACTTGTTCATAACCCTTACCAGTAAAAGCACCAGAAATATCTCTTAGATATTCACTTTGTGCCCGAGCATGACCAACTATCTTATCAAATTGATACATCATTCCAGTATAGATGAGACCAGAAGTCTGTACCAAATTTTCGAATGGATTTCTCGAAGTTGGAAGATCAGCTTCATACCCTCCTCTTGCCTTAATAAGAAATCTAAAAGGTGCGGTAAGGGCCTTTGAGAATTCACCTATACTCCAGAAAAGGTTTCTTAGAAGCGGATGCTCATAAAGCATAGTTGAGAAAGCAATTCTAAACCTATTGCCAAGTCCAATAAGGCTAAAAACTAATCGCCTTGTAAGTCTAACCATCTGTTCTTGATGAGGTAGTGTATGCTCTTCAAAAGTCTCTCTATATGCACCCATAAAAGATCTTATTAAACTTCTTCTCTCAGCAGGGATTCGTCGAAGGGTATATTGCTCAATCATATGTTGCCGTCTTGACATTCCAGATATTAGAGCACTGAACATCCTCATAGGTTTAACGGCAACTTCAGCGGCTTCTTCAGTAGGTTTCTTTAGTTCATCAAGTTTTTGCAGCAATTTTTCAATTGGCATTATGACTTCAGCTTTATGAACTTCCGCTAACCCCCCCTTACCGATTACACCACCCGCTTGGAGTTTTGGAATTTCCTCAGTTTCCGCTCTTTTAGCCTTACCAAACAAACCTCTTACTTTTTCCCAACCTGCAGTAAATAGATTTCTAAATTTTCCACCAACTGCAGAAATAGCATTACTAAGGGTAGATTTAATTTTTTCTGCAGCAGATTTAAATACATCAGTTTCCATAAACTTGGATGCAAAATATCCAAATAATGGAGTTGCTCTGGCAAGGGACATTGCTACAATGTTTTGCTTATTGAAACTTATATCTTCACTTATCGCTTTTCCATATTGACCAATAGCTTCTTTTGTTGCTAGAGCAGTTCCTATAGTAATCCTCTTTGTGCCTACGGCAATTTCTCTAATAACTGCACTAAGGCTCCTAAGTACTGAACTAGTTGCTTTCGAAACTTGCTCAATACCTTCTTGAGTACCTATACCTTTTATCTCGTCAATTCTTTCCTCAATGCTCGCTTGCATTTTTGCAGCAGCGGCATTGACTCCGCCGATGTTCTTTAACCTTTCTTCATATTCTTCTTCGGCAGTTTTTGCTAACTCCTCGCCAGATTTCATTTCCTCATCGGGCATTTAGATCTCCTTATTTAAATGCTTTATAAATACTTGATCTTATCTTTATTTCAGTTGATACTGCTATAACCTCAGAACACAAAAACAATTCCTGAATTGGAATAGTATCAGTTGTACTTCCAAATGTTTTCCTGTAGGCTTCTTGAAGAGGACCCAAAATATGAGTATATTTATCCCTTATATTTAGGAAGATAGTTATATCCTTTGAGTAATATTTCAATACAGCAATATAATCATTTAATCTTTTCTCGAATTCTTTACCCTTCAAATTCGAATACTTTCTAAGATTTTCATTTAGATAAGTATGATAACGTTTCAAGAGAGAATTAGTTATTCCCCCTCCAGAAGCAACTTTCCTTTCGATACCCATAAATATAAATCTTACAATATTGTCCATCTCTTTTACTGGTTTATTCCCAAGATCAAATACAATATTAAAATACTCATAATAAAACTTCTTTAAATCATCATTGAATATAGAGAAAAATTTAGTTGGTTTTCTATCAGCAAACATATGAATACATTCATGCATTGTCAGATCAGAGAGAACTTTATTTGATGCAAACCCCCACTTGTTTATCTGATTATCAATTAGAATATAGACCCGCTTCGACCGTGGATCATAAAATCCTGCTATATGTCTTATCGCTCCCTTCTCATTAATTATAAATTTTCTGACTTTTAAAACTCCCCTTTGTAACCAACAAGGAACGATTATCTGTTTATCAACTAATTCTTTTAGTTCTTCTTTAACTGCTTTTGTCTTTTGAACTTTTCCTAAAGATAATAAGAACATAAAATTTAGAGATTTTGATCCATATAATGGAATACCATCTATTTTCGCAACCATTCTGGGTGCTACAGGAAGTGCAAAGAACTCTTGTTGAATAACATCACTCATATTTTACTCTCCTAGCCGAAATATGTACCAACTATATCAACAAAAGGATCATCAACCTCTCCGTCATCTAACCTTTTTCTCACATCATCTATGATAGCTTGATTCCTAAATGGAGTAATATTATCTTGAAAGTTAAGGTCCATAATACTTGTTAATGAATCTTCTCTGAACTGTGGCATATCAATCATTATTGGTGGATCATATTTACGAACATAATATGCGCACGCTGCTGCAAGAGACAAGTCATCATTACAACCAGTATCGGCCTCCACTCGACCACTTGGTTTGCTTATTAAACCAATTAATTCAAGAATCAACCTCTTTGATCTAATACACTCTGGAAATTCACTTACATAAGAATATAGAGCATCAATCATTAGAGGTCTTGTTCTAGAGTTTGTGTTTAAACCCGGAACTATCTGATCTTTTCCTTTCTTTTCTTTATACATCATTATAGATAGTTCAGTATTATTAATTGCTTCAGCAACCTGATTACCATAAGAATTATTTTCAATAACCATGCAACCGGGGTACTGAATGCCTGCCATTTTCACAACTTCTGTGAAATCAGTTACTGAACACTTCCCTTGATATTCCCAAACCTGCTCTAAAGTTTCATAATCAAAAACTTCAATAGCAGATTTATTATCTCCAAACTCAGGAGCAGTATCTACACCAAGAATATAATATCTACCCGGGATAGGGTCTGAGAATTTCCAAATCTCGCCATTGTATAGTTTCATAGTTCCAACAGGATCAGCATTTATATCTTGTAGCAACTCAATCGTTTCAGCATCAAAGAAGGAACCTGTCGACGCAATGAACTTAAGCTCCAGCTCCTGTTGTATTTTTCTTAAATCATTGCCCCAAAGTTCACACTGAGTTTTATACCAACTTGGATCATTAGCTAATTGAGGTATATCTCCCCAATGAATCTTTACTGGTTTGAAAATATCGTCCCTGCTAACTGCTTTTTGATATCTTTCATAAAACCATTTTCCAACTCCTTGAGTTTTATTTGGAGTAGAAAGTATTACTGTTCCAAATGGGACTTTCTTTTCCCTCGCATTTTTCTGATTCGTAGATAAAGCAGGAACCATTCCAGTCCACGCTTCGTCGATAAATTTAATGAAGGCCGCCTCATCAATGACAAGAAAAGTGACGGATTTACCACGTAAAGTTTTTTCAGGAGCGTTCGGGGCAACTGGCGATGCGTAGCATTTGCAACCATTGCTTAGTATAAACGTCCTCTCTGTTCTTTTAGTAAATCTTGGTGCCATCCAACTAGGCAACTTATCAATCATACTCATAATGTGACGAGCAAAATCGGTTGCCTCTGGTGCGTCCTTTGAAATTACCCCAATTACTACGTTCTTATAAAATGTTACTAACCAACAAACTAGTGCTTGAATTATTGTTGAGATGCCTATTTGTCTAGATTTCAATACAAAAACAAAGTGATTTCGAATTATCTCCATTACTAATTTTTCTTGAGCACCGTAGGGAATTAACGGAACATCTCCACCAGGTAGTTCAATTTTTACGTACTTCCTACAGAAATAGATGAAGTCTCTTTTACACTTCAAATATTCAACTACGTATTTCTGAGCATGGTCTTCAAGTCTCTCTGCACTTATCATCCTTACTCCTTAACATGGTCGTACTCTACCTTTATTATTTGTTCTCAAAATTTGGAATGCAAAAACTTTCTATATATATTAATTACTAGTAGAGGGTTTTTATGTTTTTCAGTCAGTATGTTGGTTTTACTAATCTTAGGTTCCTCGTTGGGATCTTTTGCCCTCTCCCAAATGAGGCAATAAAAGGAGGTGGTAAGGTAGAAAAAATTGAGGGTCGTACCATTTTTTTCTTTAGATGATGTTACCGAAAGGGGGTTGAAAAAACTTCAACAGAGAGGTAGAAACATTGAGTAACTTGGCATGCAAACTGGGGCCTGCCCTTGAAAAAGATGACATTACCAAATGCGGAAAGAACGCACATAATCCAGTGTTGGTACTTGAAAACTTTGTTTACGAGGAATCAACACCATGCCCTGTTTGTGAGAAAGGTATCATAATGATACCGCCGAGTCTGGAGAAGCACACCCTTCCCCTTGAGGGACTATACTGCATTTTGTGTGGCCAACGGTACGAGGTCGCTAGTGTTAACCACATCCGAAAAAGGAGGAAGTGGAAATGTTGAGTAGCTTGAAAGGAGAACTCAGCAGTATAGGTAATGGAGGCGCGAAATCGCCTGACGACACAGACTCAGACATGGTTTACGAAAAGGAGGTGGTAAAGTACTTTCCGATGTCTTTGTGTGTTTTACAACAAATAACCTAACCGAAAAGTTGTATTTTTTCATTTCGGTGTGGAGGCTGTAGGCCTCCTAACACCATTCTTTTTGGTTTTATAGACTCTGATGAGTTCTCATTAATCTGACAGTTGCAACCGCCTGCCACTCACCTGCTCTATTAAAATGTAAATCAGTAGACCTAAGAATGTACTTTCCACTTAAATCTTTATTTTCCATAATATTGACACTTAACTGTACTGGGTGACCAACATTAGATAGATTTAGAATACGAAGATTTCTTTCAATATTAAACCTTATAGTTGCCATATTCTTTACTGGTGCAGAAACTCTAGAAATAGCAAAAGTATCATTAGTATCATAACCAGTATGGTCAACGTGATATTTAGTCCTATTTAATACCGGATTGAAAAATATTGTAGCATCTCTCTTTGAAAGTAAACCATAAGTTTTGCATACATTCTCCAGATCTAAATTAACATTTCCATATAGAGTATCTCTAGGTTTCACAATATGATTTATCGTTTTTCCTTCATTAGTAAATCTAGTATTGGCACTATAATCGCTTCTTATCAACTCATAAGTATAAAATCTCTTTCCATCATTACACTTTTCTATTACCTCTGAATTATCATCCCCAGAAACAAGTTGGTATATTATGAACGTATCGGCTTTATTCATCCTCTTGGTTAGATTATACATCTTTATTTTATTTTCTGAAATAGTCCATCCCATTGTACCTTTATAAAAACCAAATATACTATCTAGATATCCAATGGCTCTATTCAGAGATATTGGTGGAATGACAACCTGATCAAGTATCTCTGTATTTAAATCATCGGTATCAATTTCGAGTTCTGCGTATGCATCATTAGCTAAATCTGTTAATATTTCTTGCAAAGTTTTTCCATAGTATATTTTATTTACAAGGGTTGATAATGAAAACATTTCCTTCTCAGGAATACATACTATACTAATCGCAGTTCTATCTGGTTGATCTGTCTGAGATGCTGATTTTTGTAAAGGTAGCGGGAAACCAGATTTAAAATGTATAAGATTATACTGTATCTGTTCTTTTGGAACTTCAGGTTGTGTCTGACCAATATATCTTATCTTCAATTTGATTGGATCTTGCCCATAGATATGATCTAGAACAATGTCTCGAGGATCAACAAATAAATCTAAAATAAATTGGGTAAAGGGATTATCCAAGGAGTTGACAATACGCACACGACTCAAATCATTCGAGTAATCTTTATCTCTTATTATCATCTCAATATCGTAACTTCTAGATGGAACAAATGGTCTTTTCGCCGGTTCATCTGGCATGTTTAAACTCCAATATGATTTTTAAATTTGTTCCTAATATTAAGACAAAAAAATAGACCTGACTTTCACCAGGCCCATTTTTTTTGGATTTGTAACTAAGCAGCTTGCCTTGCCGCTTGTAATGTAGCAACAGCATTCATCATTTGTGCCGGTACGGTTAGAACACTCTCCGCTACATCTTCCATTAATATTCTTGCATTGAGGTTTTTCTCAATTGAACTGAATCTACAAATAGAGTGGAAAAGATTCCATGAAGTAACATTGTTCGCACCAATCTCCTCTAGATACATTGAAAGAGTATTTCTACGTCTCTTGCCAACAGAACTCTCAATTGCATCTAAGACTGTAAGCATATCCTCTTCAGAAACTCTCCTATTGAAATTTGCCTCAATAAGGTGAATGATATTCTGAGAGAATACGTCGATATAAGACCCGACAGCAGTAGACATCCTTGATCTTGAATGCTCATAGTGAACCTGCCTCATCTGACCAAATTTTTGTCGGAAACCAAATCCTATACGAGGATTGTTTTCAGATTCATTGATGCAGATCCCAAAGGCAACTTCAACTGCTCTTGATCCATTATAACTATTTGCAACAATAAGGTTAGGGTAGATGTCTCCCACCTGGGGATAATTTGTAACATTTTGTATTAGAATCTCCCCGAGCATCATCGTATACTGATAATTCATAAATACATGCTCTGTAAATATTGGAGATCCAACTTCAGAAACTGATTCTCTAATTGACGAAAGAACAATCTCATTACCAACGAATTGATATCCGTCAGAAACATAACCGGCATAGTCCCATTGCCCTGCTTCTTGATTCTCACGAGTAGGCGGACGTGTGAAAATTGCGAGCAGGGGTACTTGAACCTCAGTATTTGTTTTCAACTGCTGATACATTACTTCACTATACCTATCTGAATACTGATACACGCCTGTACTATGGACAGTTAATCCCATGTCCAACGCACGATCTAAAAATGCCAAATTTTACCTCCTATAGTAATAGTTATTGTTGTAATACTACAACTAGAACAAATATTTAACCAAAGTATCTAGAGGGTAGAGAGGAGGCACATCTTTTACCTCCTCTTTATTTTCTATGTTAGTAAATTTTCAGTCCGTAGGGTAGTTATCAAATTATTAACATAAGATTGCATATCTTGGGGCCTCAATTGCTTCACAAACTCAACATCTTTTATTATTTTCATTCTGATAGCTCCGTTGCTACCAAATATAGCTTCATTCTCCCTAAATATTCTATATTCATATTTCTTCTGTCTATCCCTCATTTTATTCTGGATATCCTCCAGTTTAGATGGGTCCGCCGCTCGACTATGTCGGATACCAACCGTTCTATAACCCTCTCCTCTATCAATTGCGTAACCTTCCATTCTAAGTTTACGGAGGGTAACACTACAACAATACTCAACCTGACGAAGAAAATAGTCTTTCTGGTCTTGCCGGTTAAAGAAAGACGGAAGACCCCTCTCAACGCCATTTTGCCATAGTGCTTCACCAACCTGCACTGGAAAAGTTGGAGGTGGAACTATAGTTAGATCGTGATTACTACTTTCTAACCAGTTCCTGACATAGCTATCTACTACAGTTTGCAATGGATCTTCAAAAGGGTTCATATTTTCTCTCCTTCTCAATGATTTCTAAAAAATCAGAAAAACAAAACCTAGTAAATTTCAATTTCTTTTAGGATCTCACCTCCCCTCTTCTCTCACCAGACCTACATTTTCCATAAGTTCACTTATTTCACTATAAAGTTGACGGTTTGATGTATGTAACAAAGTTAGACGGTGAGTAAAATACATTAGTGAACCAGAAGGAAGTTTCTCTATAATATCTCGATGTCTCCCTATTCTGGTTTTACACTTATCTATAGCATTAGTTATAGACTCTAAATCTTTATCAATTATTTTGTGAGTATGTTGACGGCGAGAACATGAAGTACAAAGTTTTTCTCTAAAATCCACTATTGGTTGTGATTTACAATCTATACATATACAACTCGCACAATATGGAGAATCTGCTCCTTTTGGATTTCTCTTACAGTTTATACAAGCACAACCGCCACATATAATATTTTCTTGTGCAACTCGTGATGTATTACAAACTGGACATAGAAAAATCTCAACCACTTCCTCTTCTCTTCTCTCAGCCTCTGCTTCTTGTTCAGTTACCTGCTCCTCAGAAGTTTCAATTACTTCTTCACTTACCTCTTCACCCTCACTCTTATCTTCCTCTTCAGTATCTTCATCCTGCTCAACAATCGCTTGTTCATCTTCTACAACCTGTGTCATATCTTGAGTTTGTGATATATCATGATCTGTAGATTCTTTATCTCTAATAGTCTCTACATATTGTAGAAGAATTATATCACGAAAGGAACTATACTCCATCGTTGGAACTTTTTCCCTAATTAAATAACTAATCAGGTCTTCTAAAACTCCAGAAGGAACATTAAGAGAGTCTACTGCATTTATAAAATACTCAATATGACTCATTGTTGGAAGTCTAGACAGAGTCTTTATATCAAAACCTTCCTCTTCCCGCCTAATCCCTTTTATGAGACTCTGAACTATTCTTTTAGGCATTGAGGTACCAGTAAATCTGTGAAGAAAATCGGCAGTCGGTGCTCCACTATTTTGCATAAGAGTGAAAGTATGTTCTTGTCTTCCTTCTGGTAACATTTTATAGAATTTCTCAAAATTTGGATCGTGCTTATCTGACCACTGCTTTATAACTCCCTTTAGATGGTAGTAAGCAATTTTTATAGACTCGATAACTACTTTGATATTCTGTTGCCAACCTGCCATATTTTCTCTAATCATTCTCTCCACCATAAGATTGTCATTTATCTCTTCAACCGTAATTTCTACTTCACTATCTCCATCCAGCTCTCTAAGAGCTTGTAATCTATGGTGTCCAAAACAGATTTCGTATTTTCCATCTTCTACTTTGCTGGGTCTAGCAATTATATAGTTATCCCAGAATTTATCATCAATAAAATTCTCTTTCAACTGTTCCACCTTTTCCCTATCTATGGGATAATCATCAAAATTTCTAAAAGGGTTAGGTAGCAAATCATTGACTCTAACTCGCATTTGATCCTCCTTCTTTTATTAGATATTAGTCAACCCTCCTAGCAAAAAATCTCATGTATACCTCCCGCCCATCAAACCGGAACATGGGCTCTATACCTTCAACCTTAAATCTTTTCTCTTTCTCAAAATAATATTTAGCTCTATCGGGTGTCCAGATACTAGCGTGAGAATCTGGTGGTTCATTCAATAACTCAGTGGTTACTAATATATCGTGAGCTTCCCAGTCCTCCTTACTAACCATGGGTTCATTTAAGATCATACCTGCGAGACGCTCATAATTGGGGACGATACAATCAATATAACCACCAATCTTAAGAACACCCGAGAGAAGGTAAATGAAATAATCCATTTTAGCTCTTGGTACATGCTCAAGAAACCGATAAATTGAGATATGATCAAATCGTTGTGAGAAACTTTCAAGAAATTTCCATATATTAATTTTACAAGGGATTACGTCACTTCTTCCCTCAGTAATTGACCAACTCGAAAACTCCTCCTCAATAATCTTCATACTATCAACGCCATGAGAGTACATTAAATCTACATTAATAAGGTGATATGGATCAAATTCTTCCAGATTCAAAGGCGGGAACCTTCCAGCAGCTATATTCAAAATCGCTGCTCTTTTCTTTACGGTCTCCTTGGTGGACGTTGATCGCTCATCACACATTGATATTCTCCCTTTACTTTATTATAGAAGCACTCAGTACAATAATGTGGAGTACCCCTAAAATCAAAGCACACTTTTAAACCTTTGCCTTTAATCTTCTCATAATTCTTTCTATCTCTAGGGACCATTAATTCTAACATCTCCTTTTCATCTGCCCCATTCATAAGGCAGTTATACATTGCCCATACTGATATTTCATGTTTCTCTATCCACAACTTCTGACCTCCTCTTTCTCCGTTTCAAGTAATCATATACTCTCCACCACCGTGGGTCTTTATTCATCTTCATTCTAACAAAAGGTAGATCTCTGACTTCTGTACAATACTCACATGCTATCTTAGGACTCTCTATGTAACATGATAGGTATTGATATCTATGAGTGTCAGGGTACAGTTTTTCCATGCTTGAGCAGAAATTTAATATTAGCTCTTCATCTACTCGACCCGCCCTACACTCACTATATATATGTCGAAATGTTTCGTCTGGATCAATCCAGGTTGGACTTAAGAACATGAGTTGTAGTAACCTCCATAATAATACTTTGTACCGGAATCAGAGCTATCAGTCATATAACGCGGAGACCATCTAGCATATAAAAGTAAAACTGCGTAAACTTCTCTCCACTCATTTGATTTAAGAAGACGGTCAGGGAGTTGCTCAAGTATCTTCAAGTATGGTCCTGCCCACACTGGGTCAGTAATCCTAATGGCAACTTCAGGTCTATTTGCAACATTCTTACAGTACAAATATGCCCAATGAGGGTCAGTTATTAAATCCCTCATCTCTGGAGTATCTTCTCCATCTACACAACGCTGGAAGGCCCATTGAGAGATTTTCTTTGGTGTTAACCATAGTCTATCTTTTATTATACTTTGCTTGAGAGAGGTACGCATTAATCGCCTCCTCGCTTGCTTCTCTTTTAGCTTTTTCCAAAAATGCATCAAACTCAGCCGCCCTTTGTTCCATCCTTTTACTAACCTGAACATTTGTTTTTCTCTCTTTTAAGTATTTCCAACAGGCAAACTGTGTAGTAATTAATTCCCTTACTTCATTATCATCTTTAACATTTACACAATACCAAGCTGCCCAGTGAGCTATTGTATCTTCACTCATCCAATTAGCTTGATTTGTTTCTGTAAAGTACCTCCGTCTCAAATCGTTCATGATGCTCCTCTGTAAACTCAACTATTACTGATTCAATAAATGGCCATATATAATGATCAAAATATCTTATCCTATCTATGTCTGTTGTATCAAGTAATTTCGTTGTAGATTTTGATATTTCAACTTCTCCATATCTTTTAAGAAAAACATTAAATTTGTCATCTGAAGACGGTATGCAAAACAATAATGGATTTCTTGATTCCATTATCTCATCGTATATCATACGCATCTTCTCAAAAAGAAATTCTGACTTTGGATTTGTCAATTGCTTTGCTAGGAGTTTATAAACACGATCCATCTCTGGATATCGGTAAGGTACTCCTTTAATTGCTAACTCTTCTTTTGCCATACTATAAGCAATATATTTCTTTCTATCAAAAGACAATAAGATAAAATCATATATTACTCTTTGTGGCAAAGGAATATAATTTTTTGTCTTTCTTAGAGATTGAGTGGTTATAAAACCGTCATACTGACGGACGATAATGTTTTCCTCAGAGATTTCATTCAGGAGTATGTATTCATCAATTGTTGAGGTAGTAATATCTCGCAGAAACGTTCCTAACTCTTTATTATCTCTGATCCATAACCCAATTTGTATGTTCCTCTGCTCCTTATCCTCTAAATCCAATTTTGATAAATCAAAACCGAATCTTTCGAGGATGGTATAATGGCATGCAGAAATATCATGGAGAAAAACATTTTTGATGTAGAGTTTACACTCTTGATTTATAACCACTTTACAATCTCATTTTTAATTTTGTTCCACACATAGGATGTTTGTATCCCGCTTTCTAGGTGAGTAAATACAAACTGAATTTCCCCTTTTTCAGAAACACTAGGCATATATTTATTTCTTTCACAAAATTCTTTTGAACCCCTTACTAATTCTTCTTCGCAAGCTTCTGAGCAATTTGCTCTTACGAGGCAACCCTCGCATTTGCTCGCTGCTGATACTACTGTCGTCATCTATGTCCCTTCTTATTTTCGTTGATGAACCACATCCATACGATACTGTTGATGTGGCTGTAGTTCCGGTTGGGAAAATTCTAAAGAATTCTCGCAGTTCCTGAAATGTGTCAAAACCATGAAATATTCTCAACCAATCTACCTTGGCAGCGCAATATATATGACAAATCTCCCTTAGCAAACACCAATTACATGGACTAGCTTCCCACAACTCATCCATAGTTATACTTGGTTGTTTATCTGTCATTACTAAACCCATATTACCATCCCTTCCAAAAGAATACGAAGGCAACTATTGTCAAGAAAAACTGGCATAGGAGTTCCCACACATAAACTCCATTTCTTATAAATGCACAATATCCAAACCACCCACCCCAGGTAAGTAATATAATAGCACCCCATATATTCATATATAAATCTCGTCTAACATTATATTTATCATCCCTTACCCAAGAAGCCCATAGTCTCAGATATCTCCATGATCCTCTCAAGCGAGATTGGTTTATACTCATGGACATCAACTCCTACGTTCAATATATTTCTTGTAGTTAAATAATCATCATGTACATGACCACATAAATATAATCTACTTCTATTCTCTTTTGCTCTCCTTGGATCATGTACGAGAGTGGCCTCAAAATCCCCATGTTTATAATCCAGAAGAGTGTGAACAGAGTGAAAACCCATCTTCTCATAGACAAAGGGTTTGAGATCATCATGGTTACCAAGGATGAGAATTTTCCTTCCATTTAATCTATCAACAATACCTTGAATGTAACCTCTGTGACGTGCAGTTTTTAAGGTAAGATCTCCAACTATGTGAACTGTATCACTATCAGTAATTATGGAATTATAAATCTTAATTAAACCACTATCCATGTGAGTTGCATTTCTCCATGGACGCTTACAATATATTAAGATCATCTCGTTACCAAAATGAGGGTCTGCATAAAAATAATCAGTCATTAATTCCTTCCCTGTTCTTCCAGAACTTTACAAGCATTTCACCCCGTGTTTCTAACTTCTCAAACTCTTCAAGGTGCTTCTTAGTTATACCAGGAATTGCCAAAAGATTTGCTCTAGTCTTTGCTGATAGGTAATTATAAAACTCTATTAACTCAATACAACAATTTGAACAGTTTGAATTAATCAGACAAGTTTTGCAAGGGTCTTCCATTGTCTACCCTCTCTTATTGCTGCTTCCATCTCTTTTATTATTGGCCTTATATCATCTTTTAACATCTCATCTACTATTGGACAAAGTTTAGAGCATGTCACAGATATTAAGCAGGTTCTACATGGAACGTATCTTTCTTTCAAAATAGCTTCAATTATCATACCATCTTCTCTCTTGCTGTAATAATTAACTTGGACATTTTTTCATCACCTTGACAATGCCACCCTCCTTGCTCGTCTTCATATACAGTAACTTTTTTGAATGGCAAACCTTGCAATTTCTCCTCAAATTCTTGTTTCACATGATCTGGGCAAATACAACTATTGACATCTCCTTCTGAGTATGTCCATGCCATTTCAATATAGTGTGCAACTTTTAGAAGATCATGACGTTTCGGTCGTCCATTCCATATACGAATTGCATATTTGAGAACATTCCAAATAGAAATATGAGGAGGAGTGAAATGCATCAAATCAACGGTTTGCCCTGATCCATATTTGCCAGTTGTAAACGAACCAATATAATCATGCATCACTTGTGCAAATTTATCCCAATTACCTACACGATCAACTCCACTCACTTTAATCCTCCTAACTAAAAAAATGGGGCGTTCCCCTAGTTGGACATCCTGCCAAACTAGTTCCAATGGGAACGCCCCGCTTCCATAGAAAGGGTTGAGTGAGATATTCATGCAGCTACTTCAGTTTTGTCTTCACCCATTAATTCAAATAAGGCAGATCTCTATTTGTGTATACGCGCCTAATCTTTTCTTACCACAAATAGAAACTTTTTCTCACCCGACCCCTAGTTCAAAGAACATCGACGATATATTTTTAACGTGTTGCGTCGATCAACACGGCCGTAGCCTATCTGTATCTTGACAGCAACTCTTCTAAATCTTCTTGTGAGAGTGCTGCCAATTTTGTGAGGGTGATACTCAAGACCTCTTTCACTTGACCTATATTCACTGATTCTTTCTTCCCCTCTACTAAAGTTATTTCTTTTGCAAATTCGTTGAGATCAATTGTCATAATACCCTCCTATGCAAAGATACTTATTAAGACATTATCAATCTGTAAAAGATGGGTAGTGTCTCGCATCTCTGCCTGTCTTTGTGTAAACCATACAAGAACATCTTGATTTGTAGTTACTCCTTCCCTAAATTTTTCGAACTGTGGATAAAGTAATATTACAGCTTCAATATCAGCAGGTCTGGTCAACTTTTGGATAATACTAGTTGAGTCAACTTCAGGAATATTAATCCCCTTTCCTCTTTTCTTTAATTTAACCCTTGCGTAAGGAACTAATATTGTGCCTTCAATTTCGATACAGAAAACGATAACCAAACCAGTCCTTGTCCAATATGCTTTTAAAACTTTGTCCCCCTGACGATAAATGATCAGAAATCCGTTAGTAAGAACCATCATCGCATATCCAGGCAAATCTAGAACCTGATATATATGAGCATTCTTTATCAGGTCAATTGCCCACTCACCAGTTTCACCATCTGGATCAAGGTATTTATAAATTAGAAACCTCTTTGGATTTACATCTTTAATAGAAACTTTTGTATGACTAATACCAGGCAGGATTTTATGATTCACCTCAAACCAATCATAAAGACACATAGTTCTAATATTAAACTGATCACTTTGGGAAGGAGTTTGTTGTGGTGGAGTAACTTGAGGTCGAGTCGGTTGACTCTCTAAATCTAGAGATTGCTCCTCTGGCGTTTCAGTTTCGAAGCTCTCTAGCATACTAGTTAAGTCCCCTCTCTCTTCTTCACCCATCCTTGACTCCTTTCGATCATTGGGTAGGAACGGCACTAATCCGTTTCTTACCCTCGTTCACATATGTAACCTTAAATTCGATCCCTTCAATAAAAAATTTCGTACCAACTTGTGGTAATTGGGTTTTCTCTTCCTCTCTTATTGGCCGCCCTAGAGAGTCGGTTTGTGTATTAATTCGTTCTGTTCCCTCCATTTTGATTTTACTCCTTCACTTCTCCATTCTTCAATGTTTATATCAGCATAAGCTTCTAATGCTGCACCAGCCAACGTCATTATCTTTACAATGTGCTCATAAGTCCTTACTGGCGCACTGCCCTGCAATTGTTGTTCTTTACAGGTCTTTAACCATGGTGGAAGGGCGGGAGTCCATTTAGTTACATATTCTTCTTTTGCTCTTTTTATATAATCATCTAGAAATTCCAGGAAACTTGCAAGGTTGAGACTAGGGTTATTTTGATATTCACCAAATGCATCCCGTTGATAGTTTCTCTCTTTTTCATAGAGTTTAGTTACTTCGTTGGTATTCATCGAGTCTCCTTAATTCGAATGGTCGGGTAGGACAGATTTGAACTGCCGACCCCCTGCTCCCAAGGCAGGTGCGCTAACCAGACTACGCTACTACCCGACTATTGATTCAAAAGAATATTATTACAAATTTCAGAATATTTACAGTCCTCAGTACACTCTTCTATGTTTCTCGCAAAACAATCATGAAATCCATTTTCTATTTGTTTTTTTCTTACATATTTAGTAATGCACTTGTCACATAAACCACCAGATAATTCTTCTGATTCTTCACCTCGGACCCATCTTCTACCACACTTAATACAAACATAGGTCATTTTATCTGGCCCCTTATCCTGATAATTCAACATAGATCCCTATTTATAATTTTGTTCTGCCTCTTTCTTAGGCAGTACTCTGTGGCGAAGAAGAACTTCTACGATTGCTTCACGTATTTCTTTTGTGACAGCGTCTTCAAAAAAACCAACATTCAAACCAAATTCAACCTTTAATAATTCCATAGCTATATCAATGACTTGACCCATAGTTGCCCGACCGTGTGAACCAAATCTATTCTTTATGATATAAACGCCTCTATCTGGATCGTCAAGAGGTTTTATAATTGAAACAACTAGGTCGGCTATATATAACCATCTTGGAGGAGTTCCATGAGGGTGATCCTCTCTTAACTGAAATGGATCTGGCAAGTCAGGTTGACTAGCTTTTTCAAAAGTCAATGCCACGTTATCATTCTCTAATATAGATTGTAAATCATCTCGACTCATTTTATGCAAATCTCTACCCATATCAAAGATTTTCTTTTTTCCCATGTGGATTCTCCCTCATAGGTCTTATATTATGTCTCCTCATAAGTTCAATAATAAATTCCGATAATTCCGTTTCAATCATATCATCAAATACTTCAATACCACAACCAAGGTTTGCTTTTAGCAACCTAACAAATAAAGAAACTAAATCAACCGGGTGAACATCATCCTCGATTCTTCCATTTTTATCTTTAACAATACTAATCTGTCCATCCTTAGATATTAGCATCACATCAACAAACTCAACAGCATCTACCATTCCATATATACTAAGTATATTCAAAAATAATTCCCTAGGAGTAAGTTCCTGTGGGATCTCTCCCTTTGAATCTCTAACCCTATGCCTTAAACTAGGAAATTCAGATAAAATACCTTCCGTCGAAACCATTCTCTACTCCTTTATAATTCATTGCAATTGCTTCAGATGTATGAATAGATTCTTCATGTGTACATTTCACAATCCAATCATAAATATCTTCCCTCTTATTTAACTCATTTGAAATTGCTCTAATCGCATCCTCAACGAACATTGGATTACTTGCGGCAATCCTAGCAATTTCCTGTTCATCCACTCGTTTAATAACTGGGTAAGGTAGAGTAAGAACAGCTTTTTCAATTGTCTCAATTATATCTTCTAACCAAACGTAATTTGGTTCTATTGTCTCAATTAATACGTCAGCAAATGATCTTTGAGCATGAGGATAACCAAGTGAATCTTTGTCACCTAAATCTGAACATAACTCTGCTGAGCATGGGCAATAAGATGAATATTGAACTCTAATACCTTGAAAAAATCTAAATTCTCCGTTATTCAATTGTCCCTCAAACTTACAATTATAATAAATAGGAAATTCATTGTCCGATACTGGAGATTTTCTCAAAACTGGAAGTTTAAACTCAAACTTCATAAAACTAGAAGTTGACCCAATATTATCTTTTAGATTTATAAGAATCTCATTGATTAGAAAATGTTTCAACGGTCGCCTCAAGTATGGCTTTAGCGTAAGCAGGAGTCGAGACATTGATATCCCTCTGGTATTATCCTCTAGGTCGGTTCTCATTGAGACTTTTGCAACCATCTCACGGAACCCTCCAAATTTTGATTCAAGCATGAAGGGAACTTCAACGTTCTCGACTCCCACTTGATAAATTGGTATTTTAATTGCTGGTTCTGTACATTGAATATCCGGTAACTCACAAGTTTTATCCAATTTACCCTCCTGCTACATAGCTGCCAATTCTTTTTCGAAGAACTTTTGGAACTTCTTTATACTTTTTAAACTGGCCAATTACTTCATTCATGTCACTGATATATGACCAAACCCTCGGACTATGATCCATATTATAAACAAGTTCTCCGTACCTTTTCTCACCGTGAAGGAGTTTCTCTGTATCCTCTTCATCAGTTTTTCCTGACTCAAGAAGACTATTGATAAATTTTGTTTGGGTGTTAATTGTTCTCTTATGACCTTCAATTACTTGGTGTATATCAGTTAGAATACAATTCTCATATCTATCATCATACGGTTTTCCATTCTTATGATGAACCTGAGTTCCGGTACCCTTTCCGTTTCTAAATATCCAATCAAGATTATGCTTAAAATTGAAGATTAGCATAAATCTTGAAATTAATAAAGTTCCATATGGAGTCTCAGTCCCAGGAGGGAAATCTCTCCTTGTGTCAATACATTGTATTTTTCCCCCCGCAGTTCTTACTTTAAATCTACATATATCAATACAATCTGGAACTGGAGGAATTTTGCCAAGTGCACAAGTCGGACATTTGTCTGGAAACTGTATATACCAGTAGAAGAGTCCTTCTAAAATACAGTCAACATAAGGAAGGATATTATAACTATCTTCTTTCCGAGGTTTCTTATATAGATCAAGAGGATGCTCCCAATCTAACCACACTTCTTTTGGTAATACTTTAAAACCTAAGCAAAACCGACACTTTTTATTACTAGGATCTACTCCTTTTCCGTCACATATATAACACTCGATAAAACCAAAAGACCTTGGTTCTGCCTGGATAAGAGGAAGATGTTTCTGTATATTAGAAGACCTTAACTTTTCCTGAGCATCTTGTAGCGCTATATTCATTTTTCAGTTCCCTCCCTCTTCATTGGTACCAGCCCAAGTCCTTCACATTTAGTACATCTATCAGATTCTTCCTTCAAAGAACTTCCATAACCATTACAATGGTCACATTGAGTAAATCCAAATCTTTCGGGATCAATCATTAATTTAAATGGAGATGGTTTACTCATAACAATTTCTCCTTTCCTTTCCTTATTCTCTCCCATATTTCTATAACGTGTAATTGCTCTCTATTTATTTCCTCACTCAACTGATGGTCAACTTCAAACGAACCATCTACATATCCATCCTGAGGAGGAAGAGCAGTTCTATCATCCTCAGCAATTTCTATTGCTTCCTCAAGGGTATTTGCATTGATTTCTAATTCACCATAGACTTGCCATGTGCAGGCGATCTTAAAGGTAGGCATTTGACTCCTAAATTATTGATTTTGTTGAGTATTCTAAATTTTAAAATTTGAAATAAAAGGAGGGCTCCAAATAGCAGCCGGAAGTGTTGGTTTGCCTGAGAGAAGGCAACACTTGTTGACCCGGATTTTTCATACCCTTTAATCTTGTTGACTTGAATCTTAAGGGGCCCATGGTATTTACCCTCGGTGGGAGCCGAGTTAGTCTTGACTATCTACCTCCTCTAATAGGACCGGTAGACTGAGTCTTGAATCTTGAAAGGTCTATTTATCAGCTCCTATGCTGGTGCCTAAATAACGTTTTAGACAAACGCTCTCATACTACCTAGATTACGCCACCGAAGCCCAACTCCTTTTAATCCAGTAATGGGGTTGTAGCATTAATGACCTCTAGACGTGCACTAATATTGTCGAAGAGATCATTCCAAACTCTTAGTTGTTTATTTTTCTCCTTTTCATCATACATATGCTCAACTCGTAGGGTTTCTCCAGCTGCAACATGAGCTCCTCTCATGCCCATCTGACCCAATCTAGTTTGAGCATAATTTATATTTAGTGCTTCATAGGTTCCTGTAATGAGATTCTTCATAGATCTGTCAAGAAATAGAAGATCACTAATTGTATATTCTACTCCCTGGATCTCTACAATTGTTTGTAAATTTGTTCTTTCAATTCTATTTTTTAACTTGAGGGCCTCCTTATGGAGATCAATATTGGATTGGATAAGCGCTTGTACCTCTTTCTTCTGAGACTTTTCATCTCCAAAAAGGGGTCGTTCATTTGAAACAATAGAGGCATATTGATTAATACTTCGAATATTGCTTTCCATCCTCTTCTGAATAACTCCTAATCTTTTTAACCCCTCAACTATCATCATTGGTCTCTCTTCTTGTTTTTCCGTCATCCTTCCCTCCGATCTGCTTGCTTTTATATTTGGTCCCGAACTTCTCCTCCCAGTAGTCCAAACCCTTACAAATCATCCCCCACAAAAAGGTTTTATTTGTTGGTATACCATTCCTCATGAATTGGCGTTCGAGTTGCTCAAGGTATTCATCCCTAACATAGTTAACTTCACAAGTTGGACAATGAATTACTTTAACAGCTTTGAGAGTCATCGTCCCTTCAATAACAGGCACATCAATGGACCTTCTTCGTGCTTCATGTGGTCCCCCAGGACATTGACATTTTTTAACTGTTAATTTTACCTTTTCTCCCTTCTCAAATACCTTTAAGAATGGACTTTCACACTCATGGTCATGAACATAAAGAGATATCTCGCCTTTTACATGGTTGATTGTTGCATCAGTAATAAATAAGTCTTCACCACAATTACATTTCACCTTATATTCAATTTTCATTAATTTCTCCTATGATTCACTAGAGAATGCTGGATTACTTTTTTTGCCTTGGTTCACTTTTTATAATAGGTTTCTAGGCTACAGAGGTTCACTAATTGGGGTTGGTTTTAGTAACACCCCCGGTTCACTATATATTGCTGGTTTTTTGGTTGTGTGTGCTGGTTCACTCTACATCTGTGGACTTCTATCTGCAGTTGGTTCACTACTACCACACGGTTTTCTTAATTTTGTTGGTTCACTTGGCACTGTAGGTTAACTGCGGTCGTCTGGTTCACTTTGGTCGTATGGTCTCCTGGGACATCACGGTTCACTAATTTATACTGGATTCTTCTATGTCATGGTTCACTGTTTTACAATGGGTTCCTTTCATCGAAAGGTTCACTAATCAGTGGTGATTAATTTTCGTGCCTCAGGTCCACTATTATCATCTGGTTTTCTCACCCCGACGTGGTTCACTTTCGTTTTTTGAATACTGATGTCTTCTGGTTCACTACCTTAACCTGGTTTTCTTTGGGCCCCTTTGGTTCACTTATACTACTGGTTTACTATACTACATTGGTTCACTCCACTCAGGTGGTTTACTGCAGGCATGTGGTTCACTCCTCAACATCGAATCCTTAGTCTATACTGGTTCACTTTGCCCGTCAGAATTTTTACATCGAGTTGGTTCACTGCGTTGCGATGGGTTACTCCACCAATCTGGTTCACTTAAGAGTAGTGGTTTCTAATCAGTAGTGGTTCACTCTCTATTGTTGAGTTTTTTAACATATTCTGGTACACTCGTTTAAACTGATTTCTTTGCCTTCCTGGTTCACTATTGGGTCCTGAGTATTTTTGCGTCTGGTTCACTTCCTCCGCCTAGGGTTAGTGGATAGCATTGGTTCACTCGGCATCGTTGGAATAATCTAAGATACTGGTTCACTAAAACTGACTGGTTTTTCTTTTCAAAGTTGGTTCACTCCCGATATTTGGTTTACTGTTATGGGCTGGTCCACTCATAATGTTGAGCAATCTTTCTGCATTTTCCAGATTTGACATACTTTTTATATTTTCATAATCCTTCTCAACTTGCTCTAGTAAATTTCTCAAGATCTTCATAAGCATAGGTCTTGTAACTGGATGTGGATGTTCCATATGATTATGAACTAATTTTCCTTCGCCATTTATTGCTACAATAATATTTATAACTTTTACTGTATGTGCATTGTTTAGATTATCACGAAAAATATCTATATGAGGCTCTTTCTCTATCATTGACTTCCTTTTCTGGGGTGTCGGGTGGGAATCGAACCCACGCTCAACAGGGGCCACAACCCTGCGCCCTTATCCAATTCGGGCCACCGACACTTATTCTACTGCATTCTTCCAGTCCGAAACTAGCTTCTTATGATTCAATATATCTATCTCACATTTCGGGCAGTTTACACCATGTTCATCCAAACTTCTTAAGACATCTTCTAGTGCTTTATTTCTGTTCCTCAATTTCCGAAAAGCTGCCATAGGATTTGCTACTGGACAATCTTCCTCATGCCCATAAGAATCACACCTTTCAAGACACTCCATGTCTTCACTAGTATCCGTCAGATACTGTTTAAGAATATCCAATTCTTTCTTCAATTTACTCATTGGATGTTTTGGGCATATCTCAATATGTTGTTTTAAAACTTCTGCCATAGAAACAGGTACTTCATCCTTCGGCCCATACCTATGACCACAATATACACAATTAACATACATTCCAGACTGAAGATCGTTTATCCATTGTTGTATCTGACTAACTTCATTTTTCCAGTCTCTAAGGATATCATAAACCATATCCCCAGAAGTTCCCCTTTCGGCTAATTTATACCACTCTTCAATATTCATAATATCCTCTCTTATAGGGACCTTGCCTAGCTTGTCAGCAACCTGCCGGTTCATCCGTTTTATCTCTCGGTCAGTGGGGGGTACCAATTCCCACCTAGCAGGATACTCCTTCCCCAGACTTTTTCACTGGCCTCTAACAAGCATGGCAAGGAGGCGCCTCAGTTAAAAATTAAATCTAAAATGTCTTCAGCTGCTTTATTTCGAGTATCATAATCAGTTATTCCATACCGATCATGAAGAAGCATCGCAACATTGCTAACGTATGCAATTTTAAGACCCTCATCTTTTTTAAGAGCATCTCTTATTGTCTTTCTTGCTTCTGCTATTTTATTCACATATTTCTCCTTAGAAAAATTGGCCGGGAGTTGCATTACCCAGACAGAGCTCCCGGACGTGCTGGGTCACGCCTGGCCAAGATGTTAGCAATATGGACAATACCACTGAGGACTGAACCTCTTACAGCGATCACAATATGTATAATGGCCCGTAAGTGAAAGTTCTAATTTCCTAAGTAGTCTGCCCAACCAACTTAGTTCATGCATCGCTTTCCATTTTCGAGCACTCACGCCATATCTCCTTAAGTAAGTCATGAATTCCATATTCCTTCATTCTTAACGTAAGAAATTCAGAAATAGTTGGTTGATATGGTTGCTTCTTTGGATATATATTTGCCTCTCTTGGAGATCTGTCCCCCTTCTTGTTATTACAGTCTTTACAAGAAGTTAGACAGTTATCAAAATTGTTTTGACCTCCACGAGATTTTGGGATCATGTGATCTATTGTTAAATTTCCTCTGTCTGTGCTACCGCAGTATTGACAAGTCCAATTATCCCTAATCAACACATTCTTTGGTCTAAAAGGGACTTTGTTCTTGTAAATCGAGCGAACCAATTTTAGCAGTCGCAGAATCAGAGGAAGAGTAATAACAATAGTTCGCCCAACGTTGGCAATTTGGCGGTCACCGTACTTCAAAACTTCTACTTTGTTTTGAATCATTAGGCATACCGCCCTTCGCCAACGAAGAGTACACAAGTAAGTGTAGTCGGCGTTAAGCAGCAGCACACGTTCCATAACCCTTACCTCCTTTAGGTATAACTAATGGTTTCACAAATTGGACATTGATATACTAACCTCGGTCTCTCTTCTGTTCCAACCCATCTTCTAATTTTCCACATCTTTATTAAACAACTAGAACAGAAGCTTAATTTTACTTCTTTCTTTAATATCGTCCAAAAGAATTTAATTCTTACTCTTAAAAATGAAGGTATCATTTTGTCATCCTTTGGACACTACGCCTGGATTCGAACCAGGGATCACGGATTTGCAATCCGTTGCCTTAACCTCTTGGCCACGTAGTGTATTTGGCACGCACGGAGGGACTCGAACCCCCAACCGCAGGTTTTGGAGACCTGTGCTCTTCGCAATTGAGCTACGTGCGCACTAAATGTGTGGCATTAGCCTTGCATAGATAAGACCACAAGTTTCAAGGCTAATAATTGCAGTTGTCACATATTCACATGCCATTTTTGCTTTTCTGAGATCATCAAAATTGGAATAATTAAAACGACCTGCACACTCAAGTTTAAGTTGAGGTATTCTGTTTAATCCAGAATTGAACAAACTAGCGATAAGTCTCTCTCCACACTCAGGACATATCCTCATCGCAAAACATTTATTAAAATAACCCATCTGCTCCCACTTATTTTCAATATTTGTTCTAACGTTTTTGTGAACTTTATACTTTTGGAGATTATTCATAGGTCTAGGGCTAGATTTGTAGCTTTCTTTCCATCTTCTGAAGTAAATTTTTACTTCGAATTTACAGATTTCTGGTTTTCCACATCTCAAAATAATATGTGCCCACTTCACTTTTTTATTACTAGTATAAGAGAAATCGCTTGACTGTTGTATGCCACTTATTTTTAAATCCCAACCACAGAAAGGGCAAATAAACACATTGATTGCTCTATGAGAATATGGTTTTGATTTCCATTTATCTTCAACCTTTGTTATTGGAATGAATGGATTCGGCATCTTCTTCCTCAGCTACTCTAAATCCAGTTAGGTCAGCAACTCCGACTACCCCTTTCATTTTTTTAGCAAGATCACTAGGTCCCTTTTCACAATCATGGGGTCTGTATATGAAGTTATAACTGGATAAATACATCAGTACAGATTCAAGTGGTTCATTTGTCTCAATTACGTCAGGAAAATTAGCCTGACAAAATCTACAACGATAAAAGCAATGTAATTTCATCTTATCTTCAACTCCTTTGTTACCGTATTCTGTGTAACCGCAAAAGCACAACTATTTGGATCTACATCAGGTCTATTAAGATAATCTAGAATTTTGTGGGTTGCCTTATCGGCACACTCGGTACTACAAATGGAAAGTATAAGACATCCGAAGCACGGATCATCGAGATTCTCTATATCAACTTTTTCTAAATCTTCTTTGCCAAGTTTGAAGTATCGTTGAAGCAACCCTTCTGTTATGGTTCGGATACTTTTTAAACGCTTGTTTATTCTCATTTAAAATTTCCTCTAGTGCGACAGCAACTCCTGCACTTCGACTAATTCCAGCTTCACAATTAACAACTATTTCTTCGGGTTGAGTTAATCTAAGAAAGTTCAGAATTGATACTGCATGCCATTCATTAATTAGTTTATCACTTTTATCTCTTGCTTCATCGAGATCATGAAAGTGTAACTTGAGTGACCTCCATGCTTCAGAAACATTGGGATGTTTTCTGCCGGGGTCTGTTATGGAGATTAAGATTGATTTATTTGAAGGAATTAACCTCTCTACTTGCCTCCTTGAATAAATATTAATCTTTACCATTTTATTCCTTTAAATTGATGCGGGGTGAGGCGGGAGTCGAACCCGCACGGTCAGTTATGACCACGTGGAGAAATAATATCACCCACGCATGTCTGCCCACTAGTATTAAAGTTCCATCACTCACCCCATTCCCCCCTAAGAGCTTGTTTTACCTTAGCCTTTGCATTATTCAGTCTAAACTTAACAAGATCATAACCTTCAAATAAATTTAACCTTTCTGCTTTATCCATTAACTTTTCAATCAGATCTAAAATCCTAATTAAATCTTCTTGTGCAGATTCAACAGATGCTATACCCAAGCACCATTTTCTTTCAATCTTCACAACTTCATCAACAATTTCTTTCATCTCCTTAGAGAATCTTCGTAATTTCATCTCATCAAAATTCACAACTTGATTCATTATTCTCCTCCGTTAGATAACTCAAAGCTACTTCTGCATTACAGTGAAGACACCCTGCTTCGCCAGTTTCAGTATTTGCAAAACATTCTTCAAAGTCAATAACATCCATCAACACATCTCTGATTTTTTTGATTTTTTCTCCTGATATACAGCACATTTCTTTATCTCTTAAAAAAAGAGGTTTTCTTTAAAGGGTGTAATGTTGGAGGGATAGTCATTGATGTAGTTACTTTTGCCCATTTCTGATAAACCTCCCTATTGTCGTCACTTATTTCAACATGAAGCATATAGTGACATTTTTTACTAGAACAAGACAATCTTAGTGAAGGTTGTTGAAAAACCAGAAGTCGCTCACCACACTCAGGACATTTCCTTATAGCCATACATTTCTCAATAAAACTCATATCTTCCCACTGCTTCTCTAAATCTGATGCAATTTCTAAACCCGTCTTCATATCTCACTCCTTCAATACTCCAATAACATTAAAATATGCATCAAGCAGTTTCACAGATTCTGAAACATCATCTTCCTCATCTTTCGGTTTAATAAATTCCGATTCAATTGTTTCGTTGATATATCTATTCTTTAAATCTATACAATCTGATTTTGTTGTTAAAAATTCAGAAAGGTTAATTGGTCCATCGTGAGCAATTAAACATGCTGTCTCCATTTCCCCACATCTCTGACCACCACGATGCTTCCTTCCTCCTAAAGGTTGCAGAGTTTTCTTTGCATATGATCCAATACCTCTAGCGGCTAATCTTGTCTCAGCAATATGCACCATCTTAAAGAAATAGATATAACCAGCGGCAACTTTATTTAGAAGCTTCTCTTTTGAGATTGGATCATAGATATCGTATTCAAACGAAGTTCCAGTTTTCTCCATTGCCTCTTTTACCATTTCCATTGAAACAGATTCAAATGGAGGTTGAATTAGTGATAGCCCTGCAATAAAATCTTTACTAATCACCTTTGGCAGTTGTTCTTCGAATTGCTTGTAATACCAATTCCCTTCTGTATTATCAATCACTTTTATATAGTGAAGTAAACTTTTCCTAACTTGTTTTTGACTACCCTCATCAATCAAGTCAAAAAGTTTCTTCCTTAAATCAATAAAAGACATTGATAGGTGTAACTCAAATAATTGACCAATATTCATCCTAGAGATTATCCCAAGCGGATTTATACAAATATCAACATTCCTACCATCTGGAAGTTGAGGCATTTTCTCATGTGGAACTATCCTTGAAATAACTCCTTTATTCCCATGCCTATTTGCAATTTTATCTCCAGCCTCTATTGGTCGATAATAAATTCCGAACATCTCAACTCTTACACCGTTAACTGGTTCCCCCTTAACTTTATACCTACCAATATGAGAGAATTTGCTCAAATTTCGATCTCGAATAAATTGTTTAGCTTGCTCGACCGAAAGATGTTCATGTAAGACTTTCTGAAAATCTTTTTCCTTCTTTTGTTGTTTCTCGATCTTTTCTTCAATCCATTTCTTATACTCAGGTATTTCTTTATTCCACACATTTGCATAGACATTTGCATCAGTAATCCAAACTCTCTTTCTAGTGGTGAGTGGTGTCTCTTCTTCAAAAATTGAATAGAAGTCTAATCCTGCCGTAACTTCTTTCATTTTTGCATAAGGTTTTCCGGGAGCTATCGACTCCATTACATTAGGTAGTGGTTTATATACATTCTCGGTTAAACTTAGAAGTACTTTATTAGGCGGAATTGTAAACGATAAATCTCTATAATGGACAGATGTAAATACATCTTCTTTAACTAATCTATCAGATATAACTATTCCGTCCTCATAATTATAACCATAATAGGTCATAACTGCAGTTAATAAGTTTCGACCAAAATTTATCTTACCATCTGTACAGAATCCGCTCTCAGCTAATATATCTCCTGCTTTAAATTTATCTCCAACTTTTACATAGATATTCATACCATCCATATTCTCAACATATATTTTCCTAAGGCCAATATCAAAGACATCAGCTTCATTATCATCATATTTAACAATCAAGAATTCTTGATTCAAAAATACTACTTCACCATCCTTTTTTGCTCTTCTAACAAATTGAGTAAAATCTGTATATAATCCCTCACATCCAGATTGAATTGTGGGAATATCAAATTCCCTGAGCATTATTGATTGTCTCATCTGAGATGCAGACATTTGTAATCTAGTCTGATCATTATGCTCGAGAAAAGGAACCATCGAAACTGGAATTGAAATGATTTGTTTATCCAAAATTTCTTCAGAAAACCGTAAATTATTATCTAATTTTACATTTGGAATCAAATTTTGAATAACTCCACAATTATCCCTGTCTGGAGTATCCACTGGACAAATCCTACCAAACATACTTGGACAAATATCTCTCAAATGCTCAGGAACGTTCTCACGATTAAAACCACCTGGCCCAATTAAACTTATTCTTGATAAACGAGTCAATTCCTCAATCGGATTTATTGCAAAATCAAATTGAACAATATCCGACACATTACACTCTGAGAGGATTTGAGAAGAATTGATATTAAACTTTGGTTGCCTTGCTGTTCTATTCGACATACATAAATCAAAGACAGCTTTAGAAACTTTTGCTAAAATCATATATTCAGCACATCTAACTCTCTTATTTCTAAAATCAGTATCATCATATACTACTCCAGCAATCGCATTGAATAATTCTTCTATTAGGGATCCAGTTGTGAAATATTCAGCAGACATTACATCAGCCTTAAGTATTAGATCAAGAGCATATACAAGATCCTCACCCTTTGATTTTGCGTTATAGTGTGAATAGTGTGCTCCGACCTCTCTTATAAAATCATCTTGTGTCCAACCAGCTGAATTTTCATAATAGAGTTTTAAATCCAGCATTAACTTATCATATATAGTATTACCACTTACTTCTAGAGCAGATAGTTTGAATCTTTGATTCAATTCATCCATTCCATAGTAAGCAAACATTATTAAAGCAAATGGAACTTTCTTCCCAAGAATACTCAACTTTACATGAGGTTGTTCTCTATCGTCAAAGACCATTATTGAGGCAACATTCGTCCTCAATTTGATTGATTTTCCTCTAGTAACAATAGGAATATCAAAGAGTTGAAATTGTGGAATCTTTTTCCTGCCTTTAATCATTATATAGTTTCGATCAATAAGTTTTGGTATTGCCATACTCAAGTCTATCTCAGAGTTTCCTTTCTGTAATTTAATAACCATGCTCTGCTTTAAGGTTTTGAATAACTCACCTGAAGTAAATTTTGAGTCTTTAATTATAAAATCAGTTACTGTAAATCCCAGTTCTTCGGCAGGTTTTAAGATTTGCCTTACTTTCTCGGTTAATGAAGAGTATTCTCTCTCTCTGATAGAGAAAATATTACTCTCCTCATTAACCTTAAAATACGGATTGAGTATGTTCAACTTTTCCTCCAGTCTTTTTTATAATCCATGTTACAAACCTTATTACATCTCCGTCTGTAAGATCACTCATATAGTTTCTATCAATTTTTCTTGAAATCCACCCATAAAGATCATGATCTTTTAATAAATGAGCATTTAATCTTATGAATCTTAGTAATCTCCTTCTAGTAAATTGTCTAGTTTGACAAGACACATCAAACGAATATAGAAGTCCTTCCACCTTCATCACAAGTCTCTCCCACATAAAATCTTATCCATAACACCATAATATCTTCCTGGTTGTAAGATTCCTTTTAAGATATGCTGTTTTGGTCTTGAAAATGCTAAACCTAATAACCAACTTTCATAACTTGGAACTTTCTGCACCGAGTGATACTCAGGAGATAATTTTTCTCTACCTTCTATTAATCTCCACTTCCTAATTCCTTTCCACATCAACTGGGATACAACACATTCAAAATGAACATGATGAATATTTCTATTTGTGTTATAGACATCAAAGAGATCTGATACAATATCTACATAATTCTTATTATCGAATTTATGTAGAAGTTTTGATGCACTCGCAAGATCACCAATGATATCCATCTGCCTTACAGCTTCATCATCTGCTTGTTCACCTTCTTTTACATGGGCTACTCCAGATGTGTGGAACGTTCTAAGAACCAATTGAGTATTACACTCCCCTAAACTTTGTGCAGCAATGACCCCAATGAATCTGCTATTTAAAACTTTATATAATTCTCCATAACATTTCTTACATATTTTTGGACTTGTACAAAAGATTGGACTCCTTATGTGAATAACCTTTCCAACTAAATCTAAATAATTTTCCTTCGTTATCATCTCCAAAACACCATTATTATCATAATATCTATAAGTCAACATTCTAGCTTTCTTATTATCTTTTACGTAAACTAAAAGAAGATCATTTGTTCCACAATCTTCATGGTCTCCTATCTGAAGATTTGCACAAGCAAAAATTAGTTTTCTCGAAAGATATCCAGATGCTCCAGTATTAAGTGCGACATCAAGTAATCCTTTTCTACAACCATATGTAGAATTGAAAAATTCTTCCTCAGTCAGACCTTCTAAAAGACTATGTTTTATTGGAGTTGGAAGAATCTGACCCCTAAAATTAGAGATAAACCCTCTAGTTAGAATTATCTGCCTGACTTGATCCCAACTACCTCTTGCTCCAGACTCAACCATATATGAATATTTAAAACTATCTTTAAGTGATCTTGTAGTCTCATCATTTGAGATCATCTCAATCTGATGTCTTATACTATGATCAGAATAGATTTCGTGCTTTATTTTTGTTAAATCTCCATTAAATGAGTCAAGAGACATGGTCGCACCAAATAAAGTTGAATACTTGAAACCAATAAATTTTATTCTATCAAGAACTTGCTTAATAATATCAACAGGATATTTAGATTTAATATCATTGAGTATCTTCATCAATTTTCTTTTTCTGATTGCTTCGTTGACTAAAGGATAATCAACCGGCAGACACTCATTAAATATTTTAATTCCCTCACTAATTTTCTCTCCCTTAAATTCAACTTCATTTGATAAATCTAGAAAGCTATCACTTGTTAGAGCATATACTCCAAGAATTATGTCTTGACTAGGGGTTGTCGCTAAACTCTCATTCGCAGGATTGCTTAAGTTTCTTGTTATTAGAAATTTCTCTCTAACTTCTTGTTTTGATTGCTCAGAGATTGGAATATAGACTGCCATCTGGTCACCATCAAAATCAGCATTAAAACCAGGGCAAGCAAGTGGATGAATCTTAATAACATTGTCTAGAGATATCTTAACATTAAAACCCATCATACTTAATCTGTGTAACGATGGTTGCCTATTTAATAAACAAACCTCATCTTTGGCAATTTCTTCACAAACTCGGTATAGGACTGGTGACTTCGTTTCTATACAATCATCAACAAAATCAATTGCATCATTTAATAACTTAAATCTACCAATCTCAATGAGTTTCTTTGATATCTGCAGTTTAAATAATTCAAGAAACATTAGGTAAGGCAAAACACACTCATCTAAATTCAATACCGGATCAGGAATTATCACTGCCCGACCAGAAAAGTCAATTCTTTTTCCTAAAATATTTCCCCTAATAAGACCTTCTTTCTTTGCTAATTTAGAGATAATATGTGAATATAACTCATTTACATCTTTCTGAATTTGAGTAAAGTAACTATAGAATAGTTTCTTATCTCTATGTATATCAACTATTGTATCTCTCATAATTTCTTTTTTCGTCAATATCTGAATATAATATCTATTTATCTGATCAACCACTTGGTTGTTTCTTTCAATATTTTTCGCTGCTGGTCTAAGATCAGGGGGCAACACAAGCACATTATGTATGAACATCTTATCCAAATTATCTCGAATAACTTTCCACTCCAGAATTCCATCCTCAACAAACATATGGGAGAGATCCCCTATTAATTTTCCAATTGCCTCTATCTTCTCAAATTTTTCTGCATCTTTCGGAACCGCAGATTCACTAGTGGCTACTCCATATTCATCTTCTCGTACAAATAAAATACTTTGTTCATTCTTCATTAAATCATCCAGAAGTCCTTTTACTTTTGAACCTCCAATATCAACTATTAACTCATAGAAAATCGGATTGACAACTGGAAATGGAAGAACTATTCTAGCAAATCTCCTTCTCCTCTCATCACTATTAACAATATCTACCTCACAAATAGCACAAGTTCCACCAGCACCAGAAATTCCATAATACGTGCCACACTGGCATGTATAATTCCTAACTGGTCCAAAGATTTGTTCAGAGAATAAACCCTTCGGATGGAACTTCTTCTTGCTCATCATTTTCGTTGAACTTACTTGTTTTAGCTCCTCCGAAAACTTATTAATGTCAAGAAGACTTGGCATCATATTCCTCCCAACTAAAATCTAACCATGGTTTGAAATAACAATCGTCGAGATAGAAATTACATATTACCATCTCAATAAATTGCCTAAATTTTTCGTCGTATTTCTGCCTCTTAATCTTCTCATCTAAGCAAAGTTCTCCAGTATCAGGATTCGCATTTGGATGCTTTGCATTAATGATCACCTTACTGATATAACCATCTACAAGGTAAATTTTATAATTAGTTACAATGTAATCATTATTAATTCTAGAAATTCTAAATGTTTCATCCTTGTAGAAAAATCTTCCCGGAACAAGATACGTATTATAATCTAATATCTGTTCCATTACGCACCACCAGTAACAAATAGTAACTGAATATAATTTTCCTCAACTCTAATCACAAAATTTCTTTCAAACGGATAGAGATTCATTACTGATTTTAAATTATCAACTACAGCCTGAGGGGTATTTAATTGGCCTCTGGGAACAATCTTGCAACCAACATGTCTTTCCCTCTCACCCAAGCAAACTTTAACATCTCTCTCTTGATTTATTTCCATAATTGGGCGAAAACTTTGCTCTAACTTTAGCAATCTAGAATCATCTATATCAGGTTCATAAATTAAATCTGTATCTCTACTTTTGTCCTGAATATCTCTACTAATTGCTTTTGCATGATGATCTAAACTTATTTCATATATTTCTTGGTTAGCTATCCATTGATTAATGATACTATTACTATCAATCAAGATAGCAAGTTGTAATGCAGCATTTTTAAGATCGTTTTTCTTTAAAGGTAGGTTATATCTGCCGTCATAATTAAAAGGATAGTTTATATTTTTTCGACAGTCGATAATAAGGTATCGGCCAGAAATAGATGCTCGAATATCTATTATATTGCCTCGGTCATAGACATAGTCTCTGCAATCTATAACCAGGTCACAGGTAGGAAGTTCGGTTTCTCCTTCTATAAATTTTTCTCTGGATATTGCCATTATAATATCTTCATTAAAAGACTTCAAGTGATTATATAAAGCATTTACCTTTAAATCTCCAATGTCTCGTTTTGTATAAATCGAATTTCTAATATTTTTCTCTCGTACAATATCTGGATCAATTAAAATTAGTTCTTTTATGTTATCAGTACTAGCCAAACTTTCAGCTAGATAACCGCCTAAAGATCCAATTCCAAGGATTGCGATTCTTTGTTTCACGCTCGATCCTTTATTGTTTGTTCTTCATTTAGAGAATAGTGACCGAGATCAATAAATGACCTCGGTCACCAGTTATTTTAAACTATTTTTGAGTTCAATTATTTCTCGAACCCTCTCTAACAAACTCTTGGTTTCTTCACGAAACGTCTGAGCACGACCGTACTGTATTGGATCAAGATTCTTTATATAATGGTGAAATAAATTTGGCCGTCCAACATCATCGTAGCATGCCTTCAAATGCTCAACTAGACGTGTTACTGTTCCCTCATAATGCTCAATGACAATCTCCGATTCATCAATGGTCACTAACATATCTATAAGACGCATCAACTTTTTAAAGTGTAATTTCTCAACAACTTTGAGGTTTTCTTTACGCCTAATTTTGTCGAGCTCTTCTTGTTTAATCATATACAATTTAATTTTCTCACCTTTTTCGTTTTCAACAAGGTAATGATCTTCATCTTTCTCAATAATTTTAAGATCCACGAGTTTGTCTCCATGATGCCAGAAGGGAAATACATATACACTCTTTATTAGCATCTCCAAATGTGGTGGGACAAGTTATATAACCTGCCCCACCACAAATTAAACAACTTTTTATCCCTTCCGGCCTGCGGCCTTTAGGAATTCGAGATTGTCCCCTTCTTTCAGCACATAGTTGCCATCGACAGTCTTTCCATTGACAACTCCCTGTGCCATTCGGTCTATGTTCAAGACTTCCCTGAGAAACTCAGAGACAGCACCAACTGTCTTTCCACAGACGCTGAAGTCTCCAGCGGCAGCACCACATGACACACGAATCGTTGTAGTAGTCTTATCACCAAATTTTGCAGTTGGTTTGGTGAGAATACTCTGCATGCTAAATTCAGCCTTGGTAAGTTTGTCATCCTTTGGTGCAGCTTTGGGAGCAGCAGCCGCCGTAACTGGACCCTGTTTCTCAAGGATAAGGTCAATAACAGTATCTTTGGGTTTCTTGGAGTACCCAACACAACCCAAATTCTTTGCCATTGCTCGAAGTTCTTTCACAGTCTTCTCTGCCAGTTGTTCTCTAGTAAAACTAGCCATTCCGATCTCCTTTTTAATTCTCTAGTGGTTTTCTAGTTTTAGGATCAGCTCTCATTGATAGAACATCGAAATACACTTCAGAGTAATTGGCATTATTCTTCACAACAGTATTGTAGAATGCAAAACACATAAATGTTGCAACTCCTAAATTTGTAAAGAATAATTGTGGTTCTGATTGGGATAACTCCTCGCAACTCATCTCACCCGGTGTTCTATCTATTGGATGTTCAATTTCCGGATGATAATCACTCAATGACGGAGTTATGTTTCTACCCCCCTTTCTCACAAAGATTTGGACATTGCCATCAGTGTACTCATTCCCTCCTGATATAACAATAATGTCATTGAGTGTTTTGGTATGATCTGAGATAATTTTTCTCGTCTTATGATTATCAACGCATACGAAGACTATATCTCCCGACTTAATGAGCGACTCTACGTTACTACGGTCAACATAATCATCAAATGCAGAGTAATTTAATTCTGTGTATTTCTCTTGAAATTCGGTGGCCTTAACTATTGATTTCTTGCCACCAGCGATCAAAAACTCCTGTCTATCTCGGTTCTTTGGTTCGAAAGTATCTCCATCTATGAAGGTAATCCTAGCTTCAAATCCGTTTCCATAATTTAGAAATCTAGAGAGTTTATCAGCTAGGACTGTACCAACTCCACCAATACCTATGACTTTAATCAGTAACTCAGTCATCATCACCACACCCCTCCTCTCTGGTATTTAACGGGAGTTGGTGTTGGTAGAATCCTTCTTGCCCAGTATAGAAGCCACCGCCGCCTTCATCCGGTTCAAGACCATCAAGAGGATCGTACTCTTCTGGATCGAAGACGTAGCCTCCGCCGTATCTATACCAATAGGGGAGCCAGGATCCGTGGGGTAACTCACTGGGGTCGGCAGGGGATCGAACCCTACCTCGCTGAGTTGATCCAGGTGACCAAGTATAGACCACCGGGGTTCTCTTCTCAACAAACTCCATCCATGTAGGTTCAAAAGGGACTTCAGCAACATAAAATCCTTTTTGAGATTTTGAATCTTTCTCATATACTCTTACACCATTCTTTATTTCAAAGGATGGGCGAAATATGTGCTGATGATAGTTACAATAATCAACAGATTCAGCCCCTTCTACATAATCATTGGTATCAACTATAAAGCGCATCCCATTCACTACAATAGATGTAGAGATAGTGAGAAGACCTTTACTTAAGTCACCGACAGTTATATGTAAACCGTCAAAATGCTTTTCATCAGAGTCATCAATGCCAGAATGGAAAGCTCCAAAACCGGCATGACTATGAATTGTACACATTAAGATATAACCTTGTGCTTGCCAAGGAGACTCTCTCTTATAATCTACAGAACCTCCTGAGACTTCTTGAAAAGGTACTTGAATTTTAAAATCTCTCTTTTTCTCATTATAGTGAAGCAAAGCAATAGCTTCACTTTTATGCTCATCGTAAACTTTTCTGAAGAAACTAACAATTCTTTTAAAATCCTCTCCCGGAACTTTTGGTATATCTAATGTCGCATAGGACTTCACATGATTTAAATGCGGAATACCACTTGCTGGAACTAATGCATCAAGTATACCCAATTTCTTTCTAATATAGATGCCATTACCTGCAACCACATAGAAAATATCATCATCGGGCAACTCTTGAGTTCCATCTGCTACGAAGACGTTGAACATGCACACCTCCAATCTGCCACCATCCTTAGACCTTGTCTATCTGGTACTTCTATATAACCACCATGCATATTAGGATAGACATATTTAACTGAAAATCTATCAAGTTGTCTCTGTGTAAAACGAGGTTGCAGAAGACCCCACCAAATAGTCCTCTCATCTGGGTATACAGTTCCGGTAGTTATATATCTATGCATATACGCAGTCGGGTATTTTCTCAATCTCCCATAACCATCTTTCATCAGCATATATGGAGACCATCTAGAAGACATAGTGTACATAAGAAAATCTCCCATCTGATGTGCAATTCTAGTTGCTGGTGGCGCAATCTGCACCTGATTCCACAATCTAGAAGATGGAGCCAAATATGAAAATTTAGAGAGATAGTGTTCATGTGCCCAAAGTGTACAACGATTCGAGCAGAGCATAAGAGGAACATCTGTTCCCGTATCAGTTATAAAACCAATGATTTGATTTACATCTTTCTTGGGGAATTTACTAATTCCCGCAACATTAGCTCTTAGTTTTGTGCCTGCTATTAAACCATTATACTCCTCAATAATCTTTCGAATTTTTCCAATAAATACCTGACCCCGACCTAAATCTGCATAGTTTATTGTTGCTATATCATCATCTTTACCTCTTGCAGTTATCTTAATTATTCTATTTTCATCAATACTTATACCTATTATCTCTCGTATTATGGTCATATCTTCGGGTTTATTCCAATCTACAAAGACTACTTTATCTCCAATCTTGAAGTTCAAATCAATGTCATAACTTGGAAGATTGAACTCTCCATCCTTTACTAAATTCTCAAATGCATAATCAGCATTGAAGGAAAATTCATTAGATCTCGTGCCAACATAGAGAATACCAGTACCCTTCATTATCCTATGATCCCCATTGATAGAAGTAAACATCAACGGACCAACTCGAAAAATGGGATGATGAACTGAAGTATCCTCATCCATCAACTTATACCGACTCTCAATAGTTTCAAAGGTTTCGTTTATCTCATAGCTAGATTCTCGATCTTTAAACCTTACACTTAAAAGACCTCTGTCATTTACATCAATTCCTTTAAGTTCGGCAGGTCTCCCAGTATAAAGGAGTATATCGGAAGGTCTGCTTATCAGAGTATACTCACGACCAACTTCCATCTCAATACCATAAAGGTTTATCTTCTGGTTAAAAATCTTCAAATCCAGGACGTCAGCAAAATAATAGTCTATACCTAACTTAACTTCGATATTGCCATCCATGGCAGTTCTGATTTCATTTACTTTTCGGTAACTCCTCATGGGGTATGCCATTTCAACAATATCTCCAGCTCTTATTGTAAGCCCATTCTTTAACTCCAATGAATCTATTGTATTTGTTTTAACTAATTTCTTAACTAAGGTATCCTTCATCTTCTCCGTTAATAATTTTTCAGTCAATTGATCCTCCTCATCTCTAAGTATAAACGTATGAGGTGGATAACCAGGCATACCCTTAAATCCATTAACCCAATAAGTTTTACCTTCAAGTTCAAATTTATCTCCTATAGAAAGTAAATTTTCCCCTAAAGATATACTCTCACATGGATCCATATATACCTTGGCCTCATCTGTCTGAATTGGTTCAGTAAATAATTCAGCCAATTTGTAGAAATCAAGAGTTCTGCTATAAGTCGACTGCCTTTTAAGACTTGCTACTTTTGTTATCTCCTCCTTCAAAGTTCTTGCATGATGTTTCCAATCTACTTTAAATACAAACATTGGGTCCTTATAAGAATAATACTGCCAGGTTAGAAAGTCAGACACTTCCCCAATATCTTCGTACATCTTATATGCATGGAGGTAATCAGTATTGAAACTATTGTTCCAGAACCTATTAAGAGCTTTATTGCAAACTGATTGAGTATTATCTCCATAGGATGAACCTTCTCCCAGACAAACATTGAAACTATGATCAATGTTTAGCAGATTTGGAATCAAAAGATAATCTACTATGCTGGTTATTGGATGTATCCTATAAAATACTCTAAGTGCATATAACTCAAAGAATTTGGTAATGGACATTATATAAACGACATATGGGAAAGCTAAAGTTACTCTATATGGTCTCTTTCCATCCCTATACTGTTTTAATACTTCATCAGTATAACCAAAATAGTCCAACTTTCCGGTCTTCCTCAATTTCTCGATGTTATATTCCAAACTCATATCGAGGCGAATTGTTCTAACACAGGGAGGGTCTTCAATAACTACGACCCTCCCACCGTTGCTAGTAGGTTGTAAAAAACGACAATTCTGAGGAAGAATTTCGTCTGGCCGGCGATTAGCCATTCTAGTTATCAAACGGGTAATTAATTCACTTGTATTTAACAACCTTTGCCTTATTGTTGGTGTCGCTTTTGCTTCATCTTCACCAGAGTCAATTTCAGATAGGCAAAGACTAGAAAATTTCTCACTTATAATTATCTCGTTTATCTCACGTTTCATCGCCTACTCCTCAGAGATTACCAAGATTAAGTCTGAGCAACTGTCGTTGTTTCTTCCTCTGACGCTTCTTCTTGTGTGGGTTCAGATTGAGTTTGTGGAGCAGCTTGTTCAGACTCAGCTTGGACTTCATCGAGATTTTGCCAACCACTTCCTCCCGACTCGCCAGCCTGTGGGGTTTCTGACGCTGGAGGTACTGGAGGTGCTTGACGGCCCTGCTCTGCCATGACTTGCTCAACCGGGCGATTCTCATTGAAAGCGACCATATAATTAACCATATCTCCCTTTGGCCTACCAATGACACCCTTGATGCTATGATCACGACAAAGTTGGTTCAACTCGACAATTGTCTTGCCTTCCAAATTTTCTCTTCTCAGGTCCTCTGATGCCATACCTACTCTCCTCTCATTTGTTTATAAGTTTCCGCAAAGCGTAGAAGAACCTTTTCAGCCTTTACCTCTTTAACTTCTATAGCTCTAATTCTTCTAGCTGGTCTATCCACCGAGGAAGGTGGACCTTTTACCCAAACGCTTACTATGTAAGACTCTTTGGATTCTCTTTCGAGAGCAACAAATGCAACCTCTCCTTGACTCCGACCAGGAACTTCCAAACAGAGAAATATATTTGGTCCTGTTGGTAAATCATCAATATGCTCTACTTTATCTTTTTCTTCTTCAAAGATTGTGTCACACAATCTTTTAACTTGTTCATCCAATTCAGAAGATTTAATTTGAGTTAACAACTCACTAAGAACTGGCATCTCTTAATCCTTTGTTATAGGTTGAGACATAACCCTGTATTACATTGAGAACATGGTCTAGAAATTCCTGCTTTGATTGATCTTTCATATTATTGTTTAATATCTCTGCTTGAATACAACTGTAAATGTTACCAATGAAGATTAGCATACTCTCATCTGTATCTCCACTATCTGGTACCATAACAGCATTACCGCCCTGCACATCAATCAACGAAAAAGTTTCTTCGATGTTCTTAAAGGCCAATTTGCTAATTCTTAAATTACAATTTGGAGCTTTTAACCATAGTCTCCCTTCCTCAGGCACGACTTCCAACGTACCTAGTACAAAGTTCTTCTGGATCCTCATTATCCCCCTACTTTCTTATCGAGTATTGCTTCTCAGCTGTCCGAAGCCATTCAGTTCTGTCAAAAGGGACACTTCTCCAATCTTTCTTATCAAGATCATACACATGAATGATCTTGTGTTGATCTATCAGCTTGAGGATCTTAGCAAGGTTTACATCTTTTGGATGCATCTCTTTCGGAATATTAGCGAAATTGAGAGTACACCTCATTATTCTTTCTTCATTGTTTCTCTTCCTGAACTTTACAGTAACCTCATCCTCAGTTCTGATTCTCTCAAGAAACTCAATTGCGTTCTTGATTACATCATCTGCCATTCAGGTACCTCCAAAACCATATTTGACCATAAGCTGCTCTAGTTCTATAAGGAAATTTGCAGTATCTTGAGTATACTCTTCAAGTACTATCTTTCCCTTAGCCCTAACATTGGGACTTTCAGCCTTCATATAGAAGGGGAGGACTAACTCACCTTTCTCAACTGGTGCTACTGCCTGACCTCTTACTGGAGAACCCAACGGAACAGTTTGTGGTTCAATGGTCTTATTTTTGAAGTTAACATAGAGAAACTTATTCTCCCGATTTTTTGTAACATGACGACCTTTTCTTAGGAACCTGATCACATTATGAATAGTCTTTCTGCTCTTTTCACTTATTCCGGTATCAATAACCGCCTGCATCAAGTCGTCCTCTTCAAAACCATACTCTGTACCGTATTTAGCACATAGATTATCTTTGATCAGAAGACCACGATCTTGATACCTCATTCTTCTTGCCGGTTCCTTTACCACTCTAAGCATCCCTCCTTTCTTTATGGACTAAGTTATCAAAGAGATTTGGATTCTTCGATAACAACTTGGACATAATCATACACGTCCAATTACATTTCCGGCAATATTTTTCTTTATCTGATTTAATCATTTTCTTCAGTGCAAAATAGAGTCGACCGTCTTCATTTATACAATTGATAGCTTTGATTTTTGGAGTCATCATTCCTCTAATCCTAAGACAAAGTCTGACAGACCCGTCTGCATCAATTGTCAAGTTGTGTACATCCTTCTCAATTTCACAATCTAATTCTGCCGGAAGTATTTTGATTATCTCAGGGAGGAGGACCGAGGCCATATGAACATCTAATTTATTGTCAATGATTCGGTTAAAAGCATCCAGAAGCACGCTGTCTTTCTGCACTAGCAGAGTCTCATCCGTAATATGAGCAAAGTCATAGTACGGAGACTTCGCGATGTCAATCACTGTGATGTCGCTGCTTATTCCCAATTTAGACAATTCGTCAACTAATTGGTAGAGATAACTAACCGTTTTACTATCGACAGTTATCTCTGCAACGATATCTTTTATACATTCTCGATACTTTTTCAATCGTTCAAGACCTTTGATGCTCTTTTTGACTCGGTCTGTTCCCTCCTCCTCTGAGAAAATGATTGGATCAATTGAAGAAGTTAAACCAGTGATATAATCTGTTTTAGATATTAGATTTTCTAACATTGGTTGAACTTCATCACTATTGTTGGTTATGATGGTGTAGTTAATATCATTGTCATTACAATAATTTACAATCTCTGGTAGATCTTTTCTTAGTAGTGGCTCACCTCCATAAAATAGGTGGAAACAGTCTGGGTTATGTATATGAAGTCTTCTAAGACACTCAATAACAAAACCCGTTGACATCTCATTCTTGAAATAATGCCCCAAGGATGGGTAGTGATTCTTAGGTCTATCTTTATAATTTCTTGCGATTCTACAATAACCACAAGATAGGTTACATCTTCTTGTCAAGAGCCAACTTACAATTTGAATTTTATCCATTTAGACTCTTTCCCTTCTTGTGTTCATATCATTAATTAAGGCAATCTCCTTTGCATCACACATACTTGAACAGTTTGGTTGTACTATACAATTTTCACATGGACCTATATTACCCATAACCGTTACAACCTTCGATGGTTCATCAGATATTTCCTTTAATCTTCCAACCATATGCATATTATTGATAAAACCATCAGATACTACCACGGTGTGATACTTGATCTCGGGATCGGGTATCTCGGTCCACTGACGTATACTTTTGGTTCTTTTGGACAACTGTTTCTCTTGTGTGCCCATGTATTCGTACCTCTTACCTTTCTTCTATTCCCTGATCTCATCTTTACCCTAAATCCACAATACGGACATATTGCCATAAAATCCTCCTTTCTACATAAATCTTAAATTCTCATCTGCATCAATCTGATCAATATGTCTATGACTAATGATAAATATACTCTTATCTTCACTCACAAGTGAACGTAATAATTTTGACACATAACTTATATTATCATCGTCTAGCGCGTCAAATATCTCATCAAATAATAATATATTAAATTGCATATTATGGATACGACTCTGTAAGTCACCAAGAGTTAAGATTGTAGCAATATCAACAAGTCTTGTTTGACCCCCCGAGAATTGAAGTCTTGAGTTTGCCTTAGTCTTCGTATCAAGAACATTTACTGAAATCTTGTCCCTCATTTCTCCAGCCTTTGTGGCCTTTAATGTATCAAATGATACAATATATCTTCCTCCTGCGATTCTTTCCAAATAGTGACCAATCCTTTTATTCATAAATGGAATAGACTCGTCAATTAGCATACTTGGAATACCAGCAGAAGAAAATGCTCCTTTCCAAAATTCTAGAATTTTTATATCAGATTTTGCGAGTTCCAAACTCGCTCTGAGGTTTACAATTTCCTCTGAAAGTGTTTTCTCCTTACCAATTGCTCCATTTAGACCAGTTTCGTCGTACTCTCTTTTCTCAATTGACTTAATCACATTTTCAATACCTCTCAAATCAGATTCAAAACCTACAAGACGTCTTTCGAGTGCTGAAATGTGATCAATCTTAGTCTGAAGATCGGCAGCGTGTTCTCTTAGATCAACTAATTTCTGATTCAAAGCAAACTTTTCATCTTCAGATTGTTCCCTAATTTTATCAATTGCCTCAACTGTCAACTCATTTATCTTATCTGTGAGTTCTTCTAATTTCTTCTTTGCCTCTGAGATCGCATCATCATGGGCACGTCTATGATTTCTTGCATCATTACTAGACCGTGCCTTTATATCAGCAACCTCATTATTTAATTTATCGAGTTCATCATTCAGTACACCAACTTCTGCATCCAATTGAGCATTCTCTTGCTGAAGATCTTTTATCTTCTCTTCTATTTCTGATAAAAGGACTTTAAGTTCGTTGACAGTTTTTTCATCAATTTCTTGCCTACAAGTTGGGCATACAGATACCTTTCCATCTAATATGGCCGCACTAAAATCCTTAGTTTGCTCTTGCATCACACTAATTCTATCACCATTAGTAACAGCTTTTAAACGCTTTTCATTTATCATACTTCTAACATCATTAATTTTCATTATGTATGACTTCTCTTCTTCATTTAATAATTTGTCAACTTTTGCAAGAGCATCTGCAAGATTATCATTTGCTTCACTTCTTTTTTTGTCATAAGAAGCATTAATCTCTGAAATCTTCAGCATACTCTTTGACCTTACCCCATTAATCTTGGTCTCCATATCAGAATCAATTGTAGACAATTTTGCCTGTACTTGATTGATCTTCTCAGAGTTTTCGGACATCTGTAAGGGAAGGTCCAACTTATGGTACTCCTCAATAGATTCTTTGAGTATACTAATCTCGTCTTCTTTCTTTTTATAATCTAGTTGACAAACTTCAAGATCTTTCTGTTTTAACTCATAAAACTGTCTTTTTTCTTCAAGATATCTGCTAATTGTAGACTTCATCTCTTCAATTAGTGCCTCATTAGTATTTATTTTATTTTCAATTGATATAATCTGTTTAGCGGCCTCATTTAATTCTTCTGTAGAAATTTTAGAGTAGACAACATAATCATCAAGAGTTAATATCTTTCTAAATATCTCCTTTTGCTGAGAGTCTGTTAGATCAGTAAAGAAGGTCTTAACCTTTTGACCAAATAATAGAGTATTCATAAATAGTTTCTCAGGTGTAATGAGATTCTCAATCAAAGGTTTGACTTCTCTATGACCGCTTCCAATGTCAACAAATTTTCCATTCCTTTTCTCTTTTAAAATAACTGTGCTACCAACTTTGGAATATTTATGAAAACGCTCAGCTATATACTCAATATTATCAACATCAAACTCAACCCATGTCTTACAGTTCTTGGCAATGGTTGTATTCATCACATCATCTGCTCTCGACCCCTTGGTTGTAACTCCATAGAATGTAAATGGAATTATATCGAATAAGGTCGATTTGCCGACTCCGTTAGGACCGCTTATAAGAACGAGCTGATTATCATTAAACTCAATTTCAATTGGTTCAATATAACAACAGAAATTTTTCGCCCCAGCTTTCTTGAATTTAACTTTTCTCATCATCCACCCATAACACTTGGCCAAATAAGTTTGTTAGCCATATCTTCGCATGTTGCTCAACATTATCAAATGAATCAGCATCAAAATATGCTAAGATAGACTCTCTTAACGTTGGGTAACCAGACCTCATCAACATGCCTGCAATTGCCAACATTGCATCCTGTTCTTTTAATGTGAGTTCCTCCTCAACCGGACCACCAGAGAGGGTTACTAACAAATCAAAAAGGTCCTTTATCACAACATTAGCTGGATTGTGCAAATTTGCTTTCTTCTTAGACATCACAATTCCTTTGCTGCTTTTTCAACAATCCTAAGACCAATTTCCAGATATTTCGGTTGATCTTCTGGTTTTATCCCCTTTATGTCCATATATTTCAAGAATTTCTCATCTAAGGACATACTAGACTCAATACCTCTGTCTGTAATATCTCTCTCAGCTTTATCAATAATTAGAAATTCTTCAGCAATATGTTCAACATCAACACCCAGATCATCCCGAAATATCCTGACTTCATGACCTATTGCCTGAAATTTCTTTGCCTTTTCAATTATCTCCTCTTTATTCTCATTCGTTATTTTAAATTCAAAATGTTGTTTATAACCAACCGTTGGAATAGATTCAATTGTTTCCAATTCAGTATCAACTACTAAAAATCTTTTCTCCTCATGCTTTTCTCCCCAATCTAATTGAATTGGAGAACCAACATAATATAATTTAATCTCATCAGCAATTATCTCTTGTGGTGTATGATAATGACCAAGCAAGACATATTTATATTTTCCAATAAGATCTTTAAGACCCATCTTTGAAACTATACTAACTCCAGAATTCAATACAGCTTCATTCAAACCAAAGTGGGAAATGAGAAACTTACAAGAATTCTTCTTGATAGTTTCAACCATATCGTGTGCATATGGAATAAAAGCAACATCGTAGTACTCAAAATAGTCTCTCAAATTTCGACTAACAAGTATTACATTGTTACACGCAACTAGACCTTTTAGTGCCGATACTGCATCCACTCCCTTTCCGGATAGATCATGATTACCGTCTATCAAAACAAATTCTATGTCTGAATATGCATTGAAAAGATCTATTAGAACTGACTGAGCAAGAGCATAGATAATTGATTTTCCATGAAGAATATCTCCAGCGACAAAAACTCTACCAATTTTATGCTCTCTACAATAAATCAACATTGATTCAATACAACTTTTCAATGCCATTAATCTCTCAGGTAAATTACCAATTAATTTATCTTGTGTATAACCAGCAAAATGCCAATCTGCACTTAGACCAAACCTCATTTCTTCTCTCTTCTCCTTTCAGCATCTAAACTCTCAAGTCGAGAAATTTCAGATTTAACTTCTGCCAGCATCGTATCCCTTGAAGGTAAATTAAGTCTTTTATACTCTATGTTTCTTTCCAAAAGTCCTTCTAAAATTAACAGATGTTTATAATCGACAAATTCATCAATTGTTAATTTCATCATTCCCCTCGTATTATTTCAATTGCCACTCGTTCATCTATTTCAACTATTCGCCCATCTGAATAAGCAATGAGATAATTCCGTTCCCACTGCTTATCTTGATAATATCTCAATCGACCATAATATGTTTCTCGTATCTCCGTAACTCCTATATCAATCATGTCTACAACTACGGGTCTACTTTTTTCATCTGCTTCTCTTACAACCCGTCCACACATTTGCTCAACATTCTTAATTGGACTGGTCATAATCAGGCAGTCTTTCTTTGGGATATCTACTCCGTCTCTTATCTTTCCAGGAGTTGCAAAAGTCACTTGATACTTCAATTCTTCATTTGTTGCACTCCTAATAAACATAGACTTACTAGAAACATTTAACCATTTAAATAACTCTTCGATCATCTTAATTCTCTCTGAGACGAATATAACTTCTCTTCCGTTTATAGAGAACTTTGTTAAAAGACCCTTACATAAAGACATGAACATTTTCGACTTCTTAAGTAGATTTAAATACCTAGACCTCTGAAATTTATCACCCCAATAAATATATTTGTAGCTCCTATTCAACATGCCAGAATCAAACAGTAAAACCGTAACTTTCGCATCCATTATAGATGCTTCACCCTCTGGCACATATGTCTCGCCAAGGTGAAAATTGATAATATCCCCATTTCCATCATATCTATATGGCGTAGCACTCAAACCGTATGTTAACCTCGCTGGCATATGTAGAGAACACTCTGAAAACCTTGGGGCTCCAACAGATGTGTGAACTTCATCAGCGATGAACATACCAATATTTGCCTGATTTAAGGCTAATAGAAAGTTATATCTATTTCTCTTTAATATTGAAACAAAGGTTTGATCAGTCGTAATTATTAGGGGTTTCTTAAGAGCATGAATAAAGTTAGATGATGTTAATCTTACTACATCATTTTTATTTATATTGGTATGCTCAAGTGCACGCTCTGCCCATTGGTCAACAAGGCTATCTCTGTGCACCAAAACTAATGTTTTCTTCTTCTTATTGGCAATTACATAAAGTGCAACAACTGTCTTGCCCGATCCAGGGGGCGCTTGAATTGTTGCATTAGTATTTCTGAGCATATGAACTGCCATATCTTGTTGTAATTCATCTCTAAACTCAATGTTATGATCTATATTAATATTCTCGCCAATATGACTATGATCTTCAATATGACATTCCGGAATATACTCATGTATTGGGAAGAACCTCGGAATCGTCAGAAATTTATCAGATTCCAAGAAGAACCTGTGAACTTGATACACTGACTCTTGATGGTAGTCCAGTGATCTCCTCGTTAAGAACGCCCTCATCTTTATGTAAAATGATTCATTCTCATAGGTTCTTGATATTGCAATTCCCGCCCTCTTCTTTAAAGTATACATTATGATTCAAACTCTGCCATTGAGTCATCGTTTTCCCAGATCCTAACACGCCTCACATGAATAGGTTTGGAACGTGCTTGGAATTTCTCTCTTAATGCAAAAAGTAATTCTTGACACATTCTCTCAGCAGTCGGATCACCAGGAGTCAAAAGAACTCTCATTCCTTTATCTCTCATCAAATCAACCAACTCCTTATCATCTACATTAAGGAATAGGGCGTGATCCCAATCATCAATAATTTCCATGACCATCCCTTTCAACTCAGAGAAATCCATTATCATTCCATCTGAATTAAGAGATCGACTAGAAACAGTAACTTGAATTCTTAAGTTATGGCCATGAAAATTCTTACAAAGACCTGAGTGTTTACTCAAGCGATGACCACATGAAACTCTAAAAGTTTTTGTCACAGAAAACATTTATCTTTCCTCCGTGGTTCGAGCATAAGTTTCTCCTCAAGGTTTCCATCTTCCGGATAAATATCTCTCATAATATATGGATTAACTGTATTTCTCCTCTCCCACTGTCTTGCTATACCGCCTCGATTTGGGTTCGGAAAATCAATTCTTATAGAGACTTCAACACCAATTCTATAAAACTCTTCTCTAATATGACTAGTGAGTATATGGACATTTCGTTCAGCAACTTCTCTCATTACATCAAAATCAGGTGGATTATTTTTAGGAATCATATTATCCACAAATGGAACTCTTCCAGTTGATTTACAATTACAACATGGAGCATAAATATCAATTTTTCTATAAGTCATACCTTGCCCATTACAACTAAGGCAATTTTCATTATGATCTTCTGCTCTACGAAGGAGATCTGGTAATGCCTCTACTAGCCTAGATAATTTACCTTTTTTATCTGCCATTCATAACCTCCGCATATTGACCTAAAGAAAATTGGAAAACATTATCTAAATCTCTTTTTAATTTTGTAACCTCTTGATTTACCTCATCTATATCAATAGATACAGATAAGAGCTTACTAATTCTGTATTTTGCAAATAGATTATTAACCATTTTCTCATTTAAACCAGTTCTAGAACAGATATCATCAATTATAGGTCTAACGTCTTTTATCTGTTTCTTTAAATGCTCAGATAATATTGGTCTAATAGTCTGAAGTACTATATACTCTTTGACCATTTCCTGACAACGAGTTATCTCGGAATTTAACATCGCTGAATTTGCTTCAAGAAACACTTTATAACTGTTCAAAAGTAATTCGTCAACTGAAGCAGTCCTAACCCGTCTATTAGCATCAACCACAACTATTTCAAATGGAATATTTCCTGTAAGAGCCTTATCTAATTTCTTTGAGAATTTGTTATATATAGCATCTTTATTTCTCTGTTTCAAGACTTTAAATACAATATATGTTTCTTCTGTTGAGAGATCCTGAAATCCAATATCGTTATTATCTCTCTCCTTTGCAAATTTATTAAGTAAAGATTCGAATTTTCTTCCAGGCGGCCACGATCTTAGAATAACTGAATGATCCTTCGGATGTGCTATTATAACCCCTTTAACAGATATAGATGCTTTACCTGTTGACAGTAAGTTCTCAATTTCTCTGTCTGGAGAAATAATCGCACAATCAGATATAGGTTTAATAACTGGTTTCGTCTTCCTTTGACCAAGGAGAAATAATAATCTCTTATATAAATCTTCAACTTTAAAACATGGGATAAATGTTTTGTAGCCAAATCCTATACCTTGAGTATACTCTTTCCCAAGAAGGCATAGAGGAAACATTGTTGGAAGAAAAAGTGGTTCTTTCTCATCTAATTCGCCTTCTCGCCACGGAACATACTTGATCAGCTTGAAGGCAAGGGTCTTAGATAGTTTTGATAACCTGCAACCAGTATATCTCATAGCAGCAGGAGGAGTTGGTTCTACTCCTATATTGGCCCCAAAACTACCCTGCCCATCTAAGAACCCCTGCCTAACAAGCTGAACAATCGTCCCATAGGACGTCCCATGAGGATGAAAGTGACCAAGACAATGGCCATCGACCCTAGCACTCTTAACAAATCTTTCACCAGCAATTTGATATGCTGATAAAAGAACTCTTCTCTCAACAGGTTTTAACCCATCTAAATCTAAAGGGAACGCTCGAAACGCGTTCACATATTGACCATATGATCTATAAAACTCTGGAACTTTCCTGTCCATCTCAACCCCTAGTGTTTAGTCACCCCTTTTGGTTCACAACAAGCACAAGCGACTCTCTCAATTGGAGTTAATTTCCATACTTCATGTCCATCATATTCAGCTTCTTCAAATTTCATATTCGGCAACCCATGTAGTGCAATAACCTCTTGTCTAGCCTTATTGATATTTTCTACTTTAACGTCATTTATTAACCAATCGCAAACAGTATTCAAAAGGGAAGTTGCTACATACATAAAAATCTCGCTAGACTCAATTAAAAGGTCTGGAAATCCAAATTCCCTCATACCATGTGTATGTACCATATATATGTAACTTCCTTCCTCTGGTAAAACTCCATGAACTTCAATCTGTTTAATTACATCAACTCTCTCATTTTTTTCCATGTTCTCCCTCCATATTTAATAACTCTCTTTTTGCACTAACATCACTAAATAACTTCATAATTTCATTTAGATTATCTGAGAACCTAATTGGAATTAATCTCCTCGTTTTCTCATCAATTGCACATACTCTTAGTTGATCAGGATTTAGTTCTCCCAAACCTTTAAAACGGGAAATCTTCCTATTTCCACTTCTTGCTTTCTTAATTTGCTCTTCAGTCCATAACGGAATAAATTGTTTACCTTCAGTTATTGCATACAGTGGAGTCTGCACTAAATAATAGTGTCCATTTTTTATCACATCAGGAACTAAGTTGGCAAGGATAATTGTCAAAAGACAAAAGATATGTCCACCATCTTCATCTGCATCCGTAGCACAAATAATCTTCTCATATTTCAAACCGTTAATATCAAAGTGGGGTCCAACTCCTGTTCCTAATGCTTGAATTAATTCTCCAACCTCTTTATTCTTCAAAATATCCTTCGTGTTAATAATGGAAGGAATTTTACCCCGAAGTGGAAAAATAGCATGGAGACGGGGATCACGACAAGAAATAAAAGAACCACCAGCAGAATCGCCTTCGACAATAAATAACTCTCCTTTAGAACCTGTACAATCGCGTAATTTAGTAAACTTCGTAGATGCTCTTTTTCCATTTGTAACATTCCTTAAATTCTTTGAATCTAGTTTCTTCCTATATAATTCAAACTGCTCAAGCAGAATCTCAAGCAACTGCTGGTTCTTATCAAAATGTTGCTCAATTTTCTGTTTAAGAGGATTTGTCAATCTCAATAAGTCATTCTTAGTATTGGTTAGTCGATGCTTTATTTGACCTGAAAATTCTGGATTCTTTAGGGATAGACTCAGATATGCTCTTAATCCACAGAGACAATCGTTTGGTTGGAATTTTACCCCAATTCTCTTTGCCCTTGATGTAAACATATCTTTCAAAATATCTAAGAAAACATTTATGTGAGTTCCACCACCTTCTACTGGAAGAAGGTTAACTGAAGTATGAATCCTTGGAGTTATTGTTCCATTTCTAGAATAACAAAACTTAACTTTGAAATTTTCGGGTCTTAAACCAGGATCAATATAGATAACTGGTGAAATTTCCCTATCTGTATCCTTCAAGCAATGAGTCATAAAATACTCTTGCATGTCTAACTTAATGACTTCACGATTTCCATCTATACTCAAAGCAAAAGTACATCTTGGCAATTCAACTGATGCAATCAGTAAGCGACTTCTAATTCTTTCAATATCTGGAACCAAATTTTCAAAGATCTTCTTATCTGGTTTAAATTGAATTAATGTTGAAAAAGGTTTCTTATCTGTAAATTTATTGATTTCTTTTCTTCGAAATTTTGCACTCTCAAACTCAAACTTTGCTTTCTTACTATTTCTATATATCACAACCTCATAGAAGTCACTTAAAGCATTTATTGCAACCAAACCAACGCCGTGACGTCCACTACAAATATCATATGCCGTTTTTATACCCTGAAATTTTGCTCCAGAGAAAAGTTTACTTGAGATAATTCTGGGGATATCATTACTGATGGGAATTCCTCTACCATTATCAATCACTTGATAGATATGATTTTTAGTATCTAGATTTATTGCCACGACGTTGGCAAACCCCGCCAAACATTCATCAAGACTATTATCCAATGCTTCTTCAATTAAATGGACGGGGTTTGCCGTCTCCCCAATATACATTCCAGGATTTAACCGTATATGGGTGACTTCGTCGAGGACTTTAACTTCAGACGACGTATATTTTTTTGTCATCTACCCTCCCTTACTTTGCATAACGTCCTTGATTGTTACAAACTTATCTGAACCATCCAGTTTCATACCACTTACCTTTCTCGTTAACTTTTCATTTTCCCTCTGCAAATAGGAAACTTGTGTTTCTAATTTCTTATTACTTTCCTGCTCGTTAAGAATTTGTTGTGATAATCTATCATTTGTCTCTTCTAAAGTCTTGATTCTGCTTTCACATGATTCTTTCAATTGCAATATAGCAACATAATCTTTCTTCACAACTGAAAGTTGAGTTTTTAGCGACTTATTTTGATCTTCTAGATTAGACTTACACTCCTTTATCTTCGTAAGCTCTTCATCATATTCGCCTAGTGATTTTACCAGAATTTCTTGGTTATTAAAAGTGTCGGCCAAAACTCGTCTGAACATTCTAGAAAGTGATTTATCACTAATTCGAGTCGAAGTAAGAATATCTTTGAGATCTTCATTTGTCAATTGGCTAAAATCTATATCGTGCCATCCGGGAAGATCTTTCTCTTCTTTAACTTCAATTACAGAACCTGGATCTTCAAACTCTGTTTTTTCATACATAGATATCAGAGGAAAACCAAGTTCTTTTCTAGAGGAGACCATTTCAACATTTGCTGAACCTCTCCTCGATGACATCTCTTTCACTTCTGAAAGAGAGAGTTTAAAGGGCCACTTACCTCTCTCGTCAACTATATAATATACTTGTTTCTGTTTAGCAATCCTTCTCTTCTTAACTGAGAATCCTGCGTTGGCTAAAATATTAAAATAGTGCTTAAGAGTAGACTCCTTCGCATTAATTTCAAATTTATCTACAATAATTCGATGTAAAACGTCTGTATTCAAAATTGTATTTGGAGGGAGATTAGAAGTATAACCCACCAGAACCCGGAAAAGTTCGCTCGTTTTCATTTATAAATCCTCCTTCAATATTTCTAAAATGGGACCCAGGTAGCTTAGCTACCCGGGTCCTCTAACCTATTCTTGTTGCTTCTTAAATTCCTCAAGTTGCTCAGCACAAAGAGTTCTTCCTCTCATAAGTGCTGCGATGAAGGAGTCTATGTGATCCAAATCTTGAATCAAAAACTCTGTACTTGTTTTTAGATATCCTGTAGAGACTAACCTAAAGGCCGCCTTTATAGTTCTCCAGATATTTCTAAGTTTCTCAGATGCCGGTGCACTAATATCATAGTGGCAATACTCAACATCTTTATGAAAGTATAGAAATACCATCCCAAACTTCTTATCAAACTCCATTTCAATTGTTGCATCATGCTCGGGGTCTTTACAGTCACACGCAACCCTATACATGATTGAGTTAGGCCATTCACCAATTAACATCACTCCTTTTGCCACTTCAAAACCTTTTTTGTTCATATCATATCCTCACAATGAAACCTGTTCGGTTTAACGTCTCA